CCTAATTAGAAATGGTTTAAAGTATAACGACTCTGAAACAAAGTTTGTTGAGATATATTCTGAAGATAATTTAATTTTCATACAAGATAATGGTAGAGGAATTACCCAAGATGACTTTAATTATTTATGTAAACCTTATACAAGAAAGGAAGGGCAGAAAGAAGCTGGCACTGGTTTGGGATTAAATATTTGTGTGGCAATTTTGGAAGAACACGGGTTTCAAATTACTTGTGAGAAAAATGAGATTGGTACTAAAATGAAAATAAAAATAAAATAAAGAAAAAACATGATTGATTCAATTTTGTTAGTGGATGATGAGGATTTGTTCCACTTGGTTTTTGAGGACAGTTGTTCCTTGTTAGACATTACATTGTCATTAAAGAGTTTGAATAGCTCTGATGAGGCGGCTAAATTATTTGCTGACTGGCAAAAAAATTCAGATGGAAAACCTGAGTGTGTGTTTGTTGATTTAAATATTATAGGTTCATCATTTGATGGTATTGAACTTATCCGTAAGGTTAATTTTGAATATGGTAATCACGTAGTGATTGGTATTATATCTTCAAGTAACGAACCTGAAGAACAGGCTAAGGCAATTCAAGCTGGTGCTCAGTTTTGGATTATTAAATCAGATGACATTGAACCAAGATTAGAAGAGTTTAGAAAAGATTACGAAGGATATAAAAACAGAACCGCACCATTCAAAGTTTATAAATGATTGTTTTAGATAAAGATACAAAGAAAATATTGATGGAAACCTTGAAGACCAAGAACATTGGTCTTGAAGGTAACATTACTAAATTAATAGATGCTCAAGACGACGAAGAGTTTAAAGAGTATCTTAAAACTTGTATTGAAAAAGATATATCGTCAAGACGGAAACGTTTAGAGATAACTAAACAAGTTCAGGTTCAGAACAAAGATTTAACCACACTCAACGAGGAGAACCAAAGAATGATGGAAGAACTCCAAGAAACATTAAAAAATGTTGAGGAGTCAAAACTAACAGTTGAAGTTCAAAACAGAGAACTAAATGAATGGAAACAGGAGAATTTAAGATTAACTGAAGAACTTCAACAAGAGATGGTTAAATCAGAACAAGCCAGAGTTGCTGCGGAAAACGCAAAGAATGAAGCTGAAAATAATTTAGATTTAATTCAAAAGAAAACTCAATTTGAGTTGATTAACAATATTGTTAGAGTTGCTCTTTATGTAATCATTGGTGTTGGAACTATAACTACTGGAATATATGTTTATTCTATGACAATAGGGATGGATACAGACATCATCGGCTCCACTTGGAGTAATATGTTTGGTATCCTGTTAACAAACAGTTTTAGTATCGTGGGAACAATACTTGGGGTGAAGTATGGTGCGAGTCCTAACAAAGATGATAAATAAAAAATAAAAATTAAAAAAATGAGTAGATTAAAAAGAATGTTATTCGGAGAAACCCCTTATGTGAAGGTGGAAGATAAAAATCGTTTCTATTACATGCTCCAACAGATGCAAACAAATAGATGGAAGATTACAGGAATTGTATTGTTCTTGTTCTTCTTTATCATATTTGGTATCAACATGGCGGTAATGTTTAATATTGATATTGCGGAAAACTGGAAGGAGATGTTATTAATCCTTTTGGGAGCATTCGTTGGTAATTTGAACAAAGTAGTTGATTATTGGTTTAACTCTGAAGACAGAGATAAGATGTTAATTCAAAAAGTTGATGAAGAAGACGGAAGTAGTTTATCTAATGTAAGTGAGTTCCCAACAACTCCAAGACCACCACAACCACCAATCGTTGTAGTTACACAAGTTAAAGAAGAAACTCCTGAAGTTGTAGAAGAAACCACAACTTATACTGAACCTGAAGTATATGAGGAGCCAATCGTTGAGGAATACCCAACAGAGGAACCGACACAAGAAGGTGAAGAAAATATATAACAAATAAGGATTGTTGAAAACCCCACTTGAAAAGGTGGGGTTTTTTATTTATATTAGCGTTATGGAAAATAATAAAGACAGAAAATATTTGGGATATTTGATATGGTTAGTATTCGTACTGCTTACGACTCATATAATTTTTAAGATAAGAAATGATATCCAAGAAAGAAACCAACAACTTGAAAAACAAAAGAATGAATTAAAAATTCAAAAAAATGTAGATGATACAGTTGTTTGTGATACAATGATTAGTCAACAAACTGAATCTAAACCTTGGCCAATTAGAGTCCAAAGTGTTGAAAAATCAGATGAAAAGAACACACCTAAATGGCAAGTCATTGCTGAGAATGGTATAATGTATTATACCAATAAAAAACCAAAGGTTGGTGATATTGCTTTCTATCTAAACGATAATGATGAGATAACTGACAAGTATGGAAATGGAGTGGAAAGAACAAGATAAGAATGATTTCATTGCTTTATATAAGAATTACATTCTTCGTGTAGAACAAATGGGTCCGCAGAAATGGTGGTGGGCTGTTTATAAAGATAACGAAGATTTATGTTATGATAACCCATTTACAAGAAATGCTGAATATGGAAAAAAACTCGCTGAAGAGTGCGTCAGAGAAGACGAAACAAATGGTTAGATTCCCAAATGAAAGTATTCCATTTGAAATTGAATTAGATATGAATGAGTTTCATCTTGAGAAAGATTTTGGAGATGAACTATTTGGGTATTGGAGAGGTGTATACATATCAATAAAAAAATGAAGAAATATATCCACGTAAACCAACACAAGATAAGGTCCAACAAGAAGAATAACGAGTTAGAACCTGTTATAACCATTAAAGAAGGTAGAAAGAATACTTACTGTTCTGAAGTGGAAATCTTGGGACCTAGTCGTGTTGTGTATGGTGGTAATGAAAAGACATTACTATCTTGTGGTGCTCGTGTGATAATTGAAACTGAATCTGAAATAAACATAATACGATGAATAGAAAAACTAATGAAACTGATTTGACAGGTTTGGTAATAATGATTATTATTTTTACAATTACACTTTTTGTAACTTTATTCTCAGTTTAATATGGCAACACTTGAATCACAATATTGGAACTTTTTAGAAAAGAATCCATCATCTACTCTTACATTTGAGGAGTGGAAACAAAAATGGGCTGATGATATGGGACCCATATTTGAGAAATTAAATAATCCACCAATTGAATGGAACCTATATCAGAGATATGCTGATAGTTTCATAGGTCACGAAGACATCCCAAGTTTTGAATGGTTTAAACACGAACTGGAACACAACGAAGAGTTCAGGGGGAAGTATGGGGATGTTGATTCTGTATATTGTCCTGTATGTTCGGGATGTGGTGAAGATGGTTGTTGTAATGCAACAATGTGTAAAATGAGTCCTGATGGGAGTTATTGTGAATCTTACTTAAAAGATTTGAAGGTTTCCTACAAAATGGACGAGTGGTTTATGTTGAACTTGTACGAATCATTGACCGAAGAACAACGGAAACAATACGATGAAGCTTACGAACAAATATTAGATGAGGTATATGGAAAAAATTGATAAACTACACGAAGAACTTGAGAACTTTGAAATGGTTCGTTATAGAATGGAGGCTGAAGGTTTCCATTATTGTTTCAAAAACTATTCATCATTCAAAGAAGTTGAGGATGAAAAGTTCCACGAATTGAGAAGAAAGTATTTGGAGATATCTAACGAGCTTGAGGAGTATGTCCATTCAAAGATTAACACATTACGAGATGAAATTGATGGATTGGAAGACATCATTTAAAATAGCTATACTACACCCATTCCAAATTGTGTGGAGTTTCTTTGACAACGACGCTCACCGTATTGTAAGTAAAAGAGGACAAGAAATATTAAATAAGGAAAATGAATAAATTAGACCAACAATACCAAACATTACTCCAAACCATTTTAGATTTTGGGGTGGAGAAGAAAGACCGAACTGGTACAGGAACCAAATCAATTTTTGGTTATACCATTCGTCATAATATGAAAGATGGTTTTCCACTCCTCACAACCAAGAAGATGGCTTGGAAAACTATGGTAACTGAATTACTATGGTTTTTAAGAGGTGACACCAACATCAAATACCTTGTTGATAACAATTGTCATATTTGGGATGGTGACGCTTATAAGAGGTATTCGGTTATTGCTGGAGTATCAACCCAAGTTGAGACATTAACACAAGAAGAATTCATCAACAAAATCAAAACAGATGATGAGTTTGCTAAGAAGTGGGGTGAATTAGGTCCAATTTATGGTAAGCAATGGAGAAGGTGGCATACAGGTTGGGATGTAGTTGAAGATAAGAGTAAAGAGGCTGGCGTAAGAAGGATTGAGTATGGGATAGACCAAATCGCAAACCTAATCAACGACCTTAAAACAAATCCAGACTCAAGACGATTAATGGTTAATGCTTGGAATGTAGGTGAGATAGACCAAATGGTTCTTCCACCTTGTCATTATGGATTTCAAGTTTATACAAGAGAGTTGAGTTTGGAGGAAAGATTATTATTGGCAGATAAAATTTGTAAAGAAATTAGACAAGATTTATATACATACTCTTTCAATAACCCAATATATACTGGCGGTATAGACCAAAGACCAGATGATGTAGAAAGACATCATTTACTAAATGACTTAAACATTCCAACAAGAGCAATCTCTTTAATGTGGAATCAACGTTCAGTAGATACATTCTTGGGTTTACCATTCAACATTGCAAGTTATGGTTTGTTATTAACTATGATTGCAGATGAAATGAATATGGTACCTGATGAATTGATTGGTAACTTGGGTGACACTCACATTTACCTAAATCATATTGAACAAGCAAAAGAACAGATTGGTAGAGAACCATTTCCACTTCCTAAAGTAATAGTTCAAGATGGAATATTCTGTAGTTCAGTCAGTGATGTTATTTTGGAAAACTACCAATCACAACCATCAATTAAGGCACCGTTAAGTAATTAATTATGGATAACTTTAAACACATATTAAATCGTATTAAAACCCAATTGGATGAAGTTAATTACGACAACGGAGATGTCTCAGATATTGGAAATGAAATAGGTATTGTCTTGGGTGAGTTTATAACAACTGAAAGTGAATTAAAAGATTTCATACACGGAATAAGACATGGAATGTCATTAACAAATGGAACACACTGATGATTTATGGTGTCAGCATTCTGATTTACCAAGCGTAATGTCTTACGATATGCCAAAAGAAAAAAAATACCCCGATAACGTTGTATGGAGTGAAGAACGTGGATACTACGCTCACCTACTACCATACGCAACAAATGTCGGAGCTCCTGTGATTATTCCTGATAATATATCAACTTGGAAGAACGAGAAGATACTAAAGACAAACCATTACTTCAATAAAAAGTATGAGGAAATAAAGGAACAGTATAACAAATTAGTTGAAGAGTTTGAATGGAACCAAATGGTTTATTCTGCAAATTATAACTTTCAACCCATCATTGGTGAAAAATATTACTTGTATCGTAGAAACAATGGTGAAACTTTCTTATCATTAATAAAACCAACAGAATGGAAACAAGAGTTCATCGGAGAATTTGAGTTAGATTCTGATAATAAGTGGAAAAAATGTCAAAATTAAACGAAAACATTGAATTATTTAAGTGTTATGTAAGAGCGTCACACTTTACAAAAAATGAAGAAGATAAGGACACTTATCACAAAGCTTATGCATTTGCTCTTCAATCATTGGCTGGTAAGATATTAACATTTCACGTAATGACTGATTATGGAATGTTGAGGTCAAGAGTTCCTATATCTGAAATTTTTATAGAAATACCTAAAAATGATATTCCATTTGATTTTAAACAATTATGGGATTGTTTTTCTGAAAATGTAAGTGTAATTACCTATGATTATCTTTATGAAAAAAGATGCCAGGTTGTTTTAAAAGACGGGTCAAAAGTATGGGCGACTTATCTAATGACTGTTGATTGGTATAGAAATCCATATTCTGATGAACCTTCTGATTATAAATGTGGGCACATACTAATTGCTGATGATGGTTATTTACTTTGTCAACCTAACAACAGAATATATTGGAAGGATTCTAACTGGGTAACTAAACCATTTCCAATGGAACCATCAACTTTAAAGGTTGATACACATATTGAATCAGTTGAAGCTCAATCTGATAAATGGGTGTCTGAAGATTCAAATAACTATTATTACGAAATAAAAAACATAGAGAATGGAAAATAATAATTGGGAAGTAAAATGGGTGACAAACGAAATTGCCCGAGGTCTTGATTACTGGTCAAGACAAGAGAACGAGAGTATGTCGTTGTATAAAGTTGAGGTTGGAGGTAAAACAATTTCAATGGACGAAACTATGACAATCACTCCAATCACTTTAAATGATAAAAGAATAAAAATTACTGTTACAGAGGAATGAAAGGGATTGTACTAGCAGGGGGTTCAGGAACGAGATTACATCCGCTTACATTATCGGTAACCAAACAATTGTTACCTGTGTATGATAAGCCGATGATTTACTATCCGTTGGCGACATTGATGTCTATGGGTATAAATGATATTCTTATCATATCTACACCACAAGATGAACCATTGTTCCAAAATCTATTGGGTGATGGAAGTCAGTGGGGAATTAATTTAAATTATGAAATTCAGGAGAAACCAAATGGACTTGCTGAGGCGTTTATTATCGGTGAGAAGTTCATTGGTAATGATTCTGTTTGTTTAGTTCTTGGAGATAATATCTTCTATGGTATTGATACTGATAAGGTTAAGGAACAGATTGAGAATTTGAAAGGTGGATTGGTGTTCGGTTATCAGGTTAATGACCCTGAAAGATATGGTGTGTTGTCTTTTGATAAGAAAGGTAATGTCATAGGTATTCAAGAGAAACCCAAGAAACCAAAGTCAAACTATGCGGTACCTGGTTTATATTTCTTTGATAATTCTGTAATTAAAGTTGCATATAATGTTAAACCATCTGATAGAGGGGAACTTGAAATCACTGATGTAATTCAATATTATATGGATAACAGTTCACTTAAAGTTCATAAGTTACCACGAGGTGTTGCTTGGCTTGATACAGGGACATTCGAGTCATTAAATCAGGCGGGACAATATGTTGAGACCATTCAGGAGAGACAAGGTCTAATGGTAGGATGTATTGAAGAAATTGCTTATCAAAACGAGTGGATTAACTCTGAAAAATTGGAGTTGATTTCTGAAAAATATAAAAAGAATTCTTACGGAAAATATTTGAAAAAGATAATATCTAATATTGAATAAACTAAGGATGTTACTATATTTTATCTATGAAAATTTTTGGTTTTGATATCGGTAATCACGAAGTAAATTCTTACTTAAAGTCAGTATGGACTGACGAGACAATGCAATCTAACAGCTACAGACACTTGGGGTTTTTTACCTCACGTCATTTGAGTAGTATCTTCCGTAGTAAAAAGGAAGATGGTAAAAAAATGAGGTCCACCACATATAGTTTTGGTGTTGATTTAATTTGGGTTAGATATTGGATTGCGTTTAACATTGCTTCGGAGTACGTATACCAATCCACACCAAAAAGAAAGAATAAAGGTAAAACAAAAGATTTTGATTTTTATAATGATTAATTATGAATAATGAAGAATTGGTGGAAGAACTATTATGGGCTTCTCATAAAAAGGGTATTGGTAATGAAGTTTTAGATAAGGCGAAAGAGATTCAAACCTCAATAAGAATACCTTGGGTTGATTGTGTACAAAGGGCATACATGGAATTGGATGTGGATAACTATGAAATGGATTGATTAAAAATATGATATACAAATTAGAATATATTTGGTTAGACGGATATACACCTGAACCAAACATCAGAAGTAAAACAAAGATTTATAATTCAGAATCTGAACCAAACTTAGAAGACTTACCAATTTGGAGTTTTGACGGTTCGTCAACTAAACAAGCTGAGGGTAAATACTCTGACTGTATGTTGAAACCTGTTAAGATGATTCAGGACCCACAAAGAAAAAATGGTTATTTAGTTCTTTGTGAAGTATTAAATCCCGATTTGACACCTCACTCATCAAATCACAGAGCTCAATTAAAAGATGACTCAAATACTTGGATTGGATTTGAACAGGAATATTTCATTTATGATGGAGAGTTACCTGTTGGACATAAAAAGGAACTTATGAAACCACAAGGTGAGTATTATTGTGGGATTGGTAATGGTAATGTTTCAGGAAGAAACATTGTTGAACATCATTTGGATGTTTGTCTATCTTCAGGTCTTAATTTAACAGGTATAAATGCTGAGGTTGCACTTGGACAGTGGGAATTCCAAGTTATGGGAAAAGGAATATTAGATTCTTGTGACCAACTTATTCTTTGTCGTTTCTTATTACAACGATTAGGTGAGACTTACGGTGTGAAAATCAATTACCACCCAAAACCACTTCACGGAGATTGGAATGGTTCAGGACTACACACAAACTTCTCAACCAAGTATATGAGAGAAGTTGGAGGTAAACCTTACTTTGATATGTTATTCTTTGCAATGGAACAAAACCACTCAAAACACATTGAGAACTACGGTTCAGATAATCAAATGAGATTAACTGGTGAACACGAAACACAATCTATTGATAAATTCAGTTGGGGTGTGAGTGACAGAGGAGCATCAATTAGAGTACCACAAACTACTGAGAAAAGTAATTGGAAGGGTTATATTGAAGATAGAAGACCTGCATCAAACGCCAATCCATATTTAATTGTGAAATCGATTTCAGAAACTGTTAATATGGTTGAGATGAATTTTAAAATGGTTAATGTGTAATGGAGTTAATAACGACAACAATAATGAAAAAATCTGACGAGGGTGTTCACGGTAACATTTTTGGAGGAACTTTGATGTCTCTAATTGATGACTCGGCTGCATCATATGCTGCACAGATATGTGACACTTCAAGAATAGTGACAATTAAGATTGACGAGTTATTATTTAAGAGTCCTGTTAAAGTTGGTAGTTTACTTAAAATTTATGGTAAAGTTGAAAAGTTCGGGACCACCTCAATCAAATTGTATATTGAGGTACGTAAACATAATGTTCATACTGGTAAACAAGATGCTGTAACACAAACATTTATCACATTTGTGAGGATTGATGGGGATGGTAAAGCGATACCAATCCACGAGTACGTTAAAGTGAGGTATTATGACAGGATGGAAAAATTTGGTAGAGGTCTTTTATCTTTAGAAGAGAAAGAAAAAGTTTAAAATATGACACTTGAAAAAAATGAATTATTTTTTTTGAAATGTGTTAAAGAAAAGGTTTTAGAAAAACACAATCTACCTTACCAATGTTTGTCAATTGAATTTCATGATGATAGTTTATATAAACTATATTTTATTATGAAAAACTTCCCAATGGAAGTATATCTATATCGATATGACATTATTGATGAAATTGAAAGCTTGATTAAATTTTATTGTAAGGTGACAACTAATAAAAAAATAATGCATATGAAAGTTTACGTTGATTACAGAAGTCCTAAAGGTAATCTTTTAAATTTTGTAATATAGTTTGATATAAACTTAGACCGTAAAATCTAAATATATCTCATCAAATTGATATCCTAAAGAATTAATCATTGAAGAAATTAAATCCTTTAGAAATTTCTTTAACCTACCAAGACGACCATCCTTAACTTCCAATTTAACATGGATATAAATGTTACCAAACACTATTTTGTTAGAATATGATTTAGGTAGACAATCGATTTTTACTATTTCGTATTTTGGTAATGGAAATCCATGATTTAATTCATAAGACTTTAAGTATTTACCTTCAATCTTTTTAATACTATTAATAAAAAATTCACCGTATGTCATATATTTTAAATACTAATTGTTTTATAAATATTTATAATCAATGAGACACAACAAAGAAACTCAAATTATTAATCATTTATTAGAAACATTCTCACCGAAAGAATTTTCAAATTTTAATCTATACCAAGAGTTAGGTGTATATACGTTAACTTTTGAGACAATTGACGACTTTAAAAATTCAACTAAAAGAGTTAAAAATCTTATTAATTTTATTAATGAAAATTGGTATAACATAGGTAATAAAGATTTTGAATTTATACCTGTGTTAATTGATAAGGATATTATAAACGAAAATCATGATAAAGTAAGTGATGAAGAAATAAGTAATAAAATATCAATTATAAACCGCAAAATTGACAGTTACCTCAAGTCAAAGTATCCTTGGTGGGGAAACAGTTATATTACATCATTTGAAGAAGCGACTCATAATAATAAATTAACTTTAATTATTGAAATTGATTTAGAATTAGATAAAAAATGGGTTGATAGAAGAATATTAAAGATTTATGGTAGTGAAAGTAATCCTGAAGGATTTTATGACGAATTAGTTTTAAGTGATTTATTTACAACTAAAGAATATAAAAAAATTGAAGAAAATATTGAAAACCTATTCACTGCAGTTTTCGGTAAAAAATTAAACTATACTGAATTTATAATTAACTGTAACATTGATTATGAACCAATTCATGAACAATTGACTAATGATTATAAAAATTTAGAAACTAATTTACGTAAATATAAAAACGTCCAAATAGACCCTAAATCAGTATCACCTAGCAAAAATTTCCCATTATCTAAGTTTCAAAATAATTTAACTCCTGTTGATGAATTTATAAAAGAATTACAGAATACGGGATTTAAGTTTAAAAATTATTATATTAAAGATATGGAAAGTGGTATGGGATTTAATATTTTCCCAATATCCTACACAAATGGTAAATTAAATATGTCTTTTGAACCACTCTCACCCAATAAAAATGTTATGGTAACGTTTAAAAGTAATTTTTAATATTTATTATTTAAATAAAAGAATGAGGCAAATTATAAAAAAGATACTAAAAGAAGAAGTTTTATTAAAGGAAGCAATTGAACATTTTGGTAGGTCATATTCTTATAAAGATATGAAATCAACAAGTTATAATGGTAATAATTATACTTGGTTTAATAAAATAAATGAGATTCCTTCTGAAGGTAAATTATTTGATTTTAGTGATGATGCCTTTGAGCCAGAGATGGTAGTATTTACAAAGTTAGAAGGTAAGAATGGTAATTTTATTTTTAACAGCTCAGACTTAAAACCAAATAAAAATGGGGATGGATTAAGTATACTGACTTCTAAATTAGTTAAAAAGTATCCTGATATATCTAAAAATTCTGAAAATATTGATTATGTTCAGGTTGCAATGAAGATTAAAAAGGACACTGCTAAAAGATACCAAAAGAAAATTAGACAAATATTTAGAGAAATATTCACACCATTAAATTTGTATGGTGTGTCAGATTCTTCACCTGACTGTGAAACAAATGAAGGAGTTATAAATTTCAAAGGAATTAATTATGGTAGAGATAATAAATTAGTTTCTAATTGGTCTGTATTAAACTATTTCGATACTAATTCAGGTGTTATAGAATACCTTCTTGAAAAATTTATGGAATCAGATGAAGGAAAACAAGTAGGTAAAGTAACAGATTTAAATTTCGACACTACTGTTAATAAATTCGTTAAATGGTTGTATACTAATAAGGATAGTTTATTTAATCCTAAGTCAAAAGTTTTAGATGACCTTGAAGAAATAAATTTAAGGACTATTAAAATAGGTGTACAAAATGAGCAAAGAGCAATCCCTGTTCTATTTAAATTACATAATATAGATGATAGTGGGATAACTCAGTATTGTCCTGGTTCAAAACAGGATACCTTATATGGAAGGGATTTTAAAATTAATACGGAAGAAAACTTACATTATCAAATAAAACCATTAAGAGGTTTGGTTAAAGTTGAGGGTGACAATTATATAATTAGAACATCTAATTTTAAGAAATACGGTAATACAGTCCAAAGGTTAATGTTCATCTCGGATAATAACTATTATGTCTTTAATAATGGAAACTACACTATAAATAACTATGGTGACGTTGTTACTTTTACTGAAAAGCCAATCGCTGAAGGTAAAATATAAATTCTCAAATATTTATTAGTATGAGTCTGTTTAGCCAACTAAATAGAATTAAAGAGATAATGTTAGAATCTGAATCTAACGTTAAAATTTTTAAGTCTTTAAATTCTGACGGTGTTCACTTCAAAGTTGGTGACAGTAATAAAACGTATGGAAGTTGTTCATTAAAGGATTTTGAAAATGCTTTAGAGTCTGAATTATTCCTTACATTTTTTAATACTGACAAATTCAATAACAAAAATTCATACTATCTCGAAAATTTAGAGATAACCCCCAATTACAGGGGTAAGGGTTACTCCCATAAACTTTTAGATTCATGTAAACAGGAAAGCGTAAAAAACAAAAAAAAATTCATCATCATTATTGTTGATAATGATAATTTGGTGGCTAAGAACCTTTATGACAAACAAGGTTTTGTTAAGTCTGAAAGTAGTGGTAATAAATCATTATATTACTTAAAGACATAATCCTTTTTAAAAACAAAAAAATGAAGACGGTAGGAAATGAAGTTGATAAGATAAGAAAAATAATGGGATTTATTTTAGAATCAAAAAAAATAGATAGACCTTATTCTGAAAAAAACAAAGTTAATTATAACAAAATGAAACATTCTGATGATTATGTTGAACATCCTGATTTTAATCAAAAATTTGATTATATCGAGGAGATTGACCAAATTATAGAAAAATGGTCAGAGAAGTATAAAATGAGTATAGACTGTGATAACCCTAAAGGATTCTCCCAAAGAGCTCACTGTAAAGGTAAGAGTGGTAGAAGAAAAAAATAAATATTAAATCCCCCATTAATGGGGGATTTTTTTATTATAAACTATATACCTGTTTGTATTTGTTACCTAACAATTGTAAAGCTTTCTCGATTGCTGAGGACTTACTCTTCAACCCATTACCAACTATTTTCTTTGAATGGTAGATTATGAACTCACTAGAAACTACTTCACCTATTAACCATTTACTTTTACTTTCTTTTGCTGGTTTAAGAGTGTCTTTAATGTAGATGTCATAAAATCCAACTTTACAAACATAACGACCTTTTGATGTTTTTTTTCCCATTTTTAAATGTTTTAAATATTAATAATGTTCAAATATAAATGTAAAAAATTAATATGTCTAATACTATTTATTAATAATGAAAATTTTAATTGAATCATCGCAGATTGAGAGGTTAAAGAATTATATTACATCATATTTAGATATGATTTTTATTGCGGATGAACTATATTGGACTTATGACCACGATGAGGATGGTAATCCTGATGAAAATAAGTACATTTTCTATAGAGGAGATTTTTCAAATCAAGACATAGTTTTTGAGTGGATTGGTAAAGATTATTTTGGTTCAGAAGAAATTAAAAAAAATGCCCCAATAGTGTTAATAAACACTGAACAAGTGATTGATTTAGAATCTATGTTTGGAGATTTTTGGAAACCTGTATTTAAAGAATGGTTTAAGGAGAATTTTAATTTAGATGTTAAAACTGTAAATAAAGAATGAAATTGTATTAAATTTACATGAACCCAACATTTACTAAAAATGATTTTAACTACTGAAATATTAAATAAAATACTCAATTCGGATTTCATCAAAAATATCTATCCGATGATTGACCATATTAAATCTCATATTATGTGGGATGGTGATGAAACATATCCGATGTATGATATTACTTTGAAAATATATGTGAATGACCCTGATATGACGGCTTCCAACATGTATGACAAAGGATTGGACCCACATTATTTAATTGATAAGTATATGATTTTATTGATTAAATTTTTAGGTTCGGCAAGAAATGAAATTTCTCAAATATATGTTAGTGTTATAGGTCCTGATGGTGAAATAATTTATGGTATATGATAATATGAAAGATTTAATAAAAAAAATATTAAAAGAAGAGACGGATATTATGGACTCTTTTACTTATTTTGAAACGTCAAAGGGTTCAAAGTATATTATAAATGACAAAGGACAATTAAGAAGATGGAAGTCTTATCACGAAAACACATCAGGTGAAGATATGGGATTACACTCTTGGAGTGATTTATCATTCTTTGTTGACCCATCTTATTATAGTAGTGTAAGTTCTTTTGAACAATTAAATACTAACAAAGGATACAAAGTTGCTATAAGTAAAGATGCTGAAGGTAAAATGTTTTACATGATTTTTGATAACAATCAATGGAGACCTGCGAAATGGGAAGATGCGTTCCCTACATATGTGAAAAACAATCCTGAATTAAAAAATAAGGTATTAAGTTGGAGATACGTAAGAGAACCTAAAATTGGGTATAATGTTGTTGATGTCTCGTTCAAAAAACAAGGTTCAACACAACTATCAAGTTTTCACATAGGTAATACCGTATCAAGAATTGAGGATAGAATACCTGATGATGAAAGAAATTTATTTACTGGTAAACGTTCTTAACTTTAATGTCACTACGTAAATAATCAGGTGCCGCCCAAATATCAGATACTAAAATTTCTTTACTATTTAATAACCATTTCATTATTAAATCTAAACAGTAAGTTTTTTTGATTGAGAAAAACTTACAGATTTCATTAACTAACATATAGTTAACTTCACAAAAACCATCTTCTTTATCTATACATATTTGTGAAAATTCATCACCAACTGAATTTACAAAATATATTTTATTTGGACTATCTAAAGTAATTAAATCTTGGTTATTTAAGTATTTTAAAATAAACGATTCTATTTGTGATTCTTTAATTATTATTCTCATATTATACAAAGACTACACTTTTTATACCCATAACATTATTTTCGGGGAAATATTGACTATAAATATCCTGTATTATGTACTTACCATGTATTGACCATAATGGGTGAGGGAGAAATGACTCAAATAATTTATCTAATTCACGACTATAATAAATTTCACCATTACGACTTATCTTATCTAAATATCTGTATGGTACGAACAATATTAATATTTTACCATCTGAACCAAGTAGAGCAATTTTATTGTTATCATCTTCATTATATGATTTAATCATATTTGAGATTAAAGGAATCAGTTTATTACTTAGTTTAGAGTACTGATGCTCATATTCCTTATCACGCCAATCCCTCTCAATTTTTTCAGAAATTAATTTATATTGTGATTCGGTGATGATGTATTTCATATGATTATAAATACAAGTATATTTATAATAGTATGAACCTAAAGGAATCCATAAGAAGAATATTAAAAGAAGAAAGGAATGTTAAAAACACATTAGTGAAACTTATTGATGAGTTTGGTATTGAACAAGCCTCCAAAATTACCGCGATTTCTATCACAAAATTAGTTCAACTATCTGATGTAAAAATTAATAATGTAATTGCTAATAAACTATTAGTTGAAAATTTAAACAAGGGTAAATTAAAAGATACCTATAAACAATTCAAGATAGAATCAAGTATAAATGATGTTTTTTATTGGCAAGGTGAATTACAAACAGGACACTATACTGATAAATACACTGAATCAATTACAGCAATGGCGACACCATTTTGGGATGGTGAAGATTATACTCCTGTTGAGATTGAGTGGTTTACTCTATTGGACAGAAGTAAACCAAATGAAGTGAAGATGGTTGTTGAGACAGAGGGTTATGGAAGTTTTTACCAAACATTTAAAGATAAAACAAGTTTTGATAGTGTAGAAGAGTTATTTAATTGGTATGAAAAAGTTTATTTACCTGGTGTATATAACATAATAATGCACTTATTACCTGAAGTGCATATTTTTATTGATGAAAAATTAGATGAGGATAGAAGAGACAATTAAAAGAATATTAAGAGAGGAAACTCAGATACCTTCACCGATTAGAAGAAGGGTGTCAAATTCGGATATCGAAGAAGCGTTCCTTATTTCATTAGATAGAATAGACGATGGACGAAAATATAGTAAAATGTCAGTAATGAAAAATGTATCATTACAGACATTTGCCAAAATGGTAATTGATGATATGATTTCGGATTTAGAACAAGAATATTTTAATGATGAGAACAGGATTTATTTTGATAATGACGAAACATATCACGAAGAAATTAGAGTACCACTTATGAACTATTTTAGTGATAGAATTAAGAAAAGATATGGCTCAAAAGACGAAAAAATTGTGTGTCAGGAATGCGGATGGTCGTGGAATTTATCTGATGGAGGAGATGACCCATATACTTGTCATCAGTGTTACCCCGAAAACATGTAAATTAATATGAAACTACAAGATAGGATTATACAAATTTACAATAAAAGAGAGTGGACTTAGGACCGCTGTAGTTTAGGCTACATTAACCCCATTGAATTCGCTACTCAGTGGGGTTTTCATTTGAACAAGTATTTATAATAAAATGAATCTACAAGAGAATATACAAAGAATTAAAGAAATGATGGGACTCATTACCGAAGAAAAAAAAGATAAAACCATTGTTCTTTTGGATGGTACCTCGTCTGCTGGTAAATCACATACACTTAAACATTTAAAGGCCGTTCCGTATTACGAAGCGAATGACCCAAACCAATTGGTTGTTATTGCAACTGATGATTTTAGTGGAACAGGTGAAGGTGAAGGTAAAGAAGGTGAAGAAAGAAGATTAAAATTGGACCACCCCAATATAAGACAATGGGCGAAGGAAAATGAAGATGCTGGAGTTGTATCAGGAAAATATCGTAAAGATGGTAAAGATGTACCTAAAAATCCATACGAGAAAGAATATATTGAAGGGACTGACCCAAGATTATGGTATGTGGCTCAAGAAATTAAAACAGGTCCTTGGAAAAAAATTGTAATAGACGATATTGGTAAAGGAGTATTACAATACTTACCTGGTGTTAAATTAAAATATATTCTGTTACACACTCCATTACATGTTCTTTTAAAGAATGTCTACGAAAGAAATGAAAGGGCGAAAAATGATAAGAACTTCAAAAATGATGATAGGGATATTAAAATGGTGTTAGACCAATACTCGGAGAAATATGAGGCAACAAAGTCCAAACCTGATATTACTAAAGGGGACCCAAAAACAATATTAACTAAGAGAGGTATTACAGATTTACTTGAGACAAATGGTGTGAAGAATAAACACATAGATGAGTTTTTAAATAGTATAAATTTAACTAAAGATGGAGATTACTACATCAAAGTTAGGGATTCATATTTGACACCTGAAACACAATTAATTAATGTTGATAGTAAAAGAACTGTCTATTTAAAAGATATTGATAAAGAATTAAAATGAGTTTAATACAAACCATAAAAAAAATATTAAGGGAAGAGGTCAATGAGGCCTATTTAAAACCAAGTGAAAAATCCGAGAAATTTATTTTGGATAGATTGAATGCTATGGCTTTAGGTGCTGAAATATACCACCTTGAAAGTTATAAAACAAGACATGATTTTGAGTTTTGTAAAAATGGAAAACAAATAATGAATCTTGCATTGTTCTTTGAAGAAACTGACGATAACACCCCAACGTCTGAAAGAAAATTTGAATCTTCAACATTATCAATACAAGAAGATTTTGTTGGTGGGATATTAAAGACTTTTCCTGTTAGAAGAAATTATCTTTATTACATGATTGAAGAATGGTTTGAGGATACTTTTTTAAGTGAAATCTCAAATATGATAGGTAGAAATGATATATCTGTTGAAGAATTATCATTTAATGATAGGACATATGCGTGTGTCCCACCAATTAAAGAAGTACCTGAAGGAGTTACTCAAGACGAGATGATTAAGGTTATTATGAACAATACACTATGGCGTAAAAAAGATTTATTAGCGTTAGAAGAAAGAGAACCTGGGTCTATAGAATTTTTTTATTTACAAAAACTTCGTAATAATGAGGTTAATAGATTAGATAATAGATAATATGAACCTACAGGAACACATAAGAAGAGTATTAAGGGAAGAACTATATTCTCCATCAGGAGATGAATATACACCTGGCAAATTTGTTGTTCATAAATCAAATCCTATATGGAGAGAGAACATAGAACTTACAGGTTTACAAACGTATGTGGGTGATTGTTACCAACAACATGTGGGAGGAGATGTGGAATGTAAACCATCAATATTTGCAACAGACTCATTAAATAAAAAACAAATGTTTGATTCAACCTATGATGATGATATATGGGTTATTGATACAGAATGTGCGGGAGTTACTTGGTATAAAGATAAACATTTTGAGGGTGGAGATTACAAACACCATATAGTTACATTTGATGACATATCGACTGATTGTTTAAGATTAATACATAAGGGAACAGGGAAAAGTAATTAATATGAATCTACAAGAACAAATATCAAGAATACAATCAATGATGGGGGTTATTAATGAAGGATTACACGACACATCATGGGAAAATGATGAGGGCGATAAAGTTACTTTAATAGACTTACTAAATGCAACCAAAGACATACCCGTTAAGAAAATTTCTGTGAACAAGATTAAGTCCAAGTTATTAACGTGGGGTGATGATGAAAAAGAAATTGCCAAAATAGAAAAGTCTAACTTAAAATATCCGATATTAATATTTGTTGATGACAATAATAAATTCATTTCAATTATAGATGGTCATCATAGAGGGCAAAAAGCCGTAAAACACAAATTAAAAAAAATCAAAGCAAAGTTAATACCAATTAACTCTTTGCCCAAAGATATAAAAAAAGTATTTAATCGCATGAATCAAAATGAACCTACAAGAAGAAATATCAAGAATACATGAGATGATGGGAGTTATATCTGAAAAGTTAGAAGATATACAAGGAACACCATTATACCATAAGACCTCAACAAGTAGAGGTATTGATATTATTAATACGGATTCATTAAGGGGGGTTTTACCATCAGGTGATTATTTAGGTAACGACAAGAGATTAGCAAACACCAAAACACAAACAGCAATATCATTCACAAGAGATAAAAACTGGCAACCAAATAATACAATTGGTGTGGGACTTGATTCATCATTGGAAGATACGGGAATAACATTTGTGGTGGATAGAGATAAGTTAAAGACAAAGTATAAGATAGAACCATTCAATTATCACGGAATTGACCCTGATTCAGAATATAAAGAAAAGTTTAATGAATTAGAAGACCGTGTAATGACAAATGAAATATATCCACTACACAAATATGTTATAGATATAATTTACACAGGGGATAATCCTGAAGTACAAGAAATAATAGATAGTTATTTAAATAGATGAACTTACAAGAACAAATATCAAGAATACAATCAATGATGAGGGTTATTAATGAAAACTCGGTAGAAGATAAAATTAATGACTTATCAGAAAAGGAAAGAACATTCCTTAAAGATTTCGGAACTGACCCCACATTAAGAAAACTAATGACATCTCAAGAGATTAAGACGGCAAACAAATTAGTTAAGAAAGGTATGATGGAAAAAGGGACATCTGATGATAATAAATCAAATGTAATTTATTATGTTGACTCATTTGTATATAAAAGACTATGAACCTACAGGAGCACATAAGAAGAGTATTAAGAGAGGAATTATCCCCAAGGATAAGAAGAAGACTTTCTAATGATGAAATGGAAAATGAATTTCTTGAATCTTTTGAAGGTGCTTATCGTCTTACAAAAAACAGAAAGGTTTTAAGTTCACATTTTTTAGATGAGTTAGTCTACACAACAATAACCTTTATGATGGATGGGGTGCATTGGAGATTTGTTAGCACATTACCTGAAGATGAATTTTGGTATGATGATATACATCAAGAATTAGAAAATCATTATAAAGACAGAATTATACAGATGTATAATGAAAAACAAGGAATTAATGAATCAATATTAAGGGAAGAAACTAAGTTACCTGTTTATATTAGAAGAAGGGTAAGCCCTGGTGACCTTGAGTGGTTGATTAGGGATGTTAAAATTTCTTTAAGCAGGGGAAAGAATAAAAGTGATGCCTTATATGATGCAATTCAAAATCTTATTTCATCAAACAGAGAACTATTAAAAGATTATGATATGTTCCAAGATGTGTACGCATTTGACGAACCACTAATTAGATATATCAATTCAAAATTGGACGAGGAACCGTTAAATGAATCAATATTAAGGGAAGAAACCTCACGTCAAAATAACTTAAAAGATATACTCTCAGATGTTGGTGTTTATAATACTTCAAAAATGGTAGGAGGTATTAAAAATCTGTATAAATTACTTGGTTTTGTTGGGACTCAAGAGGAAATGATTTTAATTGTTAACACATTAATTAAACATGATATTCCGATTATAGAAAATATATGTGATTTTAAAATTGTACCAACTCAAAACTCATTAAAACTATATGTGGAAATACCAAAATATTATCCTATTCATCCTGATGATTATTACCCGAACAGACAAAAAGTATTACAAGCGAGAGATAACATAAGTACCATGATAAATAAAATGGGAAATGGGTTAGTAAAAGGACATGTTGTAGAAGTTAGTATAGGTAAATGTTAAAACAAAGAATATTAATGGAAGGGATTGAGGAAATTGGTAATTTTACCAAATTAGAAAAAGTAATAATGGAATTTATCAATCGACAAATTCCTAAAGAAAAGTTACCTGAAAACTTTCATGGTATTGCTGTTGATGTATATAACACTCAGTACGGAAAGAGTTGTAAAATAACTTTTTTAATGAAAAAACCTTTTTCAGAAAAAGACTCTGATGATTTACATGATATGAGTCTAAATGCCAAAAATTTAGTTAAGAGTTTTTTTAACAAAAAGTTTCCATATGGTGTAACTACAGGGACATCGACTATTAAACACTACAAAGAAACAAAAGATTGGTACGATAGTCAAAAGGACATTAAAGAAATGAATCTACGACAAACTGTAAAAAGAGTATTAAGTGAAACGACCAAAGAAGTATTGTGGTTAAGAAGGAGACTACATTCACATGAGGTAATGAGAGATTTGAAAGAAACGGTTATTGGTAACATAGAATTCTTGGATGGTCCTTGTGGATATGATACAAGTAAGGAATGGTTTGATTCCATAATGAAAACGTCTGTGGAAAACTTTATCAGTCACTGGGAAGAATTGTATGATGCTGATGATATGGTCACCTTAGATGATTTTGTATATGAGATTATTAATGATGAATACGGGGATATGATTAGAAAGGCATATAAAAATAGAATATGTGATTAATTAATATTAATCAATAATCAATAAATTCTTAAATTCAAAACCTGTCTTACTCTCAACCCAATCTCCGATAATATTCATCGTTTCACCTCTATCTAAACTAAAAAAGGAGGATATCGTTTTTACAAAATCTTTTTTTATAAAACAATATGTTTGTTTGAAGGTGGATATTATGATTTCACGGTTTTCAATATTATAATTGTTCCAAAAGTGATAATCACCATCATTGTTTGTAACATAAAAGTTTTGTATATTAAGATAACGAAAGATTACTTTCTCTAACTGTGATTCTGTTATCAAGTATTTCATATATATAAATCAAGAAATTGTTCTAAGGTAATACCAAGAGGTCGAATACCTAAAAAGTTCATAAATTCAGATTCATCATAACTATCACCTCTATCATCAAGAATCAATGGGTGGTTTGAACTATAATTCATTTGATATAACACCTTATGATTATCATCCAATTCTATAAGATACATCGGACCATAGTTATCCATCAAACTTCTCCTTAATAGACCATCGTAAGTAAAATGGAAATCAAAATCATTCAGTATTCCACGTATACTTGGGTCAAGCTCCACACGACCTGTGAGGTCAATATTAAACTTATCCTTAATAAATGTTTTTAATTTAGATTCGGTGATTAATAGTTTCATGTTATTATAAATATTAATTAGACGGAATCTGCATCCACTCAGATTTAATATTATTGGCCCACAAACAAAAATCAATATCTACCTTTAAGGTCTCCCCAACCCATCTACCGATAGTTTCCCTAGCATCATAACCTTGCATAGAAAAAAAAGAAGCAACCTCACCAATTAATCCTGTATATATGACACATTTACTATCCTTTTTAAAATATCTAATCTGAGCATATTCATCACCTTCTGAATTTACAAAGTATACACCATCACCCTTCTCAATCTGAATGAAGTCCTGATTATCCAAGTACTTAAAGATTATTCTATCTAATTGTGATTCTGTAATTAAGTATTTCATAATTTAATTAATCCGAGTGTAAGAATTTAAGTAATGCTCTAATATATTGGGAACGTTTCTCATAGAATTCAGTTTCATTACCATATTGTAAAAACTCCTCACGTCTATGTCTATCAATGAAATCTTCAATTAATCCATAAATGTGGTCATCCCTGTCAGCAGAATCTTCAAAATCTTCATCATCCATAGCGTAGTTATAATCATCCTTAAGCGCTTTCAATTCATCTATAGAAAACCTTCTAAGTAAAAATATGTCTAACTGTGATTCGGTGATAAGGTATTTCATTATATATAAATACAAAGATAGGGACAAAGTTGAACTATATATATTGGGTTAATAATTTCATAAGAATATGATAATATGGTTTGTTCTTTACTTTCTATACTTATGGAAATGGAACTATCAAAGTTATTAACCATTGTTATACCTTGTAAGAACGAGGGGATAACTATCAATCAAACTTTATCGATATTAAATTTCCAAAATGGTATTGATGGTGTTAAGGTTATTGTTTCCGATTCTTCGGATGATGGAACAACATATCATTTGGAGAACAGAAACAGGGACTATTTCAATCTTGACATCATTCAGGGTGGGTTACCTAGCAAAGCAAGAAATAATGGAGCAGAACGAGCTGAAACTCCGTTTGTATTGTTTATGGACGCCGACATGATGATACTTGATACAAACTTACTTCAGGAGTGTATGGAGATGATGAGAAGAGAAAGGTTAGATTTGTTGACAACAAAGGTAAGAACAACAAACGGAAAATACAATTATGTGTTCAGAACATTTGATTTGATTCAGGGGATAACAAGATATATCACACCATTTTGTTTAGGTGGGTTTATGTTAATGAGAAAGTCAACATTCATAACACTAAACGGATTTGATGAAGAGGCACAGGTTGCTGAGGATTACTTACTATCAAAACAGATAAAGACAAATAGATTTAAGGTATATAGAAAAACCATATTCACATTACCAAGAAGGTTTGAGAGTAAGGGATTATGGTATATGACAAAGTTAATGATAATGTCATTCCTTAACAGAAATAACAAGGAGTTTTTCTCCGACCACAATTCATATTGGAAATGAGATACAGAACAATTATAATGAGTGATTTACATCTTGGCGCAAAACAATCACAGACGGACAAGATAATAAAGTTCTTGGAAGAAAACCAAACGGACAAGTTAATACTAAACGGAGATATCATAGATGGTTGGGCACTCAAAGGTAGTGGTAAGTGGACAAAGGATTGCACCAAGATATTCAGGAAGTTTATGAAGATGTCGGAGAAGGATACAAAGGTAATTTATATAAGGGGAAACCACGATGACTTCCTAAAAGATTTCATTCCGTTTAAGTTAAACAATATAAGGATTGTAAGGAAGTATGTACATGAAGGAATGGACGGAAGAACATACTTTTGTTTTCACGGGGATGTATTGGATTTCGTTATAATGGAAGCAAGATGGTTGGCAGTAATCGGTGGATGGTCATATGATATTGTCATTAAGTTTAATACTCTATACAACAAAATAAGAAAGTGGTTTAACTTACCATATCATTCACTGGCAAATACAATAAAACAATCTGTTAAAGGGGCGATTAACTTTGTATCTGATTTCGAAGAAAACGCGAAAGGTTTAACAAAACAGAAGGGATATGATGTTGCGGTGTGTGGACATATTCATCACCCGAAGTTAGAGAATGACTATATGAATTCAGGAGACTTTTGTGAGAACTCTACATGTCTTGTAGAAGATTATAATGGGGAGTGGAAAATAATTACTATATAATTATAACTTCTTTAACTCTTCTATCCAAAGTATTCTCAACCCATCTAGCGATAACATATTTAGCATTATCAAATTCTATAGAGAAGAAATTTTTAATCTCATCAATTAACTCAAAACTTATTACACAGTCACCACTTCTAAAGTATTGGATTAATGAGTCCTTATATTCATCACCCTCTGAATTAACGAAGTATATTGTATTTCCTTTTTTAATCTGAATAAAGTCCTGATTGTTCAAGTATATGAAGATTACTCTATCTAATTGTGATTCTGTGATTAAGTATTTCATTATTGATAAATATTAGTTAGATGGTATTCTCAACATATATCCACGGTGGAAAGATACAAAAGGGGTGTCAGTGACCCTCATTTGGAGGGTATTCTCAACCCACCTACCAATAACTTGTTCAGAATCAGATTCATCCAAAGAAAAGAAGGAAGAAATTTCATCCATTAATTTGTAATATATCCCACACCAACCATCATCTTTATCATATCTGATTTGAGCATATTCATCACCTTCTGAATTGGCGAAGTATATATTATCACCCTTTTCTATCGGAATAAAATCTTGGTTGTCAAGATACCTAAAGACTATTTTATCTAATTGTGATTCGGTGATAAGATATTTCATATGATAATAAATACAATTATATTTATAATATTATGAATCTACAAGAAAACGTAAGAAGAATATTAAGGGAAGAATACACCGCAAAACAAATGAAGTTATTAACTCTGGCAAGTAAGGTGGGGTTACTAAAGGTAGGGAAAATGCTCGGAGGTGTAGAAGACCTTATAAATGTGTTAGGTGATGAGTTCCTTACAACAAACAATAAGATTAAGATTATTAAGGAAATAGTAGAAACAACCGATGATGAATATATTACACTAATGGACATGAATGAAAATCCAATAGTTCTCAAGGATGAAGACGGTAAACTTTCACAAATAGAAATGATATATAGAGAAGATGTTGCAGTGTTCCATTATGGTGGATATAAATACTCACAAGATTTAGGTGAAAGTTATATGTCTTATGAAGAACTACCAAAATATGTATTAGATGATATTTTTGATATGGTATTAGATTTCTATACAGGTACTTTAGAGAATAACTAATTATTGATTTAATACCTCTTCCACCCCTCTTGTGAAGGGTCCAAAATATGATTCCGTTGTAGATACCTTATGATTTAATACCTCTTCCACCTTCCAAGGAACACGAACTTTAACATCGCACGTTGTGGATACCTTATGATTTAAGACCTCTTCCACCAAATGGGCATCATTGAAAAACGCATCACCAGTTGTGGATACCTTATGATTTAATACCTCTTCCACCCAAGAAGATAGAACAGGACTAAAATCACCTGAACTCATAGAGAATATTTTAAAAAACGAATTAAAAAAATCATATCTCCACCATAAAGTACCTGACTTATCAAGTTCGAAGTACCAATGTTTATTATCCCTATTAATGAACCATATTGACCCATTATAAGGAATAATCTCACAATCACCCAACTCTTTATATAGGTGTTTAAAAATAACTTGTTTAAATCTATCTGTAATAACCATAGTACAAATATAGTAAGAAATTAAGAAATAAACAAACTCATTCCCCCATCCCCACTTTCAGTGGTCGTTCCATTCCCCTTCGGGTCATTACACTAATGGGTACATTCATTTGTTTACTTCTTAATTTCCCCCATTGTATGAATCTATAATAAACGTACAACACTAATCTATAATAATCCCCCATAATGAAAGACACATACTATGAAGGGACATATAGTTATACTGTTAATGGTATTGTACCCCATCGGGATAATGAAATACCCTAAAGGGTATGTTACACGATAAGAATATACCGTTAGGGTATAATACCGATAGGTATAAAATGAAGGGGACAATACGAAACATATCTGTTATGTCAGGTTTAACCTGACTATAGTGATATGAAACATATGTCCCACAATTTACCACCATAATAATTGTCCATATCATGTGTCTATATATGAAAGGGAAATCTTAGAAACCCCGTTGAAGGACACTATAATACACTATTTTCGTTGAAGATTGTAACGACTAAAGTCTGTCCACGCCACTTTGTTAGTGTAATCTATTTTTCTCTGGAAAATGTATATAGTAAAAAAAACCCTTCTCACACTATCATGAGGACCATTTTTTTCACTTTTCATATAATCAAAAACACCCCTCACATATATGTCAGTGGGAAAAAGTGGGAACATTTACCTATGGATAATATACACATATTAACCTATATTTATTATAGTTGTAGTGTCTAAAAGTGGTCAAGGGGATTAACCCTTAACGCGAGCTCGACTGACATTTTGACAAAATCAAATTTTTTAACAAATAAAGTTATTAACAATTTCCCCCTGACAGTATGACAAACAACAATTCCATACATGACACGTTAAGAAACACGAGGGTTTTAACTGACACTTTAAGGGACCATAAGGTGGTTTACTTATATTATAATGATGAGAAGGTGGGAAGGATGGAGTTTGGGATTGTCCATTCCCCTCTCCAAGGGAATCAGTATGTGTTAAGAAGTTATAAGATAGAGAGTGACTACTCAGAGTTATTCAAGGGTGAGGAGAGTCCCATTATAACTCTGACCACCTATGTTAGGACACTAATGGTTTAACTTGTTTCCACACCACACTTTTGTATTTTACTTCATTACCTCTTGCTTCCACTTCGAAGGGTGAGTTGTGGTATCCATTTTTATTAACAGATGATGCGTAGTTTTTCTTCAATCCCTTTTGTATGTGATGGGTGTATTCATGGATGACGGTACGAATAAACTTATCAACATTAACACAGGTCGATGGGTTGATGATGATGGTGTAATCATAGTCGTACTGACCATAACAATTTGTTAACCCATTTCTAATTTTTAACTTAGGGGTTGGTTTGTTCCCGTGACCTAATATTTCACGAGTCACCTTAATGGTTTCCATCCCCAAGGTTCTTAGTTGTTTAACACTATATGTATTTAAGTTATCTTTGAGTTTCATATTAGTCGATATAATTAAAAGTTAATTTACCCATGAAGTCAGAGTTATGTCTTGGACATGCGATGCCGGCCATCTTGAAGAACAAGGGGATTTGAGTTTGGTTAATCATTCTGTCGAAGTAAACTGATGCTGCACGTTTTCTTCTTTTGTAGAAATCCATTTGGGTGCCTCTCCAAGAATATTTGCTTGGGATTTTATCTTCACTGAAGTGGAACCCTGTCTTCTTCATGGTCACCTCGATGTTTAACACACGGCTATACTTCTGCTCGTTCCAATTGTATTTGTCAGTCTCCCCAACTGATACAATACGAATTGACACCTCACCGAAGCCATGCCATTCTTCTTTCATGATTAGGGTACCTTTCTTCTTTAAGAACTTCTTAACTAAGTTGGTCGATAATTTATCTTGGGTGATTGTCATAGTGGTGTGGTGTTTAATTGTTTTACAAATATACAACAATTTTCTTCCCCCACAAAGAAAACTTCCTTTTTTTTTAAAGGCAGGTTGGAGTACACACTCCAAGCATTGTTGGTGCCAGCCCTTTATCCCCTCATCGTTATAAGGTACGTTAGGGCTAAGTTAAAACAAAAATAATTAATAAAAAATTAGGATACTAACTTTCTTCGCCGTAACTTTGTGTTGACGCTCTTCTTATAAAAAAAAATATATAAGGCACCATGCTAAGTTACGGCGGAAATATCAAACCCCCAAATAAAGTTATGAACAACAATCAAATTGTTTCCCTCATTAATAAGGGAAACATTTATTTGGTGGGGGAATAATGTTGCCGTATATTTGTGGTATGAATAAAACATTCGACGACTTAGTATTTGTCCCCCATTTTAATAATATGGGTGGAGTACAATGTAAGATTGATACTGACAACGGTTACACCATTAGTATCGTTGGTGGTCCCTCACTATATGGTGATGGTGTTAATACATTCGAGGTGGCAGTTTGGAAGAGTGATGGTGACATGGGTTGGGTTAGACTATCCCCTAACGATGATGTATTAGGATACAGAAGTAAAGATGAGGTCCTACAGATTATATCTGACATAGAGTCGGGGGTATATACATAAACTTATTAACACGTAGGGTGGGGGGACTGTGGATATCTTTATCCCCATACGGTAGGTAGTGGCACACCCCCATATAATACCGTAGACCCCCCACCCCTGACATATGGTCATACCATACCCCCTCCCCCTGGGGTATCCCCCCCTTATATGACATATTTTCCGATTTTAGGGGGGTTAATCCCGTGAATAAAATTTTATGGAATTTTTTTCTATAATGGGACCCCCTCTTTTAAAAAGGTGGGTAAAGTAAAAAATAAATTTTTGGAAAATTTTTGTATTTATTATTAAATTAGTAATATGAAAAAAGTTGTAAGATTAACTGAAAGAGATTTAATAAGACTTGTGGAAAATGTGGGTTCAGTCTATCTTAATAGGAGAACCAAATATATAGATGAAATTCTTGATGAGGTAATATCTGAAATAACTAATGGTGAATTTCATTTTGAGGATTATGATGATTATAAGTCGGAGGTTATTTGGACAACTTTGTCTACGATGGAGTATGACGAGGGACGTGATTTACCAAAAGAATATATTGAGGATTATTTTTCATTTATGGAGAGACCTGAGTTTATTGATAAAATTAAGAGGGGATATTCTATGTTTAAGAAGAGTAGAAAATAAAATTGTATATATTTTTTATTAACCCTTTGGATTTTTCCAAGGGGTTTTTTATTTTTGTATTATGGAAGATAAGGAAAGAATACAGGAATTGGAGGGTACCATCTTTAACTTGGAGTCTGAGTTAAGGGAGAGTATTGATAGGGAAAGAATATATAGGGATATATTATCTGAGATTAATGATTCTATTGATAATCTATTCCAACGGGAGCAGGAGAATGAGAGGTTTAGGTTTGACGAGAAGATTGATTTTAGACAGTATGTTATCAATGTGAAAAAGGATTTGAATGAGTATAGGAGATTATATAGGAATATTAATTTTTGAGAACATGGCCCTCATTATAAAATGTTCCCTATATGAGACGTGGGTAATTATTACCCTTATTAATTAAACGTGGGTGTTTATTACCTTCGTTCCTGAAACATGACCCCTCATTATAAAATGTTCTCTATATGTAAAAAAAAATTTTTGGAAATTTTTTGATAATATCCAACTATATGGTTATCTTTTTAAAAAAATATATATGGAACCTGAAGAAGACATAATGAATATTTTAGGAGATAATGTTTTGTTAATATCGGATAATACTGCTATAACCAACTCCACCTATCGTTTAGAAAGAGGAGGACTTACAGTTAATCCGTATATTAATAATGATTATCATATTCACCGTACTCATTCGGACATCCCCAATAAGGATGGTGAAATGGTTTTTCCTGAGTTATTGTTGAATTTAGTTAAGAAGAACAACTCAGGTATTCGTTCAATCTTGGTTGATAGTTATAGGAACGTTGCAAGATTTAGTCTTACGGATTTTGATACTGTTCCTGATTATCTTGTTTTTTTGGAGGTTAAGTATAATTGGGATTCTAATAATGTACTATCCCCCGAGAAGTTAACAGAATATATTAATACATCATTCTCTATGATGTATACTGATATTAATTTCGTTAAGTTTCAGGTTAAAAAAATCAATATTGAAAAACGTAATTATGAGAAGGAGTTCTTTAATATGTTTATGAAAAAATAATTTTTTTTCCGTTGTTCCAATCCCCCCTACCCCCTTTTTTTTTCTGATGTATTTAAAGATAAAATCTTGATTCCAAAAAAAATATATCAAACCAATAAATTACCTCAACCTGATTTTGCGGTTGAGAATATTAAAAATTTAAACTTGGAATATGAATATCAATTTTTCAATGACGATGATTGTGTTCAATTTATACAAAATTTTTTTGGTAATGATGTTTTAAATGTTTATCATAATATTAGGACATTGCAACACCGGGCAGATTTATTCAGGTATTGTCTTCTTTATGAATATGGTGGAGTTTATGTGGACATTGACATACAGTTATTATTTCCAATAGATGATATAATAGAGTTGTCCGAAAACTCCAAATTAATTTCCGTTAAATCGATGATTAAAGAAAATGGTATCTACCAAGGATTTTTAATTTCCGAACCAAAAAATAAAATATTTTTAACATTGATTGAAGATATGTTAAAAACCCCGAACCCACAAGATTATCTATATCATATAAAATTCTTTGCTGAACAACTTTTAAAAAAATCAAAACTTAATGAACTTATATTAAATGAAAAAGTGCAAATGGATGATGGAGACAATTATTTTTTATTTAAAGAGATTACCAATGCGCAATCAAAATATGAAATTGTGGATAAAAACAACCAATTGATTTTTTGTGGGAACTCTCACGGGTATCCATATGAAGGTTATACAAAATGTTGCCAATCCAATTTCGTTTCTAAGAAATTTTCAAAAAATTATTTTAAATAACATTTAACCCCCTTTTTATTTTTAACGTATTTATTGTAGTATGAAATATATTATCACCGAGTCTCAGAATTTACAAATGAGGAAAGTTAATTTCTTGAAGAACTATATTCAGAACTTATTATCTAAGTACAAATGGTTTAAAGGTGATGTTAAGATAGATGTAACGACTTGGGATGCATCAAATAAGACATATCCTTTATATAATATTATACTAAATACAGGTGGTCGTAGTTATCATGCTTATGATGAGGGTTTAGATATTGAGAATAATATTAATACCATGTTTGGTTTATTATTTCCTAAAGATGAAAACGGAGATTCTAGTGCGGTATGGGATGTTCTTTTTGTATAAAATAAAAAATATTTTTTTTCGTCGTCCAATTCCCCCCTACCCCCTTTTTTTTTATTTTATGATATATTTATTATTATGAGAAAAGTTGTAAGATTAACGGAATCAGATTTGATTAGACTTATTAAAAAAGTTGTTAACGAATCTAAGTATGCCTCTTTTGGTAACTTTAAAAGAAAGGACCGTATGGGTGACCAATGGTTGGACGATAGAGACAGAATCGTTAGAAAGAGTGAAGAACTTTATGGAATTGGTGACGATGACGAGTTTGACACAGAAGAATTTGATGATTTTGAATCGTATATAGAAAAATATCCTGAGGAAGATGAAAATTCTCCAAAATGGTTTAAAGGAAAAACAGGTAAAAAAATGTTTGACACTTATAGAGAAAGAACAGGAAGACCTTTTAAAATTAAAACAAGAAAAGAAAGAGATTAATATGAAAAAAGTTGTAAGATTAACTGAAAGAGATTTAATGAAAATTGTTAAAAGGGTCATTAACGAAAACGACGATATGATGGATAGTGATGACTACCAACCTCAATATGACAGAGATATGGAATCAGGTAAAGATACGATTCGTATTCCAATGGAATATAGTGGAGTTAGAATGGAACTTGGAAGTCGTCCAACACCTGAAGATATTATATCTGCTTATAATGATACAGTTGAGGAAGGGATACCTCTTGTTAGTTATTCTGATGGTGTATTTTATAATGAGGATGATAATGAGCTTCCTGTTGATTCAGTACTTGATGAATTGAATTATGCGATTGTTGGTGAAGAGGAAATTGATTATGACGATGAGGAATATGAAGATGACATGCCGTCATACAAAACTAAATGGAGAATGCCATCTGATGATGATAATAATAATCGTCAAAGCTTTAAGGAAACCGGCAGACACCTTGGTTGGTTTAATCCCAAACGTTGGAATGATATGTAAAACATATTAAATTATACAACCCCTCCAATAACAGTATTATTGGACTGACCCCTTGGATTTCCCAAGGGGTTTCTTGTTTTTATGGACAACTTTATATATCTTTGTAAGGTTATATAAAAAAACACACATTATGAAAAAAGTATTATTTTATTTCTTCATTTTTATTCTCTTCATTTTATCAGGTGTTTACTTGTCATCATGTAATACACAGAAGGGGTATAATTATTCTCAACACCAAAAGAAGTCTCAACAGATGCATAGACAGACACAGAGGGTTAACAAACATAGTCACGACCAACTTAATCATAAGTGTTCACCAAAGAAACGTAGATAAGATAGTATCTTTGTTAAATGGTTAATAAGGTTATTGATTTATATGTAAAAAATTTCTTGGTCTATCATTATGATGGATGGTATTGGATTATTAATCCAAATACTAAAGAATGGGTTGTTAACGTTGCTGATAGTGGTTATACTTTTTTTAGTAGGGATTTTTGGACAACGTTTTCTAAGTTCTACCCATCAAAGGATTTAACTAAAGATATTCATAATTGGGTTAGTTATAAATTGGGAGTCCCTATTGGAAAACATTGTCATCCTGATTATGTTCCTCATGAATATAATTGGAAGGATGAGTTTGACGAAAGTGTGATTGATGAAGTGATTAATAATGGGGTTAAATAAAAATTTTTTTATTTTATAATATATTTATATATAAATTAAAATATTATGAAAAAAGTTGTTAGACTAACAGAATCGGATTTAATTAAATTGGTTAAAAGAGTTATTAGAGAAGAAGAGGGTGCAAATGACCCAGGTGACCCATCCTACAGCCGTTTGGCTGAAGAACTTTCAAATAAGGTAAGAAATTTATTTTTACCAACCTCTAAATTTTGGGCAGATTATCAAGGAACTATCAATGATGATGAGGAAGGGGCTGTAGCAGCTTTTGAGTCTTGGTGGAATACAAATGTAGCACCTCATATGAGTAAATTTAGTGGAGATAATGCTAAAAGTTTGGATACGGCATTTAAACAAATTAAAGAGGCTCTTTTAGGTGATACGTCAAATGATACAGTTAGTTGGGTTATTTATGTCAAAACTATGGATGGTAGGATAGACCAACGTCATTTTGAGGTTGATACCGACTTCTAATTAAAGAAATAATATTAAACCCCATTCTTATGAATGGGGTTTTTTATTTGGTAAGGTATTTATTATAATATGAAGTATAAAGTAACAAAAGAACAATATACTAGTTTTGTTAATAGTTTGATTAAGGTTTTTTTCGGTAATGTTAGAACTGCTAAAAGCCGTACATTTGATAGAATGGAATTGCTCATTGATGATGAAGAAATTGGGTGGGTTGCTTCTGGTATAAATCCTGATTTATCCGATAATTGTAAATTTGAACTTATTATTTATACTGACACTCTTAACAAAATTAAAAATTTTGCTCCTTTATTTAGAAAAAAGTTATTTGCGAAATTGATGATTGCCCATTTCTCAAAATTATTGAATATGAATATCGATTGTTTTTGGATTGATGAAGGTCCGGGATACGGTGAAGAGGAAATATTTACTCACAGAATTAAAAATAAGAAAAAGAAAAAAAAGAAATAATTTTATTGATTGGGATTTTTGTTATATATTTGTCCTATGAATTTATCTGACTACACTTTTGACCAACTCATTGAATTAAAAAATGAAGTTAATTCCCTAATCAATTCTTTTGAGGATGGATATTTTTATATCTGTGATGTTCGCTCTTATGGTAGACAATGGAAAGAGAATCATGTAAACCCACATACACTTCAGGAACTATGTTATCAATATTATGGTGATGAGGGTATTGTGGATGTATATACAAACAATCCTAATTTGAATATTGATAACTATGGTGGGGTAAATTACTTTAAATCGGAAGAAGATTACAACGCATGGAAAGAATGGAATTATTTGACAAAAAGAATTCCTATTATGGAACAGGAGCTTGATGAGTGGGATAACCGAGACAATGTTTCATTCAACCGACGACCAATTTTTACACCTTATTTTACTCGTGAAACAGTTGATGAGTATAAAAAACAACTCGCGGAGTATAATATGAATTTTGACAAACCTGTCCCTCTTGATTATAAGTACAATGAGGAGTAATCTATCTTAAACCACTGTTAATAGGTGGTTTTTGTTTTTAGAGGTATTTATTTATATGAAAGTCATAATTACAGAATCTCAGGTTGAAAAAGTAATCAATGTTTTTTCTAAGTTTTTGAATAAAGATTCACGTAAAGGTGTATGTAATGTCACGATTGATTATGACGATATGATGGATAGGTTTGTTTTAAATATTTTTTTTGATAGAATGTATTTGGTCAATTTAGATAGTGGTGGTAAACAAACAAATTTTATAGTTAAAGTTGTGAATGAGTATGGTAACTTGTTTAGAAGTTTATCAAGTAGAAATCCATTAATTTATCAACACTACGATGATTGTTAATTTATATGGATAAAAGAGCTGAACTATTATTTAAATTATTTGAAAAATCTTTAAGTGGTGGAATCGATGTTTACGGTATCACAGTATTACCGTCAGGTAAGTATACTGATGAATCTATATTAGATGGTATGTACAAAGTACCATTACTTAAAATTAAAAATCCAGATAATTTACCATTTTCATATTATTCATTACATGATTTAATATATACCATGTTTAGTGAGTCTTCTTTAATTAAAGCTGTCGGTTTACCTAATGGTTATATATTACATAAAGCGATTAATAAATTTATAAAATTTGATAATTTTAATTTTCGTGATTTCCACATCCCCGATGAAATATATAAAAAGTTATTAAACTGTTTAAATACTGACTCGGTTGAGATAAAATTTAGGGACGGGTCCAATACCATATTTACAATAAAGTGTAAATATTTTATTGATAATGATTTTGATATGTACTGGGATTCTGATGAAGAATTTAAAATTGATATATCAATTAAAGTTGAAAGTCTATGGGTTGAGAAACTTGAAGAAAATGAATATTATTTTGAAACTGATGAGGAAGAGATTATGGCTACAGTTTACGAAATATATGGTGACGAACCTTATCTTTTTGAACAACCTATATGGGGTTGTATTAGTCAACGTTTAACTGATTATATCACGTTTTTAAATACTGAATGGCAATCTGTTTCAGTTAATATATATGTTAAGTAAGTATTTATATATATGGAAAAATCTGTATTAGAAAATTTAAACGATAAAATTATTTTTTTCTTTATAAAGAAAATTGAAGAAAAGTGTGATATCTCTTTGGACGATTCTGATTTTATTGAATCATGTGATGATGTTAATAATGCAATGCGTTTAACTAAATCTTTAGATTATATTGATTACGATTTTATTGCTGAAATTTATAATTTAAATAAGGAAAAGTTTTCTGAGAAAAATCTTACACCTCCTTTGAATAGACCAACATGTCACGAATATTCATTTGGAATGTATGAAACAAGAATTGAAACAGTTAATAGTGAATATACTGGAACTATGAGCTCATATTCAGAAAAAAATCTGAGAGAAATTATAGATATCTCCAACAGTAACGGAGATTTGTATTATTGGGATTATCCCGAAACTCATAGAGAATACTTAGATGGTGAAACCACTGACAGTGGTTTTATTGCCAAATCAATAACAAAAATTAAATAATATAGATATGAGTGATTTAAAATTTATTATTACTAAAGTTCTTAAAGAGGCTGTTGGAGTTCCTGATAATATTGATTTTGTTTCTGAACAAGTATTTAATAAATTTATTAAATCTATTGATAAAAATTCCGATTTTTCAGACTTAGATGAGTCAATACATATAATTAAAGTAAATAAAGATATTGGTGATTTAAAAATCAAAAATGTAATTATAACTTTAAAATTAATGGAGGGTAAAAAAATTGAACCCGTAGCATATCAAAACGCGAGTCAGGCGAGACTAACTTTTGATTTAAGAGTTGAATATAGAAAATTTTCAGGAAATGTTGATATTGAAATAATAATGGTATCACCTAAAAAAGTAACTGGGAAGGACATCATTAGTTTTTTTAAAAATGACAAGGCGGAAACTGTTGCAACACTGTCCCATGAATTAAAACATACTTATGATAAACATAAGAAAAGTACTGAGGGAATGAAACAAAGAATAGACTATGACATATATTCTGAGAGAAACTTCCCAATATCTACTATAAATAAATTTTTGATTTCGTTGTACTACACTACCGTTATTGAGAATTTAGTTAGAGCCCCTGAAGTTTACACAAATTTAAAATTGAAAGGTACTGAACAAACTAATTTTTATGAAAATTTCATGGATAATCAAACGATAAAAAGATTGTTATTCATTAGAGATTATAGTTATGAAAATTTTATTCAAGATTTACGTGAAAATATTGAAGAGTGTAAACTTTTTCTAAAAATTATTAATAAGTTTGACAGTTCAAAAAGTGATGATGAAATCATACAGGATTGTTTAAAATATATTCACTTAAACATTACTAATTGGAGAGTGGATAAAATTAATTTTTATTTTTCTCAGTACATTTTTTTAAATCCATTTAAACAAATGGATTTCTCTCAGAAATTTGAAAATGAAATTAAAAAATATCAAAATAATCCATCTGATTTTTTTAAAGATGAAATTGTTAGAATGAAAAATGTTGCGGGGAAAATGATTAAAAAAATATCAAAAGTTTATTCTTTGTTCAAAACAAACACCAACGAGTCAATACAAAACTTTGATTTGTACCATAAATACAAAAAAAATGAACAATCATATAGTAATAAACTGAATAAAATAAAAAAATAATATATTTATTATTATGAGAAAAAGTTACAGTAAAATAAGACACATTCAAGAATCTAATACATTATTAGAAAATAGAAGAAGAACAATAATGGAACAAGTTCCTCCGGCTCCAGCACCTGCTGCAACACCCCCGACACCTGCTCCCGCACCTGTACCTGCGACACCACCTGCGACAGCACCTGTACCAGGACCTAATCCACCCGCACCCGTATCTCAAGAGGTTGCCGATTGTACTCCAGGTGTTACAGGTTCTTTAGATGCTAACGGTATGTTAACAAAACCTGATGGAACTAAATGTAAAGTTGTTTGTTTATCAGGAACACCTCCAACTGCAGGATAATTTTAAAAATATAGTATTTCTGAAAAACCCCTTTTGGGGTTTTTTTATTATATAAGATATTTATATTATATCAAAAAAACATGAAAAAAATTGTAAGACTTTCTGAGAACGATTTATTTAGAATAGTAAAAAAAGTTCTATTAGAAGAAGAATTCGGTTATGTAACATCTGACCTAAAAGATTGTAAAATAGAGACTAATTCATTTAAATCAAAAAAAGAAGAAGACGTTATTAAAATTTTAAAAGGAGGGTCAACTAAGTTTAAGGTAACCGGAATTAACGGGGATGTTTATTTTAATGGTAAACAACATAAGTTAGGTGGAGCAATTTTAACTCCTAATACTACAATAAAAATGGGACCAAACTCAAGTGTAAGAATGAGTGGTATGGGTATGCCAGAATGTTCTTTGAGATATACCCCTAACGGAATAGAATTTTCACCACAATACGCATAATATGAAATTAATAATTACAGAAACTCAATTAAAATACTTAATAACTGAGGGTAAAGAGGTTATTGGGGGAACTTTTAGTACAGACTTGGAGAACTCTCCAAAACATCATAGTAAAAGGGCTTTTGGTAATTGGCAATCTGATAATGCTTGGGATATTTTTTCACCTCCTGGTACTGTAGTTAATTCCTACACTGAAGGAACTGTAAAACGTGTTAGAGTAACTAATAAAACGACAGGAAAAGTTTTTGGTACACAAATCACAGTTGAGGGTGAAAATGGTTATCCTGATATATTTTACACACATTTAAAAAATGTAAAATTAGAAAAAGGGGATAAGGTTAAAGTTGGTGATTATATTGGTGAAATATCTGAATGGGATACTGCACCTAAGATAACTCACGTTCATATAGGACTTCCGGTTGGTCAACATTTAAGGGATTTATTAAATAAAAAAGATTCTAGTAAAATATTTTCAGGTGATAAAACAGTTTCAAACACTGATGATGAAAAACCTGAAAATAAAGAATTTGAAAAATCATCTGAAGTAAAAAAAGATGAAAGAATTGAAAACGGTAAAGTTAAAATCACTGGCAATTTTGATAGTGAACAACTTACTAACATTAATTTTTTAATTGATGAAATGAACAAAGAAGGTATAACTGACCCTTATGCTCAAGTTGGAATATTATCGGTTATTAAAAAAGAGTCAGGATTTAAACCAAAAAGTGAAGTGTCTTACCATAAAACAAGTAACGAAAGAATAAGAAAGTTATTTGGTAAAAGAGTTGCAAACTATAGTGATTCTGAATTAGACGAATTAAAGAAAGATGTTAAGAAATTCTTTAATGTGATTTACGCAAAGACAGTTGGTAATCAAGGTGGTAGTGATGGGTATAACTACAGAGGTAGAGGATTTAATCAGTTGACCGGAATTAAAAATTATGAAAAATACAGTAATATGATTGGTATGGGTAGTCAATTAGTCCAAGACCCTGATTTGGTTAATGACCCTAAAATTGCTGCGAAAATTGCTCTTAAATTTTTTACAAAAGGTAAACCAGCATCCGAATTTCCTAAATTTACTTCAAAAGAAGAAGCTGCGATTAAGTTTGCAGATATTAATGCAGGTGGTGGACGTAGTTCTCATAGAAATAGTGCATTAAAGGCTTCTGAAAATTTTGAAGTTGTTGCTTAAAAATAAATCCTGAATAATTTAATATTACTTAGAAAGGTGATTCATTAAAACCCCACCCAAAGCGGTAGCGTGTACCTGTAAGTGATTAATAGATTCAATTTCCAATTTTGTTTTTCTTTTGGTATAATCAATCCCTAAAGTTCCTATGAACTTACCATCAATTGTTTTAATTGCGAATAAATAACCTGATTTACAACCATTTTCTTCTGCGATATATTTTAAACCAAAAGTTGAGATTGATTCGTCTTTAAAATCAGGTATTTCTATAACATCATTCATTAATAATTCATTTATTGATTTACTAAATAAATTAACTGGAATATTGTGAAAGTTTGATTGGATTGAATTCACACCAACATGAACAGTTTCGTAAATTACACTGAATTTCGCCATAGATTTACCTGTAGGATAAAAATTACCTCCGTTATGGAATTGAGTTATCCATACTCTATCGGCTTTAAATTCTTCTTTAATATGTTCTATTCTTGATGTTACTAATTCTGAAACTTTAAGAGTCTCATGTACTAAATCAGGCTTAACTTTTCTCTTATTTAAATAATCTTTTGCTATAATTATTAATAGAGGACCTAATACTCCTGTTATAAAAGCTACAACTATTTCTATCGACATAAACTAAATAATATATTTATAAATAATAAATATATTTTTTTTCAAAAAAAACAATAATAAATGTCAGAATCTGCAGGAATAATAGTTAAAGTTAATGATGAAATTTTACTTTGTAAAAGAAGCGAAAGTGTAAATCATGGTGGATATTGGTCTCCACCTATGGGTGGGGTTGAAAAAGGGGAATCCCCTGCCGAGGCGGCTGTCAGAGAATTTAAAGAAGAAACTAATATTAGTATAAAGGGTACTCTTAAAAAAATAATAAAATTAGATAACAAAATCACAATTTTTTTAAGTGTGAAAAATACTAAAATAAAACCTGATTTAGATAAGGCTAAAGATGGGTTTGAACACAGTGAATGTGGTTATTTTAAAGATAAAGATTTAGACGATTTAAAAATAAGTCAAAAATTTTTAAAGGTATATAGAGAAATTTTAAATTAACAATGTATTTATAATAAAACGTATAACTATGTCAAAAATTAACGAGTATCAATTAAATAAATTGGCCATTAGAATAAGTGAGTCAATGAAGAAAGAAAATAAAAAAGAGGTTAAAGAGTATGTAAATCCAAGTCCTATGGGTACTCCTGACGCTATTTTAACAATCATATTAACTGCAATTGGCATGTTGTCAGTTGCTGGTTCTCATATCATTGTACCTTTTGTTAAAGGTATGATATCTAAACTAAAAGAGATGGGAGCGGATGAGGAAGCTGAAGAAGCTGAAACAAAACTGAAGATGAAGATGAAAAAAGGTAAAGGAATGGATGATGAAGAACGTTCAAAAATTAAAGAAAATTACCTAAGAAGAAAAAGAAGATTAAGATAATCATTTAATAAATGAAAAAACCTCACAAATTTGTGAGGTTTTTTTTTGACTATCAAAATTTTTATTATATTTGTGTAAATACTAATAAAATGAAAATCAAATTAACCGCCTGCATGTGGGCATTAGCATTAAGTTTATTATTAATCTTCAACAGTCAAGATGATTTCTCATTTTACACTGGAATTGTATTAATAATCATCCAATCTCTTTTATGGGGAAATCTAATGGGTAAACTAAAAAATGATTAATTAACTGATAGTACTTCTAAATCAAAAATTAGAGTTTTACCTGCTAATGGGTGGTTAGCGTCTAATGATGCTACTCCGTCACCAATCTCCATTACTTTAACTCTGATTGGACCCATATCGCTTTCTCCAATTAATTCATCCCCAACTTTAACATCTGTTGGTAACATGTCTAATTTAATGTCGCTGATTAATTCTCCGCGATATTCACCGTAGGCATTTTCTGACGTGATTGTTACAGTCTTCTTATCACCCTCTGACATATCGATTAGGCCGTCCTCAAAACCTTTAATTAGTTCTCCGTTACCTACTGTAATGTTCAAAGGCTCTCTACCTTCGTTTAATGAGGAATCGAAAACCGTTCCGTCCTCAAGTCGTCCAGTATAATTAACTGAAACTTTACTTCCTGTTTTAATTTTATTCATAACCAATTATAATATTTTTTTAGTATTAGTTAAAGTAATTTACAAAATTAATTTTGGAAATTAACACTAAAACTATAATATTTTTATTTCTATCCTTGTTAATAATGATAGTCCAAGTTTTTTGGAAATAATAATATTTATTAATTATGAGAAAAATTATTTCAGAAAGTGGTATAAGAAACATTAAAGAATTATCTGACAGATATAAAAAGGCAAAAATATATTTTCATATGGATTTAGACGGTGTAACTACCGCAATTGCCATGAAAAAATATTTGGAGGATAACGGAATTAGAGTTGTTGATTCTGAATTAATACAATATGGTGACAAAGAATGGTCGATAAAAAAACCTGATGCATCAGGAGAAATAATGCCTGTTTTAGTAGACTTTGCCCACGGAAAACCGATGTTTGTAATTCATACTGACCACCATGACAGACAAGCTGGTGTAGAAAAGGAGACTTCTACAAATTTTAGACCATCAAGGTCAAATGTTGAAACGATATCACAAGTTGTATCACCTAAAGAATTATTTCCTAATAATGACATATCATTAATATCTACAGTTGATTCAGCAAATTTTGCAAGTAATGACATATCGGTAGAAGAAGTAATGACATACGCATTCAAATTAGATAAAGATGAAGCGTTAAGAAAAAATAAGTTTTTGTTAGGATTAGTTACTAATAAATTACTATTAGCATTTAAAAACAAACCCGGATTTTTAGAAACACTTGTTATGGAATGTTCTCCGTCATTGTTGAATATATATTTAACAATTAGAAAGATAATGAGGGAGAAAGGTTTTAGTGGGATTAAAGACTTAGAAAAAAATAGAGACAAGTATATTAAGGACATGTCTAAAAACCAAAAGGTTGAAATAATTGGTAATATAATTAGTCAGTATGGTGGGGGTTATATGGTACCTCAGGGGTCTTTTGATAGATATACCCCATTTAGAAATAATCCTGAAGCAGATTTTTTAGTGATGGCATGGCCTAACGGATTATTACAGGCATCCTGTAATCCATTTAAAAAAGAAAGAGAATTGAAAGGGGTTAATTTAGGTGAAATTGCCGAAGAAGTATTATCTAATTATGAGTCAGAACTAAAAAGTAAAAAAATACCTTTATCGACTATTAAATGGATTTCAGAATTAAAGGCAAATGATAATTCTGTAGGTTTTACATTTAAGGATTTTGCTGCAATTTATGGTGAAAAAATATTAGATTTAGATAACGGTTTCAAATATATTGTTGAAATTAAAAAAATGATGTCAAAATTATTTTCTGAGTTAACAGAAAATGAACTTAGATTTTTAGATAAAATAGGTATAAGTGCTTGGGATTTTATAAGTGCCAATTCTGGTGGACATAAATGTATTACGAATATTTCAGGATTAAATTATATTAATAGAAGTAATAGACCACCATCAGATAAACGAACCGGTTCAAAATCTGAAGGGGATATTTATTTTATATCTTTACTAAAAAATATGCAAAAAGATTTTGTGGATATTTTACAGGAAAAAATAAATGAGTCTAAATATTAATATCAAACTCATATATTACACTATTGATAAAATCTTCAATATTTAAACCAAATCTAAAATCAATATTATAATTTTTTAAATCGAACATAAATGTTCCTTGAGACCCTTCATTAATTTCCCATCCTGAACCAACATAATTACTTATTAACTCGTATAGGTAATCTTCTAAATCGGCAGGTATTGCAAAAATTGAATCATTTGAATCTCGCCCTGACTCAATATATCCACTATCTCCCGAACCTTCAAATTGAACGTCAAATGTTTCAATTTTTCTTTCTTTTTTTACTTCATTTAATGTGTCTATAATATTTTCCGGTAGGTTATCCTTATCAATTTTTACATACTGACTATCAGTATCATAAAATTGTAATGACTGACTTATCTTTACTTTATTATTTTTAAAATCAAATAAAAATGATAATTGACAATATCCTGTAATGTCATAACCGCTGGACTCATCCCAATCAATAATATCAAAATTATCTTCCGCAAATTCGCTAAATACGAAATCTAAATATTTTCTAACATCTTCAGGAAATTTAATACCATAGACATAGAAATTATAATCAAGGTGATTGTCTCCGTCATACACTGAAAAATTTTGTTCAAATTTATCATGTCCATAAGACATACAGATGTATTTAATTTTTTTTAACATCTTTTTTGAATCGTCACCTTTCAAATAGTTTTCCAATAATTTAATTTCCATATGTATAAATATTTAATCTTCAAATTCTAATTTAATCGTTTTCAACATCCAAATAGGCTTTTCATTTTTTTCAATTGCCATTAACCATTCTTTTGCCGAAGGAATGTAGTTATTACAATCTTCCTTCACATGTTGTTCACCTACGTATCTTGTATAAACTACTTTGTCGTCACTATTTGTAAAAGAGGTACCAAATTTTTTTTCCATTTCAAAAATACCCTCACTATGATGTCTAAACATCCTGTGTATTGAATGTCCGTACCAAGATTTAGTTTCATCTAACCATTCATGTAGATGGATATAGTCTTCCCATTTTCCACCAAATTTTTTTGCTGAACTTTTAGAATGTAAAATAGGATGGGCCATTAGAGTGGTCTATTGAAGTTGTTATTATTATATCTTTATCTTTACCTGTAAATTTCCAAGCATCTGTTATTAAAATTTCTAATCCATATGGATAAATGTCTATTGCTTGATAATGATTGGTTGGGACTAATTTTGCGGAAACCGACCATTTTTTAGTATTGGTTGAAAGAAAACAAGATTCAATTATTATTTTAGAATCTTTACCAAAATACTCATCTATCTCTGTTTTATAGAGTTTATTTATCGTCCTTTCAAGATATTTTTTGGTCATTAATTAATCCAAGAGTTAATGTTTAAAAATCCATATTTATTTAAATGATATAAATTTACAATAAGTAAAAATATTGGAATCCAAAGAGTTGTACTGTCAAGACAAACATGGTACATAACAATACCAAAATTTATAGGTAGAAGTAAAAATGGTGAAACCCTTAGACCGAATCCTCTTATAAATGATATCCCACAATAAATTTGAATAATTGCAATTGAAGGTAATATGAACCCTGAATGTTCCACACCCTCCCAAAATAACCGAGTGTGTTCAGGATGTGCGATTTTAAATAGACCAATTAATTGATTTAATCCTGCAATAAAATAAATTATTCCATAAATAAATCTAAAAATTTTGCCGAAAGGAATTTCAGAGATAAACGACTCTCTTATCCTATCAAAGGATTCTTCTAATGATGATAAATTTTTTTCCATAATAATATATAACAAAAATAACAATTTGTCACATTAATTCAAGTCAAAAAATTATCTTCCCTGTCCTCTATATTGTTTTTTATAATTTTTAGACTTTTTATTTGAAGTTTGTTTTTTAGAGAACTTACCAACTCTCTTAGTTCCAAAATTTATTTTACTACTACTTGCGGATTTTGTTATTTTTTGAGCCATAATTTTGTTTTACTATAATTATTACCTACAATATAATATTTATCATAAAAGAACTTAGGTTCATAAATTTTAAATCCACATAAATGGATAGTGATGACTTGGAGACAAATATTCCACAAGAACGTGGCAACATACTGTCTAATGGTTGGGATGTTTTTCAACCCCTTAGGCTTCGACATCATTTTCAAAATGATTCTAGACTCGACAAATTCCTATTGGATTACCACAGGGATTTTTTATGGTATATCTCTATCATTTTTTGGGTTATATTTCTTTTTTCGTAAAAAACAATGAAACTTAATAAAATTATATTAGAGTCTGTAAATGATAAAATTAATATGTCTGAAGGATTAATATTTCATATTAAAAATGAGATACCAATTACCGAAAACATATATAGACCAAACTCTAAATTTTTTTTAGAATTGTTTAATGAAGTTAGAAAATTAAATAAATTAGGTGTAATTTACCTTAATGAAAATGAAGAAGAGGTAATCAATACTGAAATTGGTAAGAGAGTTAAATTATCAAATGGTAAAGTAGTTAATTTAGATTTACCATATGTAATCCAAGATTTGAATGAGGCCGATTATAATGGTAAAAATGTACAACTAAATAGACCAATGAGAAATTCAGGTGGTAATAAAAAATATGTTGTATATGTGAAAAACCCATCCTCAGGTAAAGTAAAAAAAATATCTTTTGGTGATGTACACGGAGGATTGACTGCAAAAGTTTCTAACGCACAAGCCAGAAAATCATTCGCCGCAAGACACCAATGTCATAATAAGAAAGATAAGACAAAGGCAGGATATTGGGCGTGTAGAATAAATAGATACGGTCATTTATGGGGTGGAAAGACCTATCCAGGGTATTGGTAATATGAAACCATATCAAGACTCAAAAATTAATAATAACGAAAAAATTCGTACCTTTACTCAAGAAATTGATTCAGGTGAATTGATGTGGCATAGAGATAGAAAAGACAGGATTGTTGAAATAATTGAGAGTGATGGGTGGAAATTACAATTAGATAACGAACTTCCTATTGATATGACAGTAGGTAAAAAATACTTTATACCCGAAGGGATTTATCATAGAACAATTAAAGGTAACGGTAATTTGGTGATTAAGATAATTGAGAATTAATTATTCTTTTTCATTTTTGATACAATCTTAGTCAAGAATTTTTTAACCGTGACCCCCACGGTAACACTCGTTAAGTACATTAAGATTCTTTTAACTATCTCTTCAACACTTAACGAAAGGATATCCCCCTGACTTACTAAACCGTATATTATTGGTAATATTGGTATAACAAAAGTAAAACCAATTATTTTTGAAATATTATCAATGTATATTCCCACACTAGATAAAAAAGACAAAAAATTGTCTTTTATTCTTTCAGCTTTAGGTAATAAATCTAAGAAAAATTGATACAATCCCTTTTCAATTAATTTATCCTTAACTGTATTAAAAAATTTTTTATTTTGGTAAAGTACTGAGAATAATAAACCCGACAATACTAAAAATCTATCTGAATCTGAAAATTCAGGAAATTTCCCTTGGATAATATCATTCAATGGTGACATAAACCCACCAATGGAAGCACTCCAAGATAAAAGAATCCCAAGGTCTAAATTAGTTTGTTTTTTAACCTCATCTAAAATTGATTCTCCTAATTTTTTAGATTCATTGGAAATATTTTCAATATCATTAGATGCTGATTCTAAAATCAATTTTTTTCTCTGTAAATCTGTAATATAAACTTTCATTGTATTTATATAAATATAAATAATTTTTAAATATTTTTTTATGAGTAAATTAAATCCTGAAGTCGAGATAGGAGATAGAATAATTTGTTTGTCGATGAAAGGTGAGAACGATTTTATGGGTGAAAAAGGAGTAGTCACTGGACAAAATGAAATGCAAATTTTTGTGAAATGGGATAATAAGGGGTCATCAATTTCAATGTTAAAAGATGAGGATAAATGGTTAAAAGAGGAAGATTACCATAAGAAAAGAAAACTAAAAGAGTCTTCTTATCTTAATGTTAATGAATTAGCCGAACACACAAAAGTTTTGAAATATTTTAAAATGCCAGAAATAAAAAAATATTTAGATTTATTACGAGAAACAAGTATAGTTAATATGTTATCATCGTCCCCATACCTTTACATGGGTAAGAATACTTTGAAAAAAGAACATTACAATGTAGATAGTGAAAGTTTTGATGATTTAGTTGACATGGCTGATAAGGTAAAAGAAATTATGATTAGAGGAGCCATGAAAGTAATTGAAGATGAAGGAAAAGAAATAACTATTGAAAATGTTAATAGAACTGTACAAAGATACGCTCCAAAAATATTAATGTTTTGGGTGAAACATTATTAAATTAAGAAAACTGGGTTCTGTTCTCCAAAATGTCCACCGATAATGTTGTAGTCAAAATATTCATGGGCATCTTCTTCATTCATGTCTTCCATAAGTTTTTGAATTATTTTTTCTTTCGAGTATAAAACTCTGTTTCCATTACCAAATTCTTCAACAACGCCTATAATACAGTCATCAAATCCTGTTAATAGAACCGCTCCTTCAGCATTTTCGTTTATGTATTCAATCATAGTAATTCTGATAAATTAATCCCATCAATATCTTTATCACTCATTTTTAGTTTGAATGTAAACCCTGCAGTCATTTTAGTAATAGTCTCCTTAACTTCTTCAACACTGTCCCATTTAATTGAAACCTCGTGTTCAGGAGAGTATACCTCATCAACCAAATAATTAACAATTGTTCCACTTTGTAGAGTTAAGAATCCGTGAGCATATCCGATAGGGACATATAAACTATCACCTTCATTCATCATGAATTCAAAAGTTTTACCGAAATTTGGGTTTAGTTTATCTACACAAACACAAAAATCCAAAATTCTACCTTTAATTACCATTACTTCTTTTGCTTGAGACTTTGGGAATTTTTGTAGATGTAGTCCTCTAAATACAAACATATCGTCATTAATACTAATATTTGATTGAACCCATTTATCGGATAATTTAATTGGGACGAAAAAACCTCTATGGTCTTTAAAAATTGGTTGTTTACTTAATTCAGGTATCATACACTAAATTTAATAATAATACTTTTTTTTGTCAAATAGATATGTCAATATATTTATAAATAAAAAATATGAACTCGTATTTCCTAAACATTAGCAACGAAGAAAAAAATTCAATTGCTGAAAAACATAGAACTTTATATAATGGATTCCAAACTATGAAAATCCATAAGACAAATGAAACCCCATTAAATGTTGAGGATTTGGCATTAGATAAAGGTGGAGTTACTCTAACCTCTAAAAATGAAATATCAACTTATACTAACACTATGTATATGACAGAATCTAAATCTGAAGAAGTATGTGAGGAGTGTGGTAAAATGTATGAGGGTGAAGGAGAAACTTGTGAATGTTGGAAAAATGAGATGTATGAAGGGGAAGTATGTGAGGAGTGCGGTGAGATGTATGAAGGAGAAGTATGTGAAGAGTGCTCAGGGATGAAATACGAGTATGAGAACATCGAAGAGTCAATACAGTTAAAATCTAAGTCTAAACAAGTACATGAAAGTATTGAAAAGACTTTAGATATGTTTAGAAGATTCGGAAACAAGTGATATGAAAATACAAGAAATAGTTGATTATTACTATAATTCAGATATCAACTGTTTAAAAGTTTCATTTAGGTTAAAAACTGACCAAATGAACCAAATAAGGGAAACCGAATTTGATATAGACGACATAAAACAATGGGGATATGATATTGTTTTTAATGAGAGTTTAATATCAGAGTCTACACAATTTTATTTTGAAGATGAAAACGAAGATTATTTTTTTGAAGAAGTTAATGAGGAAGTTTTGGAGGTTGATGAGGATTCTCTATTAGAATTCTTAAATGAGTATTACAACGAAAACCCTAAAAAATTACCTAAGACTTCACTTTTTTAAAACCAATTACGGTTATTTTTTTTCATTTTACAAATATATGTAATAATTCTTTTAAAAATACTATTTATTAGAAAATGAAAAAAATCATCAATTCATACGACGTTATACTTTCAGTTATGAACGTAGTTAATGAACAAGAAGGTGGAGATACTGGAGGTGGGGCAAGCACATCAACTGCAACTGCAACAAAGTGGGAATCCGGTGTTAAAAGAGGAAAGGCTAATCCGATTGATTCAAAAATTAAATGGGAATCAGGGTTAACAAGAGGAAAGGCTAATCCGATTGATTCAAAAACTAAATGGCAATCAGGGTTAACAAGAGGAAAAGCTAACCCATTGAGTTGATTTTTTTACTTTTTATAATATTTATAGTATAAACAAACATTATGGGTAAAAATGAATTAATCGAGAGGTTCAAATTACTAAGTAAATACGATACTTCAACAACCTTAACTGAAAATTTCAAAAAGTCTGATTTAATAAAAGAGGATAACTCTGACATCGCATTAGCTGCCGGAGCGGGAGCTGCCGCAGGTTCTTTTATACCTGGAATTGGGACTGCAATAGGAGCGGGAATTGGAGCCTTAGGGGCTTGGTACGCAACTAAAGATTCAGGACCTCAAGAGAGAGTTAGAATGGCATTTGATTTATGTAATAGAGTACCTGCCGACAAACAAGGTGAAAAACTTGTTGACGGTAATGCAATAGCGGATTCTATATATGACGCAATTGACGGTTTGGGAACTGACGAGGAGGCTTTAGGGACTGCGTTCTCTCAGATTCAGTCTATTGCTGATATGTGTGCAGTTAAAAAAGCTTACGAAGGGACTTATGGTAAAGATATATACAATGAACTTGATGGTGACATTGATTCTGATGAAGATTGGATGGTTATTTTAAGACCTTTAAGAAATATTCTTGACGCTCAAGCTCAACAAGCTCAACAATCGACTACAACAACTCAACCAACTCCAAACCCAACAGGCCAAGGATGGGAGAAATACCCATGTGTTGTTACAAACGCTAAAAGTTATGATGCGGCAACAAACACGTATAAAGATGAAACATGGACATTTACTAACGATGGAAAAATGAGTAATGGTAAGGTCAGTATTTGTTATACATGTTCACCAAGTTAATCAATAGGAATAATAATGAGTTATAAAAATTTAAAAATATCTGACACTGAAAAGAAGTTAATTCTTGAATCTCATAATGGGGGACAAAATTCTCATGTTATGGCGATGAATATCTCAGTTGATGGTAAATATATGGTTGTTTTTGATAACCTAATGGACCTTAAAACCAATAAAAATTTAGGTAACATATGGGAAAACAAAGATGCCTTCAATACTATAGTTGAACATCTATTTAGTTTAAATCCGGATTCTGAACATAGAGAATATATTAATGAATCTGAAGTGATTCAAGATATATGGTATAAAGTTGATGAGATTAAATTATTTGTTAAGGAGAATATTAATTCTGCAGAAAATTTAATTACTGAAGGTTTTTGGGGTTGGGTTAAAGAAAAGGCTGGTCAAGCTTGGGAAGGAGTAAAGAGTGTTGGGTCTATGGTTGGTAAAGGTATTATTTGGTTATTAAGAAAACTAAGGTCATTTTTATATCATCCTGTTGGTATTGCGTTAGACATAGTATTAACTGCGACAGGTATCGGAAAACTAGCCCCCATGATTATGTGGGGAGCAGTTGTTTGTTTAGATATATATGAATTATTAACAGGAGATTATGCTGAGGAAGATAAAAACTTACCGATGTGGGCAAGACTATTATTTTTAGCGGTTGATTGTTTAGCATTGGTTTTTACAGGTGCCGTATCTAAAACAGTTAGAGTTGGAGTTGAGTCAGTGTTAACAGGTGCTAAAGGAATGACAGGAATATTAACTAAATTTCCAAAACTAGCGTCTTTCTTAAAAGGATTCACAGGATTTCTTCCAAAGATAATTGCACCTATAAAAAGTTTTTTACAATGGGTTGGAAAGAGTATTCCAGCAACAAGTAAATTTGTTGCTAAAATAAGTTCAGGTATGGACAGAATTTTTGCCGAAGTTGGTCAACTTTCTATGAAACATCAACAAACTGCATACCAACAAGCTGCACAATCGGCTTCTAAACAGTTAGGAAAAAATATTACTCAAAAAGAATTAAGTGCTGCCGCAACACAACAAGCGAAAAAAGGATTTAAACAGGCAGCAATTGCGACAGGAGTGATAGGGGCCGCTCACGTAGGATTATCCGCATTATCAGGAGATGAAAATAAATCAGAAGAAGAAATTTCAAATACTACACCTGAAGAAAATAAAATGTTGGCTCAACAATTTTCGAGCACAATTGAACAGGACCCTGAGTTCGAAAAATTAAAACAAGAATTATCCCAATAATAAAATTATGAAAGCAAATTTTTTAATATCAGAAGATGAAAAAAGAAGAATATTAGGTCTTCACTTGACAGAAAACTTGGTACATGGTACATCGAAAGATAAAGAGTTGATAAAAGAAATTCAAAGTATTGTTAAAGGTACTGCGGAGACTTTAGTTGATGTTGGAAAAAATAATAAAGTTTTTTTCCAAGATTTAAAGGCCGCGATGGAGGGTATCGGAATAACTGGTGTTAAAAGTGTTGAGGAATTTAGTGCCGCGATTAAAGATGGTAAAATTACCGCAACTGACGCAGTTAAAGTTTATTCTAAACTTTTTGAGATGAACAAAAGTTTGGCCCAAGAAGTTTTAGCAACTGTTAAAGAATCCCCATCATTTAAAGATTTAGTTAATTTATCATTCCCACAAGGAAAAGCGTTCTTAAACGCTGAAGGAAAACTTACCGCAGATGCGGCTAAGAAAATGGAATTGATTAAAAATTATTACGCTAAGGTTGGTTTAAAACCTGAGGCCATCGAGGGAGCAATTAAAGAATTAAAGGCGGGTGGATTATCAAGTGAGATTAAATTTGCCGGTAGTAGAACTGCGGATGTTGCTAAAAATATTGCGAAGGTTGAGGGGTCGGCTTTAGGTAAAGAACTAGCACAAGGTGGTTTAGTAAAAGATGCTGCACAGGCAGGAATTAAACAAGGTACTAATGTTAAAATGGTAACTGTTGTTGATGGTAAAGCGGTAATCAAAGACGGACCTGTAGAATTATTTAAGACAGGTAAAGAATATTTCATTAAAATGCCATTATGGAAAAAAGTAGCATCAATTGGAGCGTTGGCAGGTTTAATTTACTTATTAACAGGTGATAGTGATGCATCAATCATAGTACCGCCACAAGCATCACCAATACTTGATAATGAGCTTTATTTCCCACCATATGTTATACAAAATGATTGTAAAGTGTTAACTACACCAAAACGTACAGTACGAAATGAACCCGTTAAACCTGAACCCGTTAAACCAGTTGATTCTGAACCTGTTATTAGTCCTATTGTTGGACCAACACCTTCACCAAGTCCAGAACCTTCGCCAAGTCCAGAGCCAGTTAATGTTGAAGGATTTGCCGGTAGAACTGATTTAACAAAAGGTGAATGTAAAGGATTCTTCCAAATCATTGATAGTAGAGACGAACAAAGTGGTGGTAAAACTGCAAATGATAAAGAATTAACAACAATTAAAGCGTGTCTTCAACAATATAACTTTGTTGGAGATAAACACGGTAAATTGAAGAGAAGATACGGATTAAGTGGAAGTGGAGGAGATAAAGCAATCTAATATTTATTAAAGATATGAAAAAAGAAAAACAAAATTTAAATGAATCATTAAGTAGAATTAAAAACCTCTTTCAACACGAAAGAGGTGTTGTTATATCTGAACAAAGTTATCGAACTTTATTAAATGAAGAAGCCGCTAAGGGAGATTATTCGAATCCCTATGTTGATTCTGAAATGACAGGAGACGTTGATACTGTTCAACGTATTTTGGATTTACCAGTTTATCAAACAGGGTTGGAAAGTATAAAAAGTGTATTAGATAAATATGTCAATAAATGGGCGAAAAACGAAGAAAACCCTGCTAATCCAATCATTGTACCAGCACTTAACAGATTAGGGGAATTGTATACTATAGATGAAAGTGGAGATTCTTTGTATAATGACATTTCATCAATAGGTGAAAGAACCATGGGAACCACTGCGATAAATCTTAAAAGACAATGTTTAAATATTTTAATTAATGCTCAAAGCCAACAAGCTCCGGCACCTCAGGCACCAGAAATAGTTTTAAAATGGGGAGATGGAAGTGAAGCTTCTAAATGTTTTACTCAGATAAAAAAAGACGGACATAGTGTTACGTTAGAAAAATCAGATGATGGGGTAGAATATTTTTTGATTGCTTATACTGACCCTTCACTTAAACCCGGATATTTCTATAGAGACGGTGAATTGGCATATGAAGATGTAAATAAACCTGGTGAATTTATTAGTAAAAAATGGGCTTGTAGTGAACAACCTGATGGAAATGGTAGATACAACATACAATATATTTAATAATATGAAAAAAAATATAATTTTAGAAACAGGTTCGGACCCAAGAAGTAAAAGAATGGCCGCTGCCAATAATACAAATAAAGGCGCTGCGAATAAAGGTACGGCAAATAAAGGTGGTACATTATGGACTCAGTCGCCATTTAAAGATAATGTATCAGCTAACAAGTTTAGAGCTTGGGTTAATAGTACTTACCCTACGGTTGCAACATCTGTTAATTTATCTCCAGAAGGCTCACAAACCAATTCATATAGAAATTCTTACATTAAAAAGGCTTGGGAATACCCAACAACCACTGGAGGTAAATTAGGTGATGAATATTTAAAAACTGCTGATGGACAGGCTTTAGGTGGAGGAGGTCAACCAGCTCCAGAAGCTGAAGACCTATCTATGTGGAATGATAAGGCTTATTGGACATCTCAAGCGAATACAAAATGTTTACTTTCATTGGGTAGTAACTCAGTATTCTCAATTTCAAAGAAAGGAGTTTCAACCCCTATGTTAGGTGTTAACACAACACAAGGTCAAACTTATTATTTTGACATGAAAGGTGGGGTTTTCAATAATAAGGGACAATCACTTGGTTTATCTTATTCTTGTGATGGTGACAAGGTAAATTTCTTTCAAGCTGGAACAAACGAATCAGGACTTAGTTTTAATACAACAAGTTTTCCTAAATTATTTGGTCAACAAGGAACTGTTCAAGGACAACCAAGTCCAACAGGGACAACTGAAACAAAAGTTGATATTGGAATTGACGGATTAACCGCTGCGGGTATTACAACCGCTGAGGCGATTAAAGAAATGAATCAATTTAACCCTGCTAAATGTGGTCCAATCATTCAAAAGTATTACGAATTTGCGGTTAATAATGACCCTATCGAAGTTATTTTAAAACAAGTACCAGGTGGTAATGCAGGAGAAAGATTAGCGAATCTTGCGAGAATGCAGATTAATGTTGAGGCTTGTAAAAGAATTATCGTTAATGATGCAGGTGGATTATTTAAAGGAAGAGGTGAGACCGAAAGTGCATTGGCAAGTTTCTTTAAAGGAAATAGACAAATTAGAAAACAACTTGAATATTTGGCAAACCCATCAAATCCTGTATTAAGATTACCTGACCAAGGGGTTTCTGCTAATAACCACTTCAAAACATTACAACAATCCTACGGTACTGCAACACAAAACAAAACGTTTAGTGATGAAGCAAAAAAAGAAATTTCATCTTATGTATTTAAAGAATCTATCAATAAGAGTGACAAATTAATTAATGAAATTGTTTCAGGTAAAATATCTAAATTAATTTCTGAAAATAATAAGAAATTATTAAATGAAACAAAATTAATTTCTGAAAGATTTAATGTTATTAAAAATTCTTACGGTAGAATATCTAATGATAAATTTTATCATATGTTAATTAGAGAAACAATTAATATGCAAAATAAGGGTTATAATGAAAACTTAATTTGTGAAGGATTATTTGATGATATATTCAGAGGTCTATTTGGTGGTGTTGAAGATACTGCAAAAGAAGAGTTGTTAGCATATCTATTAAAATTAATGGGTATTGAGAATAATAGTTATCTGTATAACTTATTAATTGTTGCCTTTGGTAACGTTCCAATCGCTGATATTCCTAAATTGTTTACTGATTGTAGATTTGTTACAAAAATATTCGCGGAATCTATACCTGAAGCAATGATTAGAAAAACTCAAGAAGGTAAAGGTTATGGTTCAGGGGTTTATGATGTTATTCGTAACACACTGGTAGACGCGATTGAATCTACAGAATTCGTATCAGGTTTAGAATCTAAATTAGGAAACATGATTTGTCCTTTAGTTGATAAAGTTAAAGGTAATATGGAAAGAGAATCATCTAAAATTAAAGAAATGTATTCAACAAAGTAATTTTAATTTTATAGTATAAAAAAAAGGGACAGTTTAACTGTCCTTTTTTATTTAAAATCATTTTGATAATCAATCCAAATATCATGTAGGTATTTACCAATTGAATCTGAAAATATTGTAGGTTCTGTTGGTTTTTTTTGTAATTTCATACCTGTTTCATTTAGTAATTTATCTCCCTTTTTAATGTTACAAGGGCTACAACAAGTTACCAAATTATCCCAAGAGTTACCACCTCCTTTTGATTTAGGTATTAAATGGTCAATCGTAAGATTTTTTTTACTACCACAATAAACACAAGAATAATTATCTCTTCTCATTATTCTATTACGATTTACTCTAGTTCTACGTCTTTTAAATGACACGTAACTTAATAGTCTTATGATTATTGGTCTTAAAAATTCTTTAACTCCGCAAACCAACGGTTCCTCCGAAGATTTAACAATCTCAGCCCTACCTTTATAAACTAAATTAAATCCTCTATTAAATGTTGTTACATTTAATGGACTATAATCATAATTAAGTACTAAAATACCATTCATAATACACAATTATAACAAAAAAAATTGAATTTACAAATAAGTATTAGTATAATTAATAATATACAATGGACCCAAAAGTAAAAAAAATTGAAGTAGAAGAAATAAAGCCAAAAACTGAAAATTTATCAGAAACTGAATCAAATAGTAAGGATACTTTTTCTGATTTATGGGATAATTTTAGTGGAACACATTTTATTTAATATATGTACGTAATTTTAAAACACATTAAGAACAAAACTAACAAGGTTTTACCTGTTATTTTGGTCGACAACCAAAGTGAGATATTGGAATTCAACTCATTAGACGAAGCTGAAAAAATGAGGGACATATTCCAAAAAAACTCAGATAGTGGTTATAAATATGAAGTGAAAAAAATATAATTTCTTTTGTGAAATAGGAATTTATTTATATATTTGTAGAAATAATTACCACTATGAAAAACATACTATTCTACGCAACAATCATCACAATCTCATACTTAGTATTTGATAAGTATACTACTGAAAACAATCCTTTGTTGAAAGCAAAGATTGAGCAGGTTGTAGAATCTAAAGTTCAAAAATTATACTCACCTGAAATTGACAATACTGAAGTATTATCAGATGTTGACAATGTAGTAGTTGTAGATAATGATGAGACATCTTATGTACAAAACAAAAATGGTGGTAGTGCTTACAAACTTGAGGGTAACGTTGCAGTAGTTACAGTTTTCTTGACTGATGTTAATATGGGTTATGGAAACGAAAGTAAAGTGATGTCAAGTGTGAATAACGCTGAGCGTTGGTTGAAAACCAAAGCCGCTGAGTACGGGAAAGAAGTTAATTTCATCAACTACGAATATGGTAAGAGTAAGTTAGTTTCATTCAACACACCTCAAGGATGGTCAAGTGCGGGTAATTCATTCAGTTCTTACACCACATTACAAAAATTTGAAGATACTCCATCAGGAATTATTGATTTCGCAAAATCTCAGAACTGTGACCAAGTTGTTGTTTTGTTTGTATCTAACGGAAACGGACGTTCATACGCTATGGATAATTACTTAGCATCAAATGTGGTTTTAGACTACGATGTGATTTTCGCACCTAACAATGTGGCAAATGAAACTCAAATTGCTCACGAAATGTTACACTTATTCGGAGCTGTTGATTTATATTCATTGAATGGTCAATCACAGGATAAGACCTCAATGTTACCACAATTCAAAAGAGATATCATGGCTAATGTTTCTAACAACCTTTCAGTTACTGAATTCAGTCCATTCACCGCTTGGACAGTTGGTTTGACTTCTGAGAAAAATTCTAACTACGATATCTTGGCATCAAGATGATTAAAAAGTGGATTATAAAAAATACAGTTTTCTTATTAACTTTAACCCTTATATTAGGTTATATCGTTAGAAAGTTAATTTAAGAAATGCCCCCATAGCTCAGCTGGATAGAGCAACAACCTTCTAAGTTGTGGGTCACACGTTCGAATCGTGTTGGGGGTACCATTTTTATTAATGAGGAGCACTCACCAAGTAGTAATCACCTGTTTCTAATTCAGGTAGATAAGATTTTTTCACTTGGTTACCATAATTACTAACCATAATAGATTTGTTCTTTTCCTTATCATGTATGATGTCAGAATCAATTCTTTCGTCTTCATCATATAATAATAATTTATCCATTAAATTTTTATCGTAAGATATATAATACATTCCTCGTGTTTCATATTCATCGTAGTCATCAGTATATCCGTTTCCATCACATTCATAACACGTTTCATTACCTTGTCCTCCACAATTATCACAAGTTACTTCACCATCCCCATCACAGTATCCACAATTATCCCCCTCATCGTCAGTACCATCTCCATTACATTCTGAACATTCAATTTCACCACTTGAGTCACAATCATTACAGTTTACGGTTCCATCACCACCACAATATTCACAACTTATTTGAGTGTAATTTGACTCTATTTCAGCAATATCAAATCTAAAAATATTACTAACTATCGTTTCATAATATTTTTCATAATTTAAATCATCAAATGATATTGATAAAAGAAAACAAATAACAGATAACTCTTTATCATTAAAATTTCTAAAAAAATTTTGTAATAGATTATCTTTTCTAAAAAAATGAAATATATCATCTGCGGTTTTAATCTTATTTTTCAATAAGATTAATTTAACTCTATTATTTACGTATTTTAATAGTTTATCCTTTTCCATATATTTATAAATATATGAAAGAGTTGTTATCTGAGGAAATTCAAAAATTTAACAAATTATCTAAATTCAGTTTTGTTAATGAAGGCGCAAATGCATCTTCATTACGTTCACATGTCGAATCTTTAGGATATAGTAGTAAATCGACTATGGATGAGTCAGGTGACTTAAATGGTGACTTAGTTGAGGTTTTGAAAAAATTGGCAACAATGGTTAAAAAGTATAAACCTGATGTTAAATTAAAATTTGGTTCAGGTAACGATAAATTTCATAGAAGATTACGTTATGTTAGTAGACATACTAAAGGAGAGGCGGTTGATGTTACAATAGATTCACAAAATTCAAAACTTATTGATGAATTAAATAAATTATTTTGTTATATCAGAAAAGAAAACGATGGTTTTAGTTTTATAGATGAGTATAACCATCCATCTAAAGCTTCAACAGGTGGACACTATCATTTTTCATTTAGAGCTGGAAAACCTGAAGACACAAGAAGTACAAAGTCAATTTGTTCAGGAGTTGATTTATCAGAATTTGATGATTTTAAAGATATATCAAACATTGACGATGGTGAATATAAGGATAAGAAAATGAAAGATTTAATTTCTAAAATTTCAGATGAATATGAAAAACCTGAATCTGAGGTTGAATCAAAAATAAAGGAAAAACAAAAAACTGAAGGTAATGATTTTATAGAATCATTATTTAAGATGTTTATGGATGAGATTCCTCTTGAAGAAAAAATTAATGAGAGTCTTAAAAGAATGAAAAAATTAATGTAATGAAAAAACCATTTAACTTTTTTAAATCATATGATGAAATGGAATCAACAACTTTCATCCCATATAGTAAAACAAAAACTAAAGTTGTTAGTATGTTTGATGGTGTTGTTTCTAGTATTGATTTAGATAAAAAAGTAAAATTAACAACTGAACATGATATTAACGGGTTTGAATTTGATATTGAGTATGTTAACGACACTGAAGACGAATATTCTACACCTGATATTAAGGTAAATAAAAAAAGTAAAGTTAGTGAAGGAGAGACTTTATTTTTTATGTCACCTGATGTTAATTTAACTGTAACATTTATTGTTGGATTCTCAAAGTACAATTTTGAAAATTTTGTATCAAAATATAAAAATAAAATTGATGTTAAGGATGATAAAAAGGAGGATAAAGAAGATAAAGGAAAAGAAAACAATTTAACTGCACCTGGTAGTTTAAATTCTTTTTTTGATGAGTTACTTTTAAAACCGATTTTAAATCCATTGTCAGGTAAGAAACCTATTGAAGAGAATATAAAAGAGGATTTAGAAAGATTTAAAAAACTAATAAAATAAAAAAGGGACGTAAGTCCCTTTTTATATGGTGGAGATGCCGGGGGTCGAACCCGGGTCCAAAAAAGTTTACCATAAAACACTACACGCTTAGGTTATTGTTTTTCTAAACAATCCAAAACTTCACAATTCCCTTATTTTATAGTGGTTCGGTTTACTGAGAACTAATCCTCCACTTTGTTTCTTTTTGGGTAGAAACCACACCACAACTACGACTTCTGTTGCAAGGTTGTATGTCTGCCGACCCCTAGTAGGTTAATCCTAGATTAAGCTACAGATACTTCTTCAGTACGGATTAAACCGATTGTAGAAAGTTTGTTGATAACGTTGCCGTTTGTAATTTGAACCAGTTTAACGGAGTTAATTCAGCTCCGGCGTGCGTTTTATGACTAATCCATTCCTGTCAAAGCCAAAAACATCCCCATAAATCAAAGAACTATTGTACAAATATATAAATATATTCTTAAATACACAACTATTTATTTTAAAATATTACATGTCATTATATTATAAATTAATTGATTTTAGGGATGGTAAAATTGATAGTACTGACCTTAGACGTTCGGACGATAGTGGAGTATTAAGAGTTGGTTCAGTTACTAATAATCGAAGTAGAAGTTTAATAACTTTAAATTTTGATAATTTAGACTACTTTAAAATAATATTTCCTAATGACGATAATAATAATTCGTATATAATAAATTTTTTGTTTAGTTATTATGGAGGTGGTGGTAGTTTATTTTTAGATGATTACTATTTTAATGATGAAGAGTGGGATGAGGGTTATATTTATGATTATTTTTCAGAAGAAAATAAAAAATTATTCAAAGACATTTTATTAAAAATTTCGCCAAAAAACGCAATATTACTTAGTGATAGTGAAAATCGTAGAGAACCTTTTATTTTTATTAAAAATAATTTTGAACGTTATGTCGACGACATTGTTTCGGAATATGCTCATTATTATGATGAATGTTTACAGGAAGGTGCAAAAAAATATATCTTAAATAAGTCATGTAATGTATTAACTAATTTTGGAATATTCACAAAATCATGTGCATCAAAATATTTCACAACGGTAGGTAATTTAATAAAATTATGGGATAATTCTTCAGTTAATAAGGATATTGATTCATTTATAGATTTTTTGGGAGAATTTGTTGAAGAAAATAATTTACATATTGATGAGGATTTATGGGAGGACTATTACTCTTATTATGATTCTATGAACTTTGACAGTGAAGGGTTTAATAGTAGGGTAAATAGGTATTTAGAACAAATATCTGACAAGGTTGATGAAGATTTAGATTCGGAGGTTTTCCAAAAAAACATTGAGCTAAGTGAACTAATGAGTAAACTAGATTATAAATTTGGAGCTTGGTACAATTTTCCAAAAAGTAAAAATTTTGGTGAAAAATATGATTATATATTTAGAATTGATGTGATTGATAACGGTAAAATAGAATGTGTGTTTAAAAGAAGAGGTGATACTTATGAATCTATTGAAAGATTTAAAATGACCAAAGAAGAATTTACTAATTTTTTAAACCATCCTGAGCTTTTTAGTTAATTTTTCACTATCTTTGTATTATGATTGAAAACTTAGATTTCCTTAAACAGGTACTTTCCGTGCCAACCCATTCATTTCAAGAAGACGAAATGATTGAATTTTTAATTCAACACCTAACATCTAAAAAAATAAAATTTAAAGTAGATGAAATGGGTAACATTTATGTGACAAAGGGAGAAATTTCTGATGGGGAATATTATCCATGTGTTGTTGCTCACACCGACACAGTACACCCAATAGATACTATCAATATTAATGAAGAATATTTGTTAGATTCTAAAGGAAATAAAAGTTTAAGTCTGAAAGCTTATAATGACAGTGGAAATCCTACAGGTATTGGAGGTGATGATAAATGTGGAGTATTTGCGTGTTTACAATTATTAGATGAATTGGACGTAATAAAAGTTGCGTTTTTTGTATCTGAAGAAGTTGGTTGTATTGGGTCAAAAAATGCTGATGAAAATTTCTTTAAAGACGTGGGATATGCAATTCAATTTGATGCTCCAAATGACTATATGGTTACTGAATATTGTTTTGGGGTTAAACTTTTTGAAACTGACTCTATATTCCATAATTCGGCAAAAAAAGTTTTAAATGAAAACATGTTGTCAACTCCGAAGTTTGAAAAACATCCGTATACTGATGTTTGGCAATTAAAGAAAAAGTTTGATTTTTCATGTATCAATCTTTCAGTTGGTTACCACAGTTACCACACAAAAAATGAATATGTTGTTGTTGAAGAAGTATTAGCTGGACTTAAATCAGGATTACTCTTGATACAGGAGTTAGGTAATAAAAAGTACAAATACGTTAACGAAAAATTTGTTCTATAAAAAAAGGGGAAGTTATTCCCCTTTTTTCTTTCTTGTTTTCTTTTGTTTTTCAGAGTCTTTTATTAATACCTCTTCTGATTCATTAATAGAAATTTCATATTCTTTATCTATTACGATATTATTTTTCAAAACTTCATCTGAAATAAAATCTTCGATTTTTTCTTGTATTGCTCTTTTTAGAGGTCTTGCTCCATACACTTCATCAAATCCAATTTTTGAAATAAAGTCGATTACAGTTTGGTCAAATTTAATTTTATACCCAAGACTTTCCAATCTATTCTTTAATATAGAAACTTCAGAATAAACAATTTTTTGAACGTCACTATCTTGTAAGGTATTAAATATAATTGTTTCATCTAATCTGTTAATGAACTCAGGTGCAAAATAATTTTTAAGTTCTTTTGTTAAAACACTCTTTTTTGCCTCTTCATTTTTATATACGTTATTACTTGTACCGAATCCAATACCTGAACCAAACTCCTGCATTTTTTTAACTCCAATATTTGAGGTCATGATAATTAAACAGTTTTTAAAATTAATCTTTCTACCAAAACTATCTGTCATATACCCCTCATCTAAAAGTTGTAATAACGCTGAGAATATATCTTTATGTGCTTTCTCAACCTCATCGAATAATACAACTGAATATGGTTTTGTTTTAACTTGTTCAGTTAATTGACCACCTTCTTCATACCCAATATAACCAGGAGGTGAACCTATTAATCTTGAAACACTGTGTTTTTCTTGGAATTCACTCATGTCAACCCTGATTAAATTATTATCACTTCCAAAAATTTGTTTTGCAAGTTCTTTGGCGAGTAATGTTTTACCAACACCTGTCGAACCTAAAAATATGAATGAACCAATTGGTTTGTTAGGGTCTTTAATACCTAAACGATTTCTTCTTATCGATTTTGAAATTTTTTGAATCGCTTCTTTTTGACCAATGACAGATTTATTTAATTCTTCTTCCAAATTAATTAAAGCATTTTTATCATCCAAAGTTAATTTTGTCAAAGGTATTTTTGTCATCATTGATACTACCTCATAAACTAATTCATCTGAAATATCTTTTCTATTATTCAATAAATCCTGTTCAAATTTCTTTTTTTCAGTTTCTAATTGTCCAATAATCTTTTTTTCTTTGTCCCTAAGACTTGCGGCCTCTTCATAATTTTGTTTCTTAACAACTGTTATTTTGAGTTGTCTAATTTCCTGAGCTTTCTTTTTTAATTCCTCAATAATTTCAGGATTCTTAACATCAACCTGTGCTCTTGCTCCAACTTCGTCTAATATATCAAACGCTTTATCAGGAAATTCTCTATCTGTAATATATCTTTCCGCTAAATCGACACAAATTTGTAAAATTTCATCAGAATATTTTACTTTATGGTAATTTTCATATTTGTCCCTAACATTTTTTAATATTTGTAAAGTTTCATCTTTTGTGGATGAATTAACAATTACTTTTTGAAATCTTCTATCTAAAGCACCATCCTTTTCAATTTGTTTTTTGTATTCATCTAAAGTTGTTGCACCAATACATTGAATTTCTCCTCTTGATAATGCAGGTTTTAAAATATTAGATGCGTCTAAGGTACCTGAAGCGTTACCCGCTCCAACTATAGTATGAATCTCATCAATGAATAATATTACGTTTGGATTTGCTTGAATTTCCTCCAATATCACCTTCAATCTTTCTTCAAATTGTCCTCTATATTTAGTACCGGCAACAACTGAATTTAATTCTAACGATAAAATTCTTTTATCTAATAGATTTCGTGGGCAATCTCCTTCAAATATTTTCATTGCCAATCCCTCAACAATTGCGGTTTTACCACACCCTGGTTCTCCAATAATAATTGGGTTATTCTTTTTACGTCTAGATAAAATTTGCGCAATTCTAACTATTTCAGTCTCCCTACCAATTACAGGGTCCAATTTACCTTCTTCCGCAAGTTTGATTAAATCCTTACTGAAGTTATCTAAAACTGGTGTTTGTGAACCACTATCATTATTTTTTGAAGGTTTAGAACCTTCCCCGATTGAATCTGTCATAAATATTTTTTTAAAATTTTAGTAATAAAATTCATAAAATTCAATGATTAACTTTCTTAAAAAAATTATTATATTTAAAATAAAAAAGTATGGCAATCAAAAGAGAAATAATCGAAGGGACAAAAATAATTTGTGAAATCGAATCATCGAACATTGAAAAGACTACCTATGATACCCAATCTAAGAAATTAGTAGTCGAGTTTAAAAATAATGTTGAGTACGAATATGAGGACGTACCACATCAATTGTATACACAGTTTAGAATATCTGAATCTCAAGGGGCTTTTTTCAATAAAAACATTTCAAAAAATTTTAAATATAAAAGATTGTAATAAATCGTATATTTATAATTTGTGAGTGATAACATTTTAAAAAGCTTCGAAGTTAAAGAAACACTTAATCCCAAAGTTTGGGATGACTATAAATCTTTGGATAATGCCAAATTAAAATCTGACATTAGAAAAAGTCTTCTTCAGGTTGCTGAAGAATTTATTTATTTTGTAGATGTTGATTTGGAAATTAGTGATATCGTACTAATGGGTTCATTAGTTAACTTTAATTGGTCCAATTTCTCAGATTTTGATTTACATGTTATTGCCGATTTTAATCAGTTTTCAAAAGAACAAAAAGATTTATATGAGCAGTTTTTTGATATGAAAAAGACACTGTTTAATATAAAACATAATATTAAAATTTTGGGATTTGAAGTTGAACTTTATTTACAGGATAAAAACTCAGCCCATTTTAGTGACGGTGTATATTCATTAATTGATGATGAGTTTATTAGTAAACCAAAAAAAATCACAAATAAGATTAATACAAAATTATTACAGGATAAAGCAAAACAATGGATGAGTATTATTGATGGGGCGATTGATAACGCTAAAGATGAAGAATTACATACGTCAATTGAAATACTTAAAAAATATTATAAAAAACTAAAAAAATATAGACAGTGTGGTCTTGAAAAGGGTGGAGAGTTTTCTTTAGAAAATTTAGTTTTTAAATATTTGAGACGAAACGGATATGTTGGTAAATTGTTAGATTTTAGAAACGAAATATTTGATAAAAAAGTTTCAGCATAATTACTTTATAAAACATTTAAATAATAAATTAAAAAAGTGATTTATTACTATATTTATATATAAAAACTTTTATGGCAAATACTAGTGCAGGAACTGCTTATAATATAATAAACGTATCAACGGGTGCTTGTGCTACTTGCACATCAACTATATCACCACATCCAGTTTGGTCAGATAATACAGGAGGAACAATTGTTCAAATGAGTATGATTACAATTGGAGGGTCAGGATTAAATAGCTAAAAAAATGAGTAAATTAAAACCAATCGGAAGCGAAAAATTAGAGGGAAAGGCTAAATTGCAAAGAATGTTAGAAATTGCAAAATACAATGAAACCCCAAAAGAATCAATTAATGAAGTAACTTCAAAAGACTATTCTATTCAGTTATCTGATGGAAATGTTTATGAAATATATAAAGAAAAGAATGGTTATATTCTAAAGAAAAAAATCAATGAGTCTACTTCAGAATATTTGGAGCCAATGAAGAATAGAAAATACTATTCGTCTTATTCACAGGCTTTGAAAAGGTTAAATCTTTTAACTAAAGAGATTAACACTTTGACTGAACATTCTGAAAATATTTCATTGTTTGGAGAGTCTAAGCGTTTTTTTTTAAAGAGAGCTAAGGGTGGATACAACGATGAAACACCTGAAGGTGAATTAGAAGAGCAACCTACTCCTCCGGCAGCCCCTGTGGCACCAACACCTCCTCCACCACCTGTTGAAGATGAAATGGGTCCTGAGGAACCAATTGAACCTGTATCTGATGAAATGGGTCCTGAAGAACCAATTGAACCGGCATCTGATGAAATGGGAGGGGAAAAAAATGACCAATTTAAATTAATTCAAAAACTTGTGGGTAAATTAACTCAAAAGTTAAGGTCTAGAAGTGAAAATGATTTATTAACAAGTAAGGAAATTAAATATGTTTTAAACTCAGTAATTTCTTCTTTAGAATTAGATAATTTAGATGAGGAAGACAAAGAAGAGATTTTAGCGAGATTTGAACCTAATGAAGAAGGTGATGAAATGGGAATGGAAAGTGAAGAAGATTTTGGTGGAGAAGAACCTGTATCACCTGAAGAAACTCCAGTTCCTCCAGCGCCTGAAGGTGAAATGGAAGAAGGTATGTTCCATTCTGATAGATTTGAAAAAATCTCTAGCAAGTATCCTGATATGGATGACACTGACAGACGTTTTAGAAGTAAAATAATGGATTCAGTTTTTGCTGAGTCTAAAGTTGATAAAGTATTATCAAAATACTTTGTAGTTAGTGAACTTGAAGAGAACATTCAAAAAAACAAGAAGAGAATAAAAGAAGAATATTACAACCAAAGAAAAAAAGAGATTGTTAGTGAGATTAGAAAATATTCTTTAACTAATAAGCAACGTAGATTATCTGAAGAATTTATTGACACATTACCAATGATTAATTTTGTAGGTAGAACAAACAAAGGAAACTTAGTTTTTGAACACAAAAATAATCAAGTTAAAATAAGTCCTGAAGGTAGAATTTTATGAGTCACCTAATTTATGTCAATGGATTAGGTCCAAACTATAAAGGTAATAGAATATATGAATTTATATTTTCAAAAACTGATGAGTATTGGCAAGATGATTGGGATGGGGATATTGCAAATGGAAATCCTACACCTCCTGAGATTGAATCCATTGAGTTTATTGGTACTTTAAATAAAGAAGATATAGAGTTGGAATTAATACAAAATTCCGACTTTTTTAGTATGAAAGACGGGGTTGATAATGTGGTAGCTTTGGCTTGGGAAAAGGATAAAGATATTGAGAAACGTTTGGTTTTTCACTTCGGAGATTCTTTAGAAAAAGTGAAAGATAAATTGTATGAGAAAGATTTAATTTTAGATATTAAAAAAAATGAATACCAACTTGAAAAATAAAATTAGAAACTTGCAAATTGCGGGTTTCAGTAATAAGACATTATCTTTGATGTCTGAGAATGATATTAAAAATCTTCATGGTTTAGTTTGTGAAGCTACAATGACTTACGATATTAAAAACAATCCAAAAGACAGTGAAAGTTATAACGCTTTACCACCTGATGTTAAATCAAAAGGTTCAGTTGGTTCAGATGGGAAAATTGTGGTTCAGACAGAGTCTGAATTACAAGAAAAAGAAGAGGATAACGCTTGGGGTATTTGTACAAAATCAATAGGTGATAAAGTAGGTACTACAAAACGTTCAAAGTGGGGTAAGAAAATATTAGACAAGTACGAAAGATGTGTTAAACAAGTTAAAAAAGATATTAAAGAGGGTAGAGACCCATATAGAACTATCTTTGAAGAAAGAATGGAATCAATAATTGAAAACAAACTTTCCGCCCAAATTTCAAAAAAAGAATTGGTTGATTTGGTTAAAAATTACACTAAGAAAATTACAAATGAGGCGGAAATGGCTGACCCAATCACAAAACCTAAACCTGGTGTTAAACCTGGTACTGATACTGATTTTGACCCATTCATTAACCCTGACCCAAATGACCAACCTGAAGCTAAAAGAAGAAATATTAAATTTGGGGGACCTGCAGTAAAACCTAAACCCGGTGTTAAACCTGGTACTGACACTGATTTTGACCCATTCATTAATCCGGACCCAAATGACCAACCTGAAGCTCGTTCATTTAACGTTAATAAATTTATGTCATTAGTTAAAAAGGCAGGATTATTAAAAAAGAAGTAATATGAAATTAAATAGAAGACAATTACAAGAGGTACAAAGTCAAAAAAAATTAATTAATAAACTTAAAGGTTTACTTAATGAAGCTCCTCCGATGAGTTTTGGACCTGAAGTTGGTGGAGGTAGACCCGCAGCAAAATTACAAGGTAAAATAGAAAAAGGTGAACTACCTTTAAGTAAATTTGGATTAACTCAACCACAAGTTGACTTTTTCACTTCTCAAGCATTTAAAGATTCAATAGTTAATTTAGAAAGATTATTTAACAGATATTCAGGAATTGATAGAAGATTAGTTGCGGGAAATCAATCATTAAAGAGAGATGCCGAAACTGCATTTAGAGGACTTTATGATTTAGTTGGTCAACTATTACAAGAATTAATCCAATTACAAAGTAGAAATAAAGTTGCGTTAGAGGAAATCGCAGCTGAATCTGTTGAAAGGGCTATGGGGATTGATAGAGAATTTTTTAGTAATAAATTAAAACTTGATGGAGAATTCACTACAGGATTTTTGAATAAGTTGAAAGGTATGAAAGAAAGAGTTCAAAATATCTCTGATGAAGAAATAATGGAAAAATTTGCAGATGTTGATGAGGAAAAGAAAGAGAAGTTGGAACAAATGAGAGATGAATTTGAAAGTGAGGGGATTGAATTTGATGAAGAAAAGGCAAAGGAGGCAATTGAGTCTACCTTTAAAATATCTCCTGATACTGCGGAAAGGGCGAAGAAGGAATTTTCAGATGAAGTTTCAAGAAGAATGATTATTAATTTATTCAGAAGAGGAATGGCTTTAAACTACGCCAACGCTTATGACATATGTAGTGAAAAGATTGAGGAATTACCTAACGGAGCTAGAATTATACAGTTATCTAATATATTACAACCAATCATGTTACACATGTATTGGTTATTCCCTGACATTGGTTCAGTAGGAAATTCAGGTGGAGGACAAATTGGACAAATTGAAGTACAACCACCGAGTAACCAACAATCTGGTGGAGGTAATGATGAAGATGGGGAAGAAGAAGATGAAGAAGAAGATTCTTCTGAAAATCAACCACAAACTCCACAACAACAATCAGGACCATTTATCATTAAAGCAAGAGCAATGACTTTACCTTTATTGGTCCATGAATTGGTTAAAGGTGTTATAATGTTCTTCACATCTGCAGGTGGTGAAAAATCTGAAAAGGGTGTATTAGCAAAAAAACAAGCCAGTTCATTAGAAATTGAAGCGTATGATTTAGTTTATGGAGAAAAATTCTTTTTAGAATTTTACAAAGAGTTTAATAAAATTGTTCCTGACAAACAAGAACAAAGAGATTTAACTCCATTTGTTTTAAAATATTTATCTGAAGAAAAATATGAAACTTTAGTTGAGTTAGCAAAATCATTGTTTACATTAGGTTTATCTGATGCGGATTATGCGAACAATTATATAACTAATTTAGTTGAGAAATCTAAAAAATTACAAAAACAAATGGAAAAAAATCCTTCATATATGAAGAAAAAATATAAGGATGATTTTGAAGGTGATGATGACTATTTGTCGAGTTTAGGACTATAAAAAATTCAAATAAACCCCTCAGAAGAGGGGTTTATTATTTTAAAGTATTTATACAATATATGAGTTTAACAAAAGAACAAGTTTTATTAGAGTATAGTAAATGTATGAAATCAACACCATACGCTCTGAAAACGTATTTACAAACGTATGATAATACGGTATCTAAATACGTTCCTTTGGAGTTATTTCCTGACCAACATACATTGATTGATGATTATGAAAATTTTAATGAAAATATTGCATTAAAATATAGACAGGCTGGGGTTTCTACAGTAACTGCCGCATGGGCATCCAAAAGATTAGTATTTGCTTCAAAAAGTAAACCTGAAAAAATATTGATAATTGCTAATAAATTGGACACTGCGGTTGAAATGGCAAATAAAGTAAGGGGATTTACTGAACAATGGCCAAAATGGGTTGGTGTTACATTCTCCGCAGAAAAAAACTCACAAAGACATTTTAAACTTTCAAATGGATGTGAAGTTAAAGCAGTTGCAACATCTAAAGATGCACTGAGAGGATATACTCCAACAATATTAGTTTTTGATGAAGCTGCGTATATTGAAGCAGATGGGGATTTTTGGGCGGCTTGTATGGCGTCTTTATCTACAGGTGGTAAAGTAATCGTAATATCAACACCAAATGGTTACGACGCAATTTACTATGAAATTTATGACCAAGCAATCAGAGGTATGAATGAATTTAAAATTTCTGAAATGGCTTGGTTTAAAGACCCAAGATATGCTAAGGACTTACATTTGGTCAAAGTAAAAGATATTATTCATTATTTTTTAAATCGAGATGAATATAAAGAAGTTGAAATTATTGAATATAAAGATAAGGAGAAAAATTTTGATGAAATAAAAAATTTAATCTCTGAAGGATACAAACCATGTTCTAGTTGGTATGAGAAAATGGTTAAAAAACTTAAATACGATAAACGAAAAGTTAACCAAGAACTTGAGTGTCAATTTTTAGGTTCAGGGGATAACGTATTTGATTCCAATGTACTTGACTCAATAAGGACAGATATGGTCAAAGACCCTTCATCTAAATTTATGGGGGGGAGTGTGTGGATTTGGAAAGAACCTGTTATGGGTAAAAAATATATAATGGGTGTTGACGTTTCAAGAGGAGACAGTGAAGATTATTCAACTTTTGAAATATTAGATTTTGAATCACGAGAACAAGTTGCAGAATACATAGGAAAAGTCCCTCCCGATATTTTAGCGGAAATTTGTTATAAATGGGGACAAATGTATAGTGCGTTTATTGTTGTCGATATAACCGGTGGAATGGGTGTCACTACCTCAAGAAAATTACAAGAATTAGGTTATCGAGATTTATATGTTGATGGTATAGACGCCACCAACAGATGGAAGTATGACCCAAAAACACAAGATAAAATTCCTGGAATTAATTTCAACTCAAAAAGAGTTCAAATAGTTGCATCGTTTGAAGAGTACATTAGACATGGATTGAAAATCTATTCATCAAGACTATTGAATGAAATGAACACATTTGTTTATATAAATGGAAGACCTGACCATCAGAGAGGTCAACACGACGATTTAATCATGTCAATTGCAATGTGTTGTTATGTTGGTGAATCTTCTTTCACTCAATTAACAAAGGTTACCGAACAAGCAAAAGTTATGATAGATTCTTGGCAAGTTAATTCATCAGTACCTGAATCAAGAAGTAGATTTTTTGACCCAGTATTTGAACAATACGGACAAGCAAAGAAAAATGAAGCAACAAAAAATGATTATGAAAACTATTTATGGTTATTCGGAGGACGTAGATAATGGGATACATTGCAAGAAAAACATCAGGTAAATCAGTCGGAGGGTCAAAATTAAATGTCCCAGGACAAGGTATTTTAGCGGTTAAAAATAGTGATAGTAATAAAAATATTACAAAACCTAAAAATTAATAAATTATATTCACAAATCTGCTAAAATAAATTATTTTTAAAATATATGCAAGACCAACAAAATAATAATTTGACAGTATGGCAGAAATTATCTTCGGTTTTTGGGCCAAATTCCCTAATGAACCAAGATTTTCCTACTTTTAAGTTCGATAAAAAAGAACTTTTAAAGACTACGTCAAAACAGGAATATGAAAAAGAGAAATTACAAGCTCAACAAACATTTTATTTAGCCAACCAATGGCAAAAAATTGAGAGTAATTTATACACTCAGGCCACTTATTACGAACCAACTAGATTATCGGCATTTTATGATTATGAATCTATGGAGTTCACACCTGAAATTTCGGCAGCTTTGGATATATATGCCGAAGAGTCAACTACTCTAAATCAAGATGGATACATGATGCAGATTTATTCAGAGTCAAAAAGAATAAAATCTATACTTGTTGATTTATTTGAGAATGTTTTAGATATAAACACTAACTTACCGATGTGGACAAGAAATACTTGTAAATACGGTGATAACTTTGTTTATTTAAAATTAGACCCTGAGAAAGGAATCATTGGAGTCAACCAATTACCAATCATTGAAATTGAGAGATTGGAAAGAGGAATGATGGCCAAAACCACAGAAGCGTCTCAAGATGTTGAAAAGAAACATATGAAGTTTACATGGAAGCACAAAAGTATGGAATTTAATACTTGGGAAGTGGCGCATTTTAGATTACTTGGGGACGATAGAAGATTACCGTATGGAACATCTATGCTTGAGAAGGCAAGACGTATTTGGAAACAATTATTATTGTCAGAAGACGCGATGTTAATTTATAGAACATCAAGAGCTCCTGAAAGAAGGGTATTTAAGATATTTGTTGGAAATATGGATGACAAAGACGTTGAACCATATGTACAAAGGGTTGCCAACAAATTTAAAAGGTCTCAAGTTGTTGATGAAAAGACAGGTAATGTTGATATGAGATTTAATCAAATGGCGGTAGACCAAGATTATTTTGTACCTGTTAGAGACCCGGCACAAACAATGCCGATTGATACTTTACCTGGTGCAACTAACTTATCTGAAATTGCGGATATTGAATATATTCAGAAAAAATTAGTTACCGCTTTAAGAGTACCTAAAACATTTTTGGGATTTGAAGAAGCAATTGCTGAGGGAAAAGGATTGGCTTTACAAGATATAAGATTTGCAAGAACAATTAATAGGATACAAAAAAGTATGTTGCAAGAATTAAATAAAATTGCAATTGTACATTTATTCTTATTAGGATTTGAAGATGAATTAACCAACTTCAAACTATCACTAACAAATCCATCTACACAAGCTGATTTATTAAAAATTGATGTTTGGAAAGAGAAAGTTCTTTTATATAAAGATTTAACTGCTGACCCTGGAAGTGGTATTGCACCTGTTTCAGTTTCGTGGGCGAAGAAACATATTTTAGGATTTTCTGATGATGAAATTAAGTTGGATTTACAACAACAAAGAATTGAACGAGCTGTCGGTGAGGAGTTAAAGAAAACTCAGGAAGTTATTAAGAGTACTGGATTATTTGATAATATTGATAAACTTTATTCTGATAAAAAAGAAAAAGGTGACGATGGAGGTGAAGGTTCAGGAGGTTCTGAAACATCAGAACCACCAATGGGAGGAGGAGAAAGTACACCACCACCGGCTGAAGGAGGAGGGGGAGAACCTGAAGGTACACCACCACCAATTACAAGTTCAATAGATGATAGAAAAAGTAAATTAGTCATCGAGAATCACATAAATAGAGAAGATGAAATTTACTTATCTGAACAAGCAAATAATCTATTTGCTCAAATGGATGAAAAAATAGAAAACTTACTTAAACTATAATATTTATTAATAAAATAATAATTATGAAATTTGGAATTTTAAAAACCGCTATTGAGAATAAAATGGTAAATTCATTTGCAAAAAATGAACTTACTGAAAATTTCAAAACGTTTAGGAAAACAATATTAGGTAATAGTAAATTAAAAAAACTATATTTTATATACGATAAACTTAACGAAAATTTAGGTGTTGACCAAACAACTGCAAGTATAATTTTAGAAGAGTTATCAAATGAGATTAAATCAATTAAATTGACTGAATCTGAAATTACTAAAATAAAGAAATGGGTTGGTAACAGTTTAAATGAGAATAATTACTCAGATATTGATAACTATTTACACACAACATTAAGTGAGATTGAAAAAAAATCAGAATCTAAAATTAAAATTTTAGAAAACTTACAAAAAACTAAAAAAGTAATCTCTGAATCTAAATTACCTATCTCTTCTTTATTGAAAATTGCTAATAATAATGCTAATGAATTTTTGAAAAATTTAAGTGAAGGTGATAAAAAAGAAGTAATGTCACTTTTAAAAGAATCTGATACTGATATTAAAGAAAAATTTGAATCCTTAAAAACCGAGGCGACTGAAAAATTAAATTCAATAATGAATGAATCTACTGACGAAAATTTAAAACAAACTATTAATGAAACTATAAAGAGTATCCAAAACAAAAAACCATCTACTGTTGAACTTATTAAACTAAAAGAACTTTATAATAATATTTTACTTTAATTTTACATTTTATTTTTAAACAATTAAATCCCTGAATAAGGGATTTTTTTTTGACTTAAACATTATTTTTTCATAGATTTTATAAAAATAAACATGTTATGAAAATGTATAATGAAAAAAGGGAAGTCGTGTGTTGTTAAGGGATATAAAAATTTTAAAGTTAATTACGGAACAGTAGATTCAAAAAGTTTTAAGTCAATTTATATAAACGTTCAGTCTTGGGTTTCACCCAAAAACTATGATGAGAGATGGGAAAGAGTTGTCTCAAATTTTAATAGAGAAATAAAACAAACAATTTCAGGTACATTAAATAATGATTTGTTTTCAAACAAATTCATGACTGATTTAGATTTAAGATACAGTGGTATTGAGTATGGTAAAAAATCATTTATGAATTTTGAGGTCACTTTATTTATTAATACGAATATAGATTTTAAATCTGAAGTTATAAAAACGGAGGTTAAAAAAATTGTAAACTCTGTAAATAAAGAAAATTTCTTACCTAATAAGAATTTTAGTTTTAGTCTTAAAAAAACAGTTTTAGAAAAGGTTTTAAATTAATCTGATTTGCATAATATTTATAAAATAAAAAATACTATGCAAAATTATAAAATATTAGGACCCAAAGATACAGGTAAAGGGATTCTGATTGAGTGGGATGCGGGTTATATATCACCTAGAGACGTTAACAATTCAAAATTTTTAAATGAAAATATAAATCCAGCAGATTATTCTAAACCATATGAATTTTATGCGGTTTTACAAAAATATAATGTACCAAATAGAAATGGTAGAATATATCCTGAAAGAGTATTAAAGAGAGAATCTGAAAATTATAAAAAGAATTACATCAATAAAGGTGTTGCTCTATCTGAGTTAAATCACCCTGAGTCATCTTTAATTGACTTAGATAGGGTCTCACATATCATTACAGACGTTTGGTGGGACACTAATGTATTACTTGGTAAGATTAAATTATTAACTTCACCAGGGTATCATGAAAGAGGAATAGTATCAACCAAGGGTGACCAAGCGGCTAATTTGTTAAGACAAGGGGTAACATTAGGAATATCTTCAAGAGGAGTTGGGTCATTAAAAAAAGTGGGAGACCAAAACGAAGTTCAGGACGATTTTGAATTAATTTGTTTTGACTTGGTATCCTCACCATCAACACCCGGAGCGTATCTGTTTAAAGAACCTGAAGAAAGATTTAATTTTGAAGAGAATATTAAAGAAGAGGAAGATACTCGTATAAAAAGAATGGGAAGTAAATCTTTATCTATGATGGATAAATTAACTTCATATTTAAATAAATAATTTTCTTTACATTAACGTTTTTTTTTATCATATTTAGAAAAAAAAACTATGGAAATGGACGAAAAATATTTTGTGGCTAAAATCCAATACGATTTGCCAGATGAGAACTCAGGAAAAATTAAAAAAGTAAGAGAAGAAAAACTTGTTAAGGGTTATAATGTTACTGATGTTGAAGCTAAGGTAACTAAAGCCTATGAATCATTTAGTTATGATTGGAGAATCACTTCAGTTGCTGAAAGTAAAATTGACGAAGTATTTGACTGAGATTATTTTAAATAAATAAAATAAAAAGGGGGGGGGGTTACCCCCTTTTTTTATTATGGGAATAAAAAAAATAGTTTTTTTTATTAATCTACATATTTATTTAGAAACAAACAATTAATGGCAACAAAAAATTTAGTTGAAGATGCTTTAATCCAAATCAAGAATTTGGAAGAAGTAATTAATGAAAACGCAAAAGAAATACTTCAATCTACCATGAAAGAAGAAATTAGCGAATTAGTAAAAGAGTCTATTAAAGAGGCTGATGAAGACGAGAAGGACGAAGCTCCGGATGATGATGAATTAGAAATCGAAGACGAAGTCGAGGTTGATGATTTAGATTCTGACGAGAATGACGACCAAGATGGTATGGAATTCGGTGGAGGTATGGATTTCTCAAACGAGACACCTACAATCGATTTGACAAAAGGAGCAACAAATCAAGAAGTTGCCAATGTATTCAAAAGACTCAAGGACACAGATGAGGTTATTGTCGTTAGAGATGGTGACAATATTGACCTTACAGTTGGTGGTGAAGAGTATATCATTAAGTTAAATGAAGGTATGTACATGGATGAAGACGAGGATGTAAATCCTGCGGATGACGCTATTCCTATGGAAGAAGAAGACGAATTCGACATGGAACTTACAGGTGACGAAGAATTAGAAGAAGATTTTGATGATGAAGACATGGACCGAGAGGAAATGTATAGAAGAATCTTTGCCGAAATGGACGAAACCGAAGAAGATGATACTGAAACCGTTTATGAATTAGAAATGGACGGAGAAGAGTTACCATCAGGTGATGAATCACTTGAGGAAGATTTTGAAGACATGAATCTTGATAACATGAATTATGATGATGTTGCATCTGATGTTGCATCTTATGAAGATGAAGAATCTGATGAAGAATTCGAAGAAGGTTGGATGAATGAGGCTCGTAAAACAAACAAGAAAACTATGAAACCTGTAGGAAGAGGAACGGGTAAACCCAAATTCGAATACAAGAAGACAACTGGCGGATTTAAAGAAAAAATGAAGCAAGGAACTAAAGGTGTTGGAATGGGTAAAGCCAAATTTGAATACAAGGAATCAGATAACAAAATGAAAAAAGTTGAGACAAAAGAAGCGGCTCGTACTTATGGTTATGGTTCAAAAGATAAAAGTCGTGGATTGAGAAAAGGTATTACACCAAACAGAAATCTAACATTTGAATCTTATGAAAAATTGGTTGAAGAAATTTCTTCACTTAGACAAAAGAACGAAGAGTACAGAAAAGCTTTGAACTTGTTTAGAGAAAAATTAAATGAAGTGGCAATCTTTAATTCAAATTTAGCTTACGCTACAAGATTGTTTACTGAACATTCAACTTCAAAACAAGAAAAGATTAACATTTTGAGAAGATTCGACAGCGTTGATACAATCAAAGAATCTAAAAAATTGTACAAATTTATCAAAGAAGAACTTGATTCAAACAATGATAAAGGAACAATTAACGAAGCATTCGATAGAGTTGTAAACGTTGAACCTCAAACTGGCTCAGCTGTGAATTTAATTGAATCAAAAACGTATGAGAATCCACAATTCTTGAGAATGAAGGATTTGATGACAAAAATAATAAAATAAACTAAAAAATAATAAAAACCAAAAATAAAATGGGAGCATTATTAGAAAGTGGATTAGTTGGTAATATCGGTCTTAAGCACCTTAAAGTTATCAAGGAAGACACTATAAACAAATGGGACAAATTAGGGTTCCTAGAAGGTCTTAGAGGCCACCTAAAAGAAAATGTCGCTCAGTTGTATGAAAACCAAGCGTCACATTTGATTAACGAAGCTGCAACTACTGCTGACTCAGGTTCATTCGAAACTGTGGTATTCCCTATCATCAGACGTGTGTTCTCTAAATTGTTATCAAATGAAATCGTATCTGTACAAGCTATGAACTTACCAATCGGTAAATTGTTCTACTTCGTACCTCAAATCCAAGCGTATGATACTGCAAGTGGTGGAGCAAACCCTCACTACAAACCATATGGTGCACCAAGTGGTCCATCAACTCCTGGAGCTGGATATGATAACAATTCAAAAAACCTTTATGACAGATTCTACGAAGGTGGTGAACCAGCGTTAGACCCACCTGGATTGTTTGACTATTCTAAAGGAGCTTATACTGCAACAACTGCAAGTATTGTAACTGCAGTATGGTCTGGTGGAGATTTAGTACAAAATAACGTTACAGCGTCAACAGAATATAGAAAAGTATTATTAATTATGTCAGGTTTCAGTCAAGACGGACCTGGTAAATTAATTGGTCCTGATGGTAATACTTTGGATAGTGAAACTTTCTTATCTGATTTACAAGTTAGAGCGGCTTCTACAGGGGTATTTAGTGGACTTACTAATAGCGGACCATTATTGTTTAGAGTTGTTACTCAAAGATATGGTTATGGTATTGTTCAAGGTTTAAATACTGAAACATTTACTACATGGCCAGCGGGTAATGGTGGAGCTTATGATAACATTTGTAACACTGCAGGAAAAATCTATTTGGAAGTTGACTTACAAATACCAGCATGTATTTCATGTGGAGCATCAACTCCTGATGGTTACTCAGGTTTAACAACTTCCGTTGGTGCAGGTTCTGTGTTATCAGCAGGAAATCAATTCACAGCTACTTATAGACTTTATAAGAACTTAGAATTTGAAGATGCTATCGGTGAAGTTTCTTTTGACCTTCAATCTGTAACAGTTTCTGTAACTGAAAGAAAGTTAAGAGCACAATGGTCACCTGAATTAGCTCAAGACGTTGCGGCTTTCCACAACATTGATGCTGAAGCTGAATTAACAGCATTATTGTCTGAACAAGTTGCAGCTGAAATTGACCGTGAAATCTTACGTGACTTACGTAAAGGTGCAGCTTGGACATTACGTTGGGATTACAACGGATGGAAGAGACTGAACAACCAAGCTACTCCATACACTCAAAAAGACTGGAACCAAACTTTGATTACTGCGATTAACCAAATCTCAGCTCAAATTCACAAGTCTACTTTAAGAGGTGGAGCTAACTGGATTGTTGTATCTTCTGAAATCAGTGCGATTTTTGATGATTTGGAATACTTCCACGTATCAAATGCGGCTCCTGAGCAAGACCAATTTAACATGGGTATTGAAAGAGTTGGTACTTTGAGTGGTCGTTACCAAGTATACCGTGACCCATACTTCCCACCAAACACTGTGTTGATTGGTCACAAAGGTACATCTTTATTGGATACTGGTTACATCTACGCTCCATACGTACCTCTACAATTAACTCCAACTATGTATAACCCATTCAACTTCACACCTATCAAAGGTATCATGACACGTTACGCTAAGAAGATGGTTAACAACCGTTTCTATGGTCGTATCATAGTTGATGGAGTACGTACATTTGACTTAAATGAATTAAGATAATATTTCTTAATGTGTATAAAAAAAGGTCAGAGAAATCTGACCTTTTTTATTTTTAATTAATCCATTGTTATTTTCCGTAAACACTTGGATAACAATTCTGACTCAACTATGGTAAACACTCCTTTAGAGTAAGCGTGTTTTATACCTTCCATAATTAATACAAATGATTGTTCTTTATTTACATTCTGAATAAATAAATCTAAATCTTTATCAGATGCGTAACTTAAATAATTTAATAATGTTCCTTTTGGTTCAATACTTTTTAAGTCGTTTTGTAATTCTTCTATTTTACTTTTGTCTTGTTCTGTCATATCAGATATTTATATTTATAAAATGTATTAATTATTAATGAAAAAGTCAAATTTAAATGAAACAACAGGTACTAGTGGTTCAGGAACTTACAGAGCACCTGTAAGACCTGGTTTTAGACTTTGGGATGGAGATACTTTAAAACCATTTACTGAAAAACTTAACGGGTATATGAACGCCGAAGTTTATGTTGATTCATTAGATGGTAATATTAATACTAAGGATGTTGAGGAAAAAGAAAGAAAGGCTAAAAAACTTTCAAAATTTGATAAAAAACATCCGGTTCAAAATGATGATGACGGAGACAATTTAAATAATGATAATACTAAACCTGAGTTAATTAAAAGACTTTTTAAATCCAATGTAAACGAAGATTTAGCCGTTTGGTTCGGCACAAAGAAAAAACCGAAGGGTAGTAAACAACCTAAAGGACCATGGGTTAATATTTGTAAAAAAGATAAGAACGGTAAACATCCTCCATGTGGTAGACCCGAAGCGTCGGATAAAGCGTATCCAAAATGTAGAGCTGCGGGTGTTGCTGGAAAAATGACTGATTCCGAAAAAAAATCAGCGTGTCAACAAAAAAGAAGGGCTGAAAAGAAAGACACCCAAGTAGGTAAAGGTCAAAAACCTGTAATGACATCATATAAACCTAAGAATGAATCATTTATTATTGAATTGATTAGAAAAAGTTTATTATGAAAGTATCTGTAGTTTTTAAGAAAAAAGTAAATGAAAAAAAACAAAAAATAACAAATGACTTTATTAAGTTGTTACAAGAAATTATGCCATTAAAAAATGACATAACAATTCATTTTTTGGATAAGAGAAAAGGAAACATGACAACAGGGTTAGAAGTTAACCGAGAAATATATACATTATATGGAAATCGTGTTTTAGTTGACGTATTAAGAACTTTGTGTCATGAGTGGACACATTGTTACCAAGAAGAGAATATAGATGAAAAAAAGGACGTTAACATCCCTGGTAAACCTCTTGAGAATATGTCAAATGTAATTGCCGGAGCTATCATTAGATACTTTACAAAAAGTAACCCCGAAATCGGGGATTACTTATTCGAATGATTTAGTCTGAACAATATTATTATATATTGTTGATAAAGAATCTTTAATTTGAATATCCAAGTCTTTTTCCATTTTTAAAGCCCTTTCTTCCATTTCTTTCTTAAAGAAATCTTTTAATTTTACCCAATCAATATCTGGAAGTTTAATAAAATAACTGTAAGTATGATTTGTTATAGTTACCTCACCCTCTTCCATTGTTATGAAAATTCCACAATTTTCATTTTTAATATATTTTTTACGAGAAATTGGAGCAATTAACAATTCCGAATTTGGGTCGTGAATTAATTGTCTACAAATAGCACTACATTGGTTAAATCGAGTTCTTTGGATTTTTCTCAATTCATTGTTGTGTAGATTTCTAAGAAATATTTTGTATTTCGCAATTAGTTTTTTGAATGGTGACATATTTGTTTTTTTTACAAATATATACACTATTTCTTAGAACCACAATAGGGAGGGGAACATTTTTTATTTCCATCTAAACCTTTTATTTTCCCTTTACAAACTTGGACTGCGTATCCATTAGCATATGCACTTGGGTAGACTTTAAATTTTGATTTTGCCGCTGATTTACCACGAGAACATAGTTTAGTACCAGTTTTTTTACCTTCCATCATCATATCTTTATCATCAATATTCATAGATAATTCCATACCATCTTTTTTAGTTTCATTCATTAGAAAATCAAACACTTGGTCTAAATTATTTTTAGATTCTGCGATATGGTCCTGAGCCCAATCATGACCGTTAGATAGAATATTTTCAATCATATCTCTGTCCATATCTAATAGAATATCACATTGCCTCCTCATTTGTTCTAAATTACTAAAAAACATATATCTTTCTTCTGTTTCTTTTAGAACCTTTTTTAATAAAAATTTTAAATTATTTGTATCCATATTATTAATTTTTTAAATCACCTTTTAAGTCATCACAAACTATTGATAAAAACGTTTCTATTTCTCTTTCAAGACCTTCAAAATCTTCAAATAGATTTACTCCGTCTTGAGATTCAAAATTACATAAAGAGTAATTACCGTCATTATCACAGTAAATTTCTCCATAATATAATTTGTCATTAACATTTAAATATCCTGTGTGTATTATTTCATCGATAGTTTCTTCAGTTGTTTCGTATTTAAATCTCATATCCGGAATTCCATGAGTTGAGTCAAATTTCCAAATTTCACCTGAAGGAACTTTATCTGACATCTTAATTACATCATCTTCATCATCTAAAAATTTATCAGTTTTAGAATAATGGTCAAGATATCGTCTTTCTTTATCTGATAATGAATCTAAACCTGATGAAGATATCTTTTCTAAAATCTTATTAAGTTTGTCCCAGTCTTCATTAATTATATTTTTAATTAATTTAACTAATTGATTTTCTGTAAGTCTTATTTTTTTCATTTTTTATTAACTATTTGAAATGTTAGAGTTCTTTTATAAGTATTAATTTCACCAGAAGTTAATACCTTCATATCAACGTAGTATTCATTTGGTATTTTGTCTCTAGTGTCGAATACAAAATAATATTGGTTTGAACTCCTGTTTACTTCAGTCCAATCTTGTACTTGAACCTCTGTTTGACCTTCTCTAACATATATTCTGTAATATGCTTTAATGTTGTTTAATAACTCAGATGTAGAATATGCTTTTTTAATTATCACTCCAACCCTTCTAACATCCGTGTTTAATACTTTCTCATCTTGTTTAATACCATAAAAATCAAATCCGTATAAATCAGGGTCTTTACTTTCAGGTGAAATATTAAAACCATATTTAAATGGTAAAATAGTAAACATGTTTTCTATGTTAGGTAATGAATTACCATTGTAAGTTAACCCTACCCATACGTCAGAATATGTACAAGGTATTGTAGATGTAATTCCTGTAATTGTTACTTCATATACTCCTGTACTTATTCTACAAGTTTGTAAATTACTTTTAATTAAACTATTGGAATTATTATATATGTTCACTAAAGGATTTGAATCTAAATTAGTTAAAGTACCGTCAATATATGAATATAAATATAATTTATTAGTCGCATTGGAATAGAATGAATTTCTATTATCTTGTACTAAATCATCAAAAGATGTTTCTAAAAATGGTTGATAAAAAGTTTGAGTATACTTTGTAAAAAATCCAACGGAATACGTCTCAGTTAAACCTGTTAAATTTTCTATTTCAGGAACATACGCAACTCCCCATCCTGTGACACCTGTAGTACCTCCGGTCAATATTGAATTAATTTCATTTGTCATGTTAAATTCAATATCTTCATTACCTAATTCAAAATGTTGAGTATCAACTATAGTTAATGCTGAATATTTAATTGATGTACTTGGACCACTATTTGTATTTAAATAAATTCCATTTGTACTCCACCCTGATACCGTAGTTTTTTGAAACCAATTTGATGGTCTACTTGAAAACGACTTATCCAATGGTGAAAATAGTGAAGTTAAACTTCCCTGAGAACTGTTCTGAGTACTTTGAAAATCAAAATAATCGTACCCTACTCCTTCATCCCATGATTGAGGATTACCGGTTGAACCTGATGTTTTTGGTATTCTAAATAAAATTAAATCAAAAGAAGTTGCTCTTCTTCTACCTTCAGAAGTTGTTGAGTTAATTAATTCAGTATCAAATGAAGATGTGTTAGTCATCCTCAATGAGTGAGACATTGATGTACATGCGGTTGATATTATACCTGAAGATATTTTTGTTTGTAAATCAGTTAAGTCCAAATCAAAAATAAATCTTGTGAATCCTTGTTGTGATATTTGATTTTCGGTTGCCCCAAAATTTAACTGCATTACAGGATTTCTCGCAGTATTAACATATGATGAATATATTAAAGTATTGTTTTTGGAAAAATATGACCTGTGAATTGACATTTATAAAGTTGTTTCTTTATAAATATCAATTTATTCGAATATTCTTATTCAAAATAGTTTGATTCGCCTGAGCAAGTTGTTGAGTGATGTCAGTAATTGATGTACCATCTAAAGATGTCGGTGTAGGAGGAGCTGGAACAACACAAGGATGTACGTGAGTCGCCATGAATCCAATTATTTTACTGAGTAACGCAATTAATTTTTCACCTCTAACCATTGAATTTGTTTTATTTTCTAACGGAATACCATCATTTGATAAAAAGAATTTTGATTCTAATCCGTAAGATGTGTCAGAATATGAAATTTCACCTAAAGTATTTTCATTATAAGATAGGAAATAAATCTTATCTGAACCCATAGATATATTTGTGTTATTTACAGGTAAATGTTTGTAGTCGTTAGATTTTATAATATTTGTTTTAAAACTATTTGGATTTCCGTTAGTCTTTACAACTCCATATCCCACTTGATTTGTAATATTATCATAGTTAGATATTGCCATTATTAAATTTATATTGTTAACCTTAATAGCGTCATTAATGTCTCCAGTGTAATTTTTAATTATTTTATATAAATCAGGAGTAGGTCTATAATAGAATGGTAAAATATTTAAGTTACCATCACCACTTTTTAAAGATAATGTACTATCGTCATTTATTTTAACAACACCATCATATACTTGTTTAATAAAATCACTAATAATTTTTCCTGTTTCATCTAAAGTTTTACCTTGGAAGTTTAGATTTGCCATGAAAATTTTATCAGTTTCGTCAATAACACTATCAACAACTAAAGTATCAGAATCATATTTTAATGTTTCAGACGGTAATCTGTATAAAAATACTTGGCCTGTAAAAATTTTTGCAGGATTTTCTGGGTTCTGAATATTATACTCGACCAAATACTTTGTTGCTTGTGGAGTGTAAGAAACCTCAACTATTGGTTCTGCGGGTAAAGTAACAATTGTTGTGTCAAATTCTGTAATTTGTATAAATGATTTTTTATCATTTGCCGGGGTTTCATTGTATTGGTTTAAATTATTTTTATCACATTTACCAACCCTTAATAAGATTTCACTTTCTTTTACTATAATATCTGAAGTACCTCTACCCTGAATTGCAATATCATTATAATTTGGGAATAGACCTTTTTCTGATGGTTTTTGATAATCATTAGTATTTGGTACCAATATAAACTCATTTGCCCCTAATAATCTATCTCCTTCACCACTACTTAATTTTGATGAACGGTGGTCATCTTTATATATATTCTTAGCATTACTTAATGGATGTATAAAATAAAATTGGTTATTATAACCATCTCCATCTTCAGGTGCCGCATATATTAAACATACTCTTTCACCTGTTTTAGGTATAATGTTTAAAAAATTACCAAATAAAGGAGTGAACATTAAAGGGTCTTCATCCAACCATTTAAATTCAGGATATAAATCTTTAGTATTTGGGTCATAAGCGTCTTTATTACGTATTTTTATACTTTCAAGTTGCTCCTCAATTGCGTCCATTTCGGCAAAAACACGGATTCTACCTAATTTAGCCGGGTCATTATCACCTTTTACAATTCCGTAATAAATTACTCTTTTCATTTTCTTTCGTTATATTCTTTAAGTAATAAATTATAGGTATTTTCCAATTTATCTAAATGCTCACTGAATTTTAAAATTGAATTTTTAGTAAATTCAAAGTCTTTAGAGATATGTTCCATCGCGATAACTAAATCCTTGTTACTTTTATTTTTATAATTTTTTATTATTTCTAAAATTTTATCAGATTCCATTACATTGATTTTCCAAATAATTTTATCGATGGTGTAATACCTGGTATTTCAGGAAGTGCAATTTGAGCTTTTGAATTTTCAGCAGATTCTTTTTGTTGAGCGTTTAGCACTCCTTGTAAAGCTTGTAATCCCATATTAGGTGACCCATCAGGCATAGGACCTGTAGGAATACCTATTGCTTGCATCTCCTCAATTGTATTAGAAAACGCTCTTGTTGAATTGTATCCCTCTAATAACGCACATGCGTTTAATAAAGGTAAAGGTATGTTTAATGGAACCCCAAATATACTTAAAAATTTAAGAATTTCATCAATAACACTTTTACATTGCCTATAATCTTGAACAAAAGTAACCCCAACAATTAGTACTTGTATAAGTTTTAAAATCATTATAGTTTGAATATCCTGTGATTTACTTTGAACATCTTTTGTAATTCTTTGTACTAAGAAAAATATATTTTTTTTAAGTTCCTCAACTAATTGTTTTACAAAATATGCAGCGATTCTACTAATAACATTGTAGATAAATTTTGACAATTTTTTAAAGAATTCTTGTACATCAGATATTGTATTTGTAATAGATTGACCAACTAATTGTAATGAAATTAAAACTCCTAAGATTACTTTAGGTGATAGAATTGCTCCCGCAATTGCGATTGGTATTTTTTTAAAAATATCATCATCAAACGATACTTTTATTTGTGGATATGGAAACAACAAACTCCATTTTTTATTTTTAACAATATCGTCTAATGCCGAAATCAATGCATTTTCATTTTCTAAATCGACTTCAGTGATTCTAACTAATTCATTAATAATTGAATTTGAATCAACAGGTAACTCTACGTTATCACAATCTTTAAAAGTAATTACCTTATTAAAAATATTTTGTGACCTTTCTTGTAAAGCCCTTAAATCTAAATCATCAATCTCAAAAAAGTCACTATTTATTTCACCTAATTCAGATACTTTGGCAGTACCCTGTACGTCAATTTCAGAAGGAGCTTGACAAAAACCAAGTATTCTTTGTATAAATCTACCAAATTTAGTTGTATCATCAATTTGGGCAGTACCTGAATTTATTTCCATTGAAACCGCTCCCGTTAAAGCGTCAATAAGTCTACCAATCATGTTATTAGTGTCGATTGGGGACATTGAACCGTAATAATCAAATAAAAAATCTTGAATACCATTATTAATAATTGTAGGTGTTATACCCCCAACCCTTGCTTTCATGGTAATTTTTAAAAAATCACCTGCGACATTATTATTTGTTGTTATAGTTCCATCAGGCCCAATTGTTGTTACAGTACCAACCGCACTGTATTGTATATCAAATAAATTTTGACCTGATTTACCCACAAGTAAAGTAGATGTTGAGTTATCTATTTTATCTTTAATTAAACGATTTATACTTGACGGAAAAACTGAAGGTTGAAATGTATTTATTTCATAAAAAAGTTTTCCGGCGTTTTCAGTTGGTTTTAATTTTAAAGATTTAAATAAATCTATATCAGGTATTGAAACATAAATTACTTGTCCGTCAGTATACTGTTGTTGTTGATTACACCCAACCAAATTTACAATTTCCTCAACTAATATTTCTTTAAATATTGGTTTTGCTTTATATGCAATTTTAATAAATTTGTCTTTTAATAAAGTTACAGTTTCAGTTGGAACATTACTTTTATCTAAAGCCGAACTTTTGGCCTTTAATATTAGTTGTTTTATAAGTTCCATTTGATTATCAACCTCACTTTGAACTTTCTTTTTAAAATTCTCAGCCTTTTGCTTTGCAGCTATTATTTGGTCAACTATCTTTTCTTTTGAATTTTCAGCTTTATTACCTAAAGTTTTAAGTAAATTATCTTTATCAGACGCGACTTGATTATAGGTTGATACAGCATCAATTTTAGACGATGCCTGATTGTAACTATCTTTTAAATCTGGAGATGCCATTAAATCTCAAACCTTTTTTCTTCGTTATTTATGTCTTTCTCAATTAAACTTTGAAGAACATTCTCATCCATTGAAGTTATGTCAAAATCATCTTCTTTTGAATTTTGTTTTTCCCAAATTGAAGACTGTAATTTAGATAACTGTAATTTTTTTTCAACACAATCATTTATTATTTTTTGTTGTTTTTCAATTACAGGACCTATAAGAGTCATGTCCTCAGGTTCTTTCATCATTGCAACCATCTTATTTTGAATTCTTATAGCAGTTGACCTTTGTTCAACCAGTTCATTATAGATTTCTTGCATCAATGTGATTATAGAATCTTTAGTAAAATTAATTTCTTTTTTCTTTGGTTTACTCATATTCTATAAATAGAAAATATTAGATTTTTATTCATCAACTACATTTGACAAACCAATATATAATTTTTTATATTTTTTAATTGATTGTCTAATTTCCTTAGTTGAAAGGTTAGTCATTTCCCTCAGAGATAAAAGAATAAGATTTTTATTAAACTTATTGTTTGATGACGATAAAAATATTGATTCATAATTTGAAAATATTTCATGTAATGCCAATCCTAGTTTATATTCATTATCTGAAAGAGACGGTTCATCTAACACTATTCTAATCTCAACAATTAAATCATTTATTACTGATTTTTCACCCCCTTCTTCAAATTGCATGTCGTATGACATTTTTGGATTGTTTTCCAAGTCTGAAGAAATATCTTCGTATGAAATTTTTCTGTTTGTTTCTTTTTGGTCTTTTAGTATTTGACCCATTAAATAATTTTTACAAATTGTCCCAAAATAGGAATAAGCCTTTTTTTCTTTTGACGGACTAAACTTGTCAATTTTTGTCATTAAAAAGGAATGGGTATCGGTATGTAAATCCAAAAAGTCCATGTCTTTTCTGTACAATTTATATCTCCTTATGATAGATGAAATCATCTTGTCTAAAGGACTTCTGAGAAATTGATTGTATATTTTATTTTTCTCATTGAAAGTATCAGCGGTGAGAAACATCCTCACCGCTAACTCTTCTCGTTCCGCAAAATAATTTTCATTCTTTTTTGGACGTTTTGTATCATCGAGAACAATTATTGTATCCCCAGTCATTAAACACTTGGTTCATAATTTATTTCTCTATCTGATGTGAAAAAATATTCTTTTTTCGCAGATTCAACCCAAAATTTAACTTCTTTTTCATCTAATTTAGACTCACTATTTTTGTAATCCCAAAATAAAGATTGTTCTCTTAAATTAGTATGTTTATAACCAATCTTAGGAATTGTCATAATTTTAACTGAATTATAAGTCATTCTTAAAAGAAACTCATAAACAAATGTCAATTTTAAATTACTTTTAAATCCTCCAAATTCCTTAACAGTACTTTTTTTGATTACCATTCCTGAAGTTTGAAAATTTTGATACCCGTGTAATGTTTCATTAGTTAAGATACCAACTTCTTGACTAAAATTAGCAGCAAATGTTGCTTCATTTGTGAATCCCGCAAAAACTGATTTATTATCCACATCAATTACTACTGGTAAAAACGCATCTACATCGGGATGATGTGTGGTATATTTTTGAACATTATTAAACCAAATTGATGAATACTCATCATCAAATTCAAAGAAACTTAACCATTCAGATGATGAATTTTCAATACCCATATTGATTTGAGATGAATAATTTGGTTCATCTTTAAATTCAACCATTTTAACATTTAAATCACCAAAATCAAAATTATTTAAATATTCTGTTAATTTTTCTTCATTTGATTTTACAATTACTAACTCATTGAATGGAGTTTTTTGAGTTTTTAAACTCTCAATACATTTTTTAAAATATTCATCAAAATCTCTAACTAGTGCCGATTTGATTGGTAATATTACTGATAAATTTAATTTTTCCATTTTCTTATACTGTTTGAAGTTTATTTAGTTGTGACTCAATCATTTCAATTCTAATGTCGAAATAATTTTGGAAATTTTCAATTACTGAATTTTCAAATTTTTCTTTACTTGAGAATAACGATGATGTTTCTTCCATTGATTCATAGAGTTTTTCAGAAATATTATCTTCCAACCAATTTTGAATGAAGTCAGCAATAAAATCAACAATTTTATTTTGTTCTTGAATCCAAATACCATTATGTTCATTCATCCAAGACGGAGCCATGTTTGGAATTTTACCAATAACTGGTACACCACACTTCATTGATTCCAATGGGAATGTTCCAAATGAACTAATTGGGTCAATCCACACACTCAAAAAACATTCTTGGAATGTTTCAGCAAATTGTTCTTCAGTCAAACCTCTCATATCTCTAAATGCGAACCATCTAAACTGAGGGTATTTTAAGTAAAAAGACTTAATTACATTCATTGAATCTCTTTGTTCTCTTGAATGAATTGCGATAATTGGTTTTGGTGGAATTGATTGTTTAACAAATCTTTCTGAGATGTAAGGTTCAATTACATCAGTCGGGGTATTTTTCATCATCCCTGAAACATAATTTTTTAATGATTCTGAGGTTGTAATACATTTATTAACATTCAACTGAGACCAATTTGTACCAGGTTGTAATGTATCTAAAATGTAATCATAACATTGTGCCAATGAAATCTTGATACAAGGTAGATTAGAAATTTGTTGCATTACGTACCCAAATAGTTCAGGAACAACAATCATATCTTCAGGTGACACCATCAATTGATTACCCTCAACAGATGAATGAGATAGTTCGTCCATATATTCGGAACCTAAACATTCTTTGACTCCAACATAGTCTGATTTTTCATGTAAAATCATTGAGTTAAATCCTGCTCTTTTTAAAGTTAGAGCCATTTGATAAATGAATCTAACACTACCTGTTAAATTACCTTTTGTATCTTGTACAAAAAAATAAATTTTGGCAGATTTGTTTTTTAGATTTTCGATGGATACTTCTAATTTTTTAATATTCTCGTCCATTTTAAATTTGTTTAATTATTTTATTATAAAGTAATGTATTAAATGCAATCTTAAAGGGAATACTAACATCACTTTTATCCCCTAAAGTTTCGTCAACTTCATCCTTTTCGGTTAAAATTGTCTCAATCATAATTTTTATTAACTCATAAGTGACCACACTTATTTGTTGCTCAGTTACACCAGATACCGACTCAATCAAAACACTTTTACTGTTTATTTCTTCTAAGTCAATATAGTATAAATTATTGAATACTTTTAACATCATCCTTTTTAATTTTATCTATTATACTTTGCAGTTCTTTTAATTTTGTAATGGAATACTTTGACTCAGAATCTTCATTATATTGAGTGTTATATTTTATACAAGGTTTTTTACTTTTTTTAATTAGTTCAGGATTTGAAGTCACTAATACATCAAAATTCCCCCAAATACTATCTTCTGTAATCTTACTATAAAAAATATATTTCTCAACTAAACATCCAAACTTTGATAAGAAAAAAAGAGTTGCGGGTTTAGATTTACCGATTTCATCTGAAATTATTACTATTTCGTTATCGTCTCGGTTATTTAAATAAAATTCGTTTAAATCGTTAAACGTTGACATTTCAGTTGATGAGGCATGTCCAAATATCCCCATAGCAAAATCCTCATACATAAATGAGTACAATTCTTCTTCATTTCTAAATTTAAAGTGATTTAATAAATTTAAACTTGTAACAGGTGATAAAACCTCATAATTAAATTTATCCTCAACAACTGATTCCAAATTGTTTTCATCGGTAATGTCAATTTTAACCAAAGTTTCTTCAGTTTCATTTTCATCAATCATATGTTTCTCATATAATTGAGTGAATTTTGCAATAGTATCCCTTAAAACTCCGTTAACCTCAATCCCTATCTTCATATCTTTTTAATAATTCAGTAATAATCGGATTTCTAACAACATCTCCATCTCCAAATTCATGGACACCAACTTCAGACATGTTTCTTAATCTTTCTAAAACGTCCCATAATCCTGAGTGTTTTTTATCTTTATATCTGTCAGTTTGTTCTAAGTCACCGGAAATAAAGAATTTACTATCAGTCCCAATACGAGTTAAAAGAAGTTTCATTTGTTTTGGTGTGGCATTTTGTGCTTCTTCAAAAATTAATATTGAGTTGTCAATATTCATACCTCTCATATATGCCAAGGCAAAAACCTCAATAACCTCTAACTGTTTTAATTTTTCTCTAGCCTCCTTACCTATAATTTTGTTTAATAAATAATAAGATGGAAAAATATAAGGGTCCAATTTCTCTTCCACATTACCTGGTAATGAACCTAATTTCTCTTCAGCCTCGACCGCAGGTCGAACAATAATTATTTTCTCATATGGGGAATCATGTTCGGCCAATAAGTCAACTGCTGCCTTCATTGCAATAAAACTTTTACCAACACCCGCAGGTCCTGAACAAACAGTAATTTGGTTTCGTCTAAGTTTATCGTAATACTCCCTTTGACTTTGGGTTAAGAATTTATCCTTACCCTTTTTTATAATTCTACAAATTTGGTCTTTTTTTGAGACCTTAGTTTCTGACCCAAAATCAATTGGGTCTTTAGTTGTTTTCTTTCTTGTCATTATTTAATTGTATAATAATCCATCCAGTAGTCAATCATTTCATCTAACATTGACTCAAATGTATAGTCATGTAACCAACCTGTTTTAATTTTTAATTTTGAACAGTCTCCTTTTAAATCGTGTAATTCTTCAGGTCTTAAAAATTTTTCATCTTGTTTAACATATTCAGACCAATTTAGACTTAATCTTGTAAAAACATAATTGACAAGTTCTTTCACTGAATGAGATATTCCTGTTGAACAAACAAAATCATCGGGTTCATCTAATTGTAATATTTCCCACATTGCCTTAACATAATCTTTAGCGTGTCCCCAGTCACGAGTAGCGTCAAGATTACCCAATTTAAGTTCATTGGATAGTCCTAATTTAATCTTAACCGCTTCTTTACATACTTTATTAGTTACAAAGTTTGTTCCCCTTCTTGGGGATTCATGATTAAATAAAATCCCATTTGAAATAAACATTCCGTAAGAATTTCTATAATTACGACAAATGTTATAACTGAATACCTTAGCACACCCGTATGGGGACACAGGATTCATTGGAGTAGTTTCTCTTTGATATCCATCTGAGTCAATTGAATTACCAAACATTTCTGAAGAAGATGCTTGATATATTTTTGTGTCAGGCTTAATTAATTTAACCGCCTCTAAAAGATTTAAAGTTCCTAATCCTGTTACATTTGTTGTGTAAATTGGTTGGTCAAATGAAATTCTAACATGTGATTGAGCAGCTAAATTATATATCTCATCTGGCATTATTTTCTGAACTACTGATATTAGTGAAGACATGTCAGTTAAGTCCGCATAGTGAAGTTTTATCTTAGTATAAACATTATCCAATCTTGATGTTTGGTTTTCGGCAACTGAATTTCTTTTTAAAGTTCCGTGAACTTCATACCCTTTTTCTAATAAAAATTCACTCAAATATGACCCATCTTGGCCATTTATTCCTGTTATTAATGCTTTTTTCATTGTTTAATATAATCTCTATAGTTTTCAATATTATTTAAAAGATACGATGGGTAAGTGTCGTCAATTGACACCTTTAAAAGTTTACCTCGAAAAAACGGGTCATTTTCCTCAACAATATTATTTTCAACACTTGATAATATATAAGGATTATTAAATTCTTGATGGGAATATGCATCAATTTTTGTTTTAACTCTTTCAGGACCTCCCATAAAACTAAAATGCCAACCACCACTCTCAACAATATTAGTCGTGTGTTTATTTTGTCTAATTAGATTAATCGATTTATTTTTTAAATTGCCGTAAGACAAACATTTAGTACCACTCCAATTATATTCTTTTAATAAATTAAAGTAATAATAATATGTGGTTTGTTTAAAATCGAAAATTGAATTTAAAATTGAATTTTTTAGTTTTAAAATTTCGTCAGGATTTGGTATTTCATCTAAATCTGATATTAATACTATATCGTCATCAGAACATCCAATCATACCATAAAACATGGATTCTCTTTGGTAAGTTTCTCTACCCCATTGTTTTTCATGCCTTCCCCATCCTTCAGATGATTCTACATATTTTAAAATTCTGTTTTTAACATTATCCACATCACTTAATGGATTTGATACATATGGTAAATTAATAAAATCATCAGGAGTGTCATTAACAATCACATGAATTATTTTATCTTCAAATTTTTTAAATTTGTCTTTATTTTCATTAAAAAATAATGGTTTTTCCTTACCTGAAAAAGTTACCGTAGATTCAACTATTACAAATTTATCAACAATATCATTAAGTATTTCTAATCTTAATTCCAATATATCTAATTCGTTAAAAAATAAAAAACAGTCGTATATTTTATTCATCATATTAAATTTTTAGATTTATAATATTCTAATGCTTGGTTTTTACAGGTTTGATAATCAAACAATTGACCATCCCTATCCATATATGTAAATCCTCGAGTATACACATCACCAGTTGCCCAATAACCATCACTAACATTATGTCTTGACCAATATTTTGGAGCAATCACTTTGTTTACATTTTGATTTAACCAAGCCGGCCACCAACCAAATGTTGAGTTAGAAATTATTAACCATTTTGCTTTATAGATTAAATAAAAATCAAATCCTATTTCATCATGTATTGTAGGAATATCAAATGGCATATACATTCTTGCACAATTTGGGTCATCAGTTACCACTAAAAATTTCATATTGGGGTTAATTGAGACCATATGGTTTATTGAGTCCCTCCAATATTCTCTTCTTAATATAACATTTGGTATATTTTGATATTCACCACCTCTAAAATTTAAAATACATAAATTATCATCAAGAACAATTGATAAATCATTTAATTTTTTTTCGTATTTATTTATATATTCTCGTTTAATTTTAAACCAATTCAGTATATCAGGTTTTTTTTCAATTAAGTAATCTTCACATTGATAAATTCCGCCTAATGCCCCATTATCTCCAATTAATTTAGTATTATCACTAATCCCATAAACTCTTGGGTCAAACATTGTTATGTTTACATTATCATAGTGATGATATGTAATCCATCTTTCATGAAATTCGGTAAAGTCTCCAGTGACTTCTTTACCGAAATCAACATCCATAAAATACATTTGATTCATCCCGCCATAATAATCGTGACTTGGGGTTGGATTAATTCCCCACTCAAATCCTAATTTTTCGGCAACCGCTCTACAAACAGAATATTGCCACATATGGTTTCCAAAATTACCAGTTAAATTTGTAGTTATCATTCTAAATATTTCTATATTGTTCCTTAATTGTAAAATTATTACTGAACAAAGTAAACATTGCTCTCTCTAAAAGATATGCTTCTCCTGGTTGAACATGCCAAGACACATAATGTCTCATAGTCTCATAAAAATGTTTATTATATTTTAGAATGTCTTTTTTTGGTATGATGTGGTTTCCACCAGGGGCGAACCTAATATATTCTCCAAATACAGGATTTTCAAATATACTGAGTAACATTTCTCGATAATTAAAAATATATTTACATTTATGAATTCTTGCAACAGTCGCATCAACCTCAATAGGTTTTTCATGATATGCGTCAGTCTCATCTACAAATGAATATATATTAGGACTGTGTCTCGGGTGGTCCCTTATATAGTTTTCAATTGTTGTAAATTCAGTGTTATTTATAATATTTTTAAATTTTTCAAATCCACAATGTCTGGGGATGACATTTCCTTTACAAAAAATAATTACTTCAGGTAAATTTTCATAATTTGTTACAATGAAATCAAATATGTCATAAATGTTTGCCCCGACATTAATTTGGTGTTTTATTTTTTCTGACGGTGTAAATCGGTGAGCTCTATCGTAAATTAAATAATTGTCAGTGTACTCCTCCACCCAAGATTGACTTAAATCTTCAGGTAAAAAATTAAAATCTGTAACTACTAAAAACGCTCCTGATGTTATAATTTTATTAGACATGTTATGAAAAATATTTAAAATTTGTTTTATCAAATTTTGTATATAGACCAAAACAGGTCATTTGTCCCCACAATGGAAGATGTACATCATCTGCAATACCGAAAAATAATGAACTCAATGCAAAATTACTTCTTGATAATATTACAGTTTCTGAATTACATAAAAGAAATAAATCATAACATGGGTCATCATTTGAAATATATCGATATGGTAATTCAGGAATATATTCACCTGGATTAGTTACAATAATGACTTCGTGATTTGGTTTATTTATTAATACCTCTTCAATAACTTTTTTTATTTTAATTGGGGGCAAAGGGGATTGATTATTAAATTCAGGATGAGTTTGTCTAAATTTAACATCGAATTCAACATCTGGGATTAAACCACTTTCAATATGATTTTTAAAATGATTTGCACATACTGAACCATCGTAATCAGGTCGACCTTTAACATCCTCAAGTCTAAGATGAATTAAAATTGTTTTTTTTGGGTCAAATGGAATTTCATAATTCATTGATTTCCCATACTCCATAAATTTTTGTTTAAACTCTTCCGAGTAAACATTGTTTTTAAAATATGTAAAAAAATCTGTTTCTAAATTTAATAATGTCTTTGACCATACAGTATAATGTGTTGGGGCTGCCAAATCAATCTCTTGAGTAAAATCCTCTGAAGTAAGTTTACTATTATGTAAATCAATAATGTCAAATAATATTTGTAAAAAAATAGTAGTATTGTATGATTGATTATATGAGTTATATATTCTTAAATGTGTCCTATGATATTTTACATATATGTCATTATTTATTGAGTATAAAATTTGAGAAATAATGTCCCCAATATTTCCACCTAACCTATCGCTAGACCCAAATAAATCTGTAAACATAGTTATATCTTTTTAAAAATTGCGGTTAAAATGTTAGGAGTTAAATTTTTATCAACTCTAATATTATCTTCTAAATTACAATAATTTAACATACTATATCCTTGTCGATTCATAAACTTTTCAAGAGATTTTTCATTAAAATGAAAAATATGTTCATTAGGTTTTCGATGTTTCCAATTAGTAAACCATTCATCGTCCAATCCATTATGACACCATGGTAAACTAATAACAACATATGTGCATTTTAAATTTTTAACAAATTCAATATCGTGAAAATGTTCTAAACAATCAAAAAATGTGATAACCTCTACTTCTTTATCTAATATATTTTTAACAAATTCAATTCCGTCAGGTAATGGATATGCGGGTTCAATATCATTACCGTATAAATTGTTTATTAAATTTTTACAAGAGTCTAAAAAATACCCGTTACCATATCCAACATCCATTAATGAATTTGGTACTTTACCAATTGAACCAATTATATATCCTAGTCTAAGATTTTCTATATTTCTAGTCTGATTAAACATACCATATCTATCACCATATGATTTGTCATAAATAAATTGTTCTTTTATTATTTGTTCAATAACACCATCTTGTGTTAGTCTGTAATTTTCAATCATTTTAAATCATTATATATTTTATGTTATCATACCAATAGTATGATTTATTTGTTATTCCCCATCCTTCAGGACATTTGTCATCAATTATTTTTTTAAAACACTCAATATCCAAGTCATTTTTGTAGTAATTTTTTATTGATGACGATAAAATTGAACTTCCAGACCAAACACACATGAATTTTTTACATGAAAAAATTAAATCAACATAATGAAAAATATTTTTAGTGGTAATAAATTCAACAACTAAATCAGAAAAAAAATCATCAGGGACTACTAAATTAGGGTAGTCATTTGTTAAAATAACTAAAAATTTTTCATTTTTATATGTTAATAAATGAGATTTTATTTTTTCATTATCATACTCTTTAACTGATACACTGTTTAAATCTAAAACTATATAATCATTAAATTCATTTATATTATTTGGTTGGTAATATATTTTAGCGTATTTACTTTCATTATTTACCCCATAAATTAATTCGATATTTTTATGTGTTGTAAATTCTTTATTAAAATCGACCGTGTCAGAAACCCCCCAGTTATCTAAATGTCCACAGTTTGCGTTTTCAGAGGTAATACCAATAACATGTGGATTGGTGCCCCATACTAAATCATAAATTTCCTGACTTCTAAATAATGATTTATCACTTATGTAAAATTCATACCCTAAATTTGTAAATATTTCGGGTAATGTTGAGAAAGATAAATGGTCCCCAAGTCCTCCCCAATTAACATATAATATTTTTTTTTCCATCACTCTTTTGGATATAAAAAATCTTTAGCAAATGTATCTTCAATTTCATTATAATTGTTTTCGTTAAAAGTTTCAATTGGTTTTTTTATATTTATATTATCAACACCTCCTCTTTCTCTTTTAATTAAAAATTCAGGATAAGTTCTTATATAATAATGGTTTAGTTGGGCGATTTCATCGTTTGCAAAATAATTAAATGGCCCCGACCCTTGATTAAAATGAGTATCCATCCATAAATTACCGCACCAATGAATGTGATGTTCAGTATGTGGGACTAATTTACAAATACTTTTAAACTGAGAATGTAATGTTTTTTTTCTTTTGGTAAATCGTTTAAGTTGACTTGTATAAGTTTCATCAAATGTATTTAATCCATTATCCCCAAACATTGCCCAATTTATTACTAAACAATTACAATTATCATAATTATTTATAAAATCTTGAACATTTTTATGTTTTTTTAATACTAAAAATTCGTCAATATCGAAAAACGCAGCCCATTCATATTCTTCGTAGTAATTTTCAGCAAATTCAGCAAAACATTTAGATTGTATATTTCTTACCCATAACGGTTCATCACTCATGTAAGAAAAACCATCATATTCATGTAAATGAACATTTTTGTGTGAAGTATTATTTTCCCATCTCCAATTATTTTGAAATATGTGTATATCGTCAAATCCTAATTTAACATTATAATCAATCCATTCTTGAATATATAGTTCATCTTTATGTGCTAAAGTAACTAACGCAATTTTTTTTTTCATTTTTTAAAATTTTGGATAACTTGAATTTGTCCCCATGTAGTTATGAAACGCGAATGGTTTAATTCCTTGTATTTCAGGTATCATACTTTCGTGTGAAAAATATTTTGCAATGTCTATGTCTGCAAACTTACATCCCTGTTCGATATATTTATGTCTGTAATGAGCACAAATAAAACCATCCTCATTTGTGTATCCATAAAATGATTTCCATTCTAAGTTAATATTGTTTGCAACATCAAGTAATTTTTTACTTCTTAATGAAACACTATTACCTTGTCTAATAATGTTCCCATGAATATCTCGATATGATATATCGTCAGTAGGTAGTGGAAATGGGGCACCAATATAATCGTAGTCTAAAAAATCATCTCTCCATGATTGGGGATTAACTATAAAACCATTATCATGAATTAAAATCGCATAATCAGTATCAACATGTTTCGGTAAATTATAAATTATATTATAATTCCACTCATCAATATTTGAACTTTTTTCTGTAAATTCATGTTTGATATATGTTGGTAAATTTTCAGGTTTAATATCTGAAGCAATTTTAACATCTCCAAATTTAATATTTCTACAACTATACTCTAAAGCTTGAATTGTTTGAGGTATTCTTACACTTGTTAGCGCAATTAAAGTTATATTACTTAGATTAATCATAATTTTATTATATTTGATTTACTCTTTCTAAAACAGTTAATCCATTATTATTTGTATAATGTTCTTTGATTACCCAATTTTTATTTCTATCTAAAAAATCCATCATTGCGGTATACAAACCTCTTTTAATAACTTTTTCGTTTGAAATTTTAGGAGAAATTTGACCGTTTTGATAAAAATCTTCATCAGTATAACCAAAAGTTACGGTATCATGTAAAATTATCCATTTTTTAACTTTTATTTCATGCTTATCCAACTCTTTGCTTAATTGGTTATATGTGTGTAAAGTATCAATAAATAATAAATCAGTTTCATCTATCTCAATAGAAAGTACATCTCCTAAAATAAATTCAAAATCACAATTACAATTTTTTGCAAATTCATTTGTCTCATTTTCATATGGTTTGAAAAAATGATAATTTAAATCTATTGATTTAACTTTTTTTGGTTTTCCAAGTATTAAGGCTAAAGTTGAAATTGCAAATCTAGTGCCCATTTCTGTAACTACTTCACATTTTGAGGAATACTCTTTTAATGTTGGTAGATGTTCATTAATATCAACCATACCTCTACCGTATAATATATGGTTAGGAAATTGTAACTTACAAATTTTGTCAAAATGAATTTCTGGTGTCTCCATTGTTTTTATGAATTATATTTTTTATTTACTATATTTAAATCTTTTATTTTTCTGTCTTCTTTAATTGTTGTGGTTAATTGGTCAGAACTTGTTCTATTTACGACTGTAATTGATTCAGAAATCAACGGCTCACCGTAAAGTAAATAAAGTTTCTGATAAAAATCACAATCCATTAACCAAATTAAATTTTCATCAAATAATGGAATATTTTTATTTTTCACAGTAAGTCCGCTGGGACCACCTAAAGAGTTATTACCTGACCAAACTGATTCATTCCATCTTGGGGTATATAAATTATATAAATTTACCCCATCTTTTGTATGATAAAATTTTGTAAAAAACCAAAATATATTTTTATTTTGCATTATAAAATTATATTGATTTTCTAATGAAGAATAGTCATACAAAAAATCATCCTGAAACAAAATTTTAATCCATTCACCTGAACAATTTGCAATTGCGTTATTAATATTTGGAGAATGTGAATTAAAACTATGTTCGTTATTTTTTACATATTTAATATGTAATTTTTTTGACCACAATTCACAAAATTTTTGAATTTCATTATTTTTGCTATCATCAGATATCACCACTTCAAAGTTTTTAAAAGTTTGCTCATTAAGTAATTCAAAATTTTTATTTAAATACTCAATTCCTTTATCATTAAACTCATATGTTGGTATTGCAATTGAAAAGAAAAAAACACTCATATTAAATTATAATATTTTTTTTAATTTTTGTAAACCCATTGTAGTATCTGAGGGTACATTTAATGGTTTAAGAATTGGTACAACAATTGAAGTTTTTATTGCCAAATCGTAAATTGATTTTGATTCCGTACCCACATTATAAACTCCATTTTCATTTTTTAAAATTAATCTAATGACAAGTGATGAAATAATGTCAACATAATCACAATTTGTTTTAATGTCTGTCCAAGCTTTATCGTATGGGAATGGATTTGGTTTATGTGATAATCTACAAATTAAATAATTATTACATTTTAATTGGACATGCCCGTCAGATAAAAGTTTTGTATAACCATACCATGTATTTAAATGTGATGGTACATCTTCTTCTGACGCATTCGGCACTGAATTAGCGTAAATATAATCAGTAGATATTTGAATTAATTTTTTATTAGTCTTATTACAATATTCGACTAACTCATCAACAAATTTATAATTTATTAACCAATTAGAATTTTTATCATCGGAATAAGTTTTAGTAAATGCAATACAATTTAAAATTACACTATAATTTTCCATATATGGAATTAATGTTTCAAAATTTAAAACATCAATATTATTTTTTTTCCTTGAAATAAAATCCCAATTAGTTTGTCTGTAAATTTCAGACCCAAGTAACCCGTCTCCTAAAATTAATACTTTTAATTTATCCATTTTTGTTTAAATATATTTTCTACATATTCAAAAATATCTTCGTCATAATGAGGTGCAGCCCCTAAGAAAAAAACTCTATCCAAGACCATATTTGAATTTGGGTATTTATTAAAATCATCTAAATGAAAGTATCCCGGATGATATAAAATGTTGCCTGCAAAATAATTTCTAGTTTGTATTTTATTATCCTCAAGAAATTTAACTAAGGTGTCTTTTAATTCTTTATTTTCACAAATAAAAGGTGTTCCAAACCAGCATGTTTCAGATTTAGTTAAAGAATTAACTCCTTTTACTCCTGTAACATATTTTACAATAATGTCCTGAATTCTTCTTTTACTATTTTTTCTTTTTGAATCTATTTCCTCAAATTTTGATAACTGTACTAATCCAATTGACCCTTGTAAATCCATTGGCTTTAAATTATAACCCATGTTAGTAAAGACATATTTATGGTCAATAATTCCATTATATGACTCTAACCAATTATCGAATCTATTTTTACAAGTACCACAAGACAACAAATTTGCAGAACCAACACAATAACAATCTCTTCCCCACCATGAGATACTAACAAATAGTTTTTTTAAATCTTCAATATTAGTACAAATCATCCCACCTTCCCCTGTTGAAATGTGGTGAGCGGGATAAAAAGAACATGACCATGCAATATAATAATCTGATATTGGTTTATTATCCCATTTTGTGCCTAATGTATCACAACTATCCCCTACTAATTTTAAATTATATTTTTCACATAATTCTTTTAAAAAATCCATATCAGGAGGATTCCCTAATACAGGAGAAACAAATATTGCTTTAGTTTTATCCGTAATCTTCTCTTCAATCTTTGTTACATCAAAATTTAAAGTTTCCCACTCAATATCAATAAAAACAGGTTTTAATCCATTTTGGACTATAGGAGCAATTGTTGTTGGAAATCCTACAGGAGAAACAATAATTTCATCCCCATCTTCCCATTTAAAAAACTTTTTAAGTGCGGTGATTAATACCAAATTTGCGGAACTACCTGAGTTCACCATATGAGAATACTTTACTCCAAATATTTTTGAAAACATATTTTCAAACTTGTGAACATTTTCACCTGCAACAATCCATTTTCCTGAAATTAAAGTGTTAATCGCTGAAAGTATTTCTTCATGGTCCCAATAAGGTCCTGAATATAAAACTTGGCTTTTTCCTGGCACAAATTTTTGATTGTATAGATACTTAGGATTATTTAATATGATGTAATCCTTAATATCGTTTAATAAATCTTCTATTTTTTTTGACATATTAAAATATATGTAATTCGTAGTTAATTATCAATAGAGACCCATTCATTTGGAATTATGTCTTGAGTATCTTTTGGTCCGGTTGGTCCAAACCATTTTTTTGGTGTAATTATTTTACCATTATTATCATTAAGATATGACCCCCACCAACTGAATGAACTATTAGATATTATAACATTTTTACACATAGTAATTAATGTAAAATCTAAAATTTCATCATCAAAATCTGAGTATAAAAAATTATCAGATTTAAAGTTTAATTTAACCCAATCCATATCATCTGACACAAATATAAATTTTGTGTCATTGATTAACTCAATTGCCTTTTGGTAATAATTTAAATCACAGGTAAAATGAAAATCTTTAAATTTTAAATAATCACCTCTTCTTATATGAACACAAGTTAAATTTTTAATATCATATTTACTTGATATTACTTTAATATTTTTATCACTAATAAAAAATAATTTTTTAATATCATTTATATTATTTTTAAAATATTTTTCACTTTGGAAATACCCATTTAACAATAAATTTTTTTCATAAGGTATATTAGAAAACGAAAACTTTGGTTCATTATATTTTTTTTCAAATTCATAGTTATTGTGATTTGGAATATTTTTAAAAATATTATCTATATATTTGATAGATTGATTACCTTGATTTGGTGTGTAACATTGATGAAAATTAAATGAATAGGTATCATCATTAGACAATGCTAATGACACTGTTGCTGCAATTTGGAACATTTGATTACCAAGACCTCCCTGTAAATTACAACTTATCATATGGTTTTTTATTTCTTATTTTGGTGGCGTGGTCATTGACCATATCCATATTTACTTTATGCTCGTTGATAGGATTATTTTCGTTATATATATAATTTATTTCACTCATAAAACGATAATGTTCCTCACCTGACATTTCTAACATCGGAAACATAAAACACAGGTCCCCACTCCATTGCCAGTAATTACCATTTTCATCTCTTAAATCTTCTTCTTTGATTTTTCTCCACAAAAAGGTTCTCCAAGTTCGAATATGAGATGCGGTAAATCTACTTTTTCGTAAATTTGAAAAATTTGTTTGAGGTTGTGAAAATCCTGGTGTTCCATTTGAGTATTTAAAACTTCCATTTGCAATCCAAATGTTTTCATCTTCATATAATTTATTAATTCTTGTTAACACATTTGAGTCGGATAACCAATCATCCCCATCAACTTCAACAATTACTTCATTGTCTGATATATTTTCATTATATCTAATTATTTTATCAAAATTACCCGCTTGATATAATTTTTTATCATTATCGTCGACTAAAATAAATCTATTATCATCTTTAATTAAATCTTTAACTATCGATACTGATTTATCAGTTGATAAATCATGAGTAATGTAACATTTAAAATCTTTAAACCTTTGTCCCATAATAGACAATATTGATTTTTCAATGTAATTTTCCGCATTATAAAAACCTGTTAAAACTACCATATTATTTAATATATTTTTTTAAAATTTTATCATTATACCCCTCTCTGTTGATTTGTAAAAAATCTATACTTTGATTAATTAAAATATCATTTTCTGTATCCCAATTTAAATTTAATAAATGTGTTTCTTCTTTTATTTTCGGATTTTTATGTAGTAAACCATATATTTTATTTGATAACTCCATGACACTTATTTTCTCAACTCCTGATAAAAATAATAAACTATTATTTGTTTTATCAATACAATATAGAACAATATTTACCAAATCTTCAATATCAATCAGAGAACGATAAACATTTTTATAAATTAATATTTCATTTTCATTTTTAACAGATTCTTTTAAAAAATTAACAATATTATTTTTATTTCCGTTAAATCCAACTATTTGAGGAATTCTAAATATTATATAATTTTTACAATTGTTTTTGATAATTTCCTCGACTTGTAATTTATGTCTATAGTAATCATTATCAATTATTCCTGTTAATACGCTGCTAAAATAAATTAATTTTAAATTTTGATTGTTATTAATTAAATTAATTAATAATTTTTTTTCTCGTTCAAAATTATTGATGTTTGTTTCTTTAGAGTTAGATACACCTGAAGCAAAAATTAAAAAATTCTCTAATGACTCGGAAAATTTTTTAAACTCTGAGGATAATAAACCTGAGCCAACAATCATAATTCAAATAATTTAATCCATTTATCAATTACTTCTTGATTAGTTAGTATACTAACCTCAGTTTTTGTTGATTCGGTTCCTAAAAATTCTGTATTAGTTAAATAACATTCATCTTTAACCAAACACGCCACTTCACTTATTGATGAGTGGTAAACTTTACCAATCATATTATACATTTCTTGTTTATTTGTATGTGTTCCATAAAAAATTACACGAATACCGTCAATTAAAGGTTTTACGTAATTTTCATAATATATTTGGTCCGTAACATTACCAAATACATATATTTTTTCACAATTATCATTTAATGCTCGTTTAATTGATACGTGAGTTTGTTTATTTTCATCAATACTGCCAATAATACCCACAGTATTTGAAAGATGAGATTTATTAATAGAAATTAAGTTTTCTTTTAAATTTGGAATTATGTTAAAGTCTCCATTGTATTGCTTATGATAATTTCTCTGTTCATCATTTATAAACACTACTGTGTCCCAAAATTGTTTTTTTTCTCCAACTTTATATAGATTTTTTTCATGACAAGATAATATTACTTTTTTTGCAGGAGGTCTTGATGGTAAATCTAAAAAATGACAAATTAAAATATCAGATTCGGTAACCGATAAATATTGAATTAATGATGATTTACATTTATCTAAATGCCAATTATGTGGTCCATAAAATGTACAATCAATACCATTTTTATTTAGAGTATTTGTTAAGTTAATAAATGCTGTTGTTGAGCCACCTTTTTCTGAAAAACCTGAAACAATTTTGACTTTAAGACCATCATAGGGTTTAAATTCATTTAATAATGATATTAAATCTTCTTTTTGGATAGAATCATTAATTGTTATAATTTTTTTAACATTACGATAATCTGAAATTATATTAAGATTATTGTCTGTTGTATTATTATAAATTTGTAAAACATTTGGATATAATAATTCACACATCCTAACTTCATCTAAGTTAGATGGAATAATAACATCAATCTTATGTTCGGATGTTTTATAATACTGACCAATTTGTGATGTTTGAGGTCCATTTTGAGTGTTAATCATAAATGTACCGTCTCCTATTTTAAACCCAATAGGGTTAGTAATACTAAAATTAGTTAATTTCTCACTTTTAAATTTTGAAGACACATTTGACAAACTAGAAATTATAACATTTAATTCTTCATTTGGTAAGTACCCAATTTTAGATGGTAAATTATTTGAGTATTTTTCACTAAAAAGTTTTCTGTTTTTTTCCCATTGCTCGTTTGTCATCCCGATAGATTTATGGGTGACTCTAATATTTGTTATAACCCCAATTTTAACCCCATCTAAAAAATTTCTATAGCAAAAATTAACATCGTACATGTGAAACCCTGGAACTGAATCATCGTATCCTTTGCTTATTTTAGTTTTATTAATTGCGGTAAATAAACCGTCAACTAAAATTACTTCTTTTATGTTATTTTGTAATGAGTCAGAATATCTTGATTCCCATTTTTTACCTTCATGTTCATGGTTTACAATACCCCACATTTTTGACCTATCTTCCCACCACATACCACTTTTTGGTAAAAGTGTAGAACCCGCAACTCCTAAAATTGCAAAATCAGAATTTCTATCAAATAACTTTTTCAATTTTTGGCCCCAATTATTGGTATCAAAATAGATGTCATCATGACATAAAACAACTATATCATATTCTGACTCTGATATAATTTCATTATAAACTTGAGATAAATTTTTTTCTCCGTTATTAATCTTTTCAATAATTTGAACTTTAGGATTACCTACTGACTTTTTAAGATATTCTTGAAAATTTTTATTACAACTTTTTGTACTATATCCTATCGTTATCATATTCCTGTACTCCCAAAACCATTTTCGTTTCTATCTTTATTATTGATTTTATCTATTTTAACAAGATTCACCCATTTACCTCCAGTGCATCTTGATACAACCCCCTGAGCAATTTTCATTCCTTTAGTGATTGTAAATGGGGTTGAATTAACGTTAAAAATTATAACTTTAACTTCTCCTGTATATCCTTGGTCAACTGTTCCTGGACTATTTAAAACCATTAACCCTTGGTTAATTGCTAAACCGCTTTTTGACCTTACTTGGATTTCAAAATCTTCAGGAATATCAAATTTAATCCCTGTTGGAATTAGGGCTCTACCTAAAGGTGGTAATGTAATTTCTTCAGATGAATATAAATCAAACCCACTATCACTTAGATAATTGTACTTTAATTCATAATCTTCATCTGAAGTATATTTTACTAAAACTTTACCTGAATTTTCATCTATGTCATCCTCAAGTCCTTGGATGTCAATACCAAATGAATCTTTTAATTTATTAATCAATAAGTCATACTGATTATTTTCAATTAATGATTCTAATTCGTTCATTTCATCACTAAAATCGTTCATAAAGATGTTATTTTTTTGACTACATTTATTAATACTTCTACATCTTTCTCACAATATTCTTTAATCTCATCATACTTATTTTCATTCCAAAACGAGTTATGAACTTTACTACCTGTGATTTCCATATTTTTAGAACTCTCAATACCTAAAGAAATACACATTAATTCTAAAGAACTGATTGCCCCAAATTGACCGTATTGCCATATTTCTTTTGTATCAATCGCCTTAATCTCCCAAGGTTTAGTATCATATGATGGTAAAATACCTGATGGTAAAACTCCATTAATCATCATTCGTTTCGCCAATACAGGTATGTCAAAATTCTTTAAATTATGACCACATAAAACAAAACCTAATTTATCGACTCTATTCAGTAATTGGTTAACTTCTGTTAATAGAACTTTTTCATCTGAATTAAAAAAAGTTTGTTTTTTAACTTCACCCTTAGGGTCTAAAAATCCAACAGATACACAAATTATTTTACAAAATTCAGGTATTAAAGCGGCTCTTAATTCAAATATTTCTTCAATCGATTTTCCTGAATCTTCAGTAAATCTTTTTAAAAACCAATCTTGATAATTAGTGAACTGAAATAACAACTCGGGATAGTCTTTTTTGAAGTTTTCAAAATTACTTGATACTCCTACTGTCTCAATGTCAATAAATAAAATTTTGTTTATTGGATGTTTTATCATACTATGGATTTATAAAATTCTTGTCTTGCTTTTGTAACTATATTTAAATCATATTTTGCGGAAACTGTTTCATATAATCTTTCACCCATATCCTTAACTAAATTAGGATTTTGTTGTAATTTCTTAATATGTTTCGCCCAATCACTGTGGTTTCTTGAGTCCCCAACAAGTAATGCGTTCCCGTCTACAAAGTTACCATTTTTTAAACAATGTTTCAAGTCTATTGTATAAGGACCAAAATCACTTGCGATTAATGCTTTTTTATAAAATCCTGATTCTATCACCTTTAATTGTGATTTAACTTTGTTAAACATATGTTGTTTAACAGGTGCTAACGAAACATCAAATTTTGAATAATTTTTAGCATAGGATGTTACAGGTTTTGTCCAAACTCTCAAATAAGGTTGCTCGGATTCGTTCTCATACATCGTATCTTTAAATCTTTCAAGATGTAATTTATATTCAGGTGTAACAATAGAATAATTGTCAGTAAAAATCTTTTCATACAGGTACCAAACAGTTTCGTTAGGTTTGATTGGTCTTTGTTTTTTCTCACCTGTTTGTTGATTTATTTCAGTCATTACTCCTCTTGTGTCAAACCCACATAATACAAATTGTAAGTTGTCTTTAATATCTTTTAACTTACTAACCATACCATCTAACAACATTAAATCGTGTAAATGTGATGAACCACCTAACCACCCAACTCTTAATTTATCTGATTCGGGAGTTACTTCTTTAAATTGTGCCTCATTAGGGTCAATCGCATTAGGGAATATAAAAACATTTGGATTGAATTTTTTAATCTCGTCCGCAAAAATAGTAGTTGTTGTAGTTACATATTTTGATAATTTTAAATTTGCTACAATCTTTTCATGAATTTTGTCCTGTTTAATTAAATCATGAAGAGGATGTTCTTTAGTAGGTAACCAATAATCATCAATATCACATACAGTGATAATACCTAGTTTATTTAAAACAGGGATAAATTCTATTGACGCATCCAAATTAGGGGAAACTGAACGATGGTAATGTACAATATGGTATTGTTTCCAAAATGAAATGTCATTCAAATCGGGTTCAAATACAATATCTACGTGAAAATCTTCAGAATAATTATTTTGTAAGAATATGTGGGGGTCAATTGACCTGAATTTTCCAACACCTGTACGGTCTGATGGTACTACTAGTAATTTAATTTTTTCTTTCATTTAAGAATAATAGTAATATATTAACCATTATTCAATAAAGAATTTAAATTATTGCTGTAATTTTTTAATTTTTGAAATCTTACCTACGAACAAATGTTGACCAACTTTAATTTGAATTGTGTCACTTGCTTTTGTTTCAGATTCAACCATTAATCCTTGTTCACTCAAAACTTCTTCCATAGTTTCTCTTACAATTTTTTTAATATCATTTGCGGATAATCCTCCTTGCGAATATGAAACTTGTTGATTTGGAACTCCTGACTTTTCTTTGTCTTTTTTCATTAATCTAGATGCTGCTTCAATTACATCATCTGAAATTGTTGGTTCCATTGGTTTAACTTGAGCAATGGGGTGTTCAATCATTAATTTTTTGATTGCGTCAGGTAATTTTGAATTTTGAATTCTATCTAATGGGTTTCCCTGAGGTATTTTTTGAACTGGTTGTTGAGCCGGAGCGTATTCCTCGGGGATATTATATTTTGCGATTGGTGATGAAAATTCTTGTAATTGAACATTTTGTGAAAATCCACCTCCATTGTCATAATTAGAGCCTGAACTACCAACTGAACCTCTTGAGATTTGGTCACTTTTTTCCATGATTTTCTTAGAAATCATTAATTTTTCCATTAAACTATTCATTTTCTCCTTGTTTGAAAATTTTAAGTATCTTACTAAACTTTTTATGCCCGTTAGGGTTAAAACCTGGTTTTGGTTCTGAAAAACTATTTAGAGTTGGTTTATATGTTTGTATTCTATCAAGTCTAAAAGTTCTCCATCCTGGTAAAGGTTGTGTTCCATCGGAAGCTGTTTTAGAAGAGCCATCTAATTGATATGCACTAATAACTTTATTTCCCCTTGTTGAAACCCCAAAAGTATAGATTTCAATGTCTCTATACCCTCTACCCTCATTCTCATCACCTAAATAATAAATTGTTACAATTTTTTTATTTCTTATTGCGTCGGTGATGTTTTCGTCCGCCACCATTTCTAAAATAAGAGTTTTAAATGAATTGTAAAGTTTCATTACGCTGAAGGTGTTGTATAAGGTTTGTTTGGTTGATACTCATTAATTTTAATCTCCGCCTTTCTCTCTATAATATCACTATTAGAACCTCCGTTCTGAGTATCTAAGAATGAACCGGTACCTTTACCCATATCATCACCATCAGATAGTGCATCTTTATTAGTTTGAGAATATTTGTTTGCGGTTGAGAAAGTATTTTTAGAGAATAACTTTCTTCTTTCTGCTTCGGCAATTGCACTTAAATCATTTTTTGGTTGTGATAAGTCAATTGGTTCAATTTGTTCTGCCATAATTTATTTCATTTATAAGTTTATTAATTCTATCTATTTGTTCGCTTAATCTTGGGAAGTGTTTGTCAACACCCGTTCTATGACTTTTTGACGGTCTAAGGTCATTTGAAAAATTACTTCCTTTTATTAGATTAACTCCTGAGTCCTCACGTCTTTTGTTTTTAGATTTACTATAAACCCTTTGACTATTTAACGTGTATTCTACAAATTTTTTCATTTCATCCCCACCGTTTAATTCATACTCAACTTCATTATCTTTTTTTTCAGTCTTATCAAAAAAATTTTTAATTCTTTTTAAAGATTGGTAAGTCGCCTTTTTTTCCTTTCTTAATTCCTTATTTCTTTTATACCCTTGTGAATCCTCATTGTCTTTATGAGCATTAAATTTTTCCTTTAGAGTATCTAATAGATGTTTTGGAATATCAAAAGTCTTATCGTATAAATTCTTATTCATACTTTAATTTTTTTACAAGTTCTTTAAAAGAAATACCTTCTTTTTTTGCTTTTAACTTTAATTTCTCAATTATTTTTTCAATTTGGTTATCTGAATATATTTCGTTATCGTTATTTTTATTATTCAACAAAATATCCTCAACCATTTTAATTGCTCTTTTTTTTCTTATCTCTTCTATTTTATCTTTTTCAAAAAGGTTCATTCTATCAATAAATCCTTTCATTTTTCTAATTTTTTTAGGAGCTCTTTTTGTTCTTTTACCTGTTGGGTCCTTACCAAAATCTACAGTTCTTTCATATGCGTCTTTGGGATTTAAATCCATTTTGTCTTTTAAAAACTTGTAGGTTTTTTTACCGTCCATATCCTTAGTTTCATCATAACCAAAGGCTGGGTCAAAATTCACCTCAGAAACGACATCTTCTGATTTTTCTTCAGATTCTCCCCAATAAACTCGATACCCTCTTGTTAAAGGATTATTAGTCTGTCTACTCATCGTAACATAAACGTCGGTTGTATATTTTGGTGATAATGATAAACCTAATGGAATTCTTGAAGATAAAAATGTACCATCAGAGTCAACTAACTCACCCAACTCTTCTTTCTTTGAATCAAATTTTTTCTTTAATTCTGACTGAGTTTTTGGTTTTTTATCTTTTATTAAATCTTTAATTAATTTTTCAAATTCTTTTTTATTTTCTTTTTTGAATTTGATTATCTCATCATTTTTTCTTGCCTCGGTCAATGTATTATTAATTGAATAATACAAGTCAATATGATTTTTTCTTTCCTTCATGAAAAAATAATAAGGATTTAAAAAATATTCTTTATCAAAATGCATAATAGAGTTTTTTATATATAAATACTTTATAATAACTATTTATTTGAAAAATGGCTCAACAGAATATAAACCAATATAATTTTAAAAAATGGTACATCAAACCTATACAAAATACGTTTGATATATCGTTAGCTTCAGATGAGATTGATTACCAAGAAGAGGTGTTATTTTCAAATAAAATAATATCAAGTTCTGACGGTAATAAATTACCAATTTATTTTGATTTAAACTCATATTACAGTAGTCAAAAACTACAATTAAATTACGGAGAGTTTAAGAGTGGTAACACCTTAATATCTATTAATTATTATAACCCAAATGGGGATAATTTAAATTGTTATTCCTCAACAACTTTATGTGATATTGGATTAACAGGTATTGATAACGGACTTGTAGATAGTATGTCTGGACAATCGATAAGTTATATGATGGGGTTGTTACCTTTAACTGAACAATTTAAAAGAGACAAATTCGATAGAAGATTAAAATTATCACAAATTACAGGATATACTTCTTTACCAAATATTAGATTTTCCGCAAATACTGCAACGACATTATATGATGTTGTATCTAAATCATCAAGTAGTATTGGTTATTATAATCAATTATATGGTGGATTTTATCAGGGATTTTATAAATTATTTGGATATGATTATGAGGTTTTTCCTGAAAGAACAAATAAAGGATGGTCTGTTGAGATGTTACTTAGACCAAGACAAGAGTCTCAGTATTCTCCAAATGAGGACCAAACAACATTAAATCAGGTTTATCCTTATAATAAAAATACTTTCTTTTATTTTGGGTCAAGAGCTGAAAATAAATTTTATCATTATGCATCAGGTTCACCATCTTCAGATAGTGGATATACAAGAGTTACTGAAAGTTTAGTTGATTTAAAAACTTGTGCTTGTTCAAACACAGGAGTTACAAATTCGAGATGTATTAATGTATACGAACCTGTAACTTATGAACCGCAATATAACACAAATTGTTCTTGTTGCGGAACCACAGAAGTTGCTCGTCCTGAAAAAGACCCATTATTTGACAGTATGTCAAATTCATTATCTTTTAGATTATCAGGAGACCCAGCAAATCCAAAAATATGTGTTAAAGTTTTAAAATTCACAGGTGATTGTTCAGTAACAGGTACTTGTCCAAATACAGGAATAACATATACCACAGGATACACGATTACTGAATATTGTTCGACTAAAACAATATATGAATATTGTGAGGTTGAGAATCCTTTATATTTGAATAAGGAACACTGGTTCCATTTAACTGCGGTTTGGAGTAGAAACGCTTATTTTGATAAGTGTGATTTAGTATATAAAGGAGGGTTAGGTACAATATCTAAAGAATATTTTGCGGATAGTTTATCTAATGATACGGTGTTATTAATTGAACCTCCAATAACCTCAGGTCAAAAAGTTGCAGAAAAAGTTGAGATAGTTAATTTAAATGAAGAATGGTTAATACAAAAAGATAGTAGATTAGGTGCATTAAAATTATATGTTAATGGTGAATTATTTTACGTTATAAATGGATTTGAGGAGGTAATACCAAGAGGACTTAATACTGAAAAGGAAAAACAACTTGGAGTACCTTTTAACATATCTTGGGGAGGAGGGACTCAAGGACTTAGGGAGAACCTTACATTTTCAGGTGTCAATTCTTCAATTTATATCCAAGACCCTGAATTATTTCCAAATAGTACTTTATCAGCGTCTACATTATCAGGGATAACAACTAATATATTAATCGAAGAAAATTTTGGTGGTAGTTTTGATGGAGCAATTTCACAATTTAGAATGTATAGTGAACCTCTTAACTATCCTGAAATTATTCACAATTTTGAGATATTAAAAAATAAATTTAATCTTTTTGATTACAGATGTCCTGATTGTAATGATGACTTGGTTAATGATATTACAAGTTCAGTTAGTGACTTAGGATTTATTTCATTCTCATCTAATACATTTTCAGCATTAACGTATACGTTGTATTTCATACCTGAAGATGAAGTAAATAGAATTACAATATCTGAAGAAACATCAATACCGACATTTCCATCATCTTACGATATAACACAACCACCAATATCCCCATTTTTAGGGGCTGGCGACTATTATTTTTATTTTGACTTAATAGACCAAACACTAAAAGTTACAAATCCAACAAACTACTTTGGTGAAGCAATCTTAATCGGTGGTGATTTTTATTTAGTTGACGGAAATGGGGATTACATTATAATTTAAAAGTATTTATAAAATATGGCACAAGGAAAAACAATAACACAATTACCCTTAATATTAAGTGCGGATAGTTCGTCTAGCACAATTATCGTAAAAGATGGAGTTACAAGTCAAATACAGTACTCGGCTTTAACAGTTAGTCCTGAAGTATTTCAGACTACAGTTGATTCTAAACTTGGTTTAACAGGAGGTACAGTTGACGGACAGGTACAAATAGTATCATCTTTAAGTTCTGAAGTACCGGGACAATCTTCACAATTACTACCAACAACAGGATGGACATCAAATGGATGGACTGGTAATTTTACAACAGGATTTACTCATACAACAGGTAATACTACAACATTAGTAAGTACATATTCAGCAAGTCCTGCTACAACATATGTACTTAAATACGATATAATACCCACAAACACAACATATGATATATATTTTGGACAAAATGGAGAGTATTTAAATACTAGTTTAAACGTTACAAATACAGTCGGATGCTCAAGTAATAAAGAAGTAAACGCTGGATTTATATGTTACGATGGTTTCCAAGTAAAATATTTTATTACTAATGATGCCAAATCAGGTACTCAATGTATTAATGGAAATTGTCCAAAAGGATTTAAATGTGAAGGTGGGGAATGTGTTGTTGATTTAGATTCGGGCGTGTGGTCTGAAAAATATGTTGGGTATGATTGTGCAAAAGTTGTTGCAAGTCCTTGTACATACGCAACTGCAGTTAATATAGGATGTCATACTTGTTGTAATGCGAGACCAATACCTGTAATATGTGACGGACAACAACAAATTATTGGATACGTTAATGAGTGTGCATTATACGGACCTTCTAAAAGTACAACATACTCAGGTCCAAATGGTATAATATATACCGAATTACTTGAGGAATTTATTGATAATATAACTTTTAATGACACATTTAGAGGACGTATAAATTACGGTTCTTCTTGTGACGGTAACGCCGATTGCGGACCGGGTTATGTTTGTCTAAACGGATATTGTGTTAGACAAATTATAACATCATCAATGATTTCAGGATTAGAATGTGCTTCAAGTACTTATTGTCCACAAGGATTTACATGTAATAATGGTAATTGTGAACCTGATTTAGCATCAGGATTTTGGATTGAAATTGGAGAAAAACCGGGAGGATATCCAATATACCAAGGACCAGGTGGAGTTGAACTTCACACAGGATGGGATGAAGGGGAAGGATATGCATTATATGAAAATCCAAATAGTTATGTTGGAGAATATAGACAAACTTGTTCAATAAATAACGATTGTCCAAAAGGTTTTATATGTGTTGATGGATATTGTGTTAAATTAATACAAACATCAAACTTGTTCAATGGAATGAGTAACAAAGGGGTTTGTGGATGTCCAACAGGATATAAAACCAATCCTGTTTATCCATATACAGCAACAACATCTTGTTTTGCGGATTTAGAAAGTGGTTATTGGACAAATGTTGGCACAAGTTCAAATAACGCAAATGGAACAGTAACAATAAGTTTTGGTGGAATATCTGCAACAACAAATACTTCAGGAAGTATTGGAGTTTATGCTAAAGATTATTCACCATTAAGAGTCACTCCGACCAGTAATTTTGACGGTTTATTATTGACGTACTTGAGAGAAGTTACGGGAACAACAACGTCAACATTTACATTGTCTGATGGAAACTCCGCAAATGTTACACAACTTAGAGGTGGTACCGCAAATTTATATAATAATTTTATAGGTGTTGATTCAGGTAATCAAAATATAAGTGGACAAAGAAATTTATCTTTAGGACAAAACACATTAACAAGTAATGTTAGTGGAAGTAAAAACGTATCAATTGGAGTTGATAGTTTAAAATCAATAGTTGCGTCTGATTCTAATATTGCAATCGGTGACTCGGCATTATTAAATAATGGATATGGTTCCAATAACGTCGCAATAGGTACAAATTCAATGTTGGTGGATAAAGACCCTAATTGTTCAGTGGCAATAGGGGATAATTCATTAGCAAATAACTCAGAAATTGATGGTAATGTTGCAATAGGATGTTCTGCAGGTGAAAAAAGTAATGTACCAAACACTGTTTATATTGGAGCAAGGTCAGGACTTATTGATTTGGGAGAAGGGTCAACATTTGTTGGTTATGAAAGTGGTTTAAATAACATAGGAAATTATAACACTTTTTTAGGTAATTTAGCCGGATATAGTAATACATCGGGAGACAATCTAACATTTATAGGATATAATTCGGGATTAAATAATACTTCGGGGTCTGAAAATACATTTATCGGTTCTGAATCAGGAGTTTATAATCAAGACGGAATTCGTAATGTTGCTATAGGTTCTTATGCCGGGGCATTTACATTGGATGGGGTTACTGAAAACACGTCACCAAACCGTTCGGTTTATATTGGTAGTAATACAAAATCATTTAATGTTAATGATACAAATTCAATAGTAATTGGTTTTGGAGCTGAAAGTCAGGGTGATAATACTGTTGTTATTGGTAATGACAATACTGAAACAATATATTTAAATGGTGATTTAAATGTTACCGGAGCAGACTCAACATCATTTAATGTTAATGACTTTGGAATAAATTCAACTGATGTAATAACATTAGTCACCGATTCTTTATCTATTCAAGATAGTCAGGGTGACGGTTATCATTTAACAACAAATAGTGGTCAAAATGGTCAAGTTTTAACATATACTAACGGAAATGCCATTTGGCAAAACACATCTGGAGATGGAAATGTTACAGGCTCAGGCACTTTAAATTATATACCAAAATGGTCAGGTTCAACTGGGTTACGTAATAGTGTAATTTTTGATAATGGTTCATTTGTCAGTGTCGGATATAACAATTTACTTACTTCATTTATAGTATCCGCAAACACATTTAACATAGGAAAAGGTGGTAGCACTTCATCAAGAGCATTATTCATGGGAAAATCAATCCCATCAACATGGCTAGGTTCAGATAGTTGTGGTCAGTTTGATTTTAACAATCCTGGTGGTGACCAAGGAGTTGTTATTAGAACAAATGCGGGATATGTTGGCACCGGAGGAACACCTGTTGCAGGAGGAATTATTTCAGTTCAGGGTAATGCTAAAGGTTTAATATTTGCGGGTAATCCTATAGAGGAAAACCATTTAGTTATTGATAGTTTTGGTAAAGTTGGTATTGGTACAAATATACCAGTTTCTAAATTAGACGTTAGTGTTACGGCAAATACTATCGGTGTGAGAATATCAGGTAATAGTGACTCAGAGATGTTAAGAATTACACAGACAGGTAATGGGAACGCATTTGTGGTCGAAGATTCCTCAAATCCTGACTCAACTCCATTTGTTATAACATCGGGAGGTACTGTGGGTATTGGTATTGATTCACCATTACATGGATATAAATTACATGTCAGGGACGGAGCTGCAACAAATAGTATTGGAATTAGCGGTACAATGTCCGTATTTGAAAGTACTGGAAATACATATGTGAGTATTTTAAGTCCAAATGCAAATACCTCAGGTATTGCATTTGGTACTGATGAGTTACGTAGTGCGTCCTATCTTAGATGGAGTTACACTAATAACCAAATGTCTTTATCTACTAATAGAACGGGGGCAACTTTATCTTTTTCTACCGATAACGAACAGCAGAGAATGTTAATAACATCAGGAGGAAGTGTGGGTATCGGAACTTCATCACCATCAACAACTTTACATGTTTCGGCAAGTACAAACCCTGTTAGATTTGAAGGTTTACAAACAAACACAGGAGCAACTAAAACAGTAATTGCAGATAATAACGGAGTTCTTTATACTGAAACCAAACCTAAAAAATATGTTGCGTTATTAACACAAACAGGTACAAGTGCTCCAACCGCGATTGTTTTAGAAAATACATTAGGTAATATCACATTTAGTTATTTTCAAACTGGCAAATATACAGTAACCGCAACTGGATTGTTAACATTAAATAAAACAACAGTTATTACAGGAGGAGCGGTTTGTGCTATAGATACATTAACTGCGAATGGGTTTAATTTATCATCATACAGTATGCCACCAGTTGCTAACGCTAATGGAATACTGAATAACTCAACTATTGAGATTAGCGTTTATCCGTAAAATCTATTTATTAGTTTTGTTGTAATTGTATATTATATTCATAATTTAAAATTATGAAAATTTTTATACAAGTCGCGTCTTATCGTGACCCTCAGTTATTACCTACAATTAATTCTGCGATAGAAAATGCAAAAAAACCAAATAATTTGGTATTTGGAATCGCTAGACAATTTAAAGAAGACGATGGTTTTGATAACTTAGATGAGTATTCTAAAGATAAAAGATTTAGAATTTTAAACATACCATATAATGAATCAAAGGGTGCGTGTTGGGCTAGAAATCAAATCCAACAATTACATAAGGGTGAAAAATATACATTACAGATTGATTCTCATATGAGATTCGCCCCTAATTGGGACGAAGAAATGATAAAAATGGTTAAATCTTTACAAAAAAAAGGTCACAAAAAACCATTATTAACGGGATATGTTTCATCATTTGACCCTGAAAATGACCCTGAAAGTAGAGTTAAAGAACCATGGAGAATGGTTTTTGATAGGTTTATTCCTGAAGGGGCTGTATTCTTTTTACCCGAAACAATACCAAATTACCAAGATTTAACTGAACCAATTCCCGCTAGATTTTATTCTGCACATTTTTGTTTTACATTAGGGGAGTTTGCAAAAGAGGTCCAACACGACCCTGAATTTTATTTTCATGGTGAAGAAATCTCAATATCTGCTAGAGCATATACCCATGGTTATGACTTATTTCACCCTCATAAAACATTAATTTGGCACGAATATACTAGAAAAGGTAGGACAAAACAGTGGGATGATGACGGTAAATGGGTTGAAAAAAATAACCATTGTCATAAAAAGAATAGGTCTTTATTTGGAATGGATGATGAAAATGAAATGGAACATGGGATTTATGGGTTTGGAAAAGATAGAAGTTTAAGGGATTATGAAAAATATTCAGGGTTACTTTTTTCAAAAAGAGCGGTACAACAATATACATTAGATAAGAATTATCCTCCAAATCCTTATAATTTTGATAATGAAGACGATTGGTTAAATTCATTCTCATCAATATTCAAGCATTGTATAGACGTACAATATTCAAGTGTACCTGAAAGAGATTATGATTTTTGGGCAGTTGCATTTCATGGTGATAATGATGATACAATATATCGTAAAGATTGTGATGAAAGAGAGATTCAATCTTTCTTTAGAGACCCTGATGGGTATTGTAAAATATGGAGAGAATTCCCAACTCTAACTAAACCAAAATATTGGGTAGTTTGGCCACATTCTAAATCAAAAGGATGGGGTGAAAGATTAACAGGTAATTTATAATTTTATGAAAAAAGTAATATGTTTTAGTTTATGGGGTAATGATTATAGGTATTTGGGGGGTGCGTTACAAAATGTGGAACTTGCCAAATATTATTATCCTGATTGGATTTGCAGATTTTATCTTGGTAAATCAACAAATGAAAAATTTAAAAATATTTTAAAAGGTTTTGATAATGTTGAAATAATTGAAATGGATGAGGATGGTGATTGGAGAGGAATGTTTTGGAGATTCTTTGCTGCTTCAGATGATTCAGTTGATGTTATGATGTCAAGAGATGCTGATAGTAGAATACATAAAAGAGAAGTCGAAGCGGTTAAAGAATGGTTAAATTCGGATAAACAATTTCATATCATGAGAGACCACCAATATCATAGTGTACCATTACTTGGTGGAATGTGGGGAGTTAAGAAAGGAGTTTTAAATGGTATTGTCGATGAAATAAAAGAATACAATGGAGGTGACTTTTGGCAAGTTGACCAAAATTTCCTTAGAGAGAAAATTTTTGATAAAGTAGTTAATGATTCTTTTGTACACGATGAAATGCATAGATATGTTGTTGATTCAAATAGATATCCAAATACTACAAGAAATCCAAGTCATTTTGTGGGTCAAGCATATAATGGTGATGGGAAGATATTAGATGCTCCTGAACATTTTAATGATTTTCTTTTCGAATTAGAAAATTTTAAATTAAAAATTTATGAGGAGTCAGAATTAAAATGATAAAAATTAAATTAGAGTGCTGGTGGACTAATTCTTCAACACTTAAAGATAGATTCATTAAACAGTTTGTCCCAAACTCAGACCTTTCATTATATGAGTTTGTTGATAACAATCCTGATTTTACAATAGTTTTTGGTAAAACTGAGTTTGATAAAATTGAGACTCCAAAAAGTAGAACTTTTTATATATCTCAAGAACCATTATGGTCACCAAATGAAAAAAGAGATGTTTGGGATTATTGTTCAAAAATATTAATATCTGACAAGTCAATATTTGAAAATAGAGAAGAATACATTGAAATTTTATTACCGATGTTTTATGCGGGTCATGGTGAATATCATGAAGATAAAAACTATGACTGGGGTATGTTTTTAAAGGATGAAAAATTTAATAAGACAAAATCAACATCAGTTATTGTTAGAAAAGACTATGCTAGTTATTGGGACCATTTAGAAATTAAAGACGTTTCAAAAATTATATATAAATTAAGAACTGATTTAGGTGTTAAATTATCTGAAAATAAAGAAATAGATATATTTGGAACTCATTGGGAAAACAATGGTGAAAATATATTTGGGGCGGCTTGGAACAAAAGAGTTGCTCTCAATGAATATAGATTTTCTTTCTGTTCTGAAAATTCAATACAAAAAAACTATATAAGTGAAAAATTTTGGGATTCGGTTCTTGTTAATACTGTACCAATTTATTTAGGGTGTTCAAATATTGATGAATATATCCCTAACGATTATTATATTAATTTAAATCAATACGGGGATGATATTGATGTTATGTATGATTTAATATCAGATATTACAAAAAATTCAGATACTCTTTATAAGATATACGAACCAAAAATCAAAGAATTAAAAAATATGTTTTTCACTGACCAAAGGTTTAATTTATGGATAAAAATTAAAAATTTAATACATGGTATCAATTAGTTTAAATATGAAGTTTTGGGATGACGGAAAGGAGGATTCAACAAGAGTTAGAAACGTCTTATTTTCGTGGGGGGAATTAAAAAAATTATCATCATTTCTTTTTGAGAATGGTGTGTTACCTAAATCAACCCTTTATGATTTTTCAGAAAAAAGAATTATCCCTGACTCAACACACATACCATATCCTTTAGGCGTTTATAAAAAGGCAGAAAAAACAAACATAATTTTAAACCAACGAGTTGGGTATGATTTTTTTATGATGATTGATTGTGACGCTTTTTTTCACGAGGATGATTATCCAAAATTATTAGATGTTATATTAAATTTAAAAAAAGGAGACGTGATTACTTTTGATTTGGCTAAATTACACAATAATGTTTCTGATTATTTAATTGACAATAAATTTATTAAAGATAAATCAGATTGGGATTTTGCATATTCTGGTGATAAATCTAATGGTCCATTAAATGGAAGAATTGGTGGGTTAGGTGGTGTCTATATTTGTGATACTGATTTACTACGAAACTTAGGGGGATTTGACTCTAAATTTGAGACGTGGGGTGGTGAAGATGGAGAAATGATGGATAGAATTTTAACATCAGATATGGTAAAAAATGTAATTCCTATTAGAGATTTTTTCCCATTTCATTTACCACATTTTATCGATTGGGGTAATAAAAATTACAACAAAAACGCATGAAAAAAATTAAGTTTATAACCGCAATATATAATGACCTTTTTGGTAGTGAATTTGGGGGTAGGATTAACCGACAACATCACTATAAATGGAGTTTGATTTCATTATTAAGAATGACAGACGCCGATTTTGTATGTTATACATCAAAAAGAGAACTTGATGATTTACGTAGTTTCTTCTATGAAAAGAATAACATACCAGAAAGTCAACTTAAATTTATTGAGTTTGAATTATCAGATAAAAAAAATTTCAGTTTTATTGATGAATATAAAAATATTGAGGAAATTCGCAAATCAGACAGATGTTATGAAATACAATACAATAAGTTTTTTTGGTTCTTAAATGAGGATTTGTCTTATGAATATTATTATTGGTTAGATGCAGGATTGTCTCATTGTGGGTTATTACCTGATAAGTACTTAACGTATTGTGATGAATATAGAGGATATTATGATTCTTATTTTTTTGATAATAATTTTTTAAATAATCTATTAGAAAAAACAAAAGAAAACATAGTTGTATTTTCAAAGGACAACCATAGAAATTTTTGGAGTGGAACAGTTCCACCTCAATATTATAATGAATACGATTCTTCAGTTCATATTATTGGTGGGTTATTTGGTGGTAAAAAAGAAAATATGAAGTGGTTTGTTGACGAATTTGATAAGATGTTAAATCTAATAACCAACGAACAAAAAAAGATATATAGTGAAGAACAAATAATGTCATTAATTTATCAAAACAATAAAAGTAAATTTAAAACATTTGATTTTGATGTATGGTGGCATGAGACAAATGGCCCCAAAGGACTACCTGAAGATTTTTTTGTAGTTAATAAAAGTTTTTATAAATCATTAGAAGACGTTAATATATGAGTTTTACTTTAGTTACTGGTTTATGGGATATTGGAAGAGGAGAACTTAATGAAGGATGGTCAAGAAGTTTTAATCACTACTTAGATAAATTTGAGGAGTTATTAAAAATAGAAGAAAATTTAATAATTTTTGGAGATTCAGAGTTAGAAAAATTTGTAAGTGAAAGAAGAAATCCAAAAAATACTCAATTTATAATTAGAAATTTAGATTGGTTTAAAAATAACGATTACTATGAAAAAATTCAAAATATAAGAAATAGTTCGGAGTGGAAACATCAATCAGGATGGTTAAAGGATTCCACTCAAAGTAGGTTAGAAATGTATAACCCTTTGGTTATGTCAAAAATGTTTTTATTAAATGACGCTAGAATTTTTGACAAGTTTAACTCTCAATTTTTATTTTGGATTGATGCAGGTATTACCAACACAATCCATCCTGGATATTTTACTCACGATAAAGTATTTGATAAATTACCTAAAGAAATTAAAAAGTTTACATTTGTTTGTTTCCCATATAATGCGTCCAATGAAATTCACGGATTTGAATATCCTGAAATAAATAAATGGGCGGAAGGTAATGTTAAAAAAGTTGCCAGAGGAGGATTTTTTGGAGGTCCTAAAGAAACTATATCTGAAATAAACTCACAGTATTATAACTATTTAATTAACACATTAAGTGAGGGATTAATGGGAACTGAAGAGTCAATATTCTCAATAATGGTATATTCCAAATCAGAATTAATTGATTATTACGAAATCGAAGAGAATGGACTGATGGGTAAGTTTTTTGAGGACATTAAGGAAAATAGTTTGGATAAAAAAAGTGAATATAAACCAAAATCAACGTACCTTACAAAATACGATAAGAATAATGTCGGTTTATATGTAATAACTTTTAATAGTCCAAATCAATTTAAAACTTTAATTAATTCAATGTTAGAATATGATTCGGACTTTGTTAATTCCCCAAAAAGAAAAATATTATTAAATAACTCTACCGATTTATCGACCACGGATGAATATGTTAGATTGTGTGAAGAATTTGGATTTGAACACATAAAAAAAGATAACATAGGTATTACAGGTGGAAGACAATTCATTGCGGAACACTTCAATGAAACTGAATTAGATTACATGTTCTTTTTTGAGGATGATATGTTTTTTTATAATAAAAAGGGGGAAGTTTGTAATAATGGATTTAACAGATATACCCCAAATTTATATAAAAAATCTTTAAGTATTATTCATGAAGAAGATTTTGATTTTTTAAAATTAAATTTCACCGAATTTTATGGTGATAATTCAACACAGTGGAGTTGGTATAATGTACCCCAAAATTTTAGAGAAACTCATTGGCCTAAAAACAAAAAATTACCTGTACAAGGATTAGACAAGAATGCTCCAAGAACAAAGTTTAATGAAATAAAATCATATAATGGATTACCATATGCTTCAGGGGAAGTATACATATGTAATTGGCCGATTCTCCTATCAAAAGAAGGTAGTTATAAATGTTATGTCGAAACAAAATATGCAAGTCCATTTGAACAAACAATAATGTCTCACAATTACCAAGAGATGGTTAAAGGTAATTTAAACCCAGGATTACTATTAATTACTCCTACTGAACATAATAGATTTGAACATTATGAATCAAGTTTAAGGAAAGAATGTTAAGGTTGATATTTATTTAAAAAATATCAATGGAGTTTACTATTGCAAAAAATTCTAATTTACCTGTTTTAAAAATGCAACTTGTTAATGATGGTATAACTGACCCGTCAAAATTTAGTTCATTTATTGAAAATTCTTTGATTTATTTTTCTATGAAGGACTCTAGTAACGGGTCGTATAAGATTCAAAGTGCTCCTGCAGGATTTGTTAATAAAACATTTGTTAATCCTGATGCAACACCTGAATATTATATTTTTTACAAATTTACAAAAACGAATACAAATAAATCGGGAATTTATGAAGGTGAGTTCAAATTTATAAATGATGAAGGTACCACAATTTTACCGATAAGAGAAAAATTAATAATAAAAGTTATTGATAGTTATGTTTATTTTTAATTATGGAATGGTTTATTAAAAAAAATTCAACACAACCTATTTTACAACTTGAGTTTTCTCTCAATGGTAGGAGTGATTTTAATAAGAATGAAAATTTAACAAATTTCCCATCTGTTTATATATCTTTTTTAGATGTTAATAAGGGGAAATATTTATCAACTTCAAAAACGTGTTACATAACAAAAAGTGGGTTAACCACAAATCCTACCGTTGAGAAGTATTATGTTAATTATCAATTTACGAATAAAGAAACTAAAAATATTGGTAGATATGAAGCTCAATTATCTATGATAGGTACTGACGGTACAAATATACTACCAATATCTGAAAAATTATATATTAATGTGATTGATAGTTTTTCAGCTGATTATTATGGGTTTGATACAAATTATAAATTAGAAAGACCTTGTTGTAATGGTAAAGGAATTACTCCCGAACCTGAACCTGAACCATTACCCGACGCTTTATTATTTATTGAGCCGGTTTCAAAATCTTCTTTTGTTTCAAATTATATGGTATCTCAGGGAGTGAATTTTTACGGTTTTAATTATGGAATACCTCCAACATCTGATGATGATATTTTAAACTATATGGAAATGTATGCCAATTATGGTGACGATAATAATTTACCAATAGTTATACGACAAACAATACCCCAAACTAATGGAGGTTATGATGATTTTAACAATCCTATAACAAAATATAATTTTTTAACAACCGAGATTGATTTAGGAACAATAAATGAAGACGCTTGGTATACTTGGGTTATACCCATGGATTCTTTAGGAGGAGGTAAACAAACTAAAATATCTTATAGTACATCATCCCCAAATGACCTATTAACTGAAAATATGAACAATCTAATATATCAATACGATGTTGTTTATAATGGTGTGAGCTTTAATTCGGGAAAATATTCAGTTTATACAACTTTTCAAAGTCATAATTTTAGGTTGAATAATAATAATAGATATATTTATTTTAAAGGTCATACTGTAGAATAAAATGAGTTTCAATTATAAAAATCCATTATCATCAACACAATTAGACGGTACTAATTCGGTATCAAGAACATCAGTTTTTGGTACAAATTTTTCGGTTTTACAGACTGGTGGTTATATGGAAATATACCATTTAAGTGGTCTAACATTTACAATACCTAACGGAAGTACAGGTTTAACTGAATATAGTGGTAATACAATACCTATTCAGTTTACTGTTTCAAATAATGTTAATGTACCAAATGTACTAACATTAAATTCTGATAATATATCTTCAGGGAGACAAAGGTTGGGAATGTTGGTTTATGTTTATGAAAACAATACAACCTATCAATTAAGAATTCCTAATTATGATGAATTATTTACTAGTGCAGTTACTACCAATGACGTTACCCAAACACAATTTGGTACTGCTGTAACTTATTCAGGACAAGGTGGGGTATCATTAATTAACGCTTGGACGGCGAACACTATTGATGGTGTTGGTGGATATACAAAGGATGATGCTAAATGGGTAGTATATGTTGGGGATGGTGGAGGCGCGTCTTTAGTGAGTGGAACCACATCAGCAGGTACGGGTTCAACAACCGCAATCACTTTAAATTTAGTTGAGAATAATGGCACGAGTGGAATTACTGTAGATTTATCTAATGCGTTAACCTACATAAATCCTGACCCTGTTAAAAAAACTGTTGGAGGTATAGAAATACCTAACGCACCATTTGTTAGTGGGATGACTTTTCAACAAATAATTGATGAGATTTTTTATCCTAAATTACCTCCCACAATTTTATTTAATAGATTTAATAGTTTTTTAATTGGTGGGACCGGACTTTTTGATACAAACCAAGTTTATGAAGTGGGCACGATTGGTGGGGTACAAATGACCGCAGGAATTATTCAAGGACAATCAACGGCAACTGGACAACCAATAAAATATATGGGTTTACCAAACACATATACATTTACAGGAAACGGATTTACAACACAAACATTTAGTACTGCCGATTTAAGTAGAGCAACAACAGAAGTAAGCTATACAGGTTCGGTAGGTACAAACACATTTTACGTTAAAGTTGATTATAATTCAGGTGACATTCCTGTTTATGATGATGGTAGTCCATATAATAATGCCACATTTATTAATGCTGGTAGCATTTCAACAACAACAAGTTTTAATTGTAACTATCCATTTTTTGCAAATACTTTAGATATAACAGACTCTGACGGAACAAAATTAACATTAGCGGCAAGCACTGTATCTGAATACGTTTTTGAATACTTTCAAACAGAAATTAACGACCCAACAGGATTTGGAGTTTTTAAAAATTATATTGATATTGCCCAAGACTATCCAAAAAACTTAACTGATATTTTATACTATGATGGTATAAGTAAATCATACGTTTCAATATTCCAAAATTTTAGTATTGACAGTACAGTGACACATAATATCCAAGGAGTTACTATAGATTATGATAGATGGGAAAATAATTATAGTGTTGCGGCCGGAGGTAGAACAATTAAATTAATATTTAGTTAATATATGAGTAGGTTATCAGGACAAACAAGTGTTGCAACAAACGCAGACATTTTAATGAATTCACCCTTTGACACAAGGTCGTGGACTCCTTATTATTCTGGGTTAACTGACGGTACAATACCACAACCATATAAAGGAATGTTGGTTTCGGTATATGATGATAACGATTCAAATAAGAATGGTCTTTATTTTTGTACAGATATTGGGGGTCCCGGCGTTGTAACTACTAGTTCCACTATTTGGGAAAAATTGGGGTCGGGAGCCGGAACATTGACAGGAGGAACAATATCTACCGATAATAAAATATCAGGTGGAACAATTAGTGGATATACAATATATTTTGGTCAAGTAAATGCCGCAACAGGTGGTACATATTCTAATGGTACTATAAGTTTATCAGGTAGTGGGTCTTTAGGTACTATAACAGGATTTAATGTTTTATCAGGTACTGGCGTAGATTATAGCTATGTTAATGACTCAAATAATTACGGTTTAAAAATTGACGCAACAAACCAACAAATATCATTTAAATTAAATAATGGTACTATTTTATCGGCGTATACTGGTTCACTTAAAGATTTTTATATTACCGCAGGAACTTACAATAATACATCTGGAGTAATTACATTTTATAATACTTCAGGTGGTTCATTTCCTGTATCAGGATTTACAACAGGAAATGACAATTACTACACAACAGGCTCAACGTACACTCCAACAAATGGTATAATAACATTTAATAGGACTGATTTACAATCAGCATATTCTGCAACAGGGTTTAATTATGTTACCGGATTTACTGTAAGTAGTAACAGAATAAGTGGTTATACGAATATTAGTGGGGCTTCAGTTGTTTATGGTGGAACAATAAATGCAGTAACTGGAGGTAGTTTCTCAAATAACATATTATACTTATCAGGAACAGGTAGTATATTATCAGGAGTATCCATCACAGGGTTTAGTACGACTTTAGGGGAATATCTTCCACTAAGTGGAGGAACCGTAACAGGAGGTACAAGATTCCAAAGTGGATTAACTGCAAATACAATATCGGCAACAACTTACTTTAATCTTCCAATCAGTGGGTTGACTAACGGAACAGGTATCGGTATAAGTGGTTCAAATGGTAATTACACAATCTCATATACCGGCTCAACAGGTATTTCAGGAAACTACCTACCTATAAGTGGAGGGACCCTAACAGGAGGTACAATATTCCAAAGCGGATTGACGGCAAACACAATTTCTGCGACAACTTATTATAATTTACCTGTTAGTGGTTTAACTAACGGAACAAGTATTGGTATAAGTGGTTTAAATGGTAATTACAGAATTTCATACACGGGTAACACAATAACTGGAGGTACTTTAAATTTAACAGGTGGCAGTATTAATTTTTCAGGGACATCATCAGGGTTTACTGTGACAGGATTTACTTATGTAACAGGTTTTACTGTTAATTCAAATAATACAATTAGTGGTTATACAAATATTAGTGGAGCGTCAGTTGCTTATGGTGGAACTATAAATGCTATTACAGGTGCAACATATAACGCAACAGGTAGAACATTATCTTTGTCAGGTACTGGAAGTTTATCCTCAGGTGTAACAGTTTCAGAACAATTTGATTATTATGGTTTAAAGGAATTAGACCTTAACCTGAATACCTTAGTATTAACTGCAACTTCCTTTGGAAATTATAAAACTACCGTTAATTTAACACCCATAAGTGTTTTTTATAACTATGTGACTGGAGGAACTTACGATATCAGTGCGGGAACAATAACATTCCGTTCAGTATCAGGAACTGCATTCCCAGTATCAGGATTCACAACTGGATTAACTACAACAACAGGCTCAACCTATTATCCTTCACAAGGAGCTATAGAGTTTACTAAAACAGGTGGTGTACCACCATACTCAGCAACTGGATTTAATTATGTTACAGGGTTTACAGTTAACAATCCAACAAACTCAATAAGTGGTTACACAAATATAAGTGGAAATACTCCCGTATTTGGTGGGATTATAACGGCAGTGACAGGAGGTACTTATACGGGAGGAACACTATATTTGTCAGGTACAGGATTAATTTCAACAGGAATTACAATATCAGGATTTAACAATAATCAATCAAACGCAGTATTAAGTGGTGGTGTTAATAATTATTTGGCAAAATGGACAGGGTCAACCGCATTAACCGTAAGTCAAATATATGATAACGGAACAAATGTCGGAATAGGATTATCAGGAGTAACAAATAAACTACACATATCCGCATCAACAAATCCTATAAGAATAGAGGGTATTCAACAGTCGGCTCAAACTCAAACTACATCTAAATTTTTAATGATTGATGATAATGGTACCGTATTTTGGAATAATGTTACCCCAACTACAGGTATTTCAATATATCTTTCAGCAAGAACTAATAGTGGGCAAGTTGATTTTATACCTACAGGAACATCTGCAAATTACAGAAGTGTTAATTATAATTACCAACTAAGAAGAACTGCAAACCAAACAATAAGAAGCGGTACATTACAAGCAGTTTGGAGTAGCGGAGCGACTGGTGGAGTTAATTACACCGATATGGGACCGTTACAATTTTTAGACGGTGGTGATTCTATAAATTATATAGCAGTTTCAGGAGTTACAGGAGGAATCACTGTAGATATTAGTGTATCTACTGGTACTTGGGAATTTAAGGCTTATAAAGTTTTATTATAATGAGTAATACTAATGGGGCAATTTCATATCAGTCAATTTATGTTAATTCAGGTATTAAGTCCAATGTAATATCTGCAACAACAATAAGTGCAAATACTTTTTATGGTGGAAGTTTGTCAGCTTCTTTTATTGGGAATGGAGACGTAAATGACCAAGAATTTATTTATATTAGTGGTATTACATCCGATACTCAAACTCAAATAAACCAAAAAGTATCATTCAGTACAAAATTTTTAACTTATGCATCCTCACAATCAGGGTTACCAGTAAGTAAAAAACTTGAGGGTATAAATGTAACATTGGAAGATAATGGTACAGAAATTAAAGTGTCTTTACCATTTAGTCAGACTCTATTTAAACAATATATCATATCTGTTTCAACTGTAACATCTTCAACCGCGATTACTAATTTTAATTTAACAACATTATTTAATTTAACTAATGAATCAGTACAAGTTGTGATTAATCAAGGAAATGCGGTTATTTCAGGAATAAGTGGTGGAACAGATGGTAGAGTTTTAATGATAACAAATACAGGTAGTGGGTTAATAATTTTAGAAAATGAAAGTACAAAATGTGTACCCAATAACTCAATAAAATTTAAATTCTCTTTTGGAGAGGCTTGTTTTTTAACAAGATATAAAAGTATATTTTTAATATATAACTCATCAGAACAATGTTGGAAAAATATAAATTTTGGAACATCTGATGTTCAGTATGATTATGTAAATGATTTTGCAAAAACTTGGGATGCTTCAACTCAAAATACTTCCTCTTGGCAATATAATGGATTGATACCTAATATCCCAATTCAAACTAATATAACCCCTGCAAATATTCTATCAAATCTTGTAACAAATAATTTTTTAGATTCAAATCACGTTTTAAAAATATCGTTACCACCAAACTCATCTACAACTACTTCTACTTACATTTCATTACATAAACCAAACAGAAGTGACAATTATTTTACAACACATATTACCTCAACAATGTTAAATTTATATAAATTTTCATTAACTTCAACAACATTTGATGTAAATTATTGTTTTATGTTTGGTTTTAGTGATTCAGGACTTAGTAAAAGATTAAATTTAAATGGGGGAGGGTCAAATGTTGGATTTAGAACCCCATTTGTTACAGATACTTCTCCGACATATTTTCAAACAGGAATTTTAACTCATACTGTTCTTAATATCACACAATCCTCATCATTATCAACAACTTTATTAGTATCAAGTTGTGTAAATTCTTGGTGTTATGCGGGGCTTTATAAATCTCCAGAATACATTATATTTATAACGTCCTCTAATGGAGGTGAATATAACATAGAAAGAGTTTATACTAATGGGTCATATTTCACACCATTCTCGATGTTAAGGTCTGCCCAAAATAACACTACAAATACTAATTCTATTTTTTTAGATACTTATTCTCAGATAGACTCTGGTGATTTTTAATATGAAGGATTTAAGGTATGATAATGGTTTAAGTGTTGAAAACAACTTAGTTTTTTCTTCAGTTATCTCTGCAACAATAACGGCATCAACATTTTATGGTAATATTAATGCATCTTTTTTAGGCTCAGGAATTACTAACGCAAATTTTTCATACGTAAATGGTGTGACTGATTATATCCAAACTCAAATAAATGATAGAGCATTTAGTGGAGAACCATTTATAATTTACGAAAGTCAAATTTTTGGTAATCAAAAACTTATAACTGGAGGTACAGGAATTAATATAAATGTTGGATATTCTTCATCACAAGTCTCAATTGAAAATTCGGGAGTACCATCAATTATATTAAATTCAATAACAGACAATATAAGTATATTATACCCTTTTAGTGTGAATAATTATAGTCCTAATGGGTATTCAAATTCAATTATTAATATTAGAATTAATCCTAATTCTGTTATAAAAATAACAGGATTATCTGGTGGGACTAGCGGTAGAAATATAGTTTTACAAAATATTAGTGATTATTTAATAATTTTAGAAAATAATGGAACTGGTAGTACTTCAGTTAATCAATTTTATTTTGCAAATAAAACAAGTTATTTTTTAAAACCAAATTCACAAATACAAATTATATACAACTCAACAATTAATAAATGGACCGATACTATAAATAACAATAATGGATTAAAAAATTATGATTATTTTACCATATCGGAGACTTTTGATGGATTTTGGTTTCCTAGTGTCAATACATTCCCTGCGGGTTCTATAAGACTTACATACCCAAGAAATGGTGATATATTCGCAATAGAATCAAATCCTAATAATTTAACAACAAATCAAACTGCGTATTATTCATCTGAAAATGGGTTAAGAATTTTTAGAGGAATTGGTGATATTTTAGGTAATAGGACAGGAAGGATTAGTATTGGGTACCCTAATTATGATACTGACTGTCAAAGTAACTCAGGATATTCATTAACAATGGTTTCTAAATTTTCAGTTTTAAAACCATCTGCCCCATTTTTAGGGGATACAGATAATTGGGTAATAACATTTGGAACTAACAATAATCTTCTTACTTCAGATTATTTAACACTCACATCTACTAACACAACTTTCCCCAATTTTAATGGGGGCTCCTTTTGGTTATTTGATTGGAAATCAAATAACTCATACGCTAGGTACTCAATTCAATCAACAGGTAACACAAGTCAAATAGGCGTCTCATCATTTAGTCTTAATAGTATTCAATCTGACGAACCAAAAATATTTGGAGTATACCATAAACCCAATAGAAACTCAGTCGAGTATGTTTCAACATTTTTTTGGGCAAGTATATCCGGAGAGTCTGAAAATTATGTGATAGAACAACCATTAAGTGGTTCACAAATTAGTAATGGAGTAGTTAAAGGTAATCCATCTTTAATATTTTATGGTAATTCTAATTTTAATCCGGAATCTTCAATAAATAACAACGCTAAAGTACAAATAAAATATTTGGTAATTGATAAAGACAAACTATAATGGAAGGTAAAAAAGTATATGGTGGATTTTCAGGAGTTACATTTTCAGCGTACTCTGACTATATAACTTCAACATTTGTTAGTGCATCAACCCTATCAGGTCAGATTAATGCGATATATATCGGAACGGGTCTTACAACGCCAAATAATGTAACAAATACTGAAATATCTTATTTAAACGGACTTAACTCAAATGTTCAGTTACAAATTACAGGTAAGGGTCAAAAAAATCAAAATTATTTAACTTATAATACTGCAAGTACTTTAACTAATTATAGAAAACTAACTAATGGGATTAATATTACGTCTACAACACAAGGTAATTATATTAGTTTTTCGTACCTACCAAATATACAAGAATATAATGTTAACATTATTGATGATTCACCAATAGGTGTTAATAACATAGTTAATAATTATAATCCCACAGGGTGGGACGGTACTTTACCTAATAAATCCACAGAAATTAGAATGAATCCTACGAATTTAATTTTAATAACAAATTTACTAGGTAATGTTAATGGTAGAATTTGTAGGTTAAGAAATATTAGTAGATATCCTATCATATTACAATATAATAACTCAGGAACAGGTAGATTCATTTTTAGGGGACTAACTGATTATGTGCTCAGACCAAATAAAACAATGATGTTTACATGTATTAATGATGAATGGGTTGAATTTGGGGATATTAAATATTACGGATTTGATTATATAGATACCTTTAAAATTACGGTATCTGACCAGACAACAACTACTAGTAACGCATCAATAAACACAATATTACCAAAAAAATCAAGTAATTTTGTTTTTTCGGCAAATACAACACAACTCTCAAATTATATTTTTTATTGGGATGTTAGTTTTAAATTATACACTAAAAATTTTCACGCCCCGTCAACAGGAACTAATTTAAAATTTTATACAGTAGGACAGTTTAATAAAAAAACAATATTAAATAATTCAGGTTCAACCATTCTAATGGAAAGTAGATTAGGACAACCAAGTCAGGGTTCGGCTGTCAACTCAAATTTAAATATGCCGGTTGTGGTTAATGGATTTACAAATTTTGATTTAAGTTATGGGTATCAATCAGCAACATCAAATTACACTTCACACCCTAACTTTAATGGGGGCTTATTTTTTGTTGGGGTATTTGGAAATAATTATTCTGCAATAACTCAGTACAATAATGGAACTAGTAATATTATAGACACTGGAATTAATTATCTAAATCCATTATCATTAGGTGTATGCGTGTTAACAAAATCAAATGTTAATAATGGCGAAGTTATATACTATATAAAAAATAATGCAACTAATGATTATACTATTTTTAATAAAATTATATTAGATAGTGAAATTTTAAATTCATTTCCAAACCTATCAATTTTCTCTAATAATATAAATACCATCCCATATACGTGTACATTAGGTAATGGTAGTTACATTGCTTTAAGATTTGTAAAAATGTCAAAAGATTAAATGACATTTGACAAATATATTTTAGTTTCATAGATTTAAATTTGAAAGGTAAATTCCATATTTTATGGAAGCCAATACACCAATTTAAATTTATTATGATATCTAACGAAGAAATTGAAAATTTCCTACAAGGAAATGACGATGAAAAATACATCATCGGAGTAGAATACGATTATGTCAAAGATTGTGTTTGGAAAATAATAGAACACCCACTTCATGGAAAACAAATTAAGAAAGATACTTTTATCCCATTTGCATGGGTTGGTGACTTACGTGGGTTAAACTTCTATCAATCATCAAAAGCATTACAGAAAGAAGCGATGACAAAACATAAGATTGTCATTGAAAAATTACGTACAGACGGAAATGAAAGATTGGAGAAAGGTTTGACATTTATGGTTAAATCCCTAAATGGTTATCGTTCTTTAATACAATTCTTTAGAGATGGTGGTGTTGACCCATGGGGTGAAAGAACTAAAGGATTAATCCTTATCCTACCTCCTGTTGAACAATTTTTGGTTACAAAAGAAAAACGACTATTTAAAGGATTTGATGATTACAATAGTATCACAAGGTTTGTATTTGACTTGGAGACGACCGCATTAGAACCAAAGGATGGTCGTATCTTTATGATAGGGATAAAAACCAATAAAGGTTTTAGTCAGGTAATTGAGTGTTCAACTGAAGAACAAGAAAGAGACGGTATTATCAAATTTTTTAATACTATAGATGAACTTAAACCAAGTATCATTGCATCTTACAACGGATTTAACTTTGACTGGTTTTGGATATTTGAAAGGGCAAAATCATTAGGATTAGACATTAAGAAAGTGGCTAAAACTCTTAATCCAATTAACCCAATCAAACAATCTGAAAGTATGTTAAAACTTGCAAACGAGGTTGAGAGATTTAATCAGACATCTATGTGGGGGTATAATGTTGTGGACACATTACACGCAGTTAGAAGAGCCCAAGCAATTAATTCGTCTATCAAGTCTGCGGGTTTGAAGTATATTACCCAATATATTAAGGCAGAAGCCGCTGACCGTGTTTATATTGACCACACAGATATTGGTCCGTTTTATGCGAAAAAAGAAGAGTATTGGTTAAATATCCAAAACGGAAAATATAAGAAAGTGGGAGTTGACCCCACAATTGACGAAGCGTGTTCTAAACATTCAAATGTTTATATTAAAACAACGGGTGATAATTTGGTTGAACGATATCTTGACGATGACTTGGAGGAAACTCTAACAGTTGATGAAGAATTCAATCAGGGGTCATTTCTACTTGCATCTTTGGTCCCAACAACATATGAAAGGGTTTCTACTATGGGAACTGCAACATTATGGGAAATCCAAATGAGAGCTTGGTCATACAAACATATGTTAGCAATTCCTAAAAAGAATGAAAAGACAGAATTTGTGGGAGGGTTATCCCGACTACTTAAAGTAGGATATTCAACAGACGTATTGAAACTTGACTTCTCGTCACTTTATCCTTCAATACAACTTGTTCATGATGTATTCCCAACTTGTGATATTACAGGAGCGATGAAGGGAATGTTAAATTACTTCCGTAATACACGTATCAAGTATAAAAACTTGGCAAAGGAATATGCAGATATTGATAAGAAACAATCAACATCTTACGATAGAAAACAATTACCGATTAAAATTTTCATCAACTCGATGTTCGGGGCACTATCAGCTCCACAGGTATATCACTGGGGTGATATGTATATGGGTGAACAGATTACTTGTACAGGTCGACAATATTTACGTCAGATGTTAAGATTTTTTATGAAACGAGGTTATACAGCATTAGTATGTGATACGGATGGTATGAACTTCTCATTACCTGAAGGTGGCGTGGATGATAGAACTTATATCGGTAAGGGTAAAAATTGGTTAGTTAAGGAAGGTAAGGAATACAAAGGATTTGATGCGGATGTTGCCGAGTTTAATGATATGTTTATGAAAGGTGCAATGGGTCTTGATTGTGATGGGACTTGGAAGTCCTGTATGAATATTGCTCGTAAGAACTACGCAACAATGGAACATAATGGTAAGATTAAACTAACAGGTAATTCTATTAAGAGTAAAAAACTACCCCTGTATATTGAAGACTTCTTGGATAAAGGGATTAAGATGCTACTCGAAGGTAATGGACAAGATTTTGTTGAATGGTATTACGAATACTTGGAAGTAATCTTTAACCAACAGATTCCGTTAATGAAAATTGCCCAAAGAGCAAAGGTTAAATTATCAATTGACGATTATAACAAACGTTCAAAAGAAAAAACCAAAGCGGGTAATGAAATGTCTCGTATGGCACATATGGAATTAGCAATTAGAGATGGAATTGCAGTTAGTTTAGGGGATGTAATATTCTATGTAAATAATGGTCTTAAAGCATCACACGGGGATGTTCAGAAAGTTAACGATAAAATGAGTAAGAAAGATAAGGACGCTTACATTGCTCTACACGGAAAACCTCCTGTTTTAGGTTCAACTATCCAACTTAATTGTTACCGTCTTAACCCATCTGAATTAGAATCAAATCCTAATATGACAGGTGAATATAACATAGCCAGAGCTATTGTGACTTTTAATAAAAGAATTGAACCGTTGTTAATTGTATTTGGTGAAGAAGTTAGAAATAATCTAATTGTTAGTGACCCTAAAGACAGAGGTTTGTTTACCAAACAACAATGTAAATTAATCAATGGTATACCGTTTGAAAATGGTGACCAAGATAGTATTGAGGATTTGTTAACTATTACAGAACAAGAAAAAGTATATTGGGGTAAACGAGGAATCGACCCTGAATACATTTACGAATTAGCTGAAGAAGGATGGGAGGATATGGTATAAATCTATGACAGTTTTAATCCGTCAGAAGATAATATATACCAATTCGTGAACGCGAATAAAAATTCAACACATGCACCTTTACCTAAATTTAATTCATTGAACTCTTCGTCGATTAATCCTTCTTTTGTCACTATTTTAGTTTCACCTAAAGATTTAATTACGACATGATTGTTTTTTGAACTATCTAAAATAATTTTTGTTGAGTTTTTAGTTATGACAACAGATTCACCATTAATTGTGTATTCTTCAGAATCAGTGATTACCACATCTGAACTTTTTATTGTTTTTTCAATTATTGGTGAATAAAGATTGGCCATAATTATATAACGTAAATATTTCTTTGGAAAGCTCTTGTTTTCATTTGTTTTTGAAGATTTTCAGCCATTAGAGCCTCTCTTTCCAATATTTTTTCAGGTCTTAATCTTGTCAGCTTACCTTCAGCCCCTGTTAGTTCTTCAACTAATTTTAACTTTTCATCTTTACCTTCAGTACTTAAAGTTTGCCATTCTAATGTTAATTCAGAATCAGGAGTTTTCAAACTACCACTGTACTTACCTCTAACTTTAGATAATGTTTCTTTAACTGACGCAATAAAATATTTTCTAACCCAGTTTTGAGCGGGTGAATTTAAGTCTACCCAAGAAAGTGTTTCTAAAGGTACATCAGATGGTAATTTTATAATATCGGGGTTCGCTTTTAAACAACTCGCTCTATCTTTTCCTTCGGTATCATAATACCAATACCAAACTTTACCATTCATTAAATCTGCATTTCCAAAATCAAATTTACCTCCAGGTGTTTGCATAAGATGAATTGCCTTTTTACCATCAGGTAATGCAGTAATCCTGTAAGTTTTATCTCCGGCAATTATCCTTCTTTGTATGTTAATTTCTTGCATTCTTAACATCATATCAAATGCTGGCATCATGAAGTATGAACCTGAATATCCCATTTGAGAATATCCCGCAGGACCACCAAAACCTCCGCCCCCTAATCCCCCAAAACTCCAAGGGTCGAATAAAATGTTATTTTGAGATGGAGGTGTAAACCACAATAATTCATTAACTTCTCTATTTGCTGGAATCTCATAAATTTGTCTGTGCCTTTCAAGTTGGATATAGTCTTTTTTTAAAACCCAATCTCCTCCAGCTTGTAGACCGACTATTTTAGAATATGCATGAGTATATCTGTCCTCATAATCAAAACTTCTAGTTACAAATGCTCTTGCCAATGAACTAGTATCCATGTTAAGATTATATAAAGATGTCCATTGAGAATCGATTAACCAATCGTGAACAAACTGAGAATAGTCACTAATTGAAAACTCCAATAGAGTATCCATCTGTTCGTCTTCAATTTCTATCGAACGAAGAGGTGCTCCTAAAATGTGTCTTACTTTAGTGTATAGTTGACTTCTATATGGTTCTTCAATTATTGTCATATTATATAAATATTACTCAGTTTTTTTAGTGTACGTTGTGTACAGTTCATCAACAAATTTCCAATTAATTGCGTCCCAAAAGTTTTCAATATAACTGTCTTTTTTGTTTTGATATTTTAAATAAAATGCGTGTTCCCACAAGTCTAATCCAAGTATAGGGTATCCACCTTTATCGTATATATTCATTAATGGGTTTTCTTGGTTTTGGGTTGACATAACTTTCAGTCTACCACTTTTAGTAACCACTAACCAAACCCAACCTGAACCAAATCTATTTTTAGCGACTTTTTCAAATCTTTTTTTAAATTCTGCGTAAGTACCAAAATATTTTTTAATTTCTTTGAGAACTATTCCGTATGGTTTTTGTGGTGTTGGAGATAACATCTTCCAAAATAGAGCGTGGTTAAATGCTCCACCCGCATTATTTTTTATAGTTGTATTATATTTTGATATTTGTTTGACAATCTCAATTAGTTCAACATCTCCATAATCTTTTTTTCTTAACGCTGAATTTAATTTTTTAACATACCCCTTATAATGTTTTTGATAATGAAACTTCATAGTTTCAGGGTCAATAAATCTTCTTATAGATGAATAAGAATATGGTAATTTATCAATACCAATAGTTCTCATTTCATTAATGAAAAATTTAGGACCAAATTCAGGATTACCTAAGTTGATTTTTTTCTCTAAAGATTCAGTTATTATGTTGAGATATTTCATCAACAATAAATACTTACTTATTGTTAATTTCGTTTAATATCTGTTCGACAATATCCCCTGTATTTTCAGAATCTCCCATTACAGTTTCAATTATTTGTTTTTTCTTTGTTAAGATATCGTAAATAACACCTTCAATTGTGTTATCAAACAATGGGTAGAATATTGATACATTATTTTTTTGACCGTATCTATAGGCCCTATCTTCGGCCTGTGAATGGTCTGAGGGTACAAAAGATAAGTCATTCATAATAACGGCTTCTGCCTCAGTCAAAGTTAATCCAACACCCGCAGCTTTAATATTACCACAGAAAACTCTGATTTTATCGTTTGTTTGGAATTTGTCTACAGCGTCTTGTCTTGCGGGTTTAGAAGTTGAACCATCTAAATAAACAGAAGATTTACCAAAATGTTCATGAATCTTTTTAATCGGTTCTGTAAAATTACTAAAAATAATTACTTTTTTACCTTGTTCAATAATGTTTTCAGCAATTTCAATAGTGTGTTCTATTTTTTCTTCAGCAATTACTTGTCTGACTTTAGTTAGTTTTGAAAATTGAATTGTTAAAGATTTTGATTCTTCAATTCTATTATTGTACCAATCATAGTATTCTCCCATTAATCCCTCATATAATCGAGACTTCAATCTCAAATAAACAGGTGTTATTATTTTATCAGGTAAATCTAATACTTCAGTTTTTAATCTCCTTAAAATTTGTCTAGAAGTTCTATCCCTTAATTCTTCTAAATTTGATGCTCCTGTTACATTCCAAACTTTTTTACTACCGACTCTGAATTGATAACCATTACAGTACCTAATCGCATACGCCATCCAATTTTGACTAACAGGACTATCAATTAATTTTAACAAATTATAATAGTTCATAGGTCTAGAGGTCATTGGGGTTCCTGTTAATAACCATAACTTTTTAACCTGTTTACAGATATCCATTATAATTTTAGTCCTTTGTGCTTGTGGATTTGAAACATAATGTGCTTCATCAATGATTATTAAATCAAACTTAGATTTAACCAACAATGAATTTTCATTATCCTTAGGGTCATGGAAATTTTTTAAAATATCATAGTTTGATATTATATAATCTGAATCTTCAAATTTTTTACCCTCACATATGTATATTGACCTATCAGTATAATTTCTAATTTCTCTTTCCCAATTTAATTTTAAAGATGCGGGACATATAATAAGAATTTTTTTAGCACCACTTTCTAAAGAAGCAATTATGGTTGAGGTAGTTTTACCTAAACCCATATCGTCGGCTAAAATAAATTTATCATTTTTTAATAATCTTTCTATCGCCTCTTTTTGATGAGACAATGGGGGTCTGTTATCGTATTTTGAATAATCTACGTTAACTTCATTTTCTTTATGTTCCTTAATTATTGCGGCTTTCGGTATCCAAAAATCGTGGATAGTGTCACCACTAAAAATTTTACCCCATATATGATATGCTTTATCCTTCTCAACTAATAATTTCTCAATGTAGATTTTGTCAGGTTCTTTAATAAACGGATTGTCTTCAACAAGTTTTGTGGAAAAATAAGAATCGATTGGGACCCATTTTTTTGCAACTTTTGGAGTTACCTCATGATAATTTATAACATAATCACATTGAGCTCTTGTAGGTATGTTTTTTTTAGACACCTCAATTTGCTTCTTAATTTTAAGAATGTAATTATTGGAACCATTATAAGATTCTAAAATTTCGATTGCTTGTTGTTCAATACTTATTGCCATACATCAATAAATGATATCAATTAATAATAAATGAAAATTGGATATTTATCAATATGTCAAATAGAAATGTACCAATTACAAGATTAGGAAAATTTTTTAGTGAGAAAGATTATGATTTAGAAGTCCGAATGGGAGAAGAATGGCTTTTAGGTGATATGAATTTTACATTAGTTTTATACGCAATTGATAGACAAAAAACTAAAACTGACGATGTTTACGGTGAAACTCTAAGTGATGGAATTAAATTTAAACCTCCTGTAGAATTTAAAGGACTTGTACAAGTTAATGCACCTGAAAATAAATTTTTAGGTAATTCAAAAATAAATCAGGTTGAACCAGGAAATGTTAGAATTTCGATTTATTTAAAACATTTGGAAGATTTGGAAATTGATATAAATTTTGGAGATTACATTGGTTATTATGAAACTGAAAATAAAGTTAGATACTATGTAGTTAATAATGACGGTAGAGTTACTTCAGACAATAAACACACATATGCAGGTTATAAACCTTATTACAGAACAATATTGGCGTCACCTGTAACTGAAAATGAATTTAGAGGATTATAATGTCGTTACCAAAAAAAGTAGTACCTAATTTGTCATTGGTTAATCCTAAGACTGGATTATCAAGAAGAGAAGAACTTTTGGAAAGAATCCAAGAGGGGGGTACCTTTTTACCAAAGTCAATTTTACACGAAGATTTAGATAAAGGTTTTTTAGATTTTGTTAAAAATGATTTAAAATTAGTTGTAAGTGGAAAATTAGTACCTACTGTTGATATAATCATAACAACTCAAAATTGGGCTCAATTTACACAAACTTGGAATTTTCAAAATATTGATAAGAATGCGGAACCACCATTCATAACCGTAGTTAGAAGTCCTGAGGGTAAGTATGGTAGTACACCATCATTACAATATAGAATACCTAATTCAAGACAATTTTTTTACGCTGCGGTACCAACATGGAATGGGGATAGAAAAGGGTTAGATGTATATACCATACCACAACCAATTCCTATTGATTTAACTTTTAGTATTAAAATAATTTGCAACAGAATGAGAGAGTTAAACTCATTTAATAAAATTATTTTAGGCAAATTTTCATCAAGACAATCTTACACAAATGTTAAAGGACATTATATACCAATAATATTAAACAGTATTAGTGACGAATCTGTAAATGATTTGGAAAAGAGAAGATATTATTCCCAAAGTTACGATTTTACAATGATGGGATTTTTAATTGATGAGGATGAATTTGAGGTTAAACCTGCGGTTAGTAGAGCATTACAATTGATTGAAGTTGATAATTCAAAAAAATTAAAAAGACCTAAAAAGTTCCCAAAAAATCCTGATACCTTTGATTTTAATTTTAATTTTAGTTCTTCTGATGATTCTCAAACACAGACAATAGAATATACATCTACTTTAAAAAATATATCCACAAATAATGTTACCACGTATTCAGTTTATATTAATAGTATTTTCTTTGGTGATAATGTTAGTGAAATATGGATAAATCAAGGAGACACTTTAACTATTGAAATTACTAAAACAGTTTTGGGACAAGAGTCTTCTGTTAATTTTTCAGGAACGTTAAATTAACCCTCTCCATATATGTCCGAATCAAGGACACAATTTTTTCTAATTAATTTCTCAACAAACTTATTAATCTTCAAACCTTTTTTTTCACAGTATTTTTTCAACACTTTATGGGTGTCTTCTGAGATTTTTAAGTTCTTAATGTTCATACAATATAAGTATGAATAAAAGATATTTTTTTCATACCATATTATTTTAATTACACTGAAAGTAAAGGTTTTTGTATTTTTTCAAAGTATTTATGCAATAAATAAAAAGAAATAAAACAATAAAATGGCAGAATCTAATAAAGTTTTCGTATCTCCAGGTGTATATACATCGGAAAGAGACTTGTCGTTTGTAGCTCAAAGTGTGGGGGTTACAACATTAGGTATTGTTGGTGAAACCTTAAAAGGGCCAGCATTTGAACCTATCTTTATTACAAGTTATGATGAGTTTTCAACCTATTTTGGTGGAACTTCAGCTGAAAAATTTGTAAATACACAAATTCCTAAATATGAATCGGCGTACATTGCTAAGTCATACTTACAACAATCAAATCAATTATTTGTAACAAGAGTACTTGGTTTATCAGGGTATGATGCAGGTCCTTCATGGTCAATTAAAACAATCGCAAATCCTGATGTTACAACTATGGGATTAAACGGTACCGGAACGTCATATTCCGTAGCGTTCTCAGGAAACACTGGTGGAACATATAATTATGTTAGTTCATTCCCATCAATAATTGAATCTAATAGAACTGCAACATATACAACATTTGCTGGAGGTTCATCTACAATCCAAGAATCATTAAATACTTTAATTACAACTTTTCTTGGTAATGTATCGACATCAGCGAACACAATTTATTATTTTGGACCTGTTTCAGGCTATAGTGCATTAGCATCATCGTATACTGCGGACACTAATGTATTTGGTGTGGATACCGAATCAACTGCAACAATAAATTACGCTTCAGGTACAAATGACTCTTGGTTCTACTCTAACTGGTCCCCAACAACAGGAAATGCTTACACGGGATATTCTTTCTATAGTGTGATTACAAATACAAGCGGAGCGACTGCAGGAACTTACACAGGTACTGTGTCAGGAAGATACTATCAATTTAGTGGTACTGCTTATGTAGACTATAACAATTTAGTAATTGCAACTTTACGTTCAAGAGGTATTTCAACATACAGTAGTACTAATGGACCAACTTATCAAGTTTCAGGAGTGAATAACGTATCATTAATTACGACAGGTTCTTATTCAGGTGTAAGTGAAAATCCATATCTAACATTTAAAGTTAGTGGTTCAACAATTGAAAATACAAACTTTGAATTTGAAACATCTTTAGATGATAATGATACAAGTTATATGAATAAAGTTTTTGGAAGAACTAACTTCGCAAAAGACAGAACTACAGTTCCATTATTTGTTGAGGAAATTTATCCAACTATGTTGTCATACGGTTACAATCAAGGATATATCAGAGGTATCAGTTCTAATTTAGTTAGTTTAAACAGTGCTAGAAGTGCGACTTCAACATCAATTGGTAACTATACTGAAAGATATCAAACCCCAGTTACTCCTTATTTAGTTTCTGAATTAAGAGGTAATAAAGTTTATCAGTTATTTAGATTTGTTTCAATATCTGACGGTAATGATGCTAATACAGAAATTAAAGTATCTGTTGCTAACATGTCATTTAATAACTTAACATTTGATGTTATAGTTAGAGATTTCTATGACACAGATGCTAACCCTGTAGTATTAGAGAAATTTACGAACTGTACAATGGACCCTAATGAAAATAGTTTTGTTGGTAAGAAAATTGGTTCTTCTGACGGGGAGTACGCAATAAATTCTAAATTTATAATGGTTGAGGTTAATCCTGAAGCACCAACAACGGCAATTCCTTGTGGTTTTGAAGGTTATAATACAAGACAATACTCAACTTACCCAACAAACTTACCTCCATTCCCAATTTTAAAAACTAAATACGATTTTCCTGGTGAAATTATCAGTAATCCTCCATTTGGTTCTACTTCAGGGGATGATGCTGTTACATCAGCAGGTGATAATGTAAGAAGAACTTATTTAGGTTTCTCTACTAAAGTTGGTGTTGATACTGATTTCTTACAATATAAAGGTAAGATAAATCCTTCAAATCTTTGTACGGCAACTGAATACGACCAATGGGGTGTAAGAACTCAAGGTTTCCACATGGATAGTGGAGCAACTGTAATTACTATCGGAACTTCATTTACAACTTCAGGTGACCCAGCGTTTGATTGTGGTGTGGCATCATTCCAATCAGAACCAACAACTGAATCAAATCCTTACTACAGATTATATTCTCGTAAGTTCACACTTGTATTCCAAGGAGGTTTTGATGGATGGGACATCTATAGAGAAAATAGAACAAACCAAGATAGATTTGCATTGGGTGGTTCAGGATTTTTGGCAGGAGCTTGTTCTTCTACAAGATACCCAACCGCATCAGGTAAACTATTTAAATCAATAACTGTAGGTGACAACTCAACTGATTGGGCTAATACTGACTACTACGCATACTTATTGGGTATTAGTACTTTCTCAAACCCTGAAGCGGTTAACATTAACTTGTTTGTTACACCTGGCGTTGATTATACTAATAATAGTGGTGTTGTGGAATACGCGATTGATATGGTTGAGAATGACAGAGCGGATTCATTGTATATTACGACAACTCCTGACTTTAATTTATATCAACCATCAACAGATATCAGTAATTTAATTTACCCACAAGAAGCGGTTGATAACTTGGAAACTACAGGATTAGATTCTAACTATACCGCAACTTACTACCCTTGGGTATTAACAAGAGATACTGTAAATAACACTCAAATTTATTTACCAGCAACCGCTGAGGTAACAAGAAACTTAGCATTAACCGACAACATTGCGTTCCCTTGGTTCGCAGCCGCGGGTTATACAAGAGGTATTGTAAATGCAGTTAAAGCTCGTAAAAAGTTAACTCAAGAAGATAGAGATACTCTTTATAAAGGAAGAATTAACCCAATCGCTACTTTCAATGATGTTGGAACTGTAATTTGGGGTAACAAAACTTTACAAGTAAGAGAATCAGCTTTAGATAGAATTAACGTAAGAAGATTGTTATTACAAGCACGTAAATTGATTTCAGCGGTAGCTGTAAGGTTATTGTTTGAACAAAATGACGATATTGTTAGACAACAATTCTTGGATTCAGTTAACCCAATCTTAGATGCAATCAGAAGAGACAGAGGTCTTTATGATTTCAGAGTTGTTGTTCAAAACACTCCTGAAGATTTGGATAGAAACCAAATGGTAGGTAAGATTTATATCAAACCAACTAAGGCTCTTGAATTCATAGATATTGAGTTCTTAATCACTCCATCAGGAGCGTCTTTTGAAAATATCTAAAATTAACTAACTATAAAAAAACCCTCACGAAAGTGGGGGTTTTTAATTTAAAGAATATTTATAATTATGAAATTGTATATCGTCGAAAAAATGGATGAAAAAAATACACCCGATATGGATTATTGGGCGTTTGATTGGGATGATAATATTATGATTATGCCAACTAAAATTGTTGTTAAAGACTCTAATGGTAAGGAAATTGGAATGTCAACTGAAGATTGGGCAGAATATAAAGATATTGTTGGTAAAGAAGATTTTGAATATGAAGGTCATACTATTGTAGGTTTGGCAAATAACCCTTTTAGATATTTTAGGACTGAATATGATAAAATGTTCACAATAGATGCTATGTTAGGTAAATTAGGTCCTGCTTGGGATGACTTTAAAAACGCAATAAATGGAGGTTCTATTTTTGCAATCATCACTGCTAGAGGACATTCTCCATTAAAGATAAGAAGTACCATTGAAAAAATGATTGACGGTAATTTCAGGGGTATTTCTAAAAAAGAACTTGTTAAAAATTTAAGAAAGTATAGAAGTATTGCTGGTGAAGAAGATATGCCTGATGATAAGTTAATTGACGCTTACATGGATATGAATAGATATTATCCTGTGACTTTTGAATCGGGAAGTGTCCAATCTCCGGCGGAATTAAAAAATGAAAAATTAAGAGAGTTTGAGGAGTATGTGAAATATATCGCTAATATTGTTCATAAACCTGCACACTTTAAAAATATGGTTTCAAATAAATTTGCACCAGTGATACATTTTTCAGATGACGATGAAACTAATTTAGAATATTCATATAAGAGAAACAAAGACAGACCAGATAACATTATTAATTATGTTACTACCAAAGGAGGAGTTAAAAAACCTTATGAATTAAAATAAATAATTTGCTAGGTATATTGCAATTATCCCCAAAAAAAAACTAAAGTAAATAAAAAATCTTTTTATTGGTATATTTATAAATAAATAAAACGAAAAAAAATTAAATGATATGGCAGATTTGCTAATGAAAATGCCCGTACCTTACGAGCCAAAAAGACAGAATAGATTTATTCTAAGATTTCCGTCTTCGTTGGGTATTAACGAATGGTTCGTACAAGCAGCGTCAAGACCAACTATAACAATCGGTTCAACTCCGATTCCGTTTTTGAATACTGAAACATATGTTGCAGGAAGATTTAAGTGGAGTACTATACAAGTTACATTTATTGACCCAATCGGTCCTTCGGCGTCTCAAGCTTTGATGGAATGGGTTAGATTACACGCTGAGTCTGTTACAGGTCGTATGGGATACGCCGCAGGTTATAAGAAAAATGTTGATTTAGAAATGTTAGACCCAACAGGAGTTGTGATTGAAAAGTGGATTTTGGAAGGTTGTTTTATAACAAACGCTGGTTTCGGGTCACTTGGTTACGCTAATGAAGGTTTGGTTAATATTCAGGTAACACTACAACCTGATAGATGTATTTTAGTTTACTAAAAAATTAATTACTATTATATTTTTAAAAAAGTCCTTAATGGGCTTTTTTTTGTTTACAAATAATTTTTTAAGTATACTTTTTTAATAAAAAAAAATGGACGCGAAACAAGCTGGACAAATGGATTTTAATTTACCACATGATGTGGTAGAGTTACCTTCAAGAGGGATTTTTTATAAATCTAAGAAAAAATCTTTAAAGGTTGGTTATTTAACGGCAAATGATGAAAATATTTTGGCTAACGCTCGTAAAAACGGGGGACAAAATATTATCCAATCATTATTAAGAAGTAAAATATATGAAACCGAAATTAAACCTGAAGAATTATTATCAGGTGATGTTGAGGCAATCCTTATCTTTTTAAGAAATACTTCATTTGGACCTGAATATACTTTTGAGGTTGCTGATGACGATGGTAAGAAGTTTGAAACAACTGTAACTATCGATGAATTAAATATAAGAAAACCCGAAGTGAATCCAAATGAAGACGGGACTTTTACAACGACATTACCAAAGTCAGGTTATTCTGTAAAATTAAGACCACTTACTTTTGGTGAAAATGTCGATTTAGAAAAAATGGAAGATTCATATCCGACTGGACTTGTCGCTCCGACAATAACATGGAGATTAAATAAAATGATTGTTGAGGTTAATGGAGATAGTAATATGGAGACAATTTCTTCATTTATTAATAATTTACCTATTATGGACTCTAAATATATTAGAAGTTTCATTGACATAAACGAACCAAAGTTAGACTTAGCAAGAGAAGTATTTACCCCGTCAGGAAAAAGGAAGAAAGTATTAGTTTCCTTTGGGGTTGACTTTTTTCGGCCTTTCTTCAGCTAGTCTAGAAAATCATATTTACGAGTATTATATTTTAGCTCACTATTTACGGACATCATATTCTGACTTTATGTCTATGCCAAGTTATTTTAGGAAGACCCTAATAAGTAAGGTTATAGAAAAAAATAAAAAAACAGATTAGGGTATTTATTTTATAAAGAACTTATATGGCGAAAACTGAAGGTGACGGTGAAGGTGAAAAAAGTACAAATTTCATCAAAAATTTAGGAGACGAGATAAAAAAATCGTTATCTTTTGATGCGGTCAATGAACAAGCCAAAACTTTATACAAAAATGTTAATGAGGTAGTTAAAGAAATGGGTATTGGTCGTGAAAACGCCTATGCTCTTACTGTTGAATTAGGTGATGCGGAATCTAAAATAACCGCTTTAGGAGGTTCTTTAAAGGATGCTGTCGATATCCAAAAGGAATTTATGACTACAACAAATCAACAGTCTATATTGTCGGCACAAATTCTTGAGGATGTATATGAAACATCTAAAGCTTTAGGAACAACATCAAGTAGTTTTATTAAATCATTTGAAGTTGTTGGAGGGTCAATTGAAAAATTCACCGAAAACATGAGTCAAGTAAGTCAGATTGCTGCGTCGTTTGGTGTAAATGCTAAAGCGGTATCAAGTGATGTGTTATCTAATATTGATTTGTTAGACAATTATGATTTTTCTAATGGTGTTGAAGGATTAGCTAATATGGCTTCAACCATGAGTCAGTTAAAATATTCTTTAGACGATGTTGAAAGGGTTACAAACGCTTTATTAGACCCAAGTAAGGCTTTGAATTTCTCTCAAAAAATGGCGAGTTTAGGTAGTCAGAATAGAGAATTGACGGATAATTTAAATGTCCAAATGATGGCATTAGAAAATCCTGAAAAGTTAATGAAAAATATTACTGAGGAATTTGCTAAATTTTATCAGAAACAAGAGGACGGAACATATAAGTTATCAAAACAGGGTCTTTTATTAATGGGAGATTTCTCACAAGCGGCAGGTATTAGTAGTGATAAATTAAGAGTGGCTTCAAAAGAAATGTTAGAAATTAAAGACAAGATGGGTCAAATAACTTTACCAACATTAGAATCTGACGAAGCGACTAAGAATTATATCTCTCAGATGTCTAAAATAGGTAAAGACGGTAAGGCGGTTATCACTTTTGAGGCAAAAGATGAACGAGGAATGATTGAAAAGGTAACTAAAACATTAGATGAGTTGACTACTAGTGACGCTGAAATGTTGAAGATACAAATGGAGGAACAGGCTAAAAAAACATCTGAAGAAAAAATTGTCGAACAAATGACTCCTGAGGAAAGAGAAAAGGCGTTAAGAGATTCAATAAGTGCGGCAATTAAAAATGGATTTGCAACAACGAAAGTTGTACAAGGTGCAATTGAATTAAAGAAAGATGCTATTGAATTAATGTTAAAACCGTTATCTGCGGCAATTGATAGTAGTTCAATTAGAAAGGCAGGTGATACAGTCGCAACAACTATTGCTGATTTAAGTGGTAGTATTAAAAAATTTGTTAAAGGTCAATCTGATTTATCAGGGGCGTTTGATGGGGTTAAAAGTAGTGCTACAGTATTGGAAGGGATAATGAGTGGACAATTAAAGAAGGGACTTGAAACTTTTGATGAATCATTATCTAAAATAAATATAGATGACTATAACCAATTTGGTTTGGTTATAAAAGAAATAACAGGAAAGAAAACAGGTGATTTAACTGATTTAAGGTCAGTTATTAAGGAAGAGTTGTTTACAATGAATACCAAACAGAAAGACGCGATTATTTCTGACGGTATGGTCATACCTTATGATGAGGGTGATGTTGCTGCGGTCTTTAAAGAAAGAGGTTCTGAAATGAGTATTGACGATGTTAAAAAAACCGTAGATAATACAAAAACACCGGCTCAAGATTTTGTAAATCAGTATGTTGGTACCGTAAATAAAACTGAAAATATTGATAAAAAAATTATTGAAGGAGACGCTTCAATAACTATAAATTTCAAGGCTGACAATAATAAAGATATCGAATACCAATTAATGGAAAAATTAAAAGATTTATCATTTGTCCAAGAAGTCAAAAATAAATTAAATGGTTCATTAATGGAAAAAATATCTGGCGGACTTTTGGAAAATAAAAAATAAGACAAAAAATACCATCGGTTTCTATTTATTAAAAAAAAAGAATGTCAGAAAACTTACTTACTTTACAGGGTTCAGAACAATTCAGAAAGAGTCTAATTACAAGAAATTTAGCACCTTATAATGTACAAGGTGTTTATACTCCACCTAATTTTCCACAAAATTTTGAAACTGTATTAAGTGATAGTAGTGTTGTTGATGCTCCTGAAATAGAAGAAAGTGTTGGTGGAGGAGGGAACATATCCCAAGTTTCATTAGCAACAAGATATAATACATATGGACCTGGAGGTGAGAGAAATAGAGTAGACGCTGCTGACCAAATATCTTTACCAAGTCAAAATCAGGGTGTTGAAACTAATGGACAAGTTTCTTTTATTGCAAATAACCAACCTTACCAACTTGCTGAGACTCAATTAGATTTAATTAATGAATTTTTCATTGATGCTGCATTTATTGAAAATAAATACGGACCCGAAGGAGGGTTTAAAAACATGTATTTTGTCACTTCAATACAATCTAATGACAATATATATGCAAATTATTGGGGACCACCTTCATTCGTTCCTTCATTCTATTCTGTATACCAAATCTTAACATCTGACAACCCACAAGGGAGTGTTGGTTCATTAAGTCAAGATTCTTATCTTGCTAAAATAGGGGCACAGTATTTAAAAAATGCGTTCCAAGAAAGAATTGCTCAACAAATTGAAAATGATACTATAGGTCGAGTTAATTTAGATGCGTTACAGGACCCATTTACTGCTATTGAAGTTTTAAGAGGTGCTGAACCATTAGTTGAAAGAAACTATAGAATTACCGTACCTAACGGACCTATCGCTCGAAGTATTGATATTTTAACACAGGTTACAGGAACTTATATTCCCGCTTCACCGATACCCGGAGATTATTTTGGTTTTGTACAAAGAAGCGCCGGTCCTCTTAGACAAATTATTGGTTCGGTTTCAAAACTATTTAATTTTACACCTGCCGACTCAGGTTCTGAATTATTTTTTAAAAATACTGGTTCAGGTCAAATAACATTTTTATTTAGAAATATTGATAGTAATCTATATAAACCAAATTACGATAGAAGTTTATTAGGTACTGTAATAGGTTTATTGAATGACGCTACAGATAGAAATGTTAGTATTGGTACTTTTTACGTTGGTTCACCTAACAGTAATCCATCTTTAATTGATTCACCTCTTAAAGATTCTCCTGATAATGCCTTTGGTCAAAATACTCAATCGATGGTTTACGGACCTGATAAGATGAGTAAACTTTATGAAGGGTCTCAAAATAATTTTAATTTTGGACTTGCAGGTAAAAGTACCATTGATGGAGGAGGAATTGACGGAGGGTTTACTTGGACTTCCCCAAAGTATAAAGATAATGCTGGATTCACAGTCGGACCTGGAGGTAAGAATGTAGCTCAAGACCCTGATTATAAATCAATCAGTTCTCAATTAACATCTAATGAGTCGACTAATTATACATTTAAGACAAATTCTTTATTAGATAATACACAAAGAATAATTGACTCAACACCATCAGATTCGAACAGGTATTCTCATGCGGGTAACGCAATTTCAAATATATCTAAAGTTTTTAACGATGGATATAAAGAAATTACAAAGGGTTCTAAAGTAAAAAAATATGTAAATCAAAATGGTGCTGAAGTAGGCACTGAGTATTGTAGATTATTTACAAAAGACACTCCTTACTTGACTTATAATGATTTACAAAAAACTGTCGCTAATACTTCAGGTTCAGAATTAAATGGTAATATTAGAAAATTTAGTTATTCCGTTTTAGACTCTACTTATAATTTGAATATTGCACCTTTTAAAAATCCGGGTTCAACAAACATTCTTAATAACAAAGTTAAAAAATACATGTTTTCATTAGAAAATTTGGCTTGGAGAACATCAAAGAAACCTGGTTTTACTTATAATGATTTACCTGTATGTGAAAGAGGGCCAAATGGAGGTAGAATTATGTGGTTTCCACCATATAATTTAACATTTAGTGAAACTGTTACACCATCTTTTGAAAGTCAGGATTTTATAGGAAGACCTGAACCTATTTACACTTACAAAAATACAAAAAGGGGAGGTTCAATAGGATTTAAAATGATTGTTGACCATCCATCAGTATTAAATTTAATAGTAAATAAAGTTTTAGCAAAAGAATCTAATCGACAAATTGTTAATGAAATTGTTGATTCATTTTTTTCAGGGTGTAAAAAATATGACATTTATGATTTAGCGGCTAAATTTAATACATTACCGTTATCTGATTTAATTGCTGTTCAGGAAATCATAAATGAACAGAATATACCTATAGAACAAATACAAGATGCTTTAAATGAGATTTCATCACCTGGAAATAATGGTACTGACAATCCCGATGCGGCTTCAAACCCGTCTCCTGAATTGGGTGATTTTACAACATATGAAAACATTGGATTTTATTTTGACAATGATATACCTGGTCCGTCAACAGTAGAGGAAGTTAGTGGTTCTTTTGAGGAGTACTATAACACTTACATTACAAAGTTAAGTACGTACCAATCTAATTCAACTACTGAAGAAAAACCAAAAATGCAACCATTTTTTGATGATGTGGTTAAGTGGAATTTTGACCAAGTTAAGGAAATGATAAAACAATTATATCCTATATTAAGTCAACAACAAGCAACAGTTACATTAATTATGGATGGCAGTGCTTCTCCAGTTGCGTCTGCGGCTTATAATAAGAAGATTGCTAAAAGAAGATTAAGTTCGGTTAAAAATTTCTTTAAAACGTATGAATTAGATTTAGGTAATGAAGTAATGTCTTTAAAGGATTTTGTTGATAAAACTTTATTGTTTACAACAACTGCTTTAGGTGAAAATACAAATGCAACCCCAAAGGCAAGTTTTGGAAATGTGGATACATTCTCATGTTCTGACACACCTGGAGACCCAAATTATCAAGCGATTGGTGATTCAAAAAACAAAACGTATTCAACAAGAGCAATGGCTTGTAGGGCGGTGAGATTTAATAAAGTAATAATTGAACCAACCCCTCCACCTGCACCTGCACCTCCATTAGTTGACCCAATACAAAAACAAGAACAGGGATATCAAAAAGTAATTAATAAAGATATTTTCTCTAAAGTTAAAGAAGGTATTAGTAAAAAAATACTTAGAAGTTTATTATCTGAGTGTGATTATTTTGAGGTAGTTAAAGGAAGTAATCCTATGTTTTTTGATTCTATAAAGGATAAGATTAAATATTTCCATCCGGGTTTTCACTCTATGACACCTGAAGGTTTAAATTCAAGATTAGTATTCTTGAATCAATGTGCAAGACCTGGAGATACTATACCTACAATAAAACCTGATGGAACTACTGCTAATGGTGATGCGTCAAATACTAACTTTGGGGTACCACCTGTTTTAATATTAAGAATTGGTGATTTCTTTAATTGTAAAATTATACCTGGTACAATTACACTAAAATATGAAAACTTAGATATAAATCCTGAAGGTATTGGAGTTCAACCTATGATTTGTGACGTATCACTTTCATTTGATATTATCGGAGGTATGGGTCTTAAAGAACCTGTTGACAAATTACAAAACGCATTGTCATTTAGTTACTACGCTAATACTGAAATGTATGATGAAAGGGCGACTCCTACTGAAGATACTACTGCAATAGACCAAGCGGTATTTGAAGCAATTTTAAATCAAACTCCTGTTGTTGGTGTTAATAGTGTTGGTGATGTAAATCAAATTAATGGTGGTAATCCATTTGGTAGTGTAACTAAATTTAATTTAAGTGGAAGTTCTGAAACTGGAGATATTAATTACCAAAAACAATTTGATGATTTATTAACTTCTACTAAAGGATACTTTGATGGAATTTTAAATTCTTTAGAACAAATAATAAAAGATTACGGATGGGCGACTGAACAAATGTTTGTTAAAACTGACAATCGAAGATTTAAAACTGGTAATTATAAAAATTTATCAGGAACTAAATTGGCTTCAAAAATGTTTGGGAAGAATAATGAATTAGATAATGAAATTAATGATATTTTTAATAAATTGACAGATTCTATTGATAATAATGATAACCCAATAATAAAGGCAATTGACAATACTTTAGGACTACCTAATAGTGTTAAACGAGATGTTAAGGGTAACTATGTTAATTATGTTAACACATTAAAATCAGAATATTCTCAATATCTTTTTGAAAAAGAAAAACAATTAACAGAATTACAACAAAATTATATACAAACTTTAAGAAAATTTGATTTAGTTGTTACAGGAAATGATGGTAAAATATTAACTAATGGTCAGGCTAAAATATTAGGGTTAAGTGGAACTACTGACATCCACTCAACAAGTACAGGGCCGACAACATTAGAAGAGATTGTTACTGACTATACTCAAGTAGGCACGGATATGAAAGAGTATATTGAATTATTAGAAACTCATTATTTAATAACTAATACATATAGTTCTAGTAAACCTTCATATACACAGGTTTCAACGTACAGTATAACCGACGATGAAAGTTATCAATATCAAATAATGAATAAAATATTATCAGACGGAACTACTAAGAATAATTTTGTTAACAATTTGGTTAAAAACAATGAATCAAATAGTTTATTAAAAATAACAATTGAGCAAAGTATCGAAAATTTCTTAACAATCTTTAATGTTGTTAATAGTGATTCATTAAATCAAGTTGAAGATTTTAAAAATTCAGAAAGTTACACTAACAAATATAAAGATTATAAAACAATTCCATCAGGTAAAACAAGGAAATTTACATATATATCTAACAGTACAACCTCAACTCAAGTATTCCAAACCAATACAAAAAACATATATTCTAAAGTTAATATATCGAATGATGAAACTTTTAATGATAAAATACAACTAAATTAAAATGGCTAACGAATATTTTAATAGATATCAGCAATTTACAATAAATGGACAACAAAAAACTGTTCCATTTGTGACGTTACCAACAAAAAGTACTGATATTAGACATATATACAAAGTCGGTAGCTCAAGGTTGGACAAGATATCACAACAATATTATGGTACACCATTTTTTGGATGGTTAATTATGATGGGTAATCCATCTTTTGGTGGTTTAGAGTGGAATATACCTGATGGTACCGCAATACGAATTCCATTTCCTTTAGTGTCAAGTTTATTAGATTATAATAGTCAATTAGACAAATATTTTTTATATTATGGCAAAGACTGAAAACATTTTAATAGAACTTGATTATGACAATATGATTGTCATTGACCCAAACAAAGTTCTAAATAATGAAGGGTTTCCCGAGGAAAGAAATGTACCTCAGGAAAACTTAGTTATGTATGCCAATTTAACTTGTACTGTAATACCTAGAACAAAACTTGCGATAGGGACTTCTAATAATACTGTAATTGAGACAATTAACGTCTCAAGTTTCAATATGTTAAATCAAACAGGACAAGATGGGTTTAACACAAAATGGACTGATGAATTAACTGGACTTGACTCAATACAGGGAAGAGGAGTAAACCAAATAAGTTTACAACCAAAGGTTAATCCGCAAAATTCTAACGATTACTTTTTATCTCAAACACTTTTAAGTGAAGGTAAACCTGGCACTATTGATACAGGATTGTTGGGTATGAAGTCAATAAATATTAAAACAAGTACTAACTATATCTCAACAATATCAATCCAATTTGTTGATATTAAAGGAAGAGCTTTATTTGGTGCTGGAGATAATTCAATATATTCTGCATTTTTTAATCAACCAAGACCTCAATTTGAGTTAACTATTAAAGGTTATTATGGTAAGGCAATTAAGTATAAGTTACAACTTATGGAGTTTGAATTTAGTACAGACCAAAGTGGTAATTTTTCAATTGTTACAACATTTGAATCTTACAAGTTTGGTATTTTAGGTTCTCTTGGTTATAGTATGATTGAGGCGGTTTCAGGAATGTATGAGAAAAAATACACAGTATTAAATACTGACTCCACACCTATTACCGGAGCTGCTCCAAATACCGATGGTTCAATTAGTACTTTAAAAACTAATACTGAACAAAGTGTTTATAGAGGGTATGAATTAATTGGTGAATTTTTTGATTTATATAGAAAAAAAGGTTTGGTTGACCCTGATATGCCAACATTAACTATTTGGGATTTAAAATACAAACTTGAAAATTTTACGACACAAGTCGCTACATCTCTTGTACAGGAATCAATGGCTCCATTAAATGAGATAACAAAATATTCAGAATTATTAAATAGATATTTGACAGAAGTTTCAAGTTCGTCACCTGAAAGTTGGTTCAAAAAATATTGTGATGATAAAACATATTATGTTTTAAATTTATCGCGATTGGAGCGTCTTACGTTAGAAATATTGACTGATTCTATAACAATACCATCTAAGATATACAAATTTAAACCTGAAATTGACACTATTGATAAACAAAAAAAGGCAATATCAGAATTAGAAGGAATTATCACAAAATATAACAAAGATTTAAATGCTAATCCTGTATTGGGTAGTATGGGTAAATTTGTGATTTCAAAAAAAGAAGTTTCGTCTAGTGTGAAAATTAATATTAGTTTAAATACTATACTTACAAATACAGTAACCGCTGAAGACATAAATTTTGCAGAAACTTACAAACAGAGATTCTCAACAGAACCTACCGCAGCTCAAGTAGAACAACTTGAATTGGAATTTATTATGGAACAAGTTAGGACTATGCAAATTACTAATGAACAAGAAAATAATGTAAAACCAAAACCTATTAATTTTTTTATGTTTGGGCCATCGCAAGGTTTTGATTATGAAATCAAAACTATAAAAACCAAGGTTGATGACCAAAAACAAAAAATAGAAACTGCATTACAAAATTCATTAGAAAATAGTTTTTTAGATAAAAATATTGGATTTGGGTTTAAACCTTCAGTTAGAAATATTATATCAGTTATTATGGCATCTACTGAGGCATTTTTGGCTTTAATGGATGAATGTGAAAATAAATCTTGGTCGGTTAGAAATAATGAAATTAGAAAAAGGTCAGTTTTAGGTTTAAATAGTGTTGAAAAAAACGCCGGAAACATTCAGACAACTGACCCAATCTATCCTTGGCCATTATACACTGTCGCAAAGACAAACAATGGGAAAACTGAATTAGAAGTTACATACCCTGGGGATTCAAGTGTGATACAACAAACACAGGCGTTTAATAAAGATATATGGCCTGAAGTTGAATTTGTTGAGGAATATTTTAAAGGGTACTCACAACGTATACCGTATCCTGCAAATCCTTTGGTTGGACTAAATGACTTGGTTGTTACTAAAATTTCAGGTAACATGTTAGACGCACCATTTACAAATAGATTTTATTCTCAAAAATCTGAAAACAAATTTTTCTATGAAATTTGGGAAAGAATTTTAAGTATTGGTATGTTTAGCGGTTTTGATTATAAAGACGAAACGTCTAGACTATTACTACCCCCATTGTCGCAGATAGAATCAACTGTTATCGTCCAAAGTTTATCTAATGAAAATCCATATTTAATTAACAAATTAAAGAATTTTGATTTAAATTCTGAAAATTATGAAAATTATTTAAAACAAATTTCTAATAGAGGATTAGGTGAAAGTTGGAACAAATATATAAGAAATGTATTTGTAACAGATTATTTAGAGACCGAATCTTTAAACCCAACTTTAATTTTACCTGGGACTATCTCACCGTCTTTCACATTACCAAAGAGTGATGAATTTGATGGGTACGTTAAAAGTACTTCAAATAGATTTCCATATTTAGGGATTTATCCATTTAATAACGATTTATGGGTGACATTAAATGTTACAAATTCAAGTCTATTCCCAACAGTTTCCGAAATATATAATACTGAAAAAAATCTTTTCTATGATAAGGATTATTTTTTAATTAAATCAAATGGAAATTATGCGTTTAGTAACTTTTGTTATGTTAATTCAACTAACCCTGCGGTTGTTGGAAATACATTTTCAGACTTAACTAATTTTTATTTAAATCGTAACAACGCTGATAAATTTTTAGCAACTGAAGGTAAGATATATTTGAACAACTCGAATAATAAATTAGGGTATGAACAGACGACCTCAATTTTAAACACTCCTTATTTTGTAAACGCTATTTTAGATGGTGCTCAAAAACAAAAAAGTGGGTCAACTTATCCGTATATCAATGCAGCTTACCTTTTTATTAATTCACTGCCAGTTGCTACTTTAAGGGAAACATTTAAAAAATTAGTTTCAGTCGAAAATAATAGTTATGAGGATGAAAGTTTAATTGGTCCTACGTTAAAGAAATTTTCTGGGTTACATACTTTACCTTATACTTTTATTTTAAAATATGGTTCAATATGGCACAGGTATAAAAAATATATAGAAACCGGAGTTGATATTCTAATTGATAATTCTGGAGGGCAGATTACAACTTTTGATAATTTTAAATATGCTGAAAATTACGACCCATTAACTTTAAATGTTAATAAAGAATATTTTATAGGTAATGAAGATGATGCAAATTATTTAAGTTTAAAATTAAGAAATTTACAACCGACTACTGGACCAACACCAATAAATGTGTTAACAATGAATATTGGGTTTTATCCTAAGTTAATTGATAATTTTCATTATTTTTTAAATGACTCTAATTTCTTTGACAATTATACTGCTAGTAATGTTTTATCTAAAACACAAAGTGGTGATTTAATTTGTATTAAATCTGCCTCAGGGTCTGTTGTTGGTAAATCAAATTATTTAGAAGGAGGAGGAAACACACAATTAAACATTTTTGCATGGTCTGTAGTTACTAAAACAGATGACGGTAAATATTGTATCATGCCATCATTTGGAGGTAATATTAAACAATACTATTATGAGATGTTTGGTGATAGTCCACAGGCATCCATTGACCCCGATTTGAATCAACCAACAATCAACGGTTCAGTTAGATTATTTTGGAACTCTCCAAACTACGGATATTTTGACCACAATGCGATGAATTTACCGACGCATAAACAGTATATGAAAAAGATATATCCTGAAATTTCAAATCAGGATGCGTTTGGGTTAATTGATTACTCTTCAATTGAAGAAATATTTTCAGTATTTACTAAGAATGATTTAGATATTTTTGAAACTGAGTTTTTAAAATTCTCATTACCTACTTTATCGTTAGATAATGTGGTAAGATTAAACAACTTCCAAAGTTTGATGAGGTCATTTTTTGTTGTAAATCCTGGTGCGGTTAATGGGTTTAAAAATGATGATAACGGAATCAAGTCATTTGCTAACGCTCAATTCCCAACAGTATTGAGTTATATTAAAAATTTCTTGGAAAAAACAATTGTTTTAAAACTTGGTAATTGTCATTCATTTAATAGAGATTTATTTAACACTTTTAATTTAAACAGAGCTGATGATATAGGTATTATAAAATATAATAGTTATTTTGCAAATACCCCAAATATACTACCTTATTATAATCAAACAACACTTTACCAAACAATTGCAACTAATAGTCCCGAAGCATGGAAAGCGTTTCAATTATATATAGGATTTAGTAGTATTTCTGAATTAGATTATGAATCTTATAACACTTCTTTCTTATTCGATTTCTTTGTACAGTTTGATGTTGAATTTACTGAAGAAAATGTAATTAAATTTGCACCACTTGTTAAATTATATGCAACTAGAAAAATAGAAAATTCATCATTAATACCTAATGATTCGAATCAACATGTTAATTTATTTAAAGATTATATTACAACATTTTTCTCTAATTCATTGGATTTAAGTAAACAAATTTTAAATGATACTTTAATTAGTGTTAGAAAAGGATTACCGAATGTTAATGTTGGTTCATTATCTGTACTTGAGACTGTGTATCAATCTAATCCTCAAAAAGTTGAAATGTATGATAGATTTAAAAATTTAAATGATGGATGGATATCTGGTAGTGATTATTTAAATCCTGCTCATACATTGTTTGAGGATATTGTATTTTTCGATAGAGCAGGTAGAAATATTGGGGCTGAAATATATTGTGATGTTAATCACGTTAAAAATATTTTATCGGGGGCTTTAAAGGAAAATCCTGTGTTTAGTATTATACAAGAAATATTAAACCATGAAAATTTTTCTGTAACTCAAAACATGGCGTTTTGTAATTATTACGGAGTACAAAGACCCGGAGATAATATTAACCCAAAATTTGTTGGGACTTCAGATGTGGCAAACACTTTATTTGGTACTTTTACTACAATTGATACACAAGATACTACCGCTAAGATAATATGTGAGTTCAATGACATGGACTCCAAATACATCGATACCCCAAATGACAACTATAAATTTTCAAACGATTCTTTTGATTTAATTAAAGTTGAAAATAATCCTTTAAGAGAAGATATTACAAATAAAGCTGATTTTGCACTTTCAAGTAAAGTTGTTGGATTTGTTGTAGACTTTTCGAATCAAAATCAGAATGTGTTCAAAAATATGAACATAAGCTCAAGAACTGGAGGTAAAAATATTGTAACAGTTCAGAATCAATTGGACGTTATTGAAGCGTCATCAGGTAAGAAGAGTGCGTCACAAAGTGTCTCTTTATATAACTTCTACAAGGGACAATCATATGATGTCTCAGTCAGTGCTATGGGTAATGCTTTATTACAACCAAAAATGTTTTTTTATTTAAAGAATGTCCCATTATTTAGAGGAACGTATCAAATTAATGAGGTAAGTCATTCTATAACTACAACATCTTTTGGGACCCAATTTACAGGTAGAAGAGTTCCTGTGTACTCAATTAAAAAAATTACGGATTATCTACAAAGTTTAAAAATACAAGTTTTAGAAAAAATATTAAACGAAACTAAGAATGCTCAGGAAAAATCACAAGGTGCTGCTACAGTATATAGTGAAAGGGATAATAAGATTATTAACTTTAAAGGTGGTAAACGACCAACACAAAACCAAGCTTGTAAACCTAATGAAAAATACAATACTTTCCAAACAGATACTCCGAAACAAACAACAACTTCAGTTAACGCTTTAATTAAAAAAATTGAACAAGTCTTCCCAAGACTAACCGATACGGCTTTAGCTGATTATCAAAAGAAAGTTACCGAAAACCAAAATCTTTGGTTTATAATATTCTCTATTGTATACGTTGCTAATTTACAAGAAGGTAAACTGAGTTCTTTTAATAATAACTTTGGTAATATACCATTAGATACTGAATACGGAGGTGATTTAATGAAGTTACCCAAAAAGAAATTTATATGTTTAGAAAGTTTGGGAGGTGCGTCAACGGCTTATATGTCATTTGATACGATAGATAAAAATATTGAATTTATAGGTAAAAAATTACAATCAAGGTCAAACGACTTTACTTCTTTAGAAGTTAATGCAGTTTTAATTAAACAAATGACAACAATTTGGACTAACTATTGGCCTAATTTCGCAAATGACATGTACACCCAACTCAAACAAACTGACCCATATTCATTTAATGAATTAGAATTAAAAGTAAAAAAATCATTGAATTTGGCTAAAAGTAATTTTACACCATTACCTACATTTTAATTACTTTTGAAATTTTATAATAACATTGATATTTATATAAAAAAAAGTTATGGACATTAAAACTGCAATTAATAATTATCTTGGTAAACAAGCAAGAATTACTGAAAAGGATAATGGTAATGGATTTAAAGAAGTTTGTGATTTAGATACTGGAGATTGTTATACAGTAAGAATGAAAGATGGTCTTATTGAAAGAGTTGACAACACATATCAAACAAACAAAAAAATAAAAGTAGAAACTAATAACGGATTTAAACAACTTCTAAATGGCTAATAAAATATCTGAAAAAATATTGTCTGAATTGGCAAGACACAAAAGTATTAATAATTACTTAATGGAACAACCTGTTCCACCACCGCCACCACCTCCACCCGCACCTGACGCTGGTGCTGTTCCACCACCACCTGCACCTGATGCCGCCGCACCTGCTCCTGCACCTGCACCTGCTGAAGATGCTAATAAAGTTGATGTTACTAAAGACCCAGATGTTGAAAAAATTGGTGACGAAAAAAGTAAAAAGAAAGACGATAAAGGTGATGAAGAAATTGAAGTCACAGATTTAGTTACATCTCAAAAAAATATTGAGGGGAAACAAGAAGAGTACTTTGAAAATTTATTTAAACAATTACAAGATTTAGAAAGTAGATTAACTGATATGGACTCAATCGTAAATAAATTAAACGATATTGAAGCTAAAATTGAAAAATATAGAGTTAAAAGTCCTGAAGAAAAATTGGAACTTAGAAGTATTGATTCTGCACCATTTAATCAAAAACTATCTCAATTCTTTCAAGATAAAGAAGAAGATTTAGAAGCAACAGGGAAAGAGTATATTCTAACTTCTGATGAAGTTGAGGACTTTAGTCCTGATGAAATCAGAGGAAGTTTCACACAGGCTCCTGACCAAGAATTCAAAAAATACTAATTAGTATTTGACAAAAACGGCTGACACACTTACATTTGTTTATTAACTATTAATTTATATATATCATGGCGACAAATTCACTAGATGCTGTACTCGCTCAGTATGAAAAAGCGAAAAGTGGAGGAAACTCTACAAACAAAATGTCTCAAGAAGACAGAATGAAAAAATATTTTGCGGCGATATTGACGCAGAATGAAACATCGGGACAGAAACGTCTTCGTATTTTACCAACCCCTGATGGGTCATCACCTTTTAAAGAGGTATGGTACCATGAGGTACAAGTTGAGGGTAAATGGAATAAAATCTATGACCCAGGTAAAAACAATAACGAGCGTTCACCTTTGACTGAAATTCATGACGAATTGATGTCAACAGGTAAAGAGTCCGATAAGGAACTTGCTAAATCTTACAAACCACGTAAATTCTACATCGTTAAGGTTATTGACCGAGATAACGAAGCGGATGGAGTGAAGTTTTGGAGATTTAAACACAACTACAAGAACGAAGGTATTCTTGACAAAATCATTCCAATTTGGAAGGCTAAAGGTGATATTACTGACCCTGTTAATGGTCGTGATTTAATCATTGAGTTAGCTAAGGCTAAGACTCCAAAAGGAGCAACTTACACAGTTATTCAAACTGTAATGCATGATGACCCATCTCCTGTTCACACAGATGCGGAAACTGCTAAGACATGGACTGAAGACCCACTTACTTGGGCTGACGTTTACTCTAAAAAACCTGTTGAATATTTGGAAGCTATTGCTCGTGGAGAAACTCCAAGATGGTCTTCAGAATTAGGTAAATATGTTTACGGTGATGAGGCATCAGAAATGAGTGTTGGTGGAGGTATGACAATCTCTGACCCTCAGGCAGATGCTGAACCTGATGGTGACTTACCATTCTAATTTATATGGATGGACACTTGAATTGACAAAGTGTCCATCCATTCTTATTTTTATACAAACAATTTAAACGAATAGACATTTATGGCAATAAAGAAAAAAGAATTTTCATTAGATGCAATCAAAGACAAGTATTCTACAAAAACTAAATACAAAGACACGGAGTTCTATGAAGTCGATGAAGCTTTTCATAGTAGTTGCGGTTTACCTGGTCCTGCTTTGGGTAACATCAATATGTTCTTGGGGCACTCAAATTCTTCCAAAACGACGGCTCTTGTCAAAGCAGCTGTGTCTGCTCAGAAGAAGGGGCATTTGCCTGTTTTCATTATCACGGAAAAAAAATGGAGTTGGGACCATGCAGTTGAACTCGGTTTGGTGGCGGAGATAACTGATGGTGAGTGGGACGGACAGTTCATATTCAACGATAACTTCGATTACATCGAACAAGTAACTGACTATATCAATGAATTATTGGATGAACAGGAAAAAGGTAATATCCCTTATTCTCTTTGTTTCCTTTGGGATTCAGTAGGTTCAGTACCTTGTAAGATGACATTTGATGGTAAAGGTGGTAAACAACACAATGCATCTGTATTAGCTGATAAGATTGGTATGGGAATCCAAGCTCGTATTACTAAATCTCGTAAAGAAGATTATCCATATACAAATACAATGGTGGTAGTTAATCAACCTTGGGTTGAGTTACCTGACAATCCATTCGGACAACCAACAATTAAAGCAAAAGGTGGTGAAGCTCTTTGGTTAGCATCGGCTCTTGTGTTTTTGTTTGGTAATCAGAAAAATGCGGGTATCAACCACATTACCGCAACTAAAAATGGTAGAACGGTATCTTACGCAATTAGAACTAAAATTTCTGTCCTAAAGAACCACATTAATGGATTAGGATATAAAGATGGTAAGATTATTGCAACACCACAAGGGTATATTGCGGATACCAAAGAGGCTCTTGAGGAGTATAAAAAACAATATTCACAATATTGGAACGCAATTCTTTCAGGTACTGGGGAAATTACCCTTGATGAATCTGAAGAAACTTTTGACAACGAAAACGAACCATTTTAATTATTGTTCGTGAAAAAAACACTACTTGTCGACGGAAACAATTTGATGAAAATTGGATTTCACGGTCTGAAAGATTACTTTCATAACGGTGAACACATCGGAGCTTTGTATCACTTTATGAATACACTTCGTAAATTCATTGATGAACAAAACTTTGACAAGGTGGTAGTATTTTGGGATGGTGAAGACTCCACAAGTTTACGTGGGGTTCTTTACCCCAAATACAAACAAAATCGTAGATTAACAATGGAGGACTCAATCTTTATGTCCTACCTAAAACAAAAAAATCGTATTAAACAATATCTTGAGGAAGTTTACATTAGACAACTTGAGATAAGTGGTAGAGAAGCGGATGATTTAATCGCTCACTATTGTCATGTTTCCGAAAATGAACAGAAATTAATATTTTCGTCAGATAGGGATTTAACCCAACTTATTTCTGAAAAGGTGTCAGTATATTCACCATCTATTAAAGCTACTTTTAAACATGGTGACAAGATTAAATTTGATGATTTTGAATTCCCTCATTACAATGTCAAAACATTAAAAATATTAACAGGTGATAAATCTGATAATATTGAGGGTATATACCTACTTGGTGAAAAAACATTAGTAAAATTTTTTCCTGAGATACTTGAAAAAGAGGTAACTTATTCCGATATTTTAACAAGAGCTGAAGATTTATTAAAAGAACAAAAAGATAACCAAACTCTTAAAAATCTTCTAACAGGTAAAACAAAATCAGGTATATTTGAAAACGAATTTTTTGAAGTAAATGAGCAAATCGTTGATTTATCAAACCCACTCCTCAAAGACGAGGACAAAGAAGAGATTTCCCAAATTGTTAACGAAACATTAGAAGCCGAAGGTAGAAGTTATAAGAATATAATCCGTTATATGGTTGAGGACGGAATATTCAAATACCTACCTAAGGGTGACGATTCGTGGACATATTTTTTAAAACCGTTTATGAAACTAACAAGAAAAGAAAAACACAAAAAGTAAAAAAAACAATTATGAAAGAACAACAAGACATTACGAAATTAGAATTCTTAATGACAGTTAACGACAATTTTATTGTCCAAAGATTTTTCAACGTTAAAGATTACAATTCAAAATCTTCAAAATCTGTTGAAGTTATCGACCTATTAAATAATTTGGTTGATAGCCTAAAAGATGATTTTAAGATGAAGACTGTAACATACATGTTGGATAACCAGTATCAAATTTCAGAAGACCCTGAGATTCTTAACACGTCATTCACTGACGGTCCTGAAATGTTTAACATTTACATTAAGAATGGTGACAATGTAATGATGCATTATGGGTTTGATGCTAAATTGTATCCACCTAAAATTAGATATACAGTAGATATTAGACCTTATCTAAAATCTTTGTTGAATGACTTAACTTATGTTATGTCAAGAAAAAAATTAACACACGAAATGTTGGGGTATCAACTTGTTCGTTGATATTTAATTAAAAAAGGGATTTATTATGGCTGACAAAAATTTTGAATATTTAGGAGACACTTTTCAATTACAATTACTTAATCAAATTGTAATTGATAAGGATTTCGCCCACTCTATTATCGAGGTAATGGAACCGGGTTATTTTGAGAACAAGTACTATAAGTTATTTGTTCAAATGGTTAAAGAATATTATTCAAAATTTGAGCATACCCCTAGTTTCGACACACTCCAACAAAAAGCTAAAAGTGAAATTAGTCAAGAATTATTATTAAAGATAACCTTAGACACAATTAATGATATAAAAAACATATCTGATGATGGAAGTCAGTTTGTTCAAGAAAAGGCTCTTAAATTCTGTAAACAACAAGAATTACAGAAAGTTATGGATAAGGCCAAAAAAATAATTGAACATGGTGAATTTGAAAATTACGATACTTTAGAGGAGATGGTTCGTGAAGCGTTACAAGTTGGTAATGTTGATAGAGGGACTGGGGATGTTTTTGAAAATTTGGATGATGTTTTAGCCGATGACTATAGACACCCAATTCCAATGGGAATACCGGGTATTGATAACTTACTAAAAGGAGGACTTGCAAAAGGTGAAATTGGTGTGATATTGGCTCCAACAGGAGTTGGTAAATCAACACTAACTACAAAAATTGCGAATAACGCTTTTAATCTTGGGTTTAATGTGTTACAAATATTTTTTGAGGATAATTTTAAAATTATACAAAGAAAACATTTTACATGTTGGACAGGTATTGCACCTGACGACCTTGGAAATCATAAAGAAAAAGTGTTAGAGAAAGTTGCGGAGATTAAAGAAACAATGACTAATAAGTTAATTATGAAGAAGTTACCTTCAGATACATTAACTATGGGTCAGATTAAAAATCAAATCCGTAAAATGATTGCTGATGGTATCCACGTTGATATGGTCATATTAGATTATATCGATTGTGTTACACCTGAAAAGGCTTTAGAAGATGAATGGAAATCTGAAGGTTCGGTTATGAGAGCGTTTGAGGCGATGTGTCATGAATTGAATATCGTTGGATGGACCGCAACACAGGGTAATAGAAGTTCAATATCATCAGATGTTGTAACAACTGACCAAATGGGTGGTTCAATTAAAAAGGCTCAAGTTGGTCACGTTATTATTACTGTGGCAAAATCATTACAACAAAAAGAGTTAAACCTTGCAACAATCGCGATTACAAAATCAAGGATTGGTAAAGATGGTGTTGTATTTGAGAATTGTAAATTTAACAATGAAATGTTAGAAATTGATACAGAAAGTACCACAACATTCTTAGGACTTGAAGAACAAAAAGAGGAGAGGAATCGAAATAGGATTAAGGAAATTATGGATAAAAGAAAACAACAACAAGTATAATTATTAAAACAGAAACAGAAAAAAAATTATGGAAAAAATATTAAAAGAGAACCCAAACAGATTTGTGATTTTCCCAATACAATACAATGATATATGGGAATACTATAAAATGCACCAAGCCGCGTTTTGGACTGCGGAAGAAGTTGATTTAAGTGGTGACATTAGAGATTGGGAAAATCTTTCAGAAAATGAACAATATTTTGTTAAAAATGTTCTATCGTTTTTTGCGGCGTCTGACGGTATTGTTAATGAGAATTTAGCTGAAAACTTTTACAGAGAGGTACAATACCCTGAGGCTAAATTTTTCTATGGGATTCAACTTGCAATGGAGAACATTCACTCATTAATGTATTCTTTATTGATTGACACTTACATCTCAAATGAAGATGAGAAGAATAAATGTTTCACAGCTTTGGATAACCTACCTGCAGTTCAAAAGAAAGCCAAATGGGCTTTGGATTGGATTGAAAATGCATCCTTCCAAGAAAGATTGGTGGCATTTGCGGCAGTTGAGGGTATCTTTTTCTCAGGTTCATTTTGTTCAATATTTTGGTTAAAATCTCGTGGAATTATGCAAGGTTTGTGTAATGCGAACTCTTTGATTTTTAAAGATGAAAATTTACATTGTGATTTTGCAATTCATTTATTGAATAATCACGTAGAAAACAAACCGAGTGAAAAGAGAATTAAAGAAATTCTTTTATCAGCTTTGGAGATTGAAAAAGAATTTATCACAGAATCACTTCCGGTTTCATTAATTGGTATGAACCAAAATTTAATGAAACAATATTTGGAGTTTGTGGTTGATGGACTACTTGTTAAATTTGGTTGTAAGAAACAATTTAATGTTGAACAACCATTTAAATTTATGGAACAAATTGCCGTTGAAACTAAAGGTAATTTCTTCGAATCTAGAACAGTTGAATACCAAAAAGCAAAATTAAATGAGACCCTCTCATTTACAGATGACTTTTAATTTACTATCTTTTTAAACTATGATGTCACTAAGAATTAAAAAACGTAGTGGGGACGATGCGTCGTTTAACCCACAAAAAATTTATAACAGAATTAAACGAGCCGCTAAAGGATTAACGGTTAACTCTGACGAAATATTCATTAAGGTAATAACCTCAGTTCCGACTGAGGGTATTATCACAACCAAAGATTTGGATAAGTTGATTTATGAAATTGCTGCGGCATTTACGGGTAGTCATCATGACTACTCTCGTTTAGCGTCATCAGTGGCAATTTCTTCATACCATAAAGAAACTGACCCAAGTTTCTCAAACGTTATGCATACTTTACATGTTGATGGTGTTGTAAGTAACGAGTTAATGGGAATTGTTGAATCTTACGGACCTGATAAGATTGATGAAGTAATTAATCACGATAATGATTATAACTTTGACTATTTTGCTTGGAGGTCACTTTCTGAAATGTACTTGTTGAAACTACCTGACGGTAAAGTTGTTGAACGTCCACAACATATGTATATGAGAGTTGCTCTTTGGGTAACAAATACATTCGAGGAAGCGGTTGAGTATTACCAATCTTTATCAACACAAAGAATATCTCCCGCAACACCAATCATGATTAACGCCGGTACCAAAGTTCCACAACTTGCTTCTTGTGTTCTTCATTACAATGATTCAGATTCTCGTGATGGATTACTGAACACTATGAGAGATATCTCAACGTACTCATCGGATGCTGCGGGTATCGGACTATCAATGTCTAACATTCGTAGTAAGGAGAGTCGTATTTCATCTTCAGGTGGATATGCAGGTGGACTTTTGAAGTATTTAAAGATTGTAAACGAGTCACTTCGTTTCTTTAACCAACAAGGACGTAGACCAGGTTCTGCGGCAATTTACTTAGAACCTTGGCATAAAGATATCTTTGACCTATTGGAAATTAAAAAGAACACAGGTGCTGAAGAATTAAGAGCTCGTGATTTGTTTACCGCACTTTGGATTCCTGACAACTTTATGAACGCAGTTAAGAACAACGATGATTGGTATTTGTTCTGTCCTAACGATATTATTAAAGCGGGTATCAAACCATTACAAGAAAGTTATGGTGATGAGTACGAATCTAATTACAACAAAGCCGTTGAGTTAGGTCTTGGTAAGAAAGTTAAAGCCCAAGAAATTTGGAATAAGATTATTGAATCACAAGTTGAAACAGGTGTTCCATATCTATGTTCTAAAGATAGTGCTAACAGAAAGACAAACCATCAGAACATTGGGGTAATCAAACAATCAAACCTTTGTAATGAGATTTACCAATATACTGACGAGAATACAACGGCAATCTGTACTCTTTCATCTATGGTGTTAAAGAACTATGTAAAAGATGGTGAGTTTGATTTTCAGGGATTGTATGAAGAAACTCGTAAAGTTGTAAGAGCGTTAAATAAAGTCGTTAACGTCAACAATTACTCAACTGAAAAAGGACTTAAAGGTGGATTGGAACAAAGAGCAATTGCTATTGGAACACAAGGACTTGCTGACGTATTTTATTTGATGGATTACATCTTCACATCTGAAGAAGCTCGTAAATTAAATAAAGAGATTTTTGAAACAATCTATTTCGCAGCAATCACTGAAAGTAACAGATTGTGTATGGATGGTATATATGAACCATATGCTCACTTTGAAGGGTCACCGATGTCACAAGGAGTTTTCCAATTTGATATGTGGGGATTGAAAGAAGATGAGTTATCTAAAAGATGGCCTTGGGGGATTCTTAAACAGAATGTTAGTAAATATGGAGTTTGTAACTCATTATTCACGGCTCAAATGCCTGTAGCATCTTCAGCTAAGATTACAGGTTCATATGAAATGACAGAACCCGCTCACTCGGCAATCTTTAACAGACGTGTGGTTGGTGGAGAGATTATGATTGTTAACAAGTATTTGATTAGTGACTTTGAAAAGATTGGAATTTGGTCTGAGGACTTAAAGAATGAAATCATCATGAACGAAGGTTCAATTCAAAACATTAACTTCAATAACTATCTTGACCAAGAAGATAAGAGATATAATTTCAAAGTTAAAAGAACTGAACATTTAATTAATAAGTACAAAACAATTTGGGAGATTTCACAAAGAGAATTGATTGAAATGGCGGCTGATAGAGCACCATTTATTGACCAATCACAGTCAATGAATATCTATATGTCAAACCCAACATTGTCAAAAATTTCATCATCACATTTCTATGGATGGGAAAAAGGATTGAAAACACTTTGTTATTACGTTAGAACAAGAGCAATCTCAACTGGGGCTAAACACTTGGCAATGGACGTATCAAAAATTAATAAACCAAAACCAACTCCTGAACCACCAAAGGTTGACTACAGTTATATGAATTTACCTCCAAAACCTGAGAATAGTGATTTTGATTGTTTTGGATGTTCATCCTAAAAAAATCCGATGTGTTATCCCGAGCTAGGTCGGGATTTTTTATTTTCATTATGATTTACTGAAAATTTTACAACATTATATTTATTTGATATGGCAGATGGAAGAACATACGGTATAAATTTTCCTTTTAAAGATTCTTTAAATGGTAAATATTTGGATTTGTCCGATACTGCTGATGAAGAAATCAGAAGTAATTTAATCCACTTATTATTATCTAGAAAAGGAAGTAGGTATTTTTTACCTGATTTTGGGACTCGATTATATGAATATATTTTTGAACCACTTGATGGACCAACATTTACCGATATTGAAGCGGAAATCAGAGATGCTGTTGAGAAGTATATTCCAAATCTAACAATAAATGGAATTAATATAACTTCAACTGAAAGTGAAGAGGGGAGTGATGTTGTGACTACAAATCAAGACATTTTAAGAACTGTTGATGCTGGCTCACAATCAATACCTGATTATACTGCGAAAATAAGAGTTGACTACACAATAACAAATGATGCATTTAAGAGCAAAGATTTTGTAATAATTAACCTATAAAAATATGGCTGAAAAAAAAATATCGTATACTACAAGGGATTTCCAATCTATAAGACAAGAATTAGTAACCTTTGTTCAAACTTATTATCCTGATTTAATCCAAAATGTAAATGACGCTTCAGTTTTTTCAGTTTTATTGGACTTAAATGCTGCGGTTACCGACAATCTTCAGTTCCATATTGATAGAAGTATTCAAGAAACGGTATTACAATATGCTCAACAAAAAAGTTCAATATATAATATTGCGAGAACTTATGGTTTAAAAATACCTGGATTAAGACCATCAGTTGCGGTTGTCGATTTTTCTATTACTGTTCCCGCTTTAGGTGATGCTGAGGATTTAAGATATTGTGGAGTTTTAAGAGCGGGAAGTCAAGTTATCGGGGCAGGTCAAATTTTCGAAACAGTTAACGATGTTGATTTTACCTCACCGTTAAATGCTGAAGGATATCCAAACAGAGTTAAAATTCCAAATTTTGATGCTAATAATAATTTAATTAATTATACTATTGTTAAAAGGGAAACTGTTGTTAATGGTATTACAAAAGTATTCAAAAGAACAATAACAGGTAGTGATGCTAAACCATTTTTAGAGTTATTTTTACCTGAAAAAAATGTTTTAGGTGTTACAAGTGTATTACTTAAAGATGGGGTTAGTTATTCTAATGTACCTACATCTCAAGAATTTTTAGGTACTACTGATAGATGGTATGAAGTATATGCTTTAGCGGAGGACAGAGTTTTTGTACCCGACACTTCAAAACCCGCTGACCAACCAGGACTTAAAGTTGGTAAATATATCCAAACTAATACAAGGTTTATAACTGAATATACACCTGAAAGTTTTCTTAAATTAACTTTCGGTGGAGGAAACACTTCTGCTGATGAACAATTAAGAGACTTTGCGAGAAATGGTATAAACTTAGATTTATCAAAATATCAGAATAATTTCTCATTAGGTTCAACGTTAAAACCAAATTCAACTTTGTTTATTCAATATAGAATTGGTGGAGGATTGGCGACTAATTTAGGTGTTAATGTTATAAACCAAATTGGAACTATATCTTTCTTTGTAAACGGACCGTCACAGAGTGTTAATCAAAACGTTCAACAGTCATTACAATGTAACAATGTTACGGCTGCGATTGGTGGGGCAGATAGACCAAGTTTAGAAGAGGTTAGAAATTATGTAGGATTTAATTTCTCGGCTCAAAAAAGAGCGGTAACCATAAATGACTATCAATCAATACTTAGAACAATGCCGTCACAATATGGGGCACCGGCAAAGGTTGCAGTTTTTGAACAAGATAATAAAATTGTGGTAAAACTTTTATCATACGATACTAATGGTGCTTTAACAAATATTGTATCAAATACATTAATATCAAATATTGCGAATTATCTATCAAACTATAGAATGATTAATGATTATATCTCAGTACAAACTGCTGATGTCATTGACTTATCATTGGACATTTCAGTTGTTCTTAATTCTACACAAAGTCAGGGAGCGGTTGTTAGTAGTATAATTAACAAAGTTACCGCATTCTTTAGTCCTACACAAATAGAAATGGGAGAAACAATTTATATTTCAGAATTAAGAAGAATTTTACAATCTGAAAATGGTGTTCTTTCTGTTGCAGATATTTCAGTTTACAATAAAGTTGGAGGTCAGTACTCATCATCAGAAACATCAATGAGTTACTCTGATGCGACTACTAAAAAAATACAACTTAATGAAGAAACTCTTTACGCAGAACCAACCCAAATATACCAAATTAGATTCCCTGCTAAAGACATTATCGTTAGAACAAAGAATTTAACTACAGTAAACATTTCCTAATCTGAATATTTTTATAAAATAGTAATAAAACTATTTATAAAAATATGGGTAAAAACTTTAGAATTAGGACAAAGGTTGGAGTAGATACGAGAGTTGAAGCCAAGTTAGAACAAGATTTTGATTTTTTAGAAATTCTTTCTTTAAAATTAACTCAGCAACAAGTTTACAATAGACCAACCTCAAACTATGGAGTTTTATGTGGTAGAGTTTACGCTAATAATGGTTTTGGTGTTCCTAACGCAAAAGTATCAGTTTTTATTCCTCTAACTGATGAGGATTCTAACAACCCTGTAATATCAAGAATATATCCTTATAGAAATTTAAATACTCAAAATGAAGATGGGTATCGGTATAATTTATTACCATATGTTGCATCATATACAGGACACGTACCAACAGGAACATTTCCTGATAGAGAAGACATTTTAAAAGATAAATCTCTAAGTTATACCTATGAAAAATATTATAAATTCACCGCCAAAACAAATGATGCGGGTGATTTTATGATATTTGGAGCACCTGTTGGGAATCACACAATTGTGATGGATGTTGACGTTTCTGACATTGGTCAGTTTTCATTAACACCCCAAGATTTATTAAGAATAGGTAGAGCAACTGAAGCTCAACTTGATGGTGCTAAATTTAAAGAATCAACAGATTTAGATTCTCTACCTCAAATAATCGGAATTAAAAAGACAATAGATATTAATCCATTTTGGGGTGACCCTGATTTGGCGACAATCGCGGTAACAAGAGTTGACTTTAATCTTTTAGAGGAGGCAAATATTGAATTTAAACCTACATGTGTATTCATGGGTTCATTAATTTCAGGTATTGATACTAAGGCAATTTCTAAAACGTGTAAAGTTAAAGTTAGAGCAGGTGATTTATGTGAATTAATTACAGGTCCTGGACAAATTTTAGCGATTAGACAAACAGTTAATTTTGATAAATTAGGAAGACCCATATTAGAACAGTATAAGGTAGAAAATGACGGACAGGTAATTGATGAAAACGGTACTTGGATGATTGACCTACCAATGAATATGGATTACGTGTATACTGATGAAGAAGGTAAACAACAAATAAGTTATGACCCAAGTATTGGAATACCAACAAAAGGTAGATATAGATTTAAAATTAAATGGAATCAATCTGACAAGTCAACAGAACAATTAAAAAGAGGGTATTTCTTAATTCCCAACGTTAAAGAATATGGATGGGATAAAGATAATTTGGGATTAAATCCGGCGAAAGATTTAAACCCTCCCGCAACTGTACCCCCAACAATTAGTGCTGCGACAATAAGTACACCATCGGTAACTGGACCTCCTGTTATATCTTACCAAATTGACCAACCATTGGTTGATTTTGCTAATACTTCTTTTGGTAAATTTACAAGGTCATATTCATTTAGTTTAAGTTGGTTTGATTATGTAAATCCTCAGTCAGCAATTAATTGTGACGACACATTCTATGAGTTCCAATATAATAAAGTTTATACTGTATCTCAGTTAATTGACAAATATAGAAGTGGAAAATTACCTGCAAGATTTTTAGGATTTAAAAATTGTTTAGATGATAAATGCGCCGGAAATACTGAAAAATTTCCAGTTAATGACGGACACTATAACATAACATTTTTATACGTATTACTTACCGCATTAATAACTTTAGCAAAACCAATTGTTTTAATTATTGTTTTAATATTTGCGATTTTAGCTTGGATTTACAGATTAATTTCTGAGTTTATTTGCGATAAAATAGTTCCGTTACTTAGAAATTTAGGAAGAACAAGAACTGTTGCCGGTTTTGATTTTGTTATTTGTCCTACGTGTAATGGTACTGCAGATGATTTAGAGAATAAATGGTGTGATAGACCAAACCCATTTACAGATAAAAGATTTCCTTTGTTATTACAAGATGATGGTGATTGTTCATTTTGTGACTGTAAAGATAGTGGAGAATCTTTGGCGGGAAATGTATATGGAGCGGTTAACTCTAGTTGTTTGGCAGACCTTTCATCAACATCTAAATGGTTATATGATGTTAGTATAAGTACAGAATTACAGTCACCACCTCAAATAAATTTATTGGCGGGATTTACGTCTCCATTTTTTAATTTCGCAACAAGAATGCCAACCACATGTGTATATCCTCAAACATATTCGTATGGTTCATTAGCATTTGATTATGGGTCTGTGTTTTTAACTGAGCAAGGTGTTGGACCCGCAGTCTTTTCACCGTCATTAACAATTTCTGAAAGATTAAATTTATTTAATACTAAGGCTAAGTATTTCAATAATGGTGGATTAGATATAGATACATTTACATTACCGGCAAGTCATGGTTCAAGTTTAATTAGTACTGAATTAAGCCAAATGAATGTTAACAAAGGAGGATGGAATAGAATTAAACTTACAATTTCTTCCGAAGATGCGATTCAAGACCAAACAGATTGGCTAGCAGCTCAAAAACTACCATTACCTGGAGGGGCATACCCAAGTGACGGTTCTTATCACTTGGATAATGTAATGATTTTACTTGTTGATGAGAACTGTAAATTGGGTACTACAAGAGCTGGTACTTTAGTTACTTTTAATAATCCTACGTTATCATCCGACGTTAATTTAACAGGATTTACAACAACTTCCCAAGGACAAGGAGGTCAAACAATATTTACTCCAACGTTTAATCCATATGGTGGAAGACAAATAACGGGAACTCCAATACATAAATCAGCTCAAACTTCAACAACTGCGGGTAAAAATTTGGATGTTTGGTATGCTGACCCAAGTGATGCTAATGTTGAGCCAGTAATTTTTAATCCTAATCTAATTGTAAAATGGAACCTTATAACTGACCCGTATGTACAAAGTTTAAAAAATATTATAGATGCTAACCAAACAATTTATGGTGGGCCATTTAATATTAACAATATAAGGGGTGATGCTCCAGGGTCCACATATACAGATGAACTTACATTCCCATATGTAGGTAATAAAGCTTCATACACTATAAATTATGATGTTGATTTAATACCTCCGTATTACAAATATCCTGCAGATATTGAGTATTTCCAAGTAATTGAGAATTATAGTATTGATTCGTTAGTTAATAAATGGGCTCCTGATAGTCCGTCTAATGCACTTTCTTTAAAAAGGAGATATTTGTATAATCAAATGCAAGTTATTAGATGGAGAAAATTTAAATATTTTTTAAGTAGCGTAAACAATACTGCTCCAGGAACAACAAGTCCTAATTTAGTTAACACACCTATTGGTACTAATAATACTTCTTTATATTTACAACCTATTGTATATACAAATCAATTAAAACCACATGAGTTATTTCAAAATTTTGGTAAATTAAGGGTGGTAATTTTACAAAGAGGTGTTGACCCGTATTCACCAAAGTTTAAAATGAAAATAGATTTATCTAGACTTTTAGGTTTTACGGATTTTAAAACTGGATTTTCAGTTGATTCGGATGGTAGAGTGATTCAAAATTATTATAGGTTAAATCAACCAATACAAGGTTCAAGCAGAAGTCAAAGTCATTATTACTATCTTGGTAAAAAAACGTATGACTTTCAAGGATATATGCAAATAGATGATGATTCATTTCCATTAACGGAGTATGGTAGATTATTTTTTAAATCAAAATTTTTTAAACCTAGTCCAACTCAATTTACATCATTTAGTTCTAACATATTACAAAAATACTCTGCTTTAGGTGATAGAAAAATTAATTACCCAAGTTCGTCTCAGAGACCATTTAAAAATTTTACATCTTATTTTAAATGGTTTACATTTTGTGCTAATGCATCTTTTAGTAATAATCTGTATTACGGAACTTCGGGGACTAATACTATACCTGCTAGTACGACTCCTTTATTTGCAAATGGGGGACAATCACCAATAACAACAACAACAAATCCCATATCATCCCAATACACCCAAACTTTGGGTTCTACTCCAAGATTATTACTATACAGATGTAATAATGACCCATCTATATCTACAACTAATATTGCTCCTGGTATAAATCCAAATTATCTTAATTTTACTCAAGGACCAGTTCCTGACGGGAACAATACCTATAATCAATTTTATTTTACACCTATACCTGCAAATTCTGCAAACGCTTCTGCTAATGGAGATGTTCTTGTTTTAAGTAATAATTCGTCTTTAGCACAAGATGGAATCACTTCAAGTTATAGTATACAAACAACATTACAAAATAGAGTTATTTATGATGGTATTGGTGTAAAAGCGCATTATAATAATTTGTTTACACAAAGGTGGAAAAAGACATCTTCAACTAACAGTAATTCTTTTTGGTCTGCGTTTATTGGGGTTAATAAATACGTAAATAATCAAGCTTGGGGACCTGGATGGACAGTTAATAACGGTAGTAGTGATAGTCAAGTTATTAATACTTTAGAAGAATATCCGGGGTATACAGGGTATTTCCCATATGAAGATATTGGAGGAGGTTCGTATATGTGGGCAGAATTAAATTTTGACACTAATAGTGGACAAGCATTAAGTGACCCTGATTTAGGATATAAGTATTTAACTCAACTTTATTATGTGCCAAGATATGATACTGGATTAACAGTCACTTACGAGAAATTAACAGGAGCAATAATACCAACAACCAACGCAGCACTTAATGGTTCAACGGCATCTAATGATTGGCCGAATCAATCAGAGGGTGACATATTTAATATCTTTAGAAGTGATAGATTACCTACATCTGATAATACAGATACTGAGGGTAAAAATTCATTTGTTTTGTATCAGAATAATTTGTTTGCGGTTTACATCATCGACACAACCCAAACAGGTGTTACTGTTAGTTTCTCACAATCTGCTCAGAATAATTCAGGATTGGCTCTTGAAAATGAACCAGTGAGTGCTGACGGAGTTGGAGAATTCCCATTACAAAATGTTTTGAATACCATTAGTGACTGTACATTATCCAAAAACTTGGGATGTTATTCAGTAAATACAAATGGAGATGTTACAGTCAGTAGTTTACCCGGATGTTCACAAGTACCAAAAGATTCGCAAAATGACTCAGTCAAAGTTAGTTTTTTTGAAAATGGATGTTATATCTTGGTAAGAACTGATTTTAATTTTATATATTCGTTTCAGTCTGACGCTAAGATAGTGCAAGAATTATTTTTAAGGATTAAATACAATCTTGCAATTTGTTTAAATGTTATCTCACATAATTTTAATAATGAGTGGATTAATGGTACACTATTAGCATTTCCATTTAAACAAGTTACAATTTTTGGTGGTAATAATCAGGTATCGCAAAAAAATTTCTGTAAAGAAACTATGATGTTTAATTATCAGAGTAATAATTTCTATTATAGAAGTAGTCCATATGCTTTAGGTAGTGACAGGTATACTCTTAACACTGACGGAACAGTTTCAAATACAAGTGAAGCTGGAACTAATGCAGGTCAATTTGTCGGACAGAGAAAAAATTATAGAAATACGGGTAATATATTTGGAGCGACTAATGCGTCATTAGGTAATAATAGACAACTTTTATTCCCAACTACTATATTAGACATGGGTCCTGTTAATCCTAATATACAAGAGTATGTTTATTCTGATGATTATGATGGGTACATGTTAAATAATCTGAACTCAACAACCTTTCAAAGTACTAGTGATATTATAAACTTTTTCACTTTAACCCGATTATTGAGACAAGGACTATCATTAAATAGATTTACAAATCAAGACGGGGCATTTGTTCCTGATGTTGTAATTGATTCTTTATTTGATGCTAGAGGGTCTGAAAAGGCGGTTGACGGAGATTTTGCACAATCTATTGCAATAAACTCACAATTAGGTATTATTAATTTTACCCCTGAAAATTATACATCGGACACTGTTAAAGTATTCACAAGAAGTACTGGAACAGGTAACGATACAATATACTCTCCTACTTTTGGAATTTTCTTCTCAGGTAGTACATCTCAAAGAGATTTAGTTTCACCTAGAAGAATAATATATATTGAAAATTCAAATATACCTTTAAATACTGATTATTATTTAAATATATTAACCAAGTCACAAGAAGTTCCTTTTTATCATTGGAATTTGGATGATAAAAATTATAGGCCTGGTTCTTACGCTTCACCTTCTACTGCTGGTCCAAATATATTTGGTTCTGAATCTAATAATTGGTTAACAGGACCTGATTCTGATAGTGTTGCTATTACTACTCCTTTTAACCAAAACAATCAAACATTGTCAAATAATAATAAATTTTTCAAATACAAATATCAAAAAGTAGATAGATTAGACTCTGTTTCAGACACATTCCAAAATTATAATACATCACAAACACGTCTGACCGGATGGATATGGGATTATGATGCAACTATAAATAAATTAAATTATCAAATCACATCAACTAAAGGTTCTAAACATCCAAGAATTATGAATGGGGCTCCTTATTATTTTTATTTTGGATTAATAAAAGGTGCAACTGCTTGGGATAGATTTGTTAGAAGATGGATAAATACTACTGAAGAATTATAATGAATAGTGGACAAGAAAATACAATAGTTTTAGGTTCTTTAAGATATAAAGGGGCCGTTAATACTAACTTGTTTATTCAAGAAGTTTTAGTCGGTAAACAAAAAGAAATTATAGATTCTGAAAGAAGTATAACGGTTAATTTACCAAAATTATATCAAGACGAAAGACAAAAATCTAACATCTTTAGGCCATCGGCTAAGTTTGATTTAATTTTAAAAAATTCATATGTTGGTAAAACAGATTATAGAAGATTTCAAAATCAATTGTATTATACTAACGCTTTAAATGATAAGATTGCGGATGTTAATAACGGTTCTACATATTTGGCGTGGCAAGGATTTCCACAATATAATGAATTTGATTTTATTAGAAATGACAATGATTTACCTTCATGGACTCTATCTGGAGGGGCACATTTAATTACATCACAAAAAGATGTTACTGAAAGGAATTGGTATTTTTATATGTCATATGTTTATAAAGGAGACCCAGATGTACCGATGAGATTTTATGAAGGTACGTCAACATCACCATCAATTAGTTGGATGGCAAATCAAGGAGTACCATTTAAAACGGGAAGAAATCAAATTGATGGGAAAAATTTAGTAACATTTAAATGTATTACTAATCACGGATTAAGTGTTGGTGAAAGTGTAAATTTATTAATTAATAATAGTGCGTCAACTGTAACAGTTTATAGTTTAGGAGATGGTTCTTTTGGCTCTGATGAATTTATTTTTAACTTATATAATGTTTGGTCAGACAGTTTAACGCCATATCCTCCTAATTTATGGGGTACTGCTAAAAGAGTTTTGAGACTTGATGCAAGTGGTAATAGTATATCGGAATACGTGTCTAAATATTATGTTAGAGTACATAAAATTATTACAAAAAATTCAGATAAAGTATTAACAAAGGCTGGTTTTAATCAGAATGCTTATAGGACGACAACTAAATATGAGTCATCGGCTTTAACACCTAATTTAGTATCTAGAATATCAGTTAAAGAAGGTAGTCAAGAATATAATTTATCATTTAATACTGATATTAATGTTACAAATTTAATTGACAACCAAAAAAGACCTGTATCTGAAATTTTTTATACTATAATAAATAAAGGTCAGTTTGGGTGGTTTAATAGACCTGTTGTAATTCAACAAGGTATATTACCTAAAGGTCTATTAACAGGATGGGAATTTAATATGAGTACCTCAAATAGTGGTAATTCTTGGTGGAACACTTCAACACAACCATTAAATACTGATAATATACCACTGTTAAGTTATACTAGAACCTCAGGGGTTACTAAAACTTTTTACTATAACAATGAACCGAAAAATGGAGAAATTTACGGAGATTTATGTGAGTGGAACGACTTAGAACAAATTGAAAAAGTAGTATCAAAAAGAATACATAAATTAAAATTTAATCAAGATATTTTTGTTACTGATACAAATACAAATAATAGTGGTGGTTATTATTATTATCCTTTTTATAGCCAAAAAATTAGACAATTCTCTAATTATTTAGAAGAAGGTGACCCGGTATTAACTACAAATATACCTGATTACGCATATTACTCAACTAATAATAATTTGTTCTATTGGAGAGATATATACGACTATGGTATTTTTGATTCTGATAATCAAGGAATAAATTTTCCATATTCAAATGACGGACATTATCCGTATTCAAATTACGTATTTAAAATAATACCAGAAGGTTCTAATTTTGCGGATGCTAATTCTAACCAAGATAATTTAGTTCAATTACCTTTATCAGATGCCTGTGAATAAATTTAAAATAGTTCCTGACGGTACGAATAAAAATCTAAATGTTAAATTATATTCTGAATGGGATTTGGAAGATAGGGACGACGCTATTGATGAATATAAAAATACTGTTGTAGAAGAAGTTGTTGGTAAACCAGTTGACTATGAAATAGGTAGATTTGAATTTAAATTTGGAAATATTGAGTATAAATTTTATTTTAATAATAAAAATTTAAAAAACGCGACATTTGCGGGTACTAGTTATACTGCGTATCCTAACTATGTTGATATAAATGACCAACCTACTTCAGTTTTCACTGTACCTGAAATATATTACCAAGGAACTGCATTTAAAAATTCGTTTTTCAAGTTGGATTTTTATGATAGTAGTGACCCCGGTACCCAAACAATACAATTCACAATAATAATTCCAACACATCAAGGAGAGGTACAAACTGTTACGTATGAATATAGAAACTATATAATCAAACGACCATGGTTTAAATTAAATAAATTAACAGATAAAGAAGGGTATTATTTATATTGGTTGAAAAAAAAGAATGTATTTAATATAGATACTTTTTATATGAGTGCTAAGTTTTTTGATGCTAAAACAGGTAAATTTTTAACTTTTTTAACATCTAAACAATTATCATTAGGTAACTCAACACCCAATAAATTTACTTTCACAAATAATCTAAACAAATTTTCATATTATAAAGTTAAATTAGATTATAATGATTTCAGTTATTTAGTTGGTGGACTATACGAAACATTTACAAATATACCATCATCATCAACAACCGACGGTGTTATTACTTATAATAATACTAATGCTAATTTATTTGGCACTTCTAATAATCCTGTTGTATGGTACGAATATTTAGACTAACATGGAAGTAAACGATAAATATATAAAAATTTCACCTGAGGTTATTAGTGGTGACATATTCCCACAAACCTATGATGGTAAAACATTTGGGATATATTCGAGTATGACTATGGTATTAAGCGCGGGAACTAATGGGTCATCATTATTAACTGGGCTTACAATACCAATAGTTTTGGAACAATCAGTACATAACATTGGTTATTATGACGTTTTTGATGGGGAGGTATTACAAAAAGATACTGTGAGTAATTTTATTTTTACAACAGGGTCAACTACAAATCCGTATGTAATATATGTTTATAACACTTCAGATATAACTACTAAAAAATATTTAGAATTATCAACCTACGAAATAAATTGGGGGGATAGTACTATGTATTATCCTTACAACGCATTTAATTCTGCTCACACTTATTCTATATCATCTGCTTATACAATAACATTAAGACAAACTAATCCATGGGGAGTTATTAACGTAGTAAAAAACATTAAAATCCCATATGACCAAACTCCCGACGATTCAAATCCAAACGGAACTGCCACTTTTACACCATCAGGTGGGTCATGGATTGGTACCCCGATAAGTTATGACTATATTTTTCCCTTTGATTCTAATATTAATAAATCATATCAGGTAACAAGTAATTTCCCTCAGTTTTATCAAAATTTACCATTCGCCGTAACCTCTTTTACTAAGTCTGAATTAACGACATTAGAAAAATATACATCACCTCAATACATAGTTAACTACGAAGTATATTTAAACCAACAATATGTCGGTAAAATAACTTCTAGTTCACAGACCCAAATTAATTATACGATTTACGATATTGACTATATAGATTTTTCTGACGGGACTTCAGTTAGGGTTGCGTATTCATCAGGTGTTACTCCTAATAATATCACACAAAGTGCAATAACAAAAAATGAGGTATTAATGAATATGGTTGAGCAGCCACAAATACAATCAAATGTATTTATAGAAAGAGGTAAGAGTTCAGGACTTGAATCTTTAAGAAGGATTGGTGAAGTTGATAGTATTAGGGATTTGGAGAGATATGGATATAAATATTTTAATATAATTGAGAACTAAATATGGCATTAGGTACATACGGAACATTAAGACCAGCTGACGTTTCACCGGCGGATGTTGACATACTACTAAATTACACTCCATCGAGAGATGTGACTGAAAATTTTATTTTAAAAAAATTAAATTCACAATCTATATTAAAACCATATTTTCATAATCAAAATACTGGTGGTAATAATAATGTTGAATTATTGGGAGGGTTATATAACCTAACTTTACCTGCTACTGAGTTTAATCAACTTGGAATATATACTTTATATATTAGACCTGCGGAAATTAGAACATCAATCACAGATTGTGGAGTTTTATCTGCGTTACCAAATGTAAGAGGATTAGTTATTGATTTAAATAATGTCCCTGACCAGTTTAGAAATAAATTCACCTCTCAAGGTTTAGTTGGGTTTAGAGTTGAATATTTAAATTCTGATGGAACAAAAGTACCAAACTTTTTTAGAGTTGTTACTTCTTCATTTTATTGTGAGGCAGTAACTTCCAATCAATCAAATACTGCGCAAAAGGCGGTTAGATATAGATACGTTAATGGTCAATCTAATTTAATGTTTTTAACATTAACACCATCATCATCACCAACTAATAATCCTGCATCGGTACCTTTCATAGGACAACCTGGACAAAATATTATAATTACTAATACATATTTTAATCCTACAACTATTGAAGTTGAGATGGTTGAACATGACGCATCCACATTGGCTATTGCTCTTTATGGTAATCAAACAAAATCGATGGATGATGGTATCTACACAATTTATGACAATAATAATAACATCTATAGACAATATAACTTGTATGAAATACGTGACCAATTTAATGAGTTACTTTATGAGGTTAGACAAGAACGTACAAATATTGACTTTAGTAAAAACTTTGGAACAATAATCGCTTAATGGCTACTAAGTATACTTGTCCACCACAATCTCCATCAGGTTTTGGAACCTTTTCGGATAATTTAGTCGGATTCCAATTAACCGATGGGGGAGGACTTACGCAAGGTAATTTTAATTTTACAACAGGAGTCACTGAAAAATCAAATAGAAATTTTGAAACAGGGGTTTTTGGTCAACCGATTAATTTAGAGACATTAAACATATCTGTAGAAGAAAGTAAAAATATACAATCAAATATAACAGGAGTTTATCCTAATTTTGATTTAAGTTTTATCTCTAATTTTACACTTTTTGGACCTTTATCTGAAAGATTTTCAGCTTCGATAACTAAAATAGTTAATTTTTTTCCTGCATCTTTAAATATTAAATTTAGAAGACCAAATTTTACAACTGGTTATACTGCATTTGATATCAATTATGATAGTGATGAAAATGAAACTGAATTTAGTATTTATGTATCGGCAATAACAAATCCATTTGGTATTGATTTTACAACTAATTCTGCGAAGAATATTGCAAAATCTGAATTACCATTATCTAAGTTAAGGGATATAACTACTAATTTCAGAAGTTATACATTAATACTAAGCTCGACTTCGTATAATTTAAAATATTTCTATCCTTCAGCGACTTTAACTGGAGGTACTATAAGTTTAGTGGTTAATGGTAATCCATTTTCTGCGGGAACCGCGACAACTACATCATACGATTCTTTTATTGTAAGACCGAATAATATCGAAGTAGAACAAGTATTTGATTTTGATTTTGACCAAGTTGATAACTTTTTATTAAACAGGTCGGTTAGTCCAATCTATACTGCAATATTCAAAGTCCCAAGAGTTTCAGATGATGGGATTTATTATAATAGTAATGAAAATACTACTTGGCCATTAGATGGTGAATGGAATTTAGATATAAGAACTCCATTATTTGACAATTACGTATCTAAATTAAATGAAATAGCTGAAAACTTTGATAGTTTTAAAACAAATTTAATCTCAAGATTTTTGACTACAAATTCATTTATTGAATTTGATACTCCGGATAGAAAGATTGATAAAGTATTAAAGATTTATGGTAGAAGTTTTGACGAGACAAAGAAATATATTGATGGTTTGTCACATATTATTTCAGTAAATTATACTGTTAAGGATGATATCCCCTCACAATTATTAACAAATCTTGCGGAAACTATAGGTTGGAATCCATCGATTTCTCCAATCTCACAAAAAGGAGTTAATAGTACGGTTTATAATGAAAGTTTAGGTTCTGAGTTTGAAGGTATATCGGTAGGTATGACTCAAGATGAGTTAAACTACCAATATTATAGAAATTTAATACTTAATTCGGCGTACCTTTTTAAGTCTAAAGGTACTAGAAAATCTATAGATTTTTTATTAAAATTAATTGGAGCACCTGAGGCATTGATTGAATTTAATGAATCAGTTTATGTTGCAAGTCAAAAAATAAATGTATCAGATTTAGATTCCCAATTTTCATTAATTGGTGGAGGAACATTTAGTGAAACAGTTCCTGTGTTAGATACAAATAGTATATATAATTTTAATGGAGATTCGGTTACAGGATACACTTCTGAAACTCGGTCAACAACAATTGCGATTACAAGAGAGGATTATCCTGTTGACTCTGAAGGATATCCTTCTCCGCCAACAAATACTGATGGATTCTTTTTCCAAAAAGGGGCTGGTTGGTACCAATTAACACCTGACCATCAAAGTAATTTAAAAGTTGACACTACTTTAAGTGTGTTCACAGGTTCTAACCCTGATATACAAACTAGTTTTTCTGAGTTTACTTATGGTAAGGAATATATTGATAGATTTAGAGATTTCCCATATACTAACTTAGGATATAGTTTAACAAGGGTAACTGATAATAATAAAAGTTGGGGGAATAATGAAATTCCATATAGAAGTAATGAAGACGCTAGTTATTATGCATTTTATCCTGTAGGTGATGAGAGATTGGTTATAAACGCAAAGAACACTGAAATTTTCTTAAATCCTGCACAGGCCTTGGCTTATGATGTATGGTATCTTTCACAACAATATGATTATCCAATTCCTAACTCAGGACTTAGTAATCCATATCCTCAAACAGGGGGGGTTGATTCTACAGTTATTAATCCAAAACCAAGAACTCAACCATTTTTCGAGTTCTATCAAAGTTTTTGGAAGAATATGATTAATGTTAGAAATAGACAAATAAGTACGGATGGTAAGACAGGTGGATATCCTACATTACAATATTTGTGGTATAGTTATTTGACAATGTATCAAGATACAGGTATTCAAAATGACAACTTTAGTTATCAAAAAATGATTGAATACATTTCAGGGATTGGGGGGTATTGGTTGAACTTAGTCGACCAATTTGTTCCGGCAACAACTTTATGGAATGGGGGAACAAAACTTGAAAATTCGATATTCAACAGACAGAAATTTTTATATAGAAGAAATAGAAAATATCAATTACCTACACAATCGGTACCTGGTTCACCAACTGTGGCACCATTAGGTGACTATGGATGTTTAGAAGAGACTGTTGTATTGGGGTATGGTATAATTACCGCATCTATTCTAAGTCAAGCTATTGCTAACTACCAATTAACTAATCCAAATACAAATTTAAATACTGTAAGTACATATTGGAAATTAAAATTAACACTTGACGGGATTACAATAACCTCACCAACTAATTTCTTTGTTGGTAATGGAACAAACGGAGGTGTTGACGAATCATTCCCTAGTGACTCAGTAGTTGATGATGCAGTTAATACTTTCTTTACTAATAATAGTGTAATTAACGCTTTAACTACTGAATTCTACAACGCGACTCCAGATACTGCGAATAATAAAATATATTTAACTACAACAAATTGTCAACAAGCGGATTTACAAGTGGCTAACTTGGGTATTGATTTATTGATTAGTGCTTTATCTAATACTACGGATGCGGGTGTTTATTGGATAAAATTGGTTTTTGGATTACCAACAAATTTATCACAACAAATTACGTTAATATTTAAAAGAACTTCATTAACTACTGTTGGTACAAATGTTAATGCATTTAATTATGTTAGTATTGCTGGTACTGGAGGGGGTCCGACATACACATCAATAGTTGATACTGATAAGACATTAATAAAAGATACTACTAGATGGAAAGTTAAAACTCCAATGTATGCAGTGTTAACTGCGGGAAGTAATGGTGGTAACAGGATTTATTTCAGTGTTCAAAAAAATGATTTAACTACAACTAATTATCCTAATAATCTTGGATGGGGATTAACATCTACCGCGGCTCCATCAGGTACAAATCCTGCAACTGGATTAGTATGGCCGGCAGCTAATCCTAGTTTAGTTGGATTAACTTCAGATGTAGATATTTTCTACTCAACAGACTTTTATACAACTAATGTTAATAATGTAAATTGGAACCCTAATCCATCAAATATAATAATATAAAATGGCAACATATTCGATATCAGTAACAGGGGATTGTAGTAACACAAATAATGGGGTGTTTAATTTAAATATTGACCCAGGTTCAGGACCTTATTTAGTGTCTTGGACAGGTAATATTTTTTCACCACAAACCACCTCTCAAAATTATGTCCAAACAGGACTTAGTGCTGGAAGTTATTCAATAACAATCACAGACTCTTCATTACCTGTTAATATAGTTACAGGTCCTATTTTATTCTACATTTCATCTGGATTTAGTTTAAATGTTTCAAATGTTATTGATACAACATGTTCAATATCAAACGGTTCTATAACATTGAATTCTAGTTCAAATTACGGAAATACTAATGCTGATTTATATTTTACAAATGAAAACGGTATAACTAACAGATTACAAACAATAAAATTAAGTCAATTAGATTATACTGTTAGTAATTTAAGTAACGGAACTTATTATTTTAGAGGTGTTGACGAAGGAGGTTGTATTTGTAACAGTCAAACTGCTATTGTTAGAAATTCATCTAATTTTGATTTTGGTTTATTTGTTGTTGATACTAATAGTTGTGGTACAGACTCAGGTAAACTTTATGTAACAGGGTTAACAGGTACTCCACCATTCACATACCAATGGGTAGGAGCGTCAAATATTCAACAGACTACAGACTATGCAACTGGGTTAACTCAGGGTTTTTATACTTGTACTATTGAAGATTCTACAGGGTGTGTCACTTCTAGAAGTGCTACCATATCATTATTAAGTCCAATGTCGTTAAGTAATTACACTATTGAAACACCAACATGTGTTGGTAATGATGGTTCATTAACTGTTTATTTAAATGGAGGAACACCACCATATTATTGTTTATTATCAAATGGTGAGGTTATTACAACTTTAAACACTGGTATAACTTTTAATAACCTTGTATCAACCACATACCAGTTAGAGATTACGGATGCGACTTTATGTAAATTAAATTTAACTATTCCTGTAATTTCACCTAACTCATTTAATGTTTATTCGGTAAGTACTACAAATTCAAATTGTTCGTATAGAGATGGTAAAATAAGTATTTTAATGCAAGATGGAATACCTCCTTATACTGCGACAATTACTAAAAATAACGGGGATACCCAAACTTTAGTAACATACCAAAGTGATATTACTTTCCAGGGTCTTGAATCGGGTACTTATGATTTAAATATTTCCGATAGTTTATCATTATGTTCTTATTCAAGTGGATATACTATAGATAATGTTACAGAATTTACATCAGTATTAAGTACAACTGGAGCGACTTGTAGTAATGATAATGGGGTTTTAAGGGTACAAACAACACCATCAACTACTGCAACAACTTACTACAATTACACGTTAAATAACGGATTTTCTAGTGGACCAACATATGTGACGGATTACTATTTCACAGGATTAAGTGTTGGAAATTATACATTGGCAGTTCAGAATTCAAATAATTGTATTGAATCTTATGATTTTGCAATTTCCCAAGGAAACACCGCACCAAATATAACTTTATTATCAACAGGATGTGGTACAGGTAGTGGTGGTACTATTTCTCTTATTATTGATGGAGGTCAGTATCCTTATACTATCGAATGGGGTACTAATATTAGTGGACAAACAGGTACTTTTATAACTGGATTAACTGCTGATTTTTATGAGGTTACTGTGACAGATGCTAATGGATGTCAAGACTATTCATCTACTGAAATAGTATGTGCTCAAAGAGTTGCGTCATCACAAAGTATTAATGTTGGAGGTATTGTTAGTAAAACTACAAAAACTAATGGACTTACAATTTATAAAATGTTGTCACAAACATTTGCAACTTCGATATCTAACGCTGAAAATTGTATTTTAACCGCGACCACATTTACGGCTAAAGCAGTTTTGGATAGTATTGAATATACTAAAGAATTCTATAATGGTACTTCGATAGATGACTATCCTAGCGATGAATTGTGGGAAACGATTACTGAAACTTTATTATCATCAGTTTACGGTGTGGCGTCTGTTGATATTGATATTGTGACAAATAGTGTTGTAATTACAAGTGAACAAGTTGGGGGGGTTGATGTACTTGCAAATAAAACTTTATATTATTATTTAACCATAGATTGTGAATCTTCTTGTCAATTTTCAGGAGGAACAAGTTGTTAATTAAATGAGAAGTATTACTCTAAATAGCGTAAATGGTACACCACCATATAGGATTTTCGCATGTGATTCATCGGAAACCGATTGTACATTAGTTTATTATACCGAAAATTCAATTCCACCATCGGTTGAAATACCGATACCAACAAAGTACTCAACCGCCCCATCAGTTAGAATAAAAGTGTATAATACTGACGGGTGTATTTTAATTGAGGATTTTAATTGTGTCACACCAACTCCAACACCTACACCTACAATTACTCCAACAATACCTCCTACACCGTCAATGACACCGTCAATGACTCCAACTATATCTTTAACACCTTCAAATACCCCAACAATTTCTATTACACCGTCAATAACTCCTTCTACAACAGTAACACCTACTGTAACCAATACCCCGACACCAAGTTCGTTACCTGAAACTCCCCAAGCTTATTTGTTTATTGAACCATTTAGTGCTTCCTCAAGTATAGGTAATTATATGTACAACAATGGTTCAACAGGGTTTTACGGATTTACAAATGCTACTAAACCTAGTTCATCATCTTCGGCCTTTACATTAGAGATGAATCTTTATTGTAGTTATTCAGGGTGGACAAATGGGGAATTACCTGCAATTGTTAAATCACAAATACCTCAGGCAACATCTGGGTTTGATTCTTTGGGTAATCCAATAATTTCATATAATTTTCAAACAGTACAAATACCACCTGATAGTGTTTTAGATAATGCTTGGTATACATGGATAATACCACCGGCATATACTAATAACCAATACCAACTTGAAATCGGGTTGAGTGACAATAACCCAAATATTTTTACAAGTGTTTACACTGAACCAACCATATATTCAAATAGTTTCTATTATTCAGGTGGAACAATTGCTCAATATACTTACCGAGTTTATACTTCTTACCCTGACCCAACGTTTAGAATAAATAACAATACCGTTCTTTATTTTAAAGGAAGTGAGGTAGGGTAATAATTATAGTATATGTCATTTGTTTATAAAAATCCACTAACCGCCATTGTAACACAAGGACCCCAAAGTGTTAAAAGAACACAAACTTTTGGTAATTCTTATAGTGTTAATAATATTGGTGGATACATGGAGGTGTATACTTTAAACGATTTAGTATACACTATCCCGTCAGGTACGACAGGTATTGTAGAATATTCGGGAAATACCATACCTGTTGATTTTTATAAAGGTAATGGTAACCCATGGTCATATAATGTTTTAAGTTTAGGTTCTGATAATATTTCTTCGGGTAGAAGAAGACTTGGTATGTTAGTTTATGTTTATGAACAAGACCAAGTTTATCAGTTTCATATTAGCGGTTACACTTCTTTATGGACAGCAGCGACTGCTAGTACTAACTGTGTTAATATTTCTGATTTTGGTACCACGATTAAAAATAATACTGTTGCAGGTCAAAATTTTATTAACGCTTGGACTGCTAGTACTATTGAGGATGTTAGTGGATACACAAGTGAAACTGCGGTTTGGAGAAAGTTTAGTACTGGGAATAGTAGTGGGGGAACGGGAATTACTGGGTCAGGTACCACAGGATATATTCCAAAATGGAATTCCAGCTCAAGTCTAACAAACAGTTTAATCCGAGATAATGGAACCACAGTATCCATAGGCTCCCCATCAAGTGTTGCCGCCATACTTGAGGTAGCCTCAACGTCACAAGGGGTTTTATTCCCTAGAATGACACAATCGCAAAGATTGGCAATTAGTTCACCAACCCCTGGTTTAATTGTTTATCAAACTGATAGTACTGACGGGTTATATATTTATAAAGTTGGAGGATGGATACAAATAATATAATATGGCAGGAATTTTAACTATAAATAATATAACAGGGATACCACCGTATCAGATATACGTTTGTGATATAAATGGTAATAATTGTCAATTAACAACTTACGACCAAGACCCAGTTTATTTACCAATATTGGTCCAAATACCTGATGAGTTTTCAGGTATTGATAATATTTTTATAAAAATAATTGATGGTAATAATTGTGAGGAAAGACAAGTCTTTGTTTGTCCAACACATACTCCAACACCTTCAGTTACCCAAACCCCAAATGTTACACAAACGTTAACAAGAACACCAACACCTTCAGTTACTAATACTAATACGCCAACAGTTACCCAAACACCAACTAAAACATCAACTAATACACCCACCCCAACCAAAACTCCGACACAAACTCCGACTAATACTCAGACACCTACAAATTCAAACACACCTACAAATACTCCAACCCCAACAGTTACGAAAACATCAACTAACACTCCCACTCCATCAATAACTGCTACGAGAACACCGACAAGGACAATGACTAAAACCCCATCACCAACTCCTTCGGGAATTGTCACCTGTCTTACGTTGAATAATTATTATAATGGTTTTGATTGTTACTATGGTGTATATAATTCAGTTAATGATAAATTAATTCTATCTGAGACAAATAGTGGTTCCACTTACATCGTAAATGCATCAACTTTAACAATCGACTCAACTATATTAACTTTGGATTCATTCAAGATGTCTTATAACCCTAATACTAACGTAACTGCGGTAATTGAACAAACTAATAATATGATTTATATTATTTCAGGTACAAGTACTGCGTCCACAATATCTATAATTGGACCAAGAGGGGTCGCTTTTAATACTACTGATAATAATTTACATGTTGCGAAAGGAAATCAAGTTAATATCTATAACACATCATTTAGCTTAATTAATACATATTTTGCCGATAATCTTGAGTATGACCTAACCTATAATTCTACCGATAATACAATGTATATCTGTAACTTTAATAGTAATAATGTATCTGTTTTTGATTGTTCTCTAAGTTCTGTAACGGCTACAATATCTGTTGGAACTAATCCGTCAAGATTAACTTACTACCCTAACGGTAACAAAGTCTATGTAATTAATGATGGTGACGATACTATATCTGTGATTGATTGCGGGACTAATACCGTGACCAGTACTATTACTTTTACATTAGGCCCATTTGAAGATTTAGTTGATTTGATTTGTATAAATTCTCTAAACAAAATAATTGTGACTGATGGGTCAGGGCAAAATCTTTATGAAGTTAATGCAACTACAGACACCATAATATGTTCAACATCCACATTCCCAAGTTCTGCGAGAGGTATTGTATACGACAGTCTAAGAGGATATACTTATGTTTTAGATAATTCCATGGCAAGACTCAATCAATATATTTAATATTCAGAAATATATTTATTTTAATATATTTTCTTACAAAATGATTCCTCAATTATTTATATAATATGACTTGGTATTTTAAGGATTGTAACTCAGATTATTATTATTCGTTTAGTAATCAGTCTTCATTTGAAGGTTCGTTAGTTGAAGGTAATGTTTATGCGATTACTACCACAGATTTGGTGGTAATATGTACAACTGCTCAAAATATAGATTCGATACCGACTTATTTAATTAACACTGAAACAATCCAAGATATAATTTTAATTGACGGAGATTGTACCACGTGTAATAACATATATGGTTTAGGGGTTACACCAACTCCAACGCCAACAATGACAAATACTCCAGGAGGTAGTCCGACCCCGACAAAAACGGCAACTCCAAGTCCGACACCAACGTATACTCCAACACCAACAGTTTCTCAAACACCTACCCAAACTCCAACGATTACTGCAACACCTACCAAAACACCTACGAATACCCCAACGACAAGTATTACTCCGACACATACTCCAACTCCAAGTATTACAAGTACTCCATTCCCAACACAAACCTCTCCGGTATACCCTGTTGTGACAGGAAATACTGAAGTTCTTAGTATTCTAACAATATTACCATTAACTGTTACTTGTTACCCAATTTCACCATCTTATTATGGTGGAAGTGATGGTTCAGTTACTTTAGGAATTAATGGAGGGACTCCACCATACAATATAAGATGGTCCACAGGTGCTCAAGGAGTACAACTTACAAATTTATCAGCGGGTACATATAGTGCTCAAGTTAGTGATTATTATAGTGATTTTACAACTTCAATAACTTGTACTGTAGAACAAGTAACACCAACTCCTACACAGACGTTAACTCCTACGATAACACCAACACCATCATCTTATATACCAAAGTTTTGTTTATCATTCTTCTACTATGGAGATTACTACTATATAAATTTTGAATTCAATGGAACTACAACGTATCCTATGGATTTAAAATGGATTTCAACAACGACAAATCTAACTTCATCAAAAGTTAACATAACATTTAATACGACTAATTCAGTTTGGTCGACATCATCGTTTTATCCCGATTTGATTCCTGCTAATAATTTTGACCAAATAGAAATTAAGTTCACTGCTGAAGGTGGTAATTCTTATACAACTCCAGTAAATCTTAATTGGGTTACTTTGGGTATTATTGTTGATGATTTGATAATTAATGACAATTACCCATATGGTAAAGTATGTGATGATAGTTATGATATTAAAATAACTAAAGTTGAAACATTCCCATCATGTTCAAATACGAATAACGGTAAAATTACAATATATACAAATAATGTTGTTGGAACCTTAGAGTATTCTATTAATTCATTAGACGGACCTTGGCAATCAAGTAATCCAATATTTTTTAATGTTACACCTGGAACATATTCAGTTGCAGCTAGATTAGTTTCAAACACTGATAGTTACGAGATATATGACGGAGTGGTTGTTTCAACAGTACAATCCCCAAGTCTACAGACAAATATAACGGGTAGAGATATATTTGTTAGAGGTAAAGTAGGTATGTCGGGAATTGAAACAGTTAAGAATTACACATTCCAAATTAATAATCAAATATCTAATTCAACATTAAGTAGTGTAAATATAACTTTCAGTATTAGTACAGTATTAAAGGTTAATACTGATGTTGATAGTTATAATCCATATTTAATGATATCTAAACCATCGGTACAATTAGGTGAAGGTACATTACTGAATCCTATCGATAATACTTGGTATCAAACAACTATAGAGTCTGGATGTGAAAGTTTTGATAATAAATTAACCTCTTATACTGAAACAATACAAACATATAAATACAATACTGATGTTTCAGTCAGTGATATTATTAGTGGTTCATTTAATTTAACATGGTTACAACCTGTTATAGAAAATTATAGTTTTGAAAACTATAAATGTTTCATAAAGAATGAATGGGATTTTCAGGTCCAAATTTTAAATGTTAGTTACCCATCAACATGTAAACCTGATAATATAAATAATTCACCACTAAGGTTTACTGGTAACTATTATACAGGATAAAAATCATATTAGAAATAATTATATAAACAATGGGATATATACAAAGAAACACCGAAGGATTATTAGTTACTAGATTAACAGATACTGGTAGATTAAAATTATCACAAGGTAATTTCAATATTAGTTATTTCCAAGTAGGGGACAGTGAACTTAATTATACTGCAATAACTGAGTCTTCATATACTAATTTGGATGGTAAATCTATAAATTTTAGATTCAGTGGTTCAAGTGTATTAGAACCCCCATTTAATGCTCAAAATACAACAGGTGGGTTACAATCAACAAAAAACGCTGTAAAATACCCAATGTACCTTAATGGTGAAGGGACTACTCAGTATGGTATTCCATTTATGGATTCAATTAATGAATCAATTTATAACACTGCAACACCATTAGGATTCTTTTCAGCATGTACACAAGGTTATATGCCTTATATAACTTCTGCTTATACTCTTAATTCTAGAATGTATAGAAATACTTCAGCTTTTACACCAAGTAATCTTTTTACCGTGTCAGGCAATTTAAACTGTACTAATAGTGCTTCTGCAACTACAGGATTAGTTGGAAGTTACCTAAGGATATTTTATTCAAATCAAAGTGCTAGTTGTAATTGTGGGACAATACTATCTGTATTTCCATCAATGGTTTATTTAGTTAATAGTTATAACATTTCGACTTCTGCAGTTACTTTTGATAGAATCACACCTAACTTTAACATATTAGGTTCTGTACCGGGTCAGAGTAGATTATTTTATTATCCATCGGGTATGACCGCATTGTATGATACTGTAACACCATCTCAATATTGGTATACTGCGGTAACAAGTTATGAATCTATTTGTACCCCTAATGATGGATACTCTAAAGTATGGAATATGAATATTCCTTGGACTGAAAATCCTGCAGGATTAAATGATACTGTTAATGAAGGATATGGTCAGTTTGGTTCTGTAAATTATATAGGTACTAAAGAATATTTGGGATACATGAGTTCTTTAGGACAATCAGCAACAAGTGAAGTTTACTATGTTAACTCTTTAGGTGATGAAGTTGTTGTAAAACCCGAAGACCAAAAAGCGATTGCGATTATACATTATACAAATAATAGTATTATAAATTATTATGGTGAAAAATTTGCGGTAGAACCTAATAGCACAATTTTAGATTCATCAGGTTACGCTTCTAATTTTAAAGTAATTATGCCAACATTGATGTGGCATAAAAATACCGGAGCAACACCATATGGTGAGACTTTTTATATTAATCCTCCATCATTTATTGATGATACAGATGTTTTTAAAGTTAATTATTTAACATCTACTAAGAATTCTGATATGAATTATCCTGGAATTAGATATTTCGATTTATGGGATAATTATGGTCAGGCTAATGGTAAACCAAGTAGAGTTGGTAAAGTTTTTCCTGATGATAAGTTAGTTGTAATTGATGATGAAGAAATAGTTGCATCAATGTCATGGGCGTCTAATAGAAATTTCACATTACCTGCACCTAAAGTATCATTAACTCCACCAGATGTTTGTAACCAAAATAGTAATTCAGTTGGTATTTTGACTGGTACTGACCAAACAATGTGGGTTACATATAGATTTGATAGTGTATTATTCGATGGAATGCATTGTAATTATTATCAGTCAATACAAGGACCATCTACAGGTTGTTCAATATCAACTCAAAACGTTTCAGTACAATTTGGACCGGAATTTGCATTCATGAATACAGGTTCCACTACAGGATATAGTTTAAATACTTTTTATATTTTAGCACAAATTACGGACACTGGAGAAAGACCATCCCCAACAGGGTGGAAACAAATGAATTATAATTCAGATTTAGTAGATTATGATGTGGTCGGAGCCGGCTCAAACAATTTCATAACAAAAACAGGTATGACTAATGTTAGTTTTGTCATTGACCCTACAAGCTATAATTTGGGTACCTCCTATGATTTAAGTACTGTATTAACCTTACCGACAAATGGTACTACTGATACGCAAGTTAATTTTGGTGATGAGTATTTCTTCTATGGTAGTATTGAAACTGATATTCAAGCAACAATATATGAGATGAGATATAGAATAAATTTACCTAATAATTTATTTACAACTTCATCAAATCCTTCATGGACGGATACATATTCTCCGTATATGACTGAGATTGGTCTTTACGATTCCGAAAAAAATCTTATGATTTTATCAAAGTTTCAAACACCTGTTAAACGAGACGGCATTCAACAGGCGGTTGTTAAACTTGATTTCTAAGTAATATCAATTATGAAAAATTTAAAAAATACACCCAAGATATTGGGACTAGATGTTTCTACAAAAACAATTGGGTGGGCATTATTTGACTTTAAAACTAAAGAATTATTGGAATTAACTCATATTTCTCCTGTTATAAAAAGTAAGTCTGACAATAAAATGGAGGAAATGATACTAAAGTCTGAAATTTTTAAAAAGAAATTAGACGAGTATAAAAATTTAGGTATTATTAAAGTAGTAATTGAGGAACCTTTATTAAATTCTAATAATGCTTACACCATCGGAACTCTTTTAAGATATAATACATTAATTACTAAACAAGTATATGATGTACTTGGAGTTGTTCCTGAGTTTGTGTCTACTTATAACTCAAGAAAATTAGCATTTCCTGAATTAGTTCAAAAAAATAATAAAGATAAATTTGTATTATTTGGTGGTTATCCTAAAGACTGTGATAAAAAACAAATTATTTGGGAATTAGTCTCTAAAAAAGAACCACAAATTACATGGTTATATACAAAGAATAATACTTTAAAGAAAGAAAACTTTGATATGACCGACGCTTATACCGTTGTTCTTAGTTATTTAAATTCTAACAATTAATATCGTTAGTCACTCCACTAGCACTTCCTATTCTATTTGATGTAAATGTGAAATCTGATGGGTATGATGGATTCCATCCGGCAATCTGTTGTATATATGTCAGTTTAGGACCTGTAAAGGTACTACCATAGAAAGATTGGTTAATTTCTACACCAGGTACTGGTTCCTTTTGAACTATTGTTCTCTCACCTATTCCTAAATAAGGACATACTCTATAAACGTATGTGTATATTGACGCTGATGGTGTAGGTGTATTAGTTGGTGTTAAAGTAGGTGTTGTGGTAACAGTTTGAGTCGGTGTTTGACTAGGTACAGGAGTACAGAATCTACAATCAAATAAATTCCCACTATCAACACTATTTAAAGTGTTTAAAGGTGAACTGAATACTTCCCCAATAAACGCTCCGCAAATTGATACGTTATCAACGGTTGCTTTAATTATTGCCCCTATTGGTAGAGTCCAAGCCACACTAACTAAATAAACTTGACCTGTCGAACAATCTCTAAGTTGTTTTGTTAACTGACTTGTAAATGATTTTTGGAATATATTAAATGTTGTTTCACCTGTAACAAAACAATTCTTAGCTGCGTTAGTTGGGGTTAATGTTGGTGTTTGAGAAGGTAGGGGAGGACTTATTGTCACACCTGATACTGAAACTGATTTACCATAACAAACTTGAGTTGGAGTTGGTGTAGTTGTCGGAGTTGTTGTTAATGTTGGGGTAAGTGTGGGAGTTGGTGTGATTAAACTTGAAATTGAAAAATCACAATTAAAAATAGAATCAAATGTGAATGTTGAACAATCGATATTAGGTGTTGGGGTAGGTGTTGCAGGTATGTTCGCAAAAAATGATGAACTGAAATCAGGACATAATCCATAGTAAGGACTTGCTCCCGATATAACACAATCATATCCTGGTAAAGTACCTAAACACCATCCTGTATAACCTGTGTTATAATATATAAATGCGGGTGTCGTTGATGTATTAGAATAATAGATATTATATCCGTTATATGTCTTATATCTATAATATGTTCCATCATATTGTGAGTACCCACTAAAGTTAGTGTAAATATAATATTGTGAAGTTGGGCAACCTGTAAGAGGGGTTACTGTTGGTGTTGGGGTTGGAGTTGATGTGTTTGAAGGTGATACAGTTGGAAATGCTGATAAAGTTGGTAGTGGTGTATGTGTAATACTTGGAGTTGGAGTATTACTTGCAGTCGGTGTATTGGTTACACCTGGTGTTTCAGTTATTGATGGTGTTGGTGTTTGAGTGGATGTAATTGTTGGTGTAGGACTTGGAGTTCTTGTTGGGGTATTTGATGGTGTGATTGAAATTGTTGGAGTTACAGTTGCGGTTTGTGTTGGGGTTGGAGTCACTGAAGTTATACAACCTGCATCAGTTAAACATGCGATATTTGGATTGTAGTATGTACTTGTGAAAGCTGATGAATTTGCGACAGAATTATATAAAGTGTTATCTTTATAATAACTAAATCTTACATAATCACTTAAATTTGTTAGGGAACTATTAACATTAACACATATTGTTGTGGACGTTATTGAGGTATAGGATAATTTATTATACACCCCAGGACACGTGTAGTACTCTAAAGATAATCTGTTATTATTTACTGGTGAAGTATTACCTGACGCCGAATTAAGGTCTGATTGTCGAATTGTAAATTGAATACAATTACATAAAGATGTTGTTGATGGGGTTACGGTTGCGGTTGGTGTTTTAGTTTGAGTTGTGGTTGGAGTACTTGTTAATGTAATCGTAGGTGTCGGTGTTTGAGTTGCAGTATTAGTTGGGGTTGGTGTGTGAGTAGGAGTTGCCGAAGGAGTGTTAGTTGGAGTTGATGTTGGAGCAGCGGTTGAGGTTGGTGTAGGTGTTGGAACACTAGCACATGTGTATATTGTTGTACATTGTGTACAACTTGTGTAAGTTATACCATTACCTGACAAGTAGTTATACACAGGTAATCCTGATGTAAAAGTAGTATATACTGCTAAACTACAGCCTGTGTAACTATCCGTCTGAATATAGTACGTTGTACCTGCGGAGAAAGAATACGTGGGTGAAAGGTATTGAAACTGAAATCGTGAACCATCACAACAACCCGAAAATCCTATCCAATTTAAACTTGCCATTATACGTTAAAACAACTTATTAATGTACAAGTATCGTTATCAATTACTTTCAAACAATACTGTGTATTTTTATCATATGGAGGTGGTACAGTAAAATTATAAGGTAACTCACCTGATGTTATTTGTGAAACGTAAATACAATTAGATTGATTTGAGTCACAAATGAAAATTTGGTAAGGAGTTGAACCTGTTATATTATTAACTGTTACTTGTACTGACATATTTTATAAATAAATATAGAAAATGGTAAAACTTTGTGAAGTTTGACAAACCTAAGTTTTTAATTATATTTTATGAATATGGATGACAACGAAATTTTAGTGGAAATTATTAGAGACTTGTTTGGTAAAGAGAAAAATTATTACCAAACAAAAGGGCAAATTTCTGTAAATTGTCCATATTGTGATGATGGAAAAAACAAGGGAAATTTAGAAATTAATATGAATGAACACGTCTTCAAATGTTGGTCGTGTTCTGATAGTAACGGCACCCATGGACATTTGGGTAAACTAATGGACATGTTTGGTACCAAGAGACAAAAAAAGATATATGATTTATTTAAACCTAAAGATGTTAATTTCAAAGAATACCGGGTAAAAAAAATAGAATTACCAAAAGAGTTTATTCAATTTAAGGATGTTAATCCAATACACATTCCACACAAAGAGGCTGTTAAATATTTGAAAACTAGGGGAATTACAAATCAAATGGTTGAAAAATATAATATTGGATTTGCAACAGACGGAGAATATTCAGGTAGAATTATTGTTCCTTCATATAATTTGGATGGGGAATTAAATTATTTCATATCAAGAGCTTGGTTTAAGACAAAAAATAAATATAAAAATCCTGAAGCTCCAAAAGAAACAATAATATTTAATGAAAAATTTATAGATTGGGATTTACCTATTTACGTATGTGAGGGTGTTTTCGATGGATTCTTCACCCCAAATCCTGTGATACTTTTAGGTAAAGTTATGAGTGATTTATTATTTGAAAAGATATATGATAACGCAAAATCAGATGTGATAATTTGTTTAGACTCAGATGCTTGGATGGATGCCCAAAAATTATATAACCAATTAAATGGTGGTAAATTAAGGGGTAGAGTTAAAATATTAAAATTACCTAAAAATTCTGACATCGCAGATTTGAGAGGTAATATTGAAAGTTATTTTTATAAAATGAGTTATTGATATGAGTAAATACGGATATGTGACTGAGAACGTAAAAAACATAAAACCTAGATTTTATGTTTATTCTGACGAATACAGGGATTTAAGAACAAAATTATATGATTACGGATATGATTATAAAAAAACACCAGTTGTTTTAGATAGAAAAAATAGAATAATTAGTGGTGTTTTCACGTATAACGCCATAAAAGATGGATATGGCGACGTTGATTTAACAGTTAATAGAATAAGACTATCAGTGTATGGTTTACTATCTATTACCCCTATTTTATTTATATTAAACTATCTACCATTTAATAAAAAAATAACAAAGTTTTTGATTGACAAAAACTTATTACCTAAAAATTATGAATTTAAAAGAAACCGCAAGTGAGATACGAGATATTTTACTTAAAAAAAGAGAAGAGTTAAACTTAACATTCTTTGAAGAAACCCACACTTATTTTATGAAAGATTTGGATGGGGAGGTTAAGAACACCTTCCCTTCAGTTTCAAAAGTCTTAAAAAAGTTTTATCCTGAGTTCCCAACTGACGAAGCTGCGGAAAAAAAGTCTAAGGGTGACCCTGTACTTAAACAACAATTAATAGAAGAATGGGCGGCAGCTGGAGATTACTCTACAAATATGGGAAGTCGTGTTCATTTTATGTTGGAAAAAAAACTTATTGAAAAATATGGTAACTACAAAGAGGTAAGACAACCAATATTTGATTGTGATTTTACACAGATATTAAAAGGTGATAGTATGATATCTGCCGGTTCAAAATACCTTAAACTTATGGAAGGTAGAGATGTTGTATTGTTGGATACTGAAATGGTTTTAGGTCATCCTGAATTAGGATATACTGGACAACCTGATAAAATTTGGTTGGTTATTAACAAAAAGGGTGATGAGTTTGGATTGTTAATAACGGATTGGAAAACAAATAAGCCAAAAAACTTCCAATCCAATAATTTTACAAAACCAATGTTTAGACCTTTTGAAAACCAACCAAATACTGCTTTGGGTCACTATTATGTTCAGTTACCACTTTATGGTAAATTATTACTTAAAATGTTAGAAGGAACAAAATATGAAAACATTAGATTATATGGATGTATTGTTGTATTATTGAGAGAAGATTCAGAATACGAAGAGTATCGTGTCCCACAAGATGTAATTGATACTGTTCTTAATATGAACGTAAAGGATTATTTAAATTGACAATCACCTTAAAAATTAATATATTTAAAAACTATGATAAAACTAACATTTTACACAAAAAACAAACAAGTTACCGTTGATTTTGGTGACCTACACCACGAATCCTACGAGAATGTACCGACAGTACAAGTAAGAGATGGGTACTATGAAGTTATGAAGCGAATTGATAGTGATACCGCTCCTGTAGGTTACACAACAATTCCTGTACTTAGAGTGCCAATTAATAATACAATAATGTTTATAGAAGAATAATATGGAATTAGAAAAACCAAGAATTAATTTAAGAGAAATGAACTTTGTCAAATGCGACGCATGTGAGTTTGACCAGTTCAAAGAGGTAACCTATTTAAAGTTAGTACCAAAACTAATGACAGGTTCACCTAATGACACAATCGTACCCTTCCCAACTTACGCTTGTTTGAAGTGTGGTCACATTAATGATGAATTAAACCCTTTCATACAAGATTCTCCTAAACTTGACTTATGATTAAAAAAATAGTTCATTTCAGTGATTTACACATTCGTTTATTTAAAGACCATGACTTGTATAAGAGAATTTTACAAGATGCCTTCAAACAGTGGAGAGATATTGCTCCTGACCGTATTGTCTTTACTGGAGATTTAGTACACTCTAAAAACCAAATGACACCTGAACTTGTTGAGTTCATTGCTTGGGTATTAACTGAGTGTTCTAAGATTGCTAAAACAATCTTAATTCCTGGTAACCACGATTTCCTTGAGAATAATATGGAACGATTGGATGCTTTAACTCCTGTGGTTGATTCACTTCAAAATGAAATGGTTGTTTATTATAAGAATAGAGGTGTATATTCTGACCAAAACATTGATTGGTGTGTATATTCACTTATGGACCACAATATTCCACCTGAGATTGAAAAGTCTGACCGAGTTAAGATTGGATTGTTTCACGGACCGGTACAAGGATTGACAACCAATTTAGGTTTTAAATTTGAAGATGGATTTGAATCTTCAAAATTTGATGGATGTGATTTGGTATTCTGTGGAGATATTCATAAGAGACAAATTTTTGATATACCTGGTGGAAAGAAGGCTTATATGATTGGTTCCACGATTGTTCAGAACTATGGTGAAACGATTACAAAACATGGGTATGGAATTTACGATGTTGAGAAGGATGAATATGTTACGGTTGATTTACACAATCCAAAACCATTTATTGCATTTAGAATAAACTCTTACGAAGATATTGAGAATGGAACAGAAAAACTCGCTAACTATTGATATTAGTAAGCAAGACCATAATGACTTAATTTCTTTTTGTGAATTAAATGAAATTAGTGATATTGACGGATTTATTAAATTATGTTTCCGAAAGGGACTTATGATTGAAAAATACGGGCTTTTAAACCAGGGAAGTTTACCTGATATAATTGATAGGGAACTTGAAAAAGAAGTTATTAAAGAAGTGATTGTTGAGAAAGAGGTTATTGTTGAAAAACCTGTAATTGATAACGAAAAGGTAGAAGAATTACAAAACGAAATTTACATCCTAAAAGGTAAATTAGAAAATCAAAAAGAAGTTGAGTGTGGTAAACTCCAAGACACACTTATGGAACTTAATAGACAAATTGGAGATAAAAATGAAATGATAAAAGAATTAAGAAGTAAGGTAGCAGACCTTGAAAATCTGACAAAAACTTCTTATGCTTTCTATCTAAAAAGTTCAAATTTAAAAGACAGATTATGATTACAACATTATTAGCTTGGTTTCTTATGAGCTACGGACTCATGAACATTATGGTTTACGGAAGTATTTTTAAAGGATTACGAAATGGTATTAGTAATATTGGGGATGCTAAAATTCCTTTAATATCAGGAATATTTAATTTCATTTCAGGTATTTTGGGATGTCCCATGTGTTTTAGTACTTGGGGAGGGTTCTTTTTGGGATTATTTATTTATTCCCCTTCACATCAGTTATTTGGAACAAATGAAATGATTGCATGGTTCTTTGACGGTATTATGTCATCAGGAGCTGTATGGGCAATCAATGCATTTATTGAGTGGTTCGAACAAAACAGACCAAGTAAAAACGATTAATTTTAAACTATATAATTATGCCAAAATCAAGACAAAGAAAGGACCACAAAAAGAAGGCCCAAGCTAGAAAAAGAAAAGTGGCTCAAGCCCAACAAATGTACCAAAAAATGATGAATTCCGCAATGATGGAACAAATACAAAAACTGAAGTCCGCTCAATCAGGAACAACAGAAAGTGATGAACCTGTTCAGCAAACCGTTTAATTTAGAGCAAGTAAAGATGATTAAAGATTTGGATTTTGATAAGTTGGAGAACCCATACGTACAAGTCGTATGGGAAGATGCACCTGAAAACTTCACACAAGAAAAGTTAAAGAACGTAAAACATTACTTCCAAAAGAAGTATAACACAACCAGTGTAAATGTTATTACCAAACTTAAAAAGAGTGAGGAAGTTCAGGATAATGTTGACGTGTCATTCAATATTATGGATGAGAACTTTCAACACGAACTTATCAAAACCATTCTTGAGTCAAAAGGTCAAGGTTTATTGTATGATGATATCCTAAAGATTGACTCGGCAGTTAATAACAAAATGATTGCTGAACAAGAAGAAATTGGGACATTTAAGAAATGGTACATTAAGACTATTGAGTTCTCGAACTTCTTATCTTATGGCGAAAACCAAAAGTTAAATTTTGAAAAGTTGGGGGGTATTACGGTTATTGAATCTGACCCACCAAACTTTGGAGGTAAAACTGTACTATCAGTTGATTTATTATTGTTCTTATTCTTCAACACAACTACCAAAACGAACAAGGCTGAGGAAGTATTCAATAGATACTCAGATAAAGATAAGGTGTCTGTTCGTGGTGAGATTGTTATTGATGGTGAGGATTATATTATTGTTCGTGAACTTGAACGTAAGAAATCTAAAGCCGGTGAATGGAATGTTAAAACTGAATTGGATTTCTTTAAGAAGTATCCTGATGGTTCATTAGTTAAATTCACAGGTGAACAAAGACGTGAAACCGAGAACTTTATCAAAACGTCTATTGGAAGTTATGATGATTTCTTAATGACAATCTTAACCACTGGTACTAACTTGGAAGATTTGTTGGAAGCAAAACCAACGGCTCGTGGGCAAGTATTATCAAGATTTTTAGGATTAGATTTCTTAAAGAGAAAGGAAGAAACAGGTAAAGAAATTTACTCACAATTCGCCAAGTCAATGATTTCTAATATCTACAATACTGAATCTTTAAAGACACAGAACGAGGAGTTAAAATCAAGTAATGATACTTTAAATTTAGGTATTACTGAAAACAAAAGTAAATTAGTTGACGCTCAAGGACGTATTGTTAAAGGACAAGAGTATCGTGATAATTTATTAAAGTCTAAAGTTGTTGTTGAAAAAGAATTAACTCTTTTAAATCCTGAACAAACACAGAAAGAGATTGATAACTTCCAAAGCCAGTTAGTACAGAACATTAAATTACGTGATGGTGTTAACATTGTTGAACCATCTGAATTTTATCATGAAGACCAACACGACAAGGTTAAGGAAGAATATCAAGAGGCTTACAAACAAAAGGTTGAAGTTGACACAAACATTTCAGGGATTGAAAAGTTAAAGAGTTCTGTAAGTGGTGGAATCAAATGTGAACACTGCGGAATTGAACTTATGAACGCTGCAATTACCCAATCAAGAATTGCGGAACTTGATAATTATATCAAGTATAAAACCGAAATAGAGGGTATAATGTATGATTTAACAGGCAAAGAACAAGGTTTTGTTAAACTTAAAAAAGACTTTGATGAGTACGAAAGAAATAAATTAATTTATGAAAAGTACCAAGCAACAATCGAAACTCTCCACACAAAGAAAGATGCTCTTGAATCAAAACTTAATAGATATGGAGAGATGCAAGATGTTATTAAATCAAATGAACAGATTGAAGGACAGATAATTAAAGCCAATATGCGTCTTGAGGAGTTGAAGAGAGAGGAAGAATTGATTAAGAAAAGTATCTCAAACTCGGAGTTTCAAATTAAACAAAACGAAGATAAGATTGATGGTAATCTAAAAACTATTGTTAAGATTGCTGAAGAACAAGAGAAGGAAGTTAAGTATAAGTTATACTTGGAATTGTATGGTAAGAATGGAATTGCCAAAAGAATTATGAAAAGTATGATGCCACTCATCAATTCCGAGTTGCAACGACTACTTCAGGATTCTTGTTACTTTAGATTGGAGATTCGTATTAGTGATAAGAATGAGGTTGAGTTTTGGATGATTGATAACAACACTCAAATTGAGAAGTTAATGACCACAGGTTCAGGGTATGAGAAGACAATTGCTTCATTGGCGTTAAGAGCGGTCCTTGCTAAGGTTTGTTCTTTACCTAAACCAAATATCACAGTATTTGACGAGGTATTCGGTAAGATATCAAACGACAACCTTGAAATGGTTTATGAGTTCTTTATTAAGATTAAAGAATACTTCGAAAACATTTTGGTTATCACTCACAATCCAATGATTTCCAATTGGGCTGACAACGTTATCAAAATCACAAAAACAGACAATATCTCCAAAGTTTCTCAATAAAATTTGGGGATATTGTTTTTTTAATCTTATATTTGTAAAAATAAAAATTATATGTCTCATTTATTATTTGCATTTGGTGATTACAAGGAAAATGAAAAACCTTTAGACCTATTAATTGAGTTAGTTTCTCAGATTTCATATAAAGAAGTTAAATATCAATATGGTGAGGCGGGGGTTATTGTAAGATTTTCATCTAAGTTAGAGAATCAACAATTATCCGATTATCTTAATGATAATATTTTAAAATTAACCGCTATGTTTTTTGTTTTTAAAGAGAATCTAGACATGATTGTATCTTTAGATGAAAACATATATTCTCATTTATTTGGGGAAGATTATCAAACACCTGAAAATGTTCAGTCAACTGACAATTTGTCAGATTTTGAGTCAGACATGGGTATTGACATAGGTAAAATTTTTGAAATTTTAGAAAAAAATAGGAAAGTTGAGGAAAAGAAATTAACTTTGGACGAATTATTGGACAAAATCAATGAAATTGGTTTCGATAATTTAAATAACCATGAAAAATACTTACTTGAAATTTACTCAAAATAATAATATATGATAAACAAAACAACAGTTATACCCATTAACCAAGATGAAGTTAGTTTTTACCTTAAAGACCTTAGAAAGTTGAAGGTAATGACACCTGATAGAGAAAAAGAGCTGTCAAAAAAAATACAATCCCCTAATATCTCACAGAAAGAGAAAGATTTAATTGAAAAAGAATTAGTCGAAGGTAATTTAAGATTTGTTATTAGTGTTGCTAAACAGTATCAGAATCAAGGAGTTGATTTACCTGACCTTATTGCGGAAGGTAACATTGGATTACTTAAAGCGATTAAGAATTTTGACTGGACTAAAAACCTTAGATTTATATCATACGCAGTATGGTGGGTTAGACAATCAATCTTACAATGTTTAAATGAACATTCAAGAACTATCCGTATACCTGTGAATGTTATTCAAGACTATCAGAAAGAGAAAAAAGAAACGGAAAAAAGTGGTGAGAATATCTCAGATAGATTTTTAAATCTACCATCAACGATTAATTTACAAAGTGAAATTAATGAAGAAGGTGACACATTAATTGATTTGATTGTTAATGTGGACGCTCTTAGACCTGACGAATTACTTGATGGTAAAACACAACTAAAAGACGGTTTGATGAATATCCTTAATGTTCTTGATGAAAGAGAAAGACAAATAGTTGAGGATTATTACGGAATATCTGGAACACCAAGAACACTTGAGGACATCGGGTCTGACTTCAGTCTAACTAAAGAAAGAGTTAGACAAATCAAAGAGAAGGCTTTGAGAAAATTAAGGAATGAGAGTTCTACTTTGTTTGACTACATTTAAAATAAGGAGGGGTAACCCTCCTTTATTATTTATATCAAATATTAATTTTGTATAATTATATATTATAAACTTAATTTAAATTAGTTATGGAAAAATTAATCAAATACGCACCTAGTGCAACATTATTCTTCATATTAATTCTTTTTTTTAAGTCTTGCGGGACATCTACACAAATTAAGAACACCAATGAAGAGTTAAAATCTTTAAACAAGAAAGTCGACTCATTAACAACAATACTTGTTACTCAAGATGAGATGATTACATTATTAAAAGAAACCCCATCTTGGAAAACTCTTGAAATTGAGGAATTATCGGATAAAAATAATGTACCAATAAACCATTACAAAAATGAAATTGAAAAATGAAAAATTGGTTTTCTAATAACTTGAGAAAAATAATAATCACGGCTTTCGTGATTCCGATACTACTGGTTGCATTTGTTTCAATATCACACGTAACTACTTTTTACGGAATTTCAAATCCAATAACATGGGCAATTTATTTGTCTGTTGGTATTGAAATTGCTGCCTTATCAGCACTTGCTGCGGTATCAGTTAATATGGGTCGATTTGTGTATTTACCATTTATTGTTGTGACTATAATCCAAATGTTAGGCAATATTTTCTTTTCTTTCACATATATTGATGAAACTTCACAACTTTTTACAGATTGGATTAATATGGTTGGTGGATTGTTTGAAAATATGGGTATTGAAAAAACAGATTTAAATACACATAAATCTATACTTTCATTTTTAACAGGAGGATTACTTCCTGTAATTTCATTAACGTTTGCTCACATGCTCGTTAAATTTTCAGAAAATGAAAATAATAAAAAAGAAACACAACCTGTTATTGATTTAGAGGAAGTCAGTAAAAAAATTGCAAAAGAAGAATTTGTTGAAGATTCTAAATTAAAATGGAACCCAACTGACGAACAGATTGAAATGTTAGAGAAAATACTGAAAGGTAAATACGAGAGTCCTGAGAAAGAAAAAGTTGAAGAAAAACCATACGTTCCATCAGAAGATGAACTTAAAAAGTTTGAGGAAGTACTATCTAAGTATGATAATGGTAGTGACTATGATGAAAATCTAAACACCTACCAAAACATAGTTAATGAAAATCAAGAACCCACAGAGGTTCAAAAAAAAAATCATGAATCAGACGAAAACATCAATGAGGATTACAAGGTTTTAAATTATTTAGGAAGAAATGATTGAAATTAAAAAATGGGGTAAATTAAAACCGTATTCTAAAAGTAAGATAAAACGACAAATAGTTTTATGTTCTACTTTAAGACCGGCAAACTATTATCTACAATCTTTAAAGTATCGACATAATGGAGAATACAATAAAGTTCCGAATTATGTTATCACAAGGGATGGTGATATTCTAAATGTATTACCTGATTTATCATATCGTAAATTTTTTGACGATGATGATGTAAATAAAAATTCAATAATTATAAGTTTAGAAAATTTAGGTTGGTTAAGACAATTACCTTTAAAAATATTTTATACTAATTGGATTGGAGATATTTATAAAGAGAATGTTTTTGAAAAAAAGTGGAGAGAAAAAGATTTTTGGCAACCTTTTACGGATAAACAAATTGAGAGTCTTTCAAAATTATGTGACCACCTTTTTAAAAAATACTCAATAAAAAATAAATTTATAGGACATAATACCAAAGTAGACGGTATCAAAATATTTGAAGGAGTTGTCTGTAAAAGTAATTTTGATACAAAATACACCGATGTAAGTCCGGCTTTTGATTTTGACTTTTTAAAAAAAATTGAAAATGAATAATAGTTACGATGAAATAAAAAACCTACTTAAAAAAAGTAGAATGATTGCTCAGTCAAAATACCCTTCAATTAATGAAGGTGTTAATGATATAAAGAAGAAATATCTTATAACTGAGGATGATGGTATTATTGATGGTGAATCAGATGTTCAAAATTATGAAGTTGCTAAAAGTATTGAGGGAGAGATTAGGAATGATGACCCAAAAAGAGACGAAGAACAACAAGGTTATAGAATCTCAGGTGGTATTTTAGTAATTCATGCTACAGATAAAACTGATTTAGAATTAACTACTGACGAAAAAAAATCATTTCAAGAGACTATGGATGAATTTGTTGAAGAAGTTTCTGACTTGGTTAATTTTGGGCCTTTAAACATATATTCAAATAATGTTGATTGGTCAGGTAAAATAGTTGATTTAGATATTGAATTTTTCTATACAATCGGAGAATCTAACGGTATATATATGACAGGTGAGATGTTAAAGATAGATGATAACTTTACCGAAACTATTGAAAAATTACAAAGTTATTATGAGAAGTTTAAGTCAAAGTGGGCTAAAATTTTGGCGTCAAGAAAGAAAACTAATGAAAAAAAAATAGGTAAAGATGAATCTGAAAGATAAATTTATTGCAACATTAGATAGAGCGTTTGGGTCTAATTATGATAAATTAGGACCTAATAGTTTTTTCACAAAGGAAAAAATTAAAAATGCGGTTAATACTGAAACTAATAAATTCCCAACCTTAAAGTCTGAGTCTAAGAAAAAAGAAACTAAAGAAACTACCTCAAGTGGGTCAAGTGGAGGATTTGTACCTTCTTTACAGTTTAAAGAAAACAAACAAGTTAAAAAATTAACAGAAGCTGAAAGAACCGCAATGGCGAAGTTAAGAGACTTGTCAAAAAAATATGCTTGTAAAGGTTCTAAAGATTGTACGGATAAAGATAAGATTGAAGACACTTATGAAGATTTAAAGAAACAATATGCAATTGGTCTTAAAGTTGAGAAAGAGCATAAATCAGGTGACCCAAAACAAATTGTCATTGACCATTTATCAGAAGACCCAAACTATTACAGTAAATTAAAAAAGATGGAGTTTAAAGAGATGACATCTTCGGCTTCATCAGGACAATACACAGGGGCAGCATTTTTAGCAAAATCACAAAGTAAAGAAGACTGGAAACCATCGCAGAAAAAACAATGGAAGGGTGGACAATTTGTTAAAGTTAAAGATAAATGTAATAAATTCCCATATTGTAATCAGGGAATTGGAGCTTTAGAGTTTTTTGAGAATGAAAATATTAAAGAATCTGTTAAAAACTTATCAAGACAGTATGGATTATCTAAAGAAACAATTATAAAAATACTATCTGAATCTCTTAAACTTAAATAACGATATATTTATATAAAAATAAATTGACATGAAATCAAGAAAAATTAATTTAGATAAATTATCTAAAAGGATTAGTGAAGAGATTCGTAAAGAAGAAAATAAAGAATCATTGACTAATAGACAAAAAAAGTCTTTAGATAAGAATAATAATAATAGAATTGACTCGGAAGATTTTAAAATTCTAAGAAAACAAAAATCTGAAAAAAAACAAGTTGAAGAAGATATGGACTTTATAATTGATTTAACTTCAGATGGAGATGAATTTGAATATGATGAGTATGATGATTTCACAGGAGATGAATCAGGTTCAATGAAATGTAGACATTGTAACGGAACAGGATATGATGAGTTTGAAGATACTGAATGTGAATGGTGTGGAGGAAATGGTGATGATGGTAATATGTATGATATTAATAGTGAAGATGAAATTGATGAACCATTTGTTATCCCTGTTGATGAATCTGAAAAAAAATGGATTCAAAGAGCAATTAAGAAACCTGGTTCATTAAAAAGACAACTTCATGTTGATAAAGATGAGAAAATCCCAACTTCAAAATTAAAAGGAATTAAATCCCAATTAAGTAAAAGAGCTGAAGGAGATAGAAAATTAACTAAACCAGAATTAACTAAATTGAGAAGAACTAATTTAGCATTAACATTAGGTCAAATGGACGAGTCAATTACTTATCGTGTTTACGATAAAGATGGTGAGTATTTTGAAATTAACGAAAGTGAGATGGTTAATGTTATTGAGGATATGGTACTTGAAGCAAAGGCTAAAGGTTTAGAAATGTATGACAAAGTACATAAACAAGATAAGAAATTAAATAAAGACGGTGTTGAAGCGTCTATGAAGAAAATTGCCGATTATGTTAAACCAACATCTAAAGGTGAGAAATTTACAGGTGACCCAAAACATTTTCCAAAAGGAAATGGACAGTTAGCAAAAATGGCGAAAAAGGCGTATACACCTTCTAAGGCTGTTGAAGAATATATTGAAAACATTGCTTACGCTCCAACTAACTTAGAATTAGAATATGATGAAATAGAACCAAACCAAGATTGGATTGAAGCTAATGTTGTAGGTTCATCTAAAACAGGAAATGGTGATTACGCAAATTCTGAAAAAACTGATTTAGGGAAGAAGATAATGAAGAGAATGAAAGACAATATATACAATAAAGAGAAAAACATGTCTTACAATAGATACCCGACACCAACATATGATGTTGCAGGTGAACGTCAAAAAGGTGGTAAGTTGAGTGGGATGATGAAATCTCTTAAAAAAGAAAACACTATTATTGAATCAGATAAGTTAGTTACAGAAGAATTAAAAAAGATATTTGATTTAATGTCTTACAAGAAAAATACTCAATAATATTTATTTAAAACATATCTAAGTTATATTCTCCATATAGTTCTATATGGAGAATTTTTTTAAATACATATCTCAACCGGCAACCAAAGAAGATATTGAAGATTGGTTAAGGGCTAATAATATTGTTATGGAAAGAGTTAATCTTTTCCATGATTTTATAATTTCTCTTAATGACATCGTAAATAAAACATATTTGGGAGGGGAAAATGATGAAAATGAAATTAAAATTCAAATGACTGAAAATGATATTAGAGGTCATTTTGATTGGTGTATTCTAAAAGTTATAAAGGATTTTAATAAAGAATCAATATACTTTAGACCTGAAGAAGATTATTTGGATTTTATGTTTTCATTTTATAAAGAAACTTTCTATAATCAGACACAAGATTTGGTTAGAAATTCTTTAGGTAAATTTTTCGATGATTTATTTAATTTAGAAAGTATGGTTACAAGGTCTGACTTAGACATGTTAATTACGATTTATCGTGGATTAAATAAAAATATGACTATTAGTTGACAACCAAAATAAAACATATATTATTAATAATAAAAATAAAAAAACAAAAAAATGGAAACAGTTAGTAAAATCAAAGAACTTACCGAACAGTTAAGCATTGATTCTGAAAAGTTTTTCAAGGGAAATAATTCAGCAGGAACTAGAGCTAGAAAAACAGCTCAAGATTTGAAATCATTGTTACAACAATTCAGAGGTGAAATTCTTGAATTCAGAAAAAAAGATGCATAATCCAATTGAATTTTCACTTTTTTTCATTTTCATATCTTGTATTTTAGTAATAATACGGGATATATTCAGACTTACAAGTGCCCTATTATCTGAACAACCTAAAATGGTTCTAAGTAGTAGGGAACTTGTAATTCTTTGGTTTAGTATTTCCTTTTTCATAACCTATTTAATAAAATGACTTTGTATACCACAATTGAACCTATTTTAGATTTCCTAATTTCTATTAGAAAGATGGAAAATTTTTTGATTTTTGACATCAAAATACCCAAAAAATGGAGACTCCTTAAAAAATTTATAAAAGAGGAGAAATTTTTAGATAACGGACTTATAGAAGATGACTATAGGTCAGTTTCATTTGTCTGTGAGATAAGTGAAAATGAGATTGAAGAAACTCAAAAGAACATTATTGGCATTATTAATTTTAATCTTGAACTTGAAGAAAAAGAATCTTTATTAGAGAATAAAATTTCTGAACTTAAAAATTTATTTGAAAAGGAAAACTTAAATAATTTGAAAAAATTAGAGTTTAAGATGAAGACAATTAAAGAAAGTAAACCAACACAACCAAACCCTATTATAATCGATGAAGAATCTTGATAGAGAAATTGAAAATTACGAAAAATTCAACAAACAATTAGACACCCAACTTGAAAAAGATAAGTTGGACTTTGCTAGCATTTTAAAAAATGTAGATAAAGATAAGATTTTCATCAAACCAAAGAAAGACCCATTATGGAAGAGAATAGTGAAATTATTAACGAAAAACTAAGTAAAATCGCTATGTTATCTGAGGGTGTAGCTCAGTTATTTGATGGTAAGACATCAACATTAGTAGTACTTAAAGAACCTGAGTTTAAACAATGGTGTAAAATTTTCTCAAAACTAAACGTTGATTCAAATATGTTTAAAGTGGACATATCTAACGTTGAATTTATTTTTGTCTTGGATGGGTCGTCGATTTCCGATATAAGTAATCCTTCTTAAACCCCTTTTCAACTAAAAGTGAGTATATATACTTACGATGAATTGTGTTAGTATCCTTAGACACAATACTCTTACCCACTAAATCTTTTTGTAATATGTCAATAATTCGACTGGAGTCGTATTCATTCTTTAATGAAAAAATATTGATAACTGTTTGATTCTGAACGACTATTTTGTTATTTAATTTTGAAATTAAATAAACCTCACTATTTTTAAAATAGGTTTTAACTAAAGTATCATAAGATATTTTTCTTTTTGTTTGAAAATCAAATATTAGTTCTTCTTTATTATAATTTTTTATATTCTGAATATACTTGTCTCCAACTCTTGGGTTTATGTATATTGTTCTACCTAACTCGTCTTTGTAGAATATATTCTCGAGTATTACTTTGTCACCTATAATCCCTAAATTATACTCAATTTCATAACCTGAATTAAATTCTTCTCTAAATTTGACTTTTTCTGAAATTTCTATAAGTTTATTAAAAAAGTCATTTGCTTTTTTTTCAGTTTTAAAAGTCTTTAAAACCTTTTTTTTCTTATTATTTTTAAATAAAATTATTTTAAACATATAACAAAATATAACACGTGGAAAATTATTATCAAGTTTTAGGGGTATCAGAAAATGCAACTCAGGAAGAAATAAAGAAGGCATTTAAGGAAAAGTCTAAAATAACACATCCTGACAAAGGAGGTTCTGAAGAAGAATTCAAAAAAATTAATAACGCATACTCAACATTGTCTGACCAAAATAAACGGAATGAATATGATATGAAACAAAAAAATCCTTTTGGGGGAGGTAACCCAAATGGGTTTAATCCATTCGATGTATTCAACGATTTTTTCGGACAGAGACAAAGACCTCAAAGAAAAGTTAGAGATAGAATTATAAATCTTAGTATTGGTGTTTTAGATTGTTTAAGAGAGACTGAAAAAACAGTAAATTACCAAATAGAAAAAGATTGTAATAGTTGTAATGGTTCTGGAGGGGAAAGAGTTAATTGTGAACACTGTGGAGGGTCAGGACATATTACACAACAAGTTGGCAACAGTTTCTTCAGTAACATAATTCAAACTCCATGTAACCAATGTGGGGGTAGAGGATTTAAACTAAAGAACCTGTGTTATGTATGTAATGGGGTTGGTAAACAAAGAGAGTTTAAGACAACTAAATTCCAAATACCTAAAGATATACAGGATGGACAATTTATTAAATTATATGGTCAAGGAGACATCTCACAAGGACAGGCAGGGGACTTGTTAATTAAATTTGAAATGGCTCCACAAGATGGATTTGAAAGAATTAATAATGATTTAGTGTATAATCATTTTTTCACGTCTATAGAAGATTTAAATAAGAGTGAAATTGTGGTTAATTCTTATAATGAGAAAATGAGTATTAAGTTGCCTAAAACTATAGATACCTCAGTACCATTAAGAGTTAAAAATAAAGGTATTTCAGGTGGGGATTTATTTATTAGAATGAACCTAAAGTTTGAAAGAACTTAGATAGTTTTTCATAAATAAAAGTTGCAAATATATACGACGTATATATAACAGATATTAAAGTATAAAGGACCAATAGGGTCCTTTTTTTTGGGATAAAGAAAAAATCTTTACAAGATTCACACTTAAAGTCTAACTTCATAAATTAATGCATTTGCCAATGTTGTTTTGCCAGCACCTGGCTGACCTGTAAACCAATAAATCATATATTCTTTTGATAATTAAAAATTTCGTAAAACCACTGATAATTGTTATAAATCCATTCAGTCACATCCGCACCCAAAACTTTATTCGCAGTTGATGGAGTTAATTCTAACGACTTTCTAATTGTATGGTCACCAAACATTCCATAAACTTCATCATCTTCTTTAGTTACTTGTTCAATATTATCAAAGTCGTGATTAAAAAATGGAATACCCAAATATTCATATATCCTTGTCATTGTCATTTCAGGATATAAACATAAGTCTTCATATCGGATAAACAAAATTTTTTCATTTATTCCTTGTCTAAAAATTTCAGATAACCTCTCAATCGCCATTCCAACAGGTTGTGAGTTTGCCCAAATGTCAATTCTTTTTGGTGTTGATGTACCTTTCAGTTCGTTATGATTAACAATCCCAATATCTTTGTATTGATTTTTTCTAAAGTTCTTTTCCATTGAACAAAAGATATCACGTAAATCTCTAACCATACAAATGATTTTAGGTTCAGGAAATATTTCATTTAAAAATCCATAATGAACTCCCCAACCTCTACTTTTATCCACAACATATTTTTTATCTGTAATTGTGTTGAAGAAACCTTCAACACCATTTTTACAAAAAGACAAATAACCTTGTTTCATCAATTCAGTATCCTGAGCTTTAAATTCAGGTGATGTAGAATAGTTAGCCCTTGCAGCATAAATTAATTCCAACACACCACTTGTTGGTGTTGCATAAATGTCAGGATTTTGAGCCAATATGTTTTGTAACATTGTACTACCAGCTCTTGGTAATGAACTTTGAAAGAATAATTTTTCCATTATATAATTTTTTTAACACTTTTCCAATAATCGGGTCCTCCATACGACGTACAGATTTCTTCACCCGCTTCAATAATACGATTTGACACGAAATAATAAAGAGCACTACTTGAGTCGCAAGTCCAAAACGCATTATTATTTTCACTATGATTATAGATACATCCATAACCCAATGGAATGGCATAATGTGTTGGTTTATGACCACATGGATATGCAAATCTATATTTTAAAAATATATCATAATCTTGACCTAAATTAATTTTGAAGAATATTGCATAACAAACTTCAATAATTTCATTAGGTTCAATTCGTTCAATAGCAAAAACCCCCAATCCATGAATTGGGGATGCTTTAACTTCTATCTTTTTAGGTATTGGGACATTCATTATTCTTCAGAAAGAGAATTGATAACATCATTTACATTAAAAATTTCATCTTCATTGAAATATGGAAATTCAATTGGTTCTCCCAAAATATTAAACTTATACAAATATGAATTTTTTAATTCGGGTTTTTTAGTGAAAGGATTGTTAACGATATTATGATTGTTTTCATATCCAAATACTATGGGAGAATTTACAATCCATAAAACTGTTGAGTTAAGTCCTAATGCAGTTGCAGTATGTTGAGCAAAACTATCCATAAATAAACGCTTTGAACTCATCCCAATAACTGACGCAATCGCTCTGAAATTATCTGTTATAGATACTGTATCTTTCAAAGATATTTGGTCTTCTCTTCTAATATGGAAAATGGTATAAGCAAATTTAAACTTATTAACAACTTGTTGAGCGATGTTATCAGGGATGTCTCTCGCCCAAGAGTATTTCAAATCTTGTTCAATACCTCCATTTGTTTGAATAACCATAATAGGTTTATCAGTTGCGTATTTATTAGAATAAAATTTAAATTCTCTATCCGTTAAATAAACTTTTGGTTGTTCTCCTTCATACTCTAAACCGAACAATTTACACCAAGTTTCAATTACGTGTTCTTTTTGTGTTATATGTTCAGCTTCCAAGTAGGGGTCGTGAGCAAATAGTTTGAAATCTTTACCATCAATATAATCAGAATAGAAATATTTGTGTTCACCGAAAGCAAATGCTCGGTCCACAAAAGGATTATTCATAAACACATCAGGATATCCTGATACTACAATTAGATTACAATCAGGATATGTTTTTTTAATTACTTCGGCAACTGCGGTTGCGATTACACATTTACCAATACCACCATTTATTTGAAAAATAATATTCATAATTAATTTTTTTAAAAAAAATAATTTAAGAATATTATTGGTAAATAGAAATCCAATAATTAAAAATAAATTTGACTAATAAAATCTTGAATTGACGATGTTATTTGACCGTCAAGAGTAAATTCACCATTTTGAAAGAAGTATAAACTATTCCCTAATTCAATCTCACAAGAATTATCACTATCTATATTGTACCCATTTTGATACATATCAAATGTAAAATAATGGTCTTGATTATTAAAATTTAATCCGTTTGGTATTTTATTAATTTCTAGCATATTTTTAAATTTCATTTATTGAGTAATACGATACAAATGTTGTATCTGACGCACTTGAATTAAGTATACTATACATAACAAATTGATTAACAGTCCAGTCAATTGTTAAAGTTGTAACAGCACTTGTACTTGTATTAACATCATCTTGAACGTTGGTTATTGATGTATTAAACACTTCCGTTGTTCCTCCCTTAACTGCCGCAGTTCTTGATAAATCAGTATAAAGAATTGTTAATCCACTATTAAATTGACCGACTATTTGAGCTCCGGTTAAGTTTAGAGTTGTATTAACACTTATTCTGTAGTTGGCTGCGGCATTTACTCCTACTTTACGGTACCTGGCTTTAAATAAAACAATATCTCCGGTTGTAATTGTATTTGCAGGAATTAATACCGATTGTACTAATTGATAAGAACCTGTCGTTGTGTTTCCAGAACTATCAACCCCACTTGAAATTTTTGTAACTATATTTCCACCTCTTGATGATATTGTTACCGCGGATATTGTTGTAGCAGAAATTGTTGTCGCAGACATTGTTGTTGCAGATATAGTTCCTGTTATAATATTGTTTGTGTAAAGTGTACACGCTGATGTCGCATTTAATCCACAACCAATCGCGAATGAATAGTTACCTGTAACAGTGTTACCACTACCACCTAATATACCCGAATACTGACCACTAACTATGTTACGGGTGCCACCACCTATGAATGAATATGAACATCTAGCACTATTACAAAGACCTCCACCTATTGATGAATATACTGCAAGAGTTCCCGACGTACCTGATATAGTATTATTACCACCTCCTAAAATTGCTCCGGTAGTATCATAAATACGATTACAATAACCTCCACTAATAGTTGAATGACTTGTTTGACTACTACTACCAATAGAAGTTATAAGATTACATCCTCCTCCACCAATAACACTAGTGTAAATGTATCCTCCAACCTGATTTTGAATACAATTTTTCCATCCAGAAGGAATTCCTATATAAAATCCACCATTAATTATATTTTGGTCTCCACCACCAATAAACGAGTTTGAATTAATTGAACCAATGTTGTTATTTGACCCTCCACCAACAAATGAATAATTTCCATTTGAAACATTTGATTGACCCCCAACGATAACGTTACAATTACCGTAAGTAGAATTTGATTGTCCCGCGCCTATGAAATTTCCTCCACTACCATAATAACTTGAGCTAGTAGTATTTTGGTAACCACCTACAATTACACTTCTATCGTTTGGATAGTATTGACTTGATGTATGACAATTTAAGACACCATTACCAATAAATGAGTAACTACTGTCAGTTTTGTTACAAAACCCTGTAGCTATAAAATTACCGGTCCCACACGGAATTAAATTACAAAACCCTCCACCAATTATTGAATTAGTTCCGTTATTGATGTTACAATATCCATTAAGTATTGTACTACATCCACCTGCAACAGAATTCTTAAATCCCCCACCAATAAATTGTCCAATAGGAACTGACAGATAATTACCGCAACCTCCTCCAATAAACCCAAAATTACCGGCAATTGTATTACCTGAACCACCACCAATGAATGAATAACTACAACAAACGTTATTTCTAACACCTGAACTTATTGAGCTAAAACAAGAAGTTGATGCGGTCATCGTATTACCCGTACCACCGCCAATAAATGAATACGCTCCACCGGCAATATTACAAAGTCCTCCAGCTATGGTAGATGTATTACCGCTTGAGACGTTGAGACAACCCCCACCAATAAATGAATATGTCCCTGAATTGGTATTACCTGAACCACCAGTTATTTTTCTTATCGTTGCAGTTGTTGCAGATATTGTATTTGCACTTAAACCTCCTGTGAATATAGTTGCTCCTGATACGGTTCCACCTGTAAATGTTCCACCTCCACCTGTTGAACTTATTGTATAGTTACCACTACCATTATTTGTAATTGTTATATTAGTTCCTTGAGTTAATCCACTAACAGGTAAGTTATTGTATGTTGTTGCAGATATTGTGTTAGCACTTAACCCACCTGTTATTATGTTATTAGTATATAACGTACAGTTAGCCGTAGCATTTAATCCACAACCAATAGCCGAAGAAAAACTACCACTAACAGTATTACCACTACCTCCGAGTGCCATACCGTAACTACCACTAACAGTATTACCTCTACCTGTTCCAATAAAACTAGAAGAACCACCTGATGTAATAATATTTAAAGTGCCACCTCCAATAAATGAACAGTTACCACCCGCAGTATTTTTACCTCCACCAACAACTGACGATGTTACTCCGCTAGTAATATTTTGAAGTCCCCCTCCAATAAATGAATAAGAGCAACAAGAAGTATTTAAACCACCTCCAACAACACTAGCGGAACTTCCACACGATTTATTAGCAATACCACCACCCACAAAAGAATAGGTACTATAAGTATTATTTAATGCACCACCAACAACTACTGATGCCAACCCTGATGCGGTATTACCTGTACCAGCCAACGATGCCGAAAAATCAGCAGTTGCATTATTTCCAACCCCACATCTAATTGACGATGTAGTACATGAACCCTGAATTATGACAGGACTTACAGGTGTATAATTTGTCAATAAACCGTTAGTACTTGAACAAACTGCTTGTCCTGAAGATAACGCACTTGAGTAGATTGACCCACAAGAACAAAAATCATTTGTATAAAATGTATTAGGACAAGATGCCACAATATTACATCCAAACACACCAATAAATGAATCGGACACAAAATTATTCATACCTCCAATTATCACCGAATTAGACATTTTTGCAGTACCAGAAATAGAATTTAAACATCCATTAAGGATTGTGGAAAACTGTGGCCCAAAAGATGGATAACCTGAAATTGTGTTTTGATTTCCCCCACCAATAAATGAATAATATCCCGACGAAGTATTTAAAGTTCCTCCACCAACAAATGAATACGACCCACTTGTGGTATTACAATATCCGCCGACAACACTTGATGTATTCCCACTTGCAATGTTAGCTGAACCTCCTCCTACGGTTGAGTAATTACCACTTGCTGTGTTACCTACCCCACCACCTACGGTTGAGTTGAGTCCAGTTGAGTTGTTTTTATATCCACCACCAATAGTTGAATATTTACTACTTGAGGTGTTACAATACCCCCCACTTACGGTTGAGTTATAGTTACTTGATGTATTACAACGTCCACCACCTACGGTTGAATAAAATCCACTCGATGTATGAAAACCTCCTCCTCCGATTGTTGAAAAATAATTGCTTGACGTATTACTTCCACCTCCACCAACAAATGAATAATTACCTGATGAAGTATTTGAAGTTCCCCCTCCAATAATCGAATATGTCCCACTTGCTGTGTTACCACCCCCACCTCCAACAAATGAGTAATTACCCGAAGCGGTATTACCCGAACCTCCCAAAGAAGCCCCATAATCACCCTTAGCAGTATTATTTACCCCACATCTAACAGTTGAGTTAATTCCTATACCTGTAATGTATAAAACACTTGGTAAATCTATATTGTTTGAAAATGGTGTTATTCCATAAGAATAATGTTGGGTACCCTCAGTAACTAAAGTTATTGAATGTGATTGATTACCTGTATTTGTTGCTCTTACTTTTACAACAATTCTGTCAGTTGTATTTATTGATGAACCCGAATAATATCCATCCGTCAATTGCATTGATGGATTTGGGGAATTTGTAGTTACTGGTGTCGGGTC